GAGGGCGGCGGCGGGGGGTCCAAGGAAGACCAGTTGAAGCGCATGAATCAGACCAACGTGCAGCGGTACTTGACCAACCTGGACCCGTCCTACATTGACATCACGCGATACGTGTTTGCGACCGACGTGTGCCGGTACTGCCATGCGGGTGAAATGATTCCGGTGGAAAACGAGGGCATCATGGTGTGCAACAACTGCTCCATCCACGTGAGTTACTTGGTGGAGAACGAGAAGCCGTCGTACAAGGAGCCGCCGAACGAGGCGTGTTTTTACGCGTACAAGCGGATCAATCACTTCAAGGAGATTTTGGCGCAGTTCCAGGCCAAGGAAACCACGCAGATTCCGCCCGACGTGCTGGAAAACATCAAGCACCAGATTAAAAAGGAGAGAATTGACCTGCACACGCAGCTGACGGACAAAAAGGCGAAGGAGATTTTGAAGAAGCTGGGATACAACAAGTACTACGAGCACATCCCGTTCATCAAGGAGAAGCTGGGCATCAAGCCGCCGGTCATGTCGCCCGAGCTGGAGGAAACGCTGTGCAACTTGTTCATGGAGATCCAGGGGCCTTATGCCAAGTTCTGCCCCGAAGACCGCGTCAACTTCCTGAATTACTATTACACCGTGTACAAGCTGTGCGAGCTGCTGGACCAGCGCGAGTTCCTGCCGTACTTTCCCATGCTGAAGGACCGCGAGAAGCGCATTGAACAGGACGAAATCTGGAAGAAGATTTGCGAGGAGCTGAACTGGGAGTTTGTGCCTACTATCTGAAAAAGGGGGAGACGAGCTCCCCCCTTAGACCCCCCCCCCCACACTTAGACCCCCTCATAATTTTATATCAAGTTATGGGTTGTTGCATTATATAATACAATTTATGATACAATGCGCATACTTATTTTTATTTTTCAGTGTCTTCTAGACTTCGTCTTCCGGGACTTCTTGGAGCATGACGATGAGGATGATTTCCAGTAAATTTATTTTCCATTGAATTATCTATTTATTTTTTAGACTTACGACGATATGAACGACGACTCTTTTTATTCTTGATTTTTCGGAGATTATTGCGAGCTGTACGACGGGTACGACGGCCGCCAGTCGCTAGAATATCGTGCCCGTCATCAGTGTATCCAATCACACCCACACTCATATTAAATTCAGGACGAGACATATCATATTTCACATTTGTGCAATTTTCTTTCCTCATTAGGTGTTTGTAAGTTTCAATGTCGTTCAGATGTTCACCTTTTAGCTCCTGCATTTTTTGAATATGTTTTTTCATACGTTCACAATAGTTTTCATTTGTATAAATTCCCGTTGAAAATTCATCGTCTTTAATGAGGCGTTCACGTTCTTGATAACGGTAAACAGCAGGATCATTCATATGGAAAAGTATTTAATAATTAATGCAATTAATTTTTCTTTATAAAATTACATCACATTTTTTTTTTTCAAAACAATAAATAATAATAAATAATAATATACCCATACAACATAATACAGACAAACGCGCTTATGAATTCAAATTTGAAGAGCATCTCTCGTTCGCTGTCCAGCGGATTCAAGTCGGTGGAAGCCCGGGCGTCCACTCTGGCCACTGACAAGAACGTGTTGTACATCATGCTCGTCATTGCGGTTGTAAACGTGGTCGGTTACTTAATGATGGGCAACTTTGAGGCGGTCGTATTCTTTGCAATCGTTGCCTATTTAAGCACATTTTTTACGAAGAACATGGTGATCGTGTTTTTGGTGTCCATTCTGGCGACCAATTTTCTCATGGTGTCCAAGGTCAACTATTTTAGCAGGATGACCGGCATGGAGGGCATGCAGAACAAGGATGACGCCTCTGCTGCCGCAACCGCAACAAAGGACCACTCGGCTCATGCTGCCGCAACCGCAACAAAGGACCCCGCGGCTCATGCTGCCACAACCGCAACAAAGGACCCCGCGGCTCATGCTGCCACAACCGCAACAAAGGCCCCCGCCGATGCCAGTGGTAAACCGACCCCTAAACCCACCAAAAGCGATTCAAAAAAAACAAGCGCCGAGAAAAAGAAGGAGGGCATGAACGGCAAGCTCGCTCCCGCCAAATTCAACGATGACAGCGACGATGAAGGCGACGCCGCATCGTCCCCGTTCCCCGGCACAAACGCTCAAAAGAACGCCCAAATGGAAAAGGCGCACGACTCGCTGCAGAACATCGGAAACGGGGGGGGAATGCAGTTGCAAACGGAGGAAGTCATGAAGCAGCAAAAGGTGCTCATGGACAACATCAAGGTCATGCAGCCGTTCCTTGAAACCGCCGAGCGGTTTTTAGACAAGTTCAACATGAAGGGCATTGACGGGCTGCTCGGCAAGATCGGCATGGGTGGCGGTGGCAGCGCAGCGTCGGCTACCCCGGGTCCGTCTTCCTAATGTTTAAAATATATTTAAATTATAATACCCGTCTACACATTATAATTTAATACTTCAAGACAATTCAAATACTTATGGCCGTGAAGCGATGCCCTCCGGGCGTGTTCTGCATTGAAAACGTGGCGTTTGCCGCGGTCGTCATCATTGCTGCGGTGGCCGTGATTGCGTATTTTACGAGATCACAAGCGTATGGCCAAGCGTATGGTCAAGCGTATGGCCAGGCGCATGGCCAAGCGCAAGCGTATGGGCAAGCACAATCACAAGCACACCCGTCCATGTTTCAGTCACGCGCCAATTATGGCGTCACCAATGCGCGCGAGGACGTGTTATTGAACCCGTACGCCCCTCCGATGCGGGACGACCGCGCGTCGCTGGACATTCGGGGGCCGGCCGTGATGCCCATTAACGTCAGCACGCAGGGAACCGGGGACGCGGCGTATCGCCAGGTGGGGATTTTGACGCGCATCAGCGGCCCCGAAACGATTCTGCCCCTGATGGGGCGTCCGCTGTTCCGAAATCGCGACAAGTGGCAGTTCTACACGATCAGCGAAAAGAGCAACTTCATCAAGCTGCCGATTTCGGTGAAGGGGCGCAGCTGCACGAACGAGTACGGGTGCGACAACGTGTACAACGGCGACACCGTCTACGTGGAGGGATACAACGACGCGTTCAAAGTGACGGCCTACGACAACGCGGTCATGCAGTATTTGCCGTTTTAAGGAGATTTTAAATCGCCCAACAGCCCGGTTGCCGCGGTTGCCGCGGATGCGGACGCGGACGCGACATTGGATTGCGTGTTTTCGCCCTTTACCGCCGACCCACCGCCTTGTGCGTCTTGAACCACACACGTGCCGGACTTTTCGTTCCATTGGGTGGTTTGTCCGTCGCAGCAAGCGCTGCCGACACAGTTGGCGCTGGTGCCGTCGCTGCCTTGGTCGCGACGACGGCGACCGTGGTGGCGTGCATTGTTGGTGGGGTTGATGACGTCCCCCACGCGCGACGGGTCAAACTCCCACGTGTATTCATCAAAGTTCACCTTGTCGCGACGGTTGATGTCGTGCACCGCGTTGTACATGTAAATGATGCCCGCGACGATGACGGCAATGATGATGAAGCCTGCAATGTAGTTGGGCATGAGTCCCATTTTTGCTAAAACCGCCATGACGAGCACGGGAATGCACATGTATATGAAAATTTTCATGACGCCGGCTTGGGCCATGAACCGTTTTCCGTAATACGAATTGAGCGCAATCATGCGTTTTTTCGCGGAATGGCTGTCTTCCACGGCGTTGACCCGCGCGCGCACATCTTGCAACTCTTGCTCGGCCAGTTCCACGAGGGTGGATAATTCCATTTTCGCGTTGCGCCGGTTTTCCACTTCCTGCGTTTGAACCAGCGCCACTCGTCCCAACGAAGACAGCAGCGTGGTCTGCAGCGTTTCATTCTGTTTCATCTTGTCCATTATCCGTTTCTTCTCGGCTGGATCCGACGTGGTCGCGAATGCGCTTATGGTGTTTTTTTGTTCGTCTTGCAACTGTTGCACGCTTTTCAACAGCCGGGTCTGCGATTCGCTTAATGTGTCCGACGATGCATTCGGGTTGGTCGTCATCAAATATAAATAAATCAGTATATTTATATTTGTGATTATTATTTGCAGTATCGGGGGTGCATTATCGCGTTCACAAATGTTTGATTGTTTTGTATGCCAAAAACGACGCAAAAATGCCAAAAATGACTAGTGCGTACTTGTGGCTTTCTCTCGTGATCGTGCTCACTTCCAATGCGCCGTCCAGTGTCGGGTTCGGCACAAACCCTTCTGTTGCCTTTGTTGCCTTTGTTGCATGAATGGTTTTCAAGACATCGGAACCATTTGCGCGAATGGAGTCGTTCAAACGGGCAACCGTTTGTGAATTTATCGGGGATTTGCCGGCAAATTTGGAGGCCGATTGCATGAGCTGGTCTCTGTTTGAGTTCATTCTGCCAATGGTGGTTCCAATTCCGTTAATAAGGTTGGTTTGTTTGGATTGATCCATCTGTTGCTGCAACATCTGCTGGGCTGGGCCCGGGTTCAGCATCATGCCTGATCCCGGTCCCGATTCCGGTCCTGACGACAGCTTCATTAAATCGTCCATCAGCATTTTGTGATACATCACGTGCTGGCTTATCATTCGGTTGTACTCCTTTTCGGATTGATCCAATGCGCGCATGTCGACGACGTCGACGGCATCCCGATGCACTGCATCGGGCTCGGAGGGTCTTTTCACTTTCATACCACGCACACTTGTAAGATATAAAATGAAAATATTTAAATTTGGTCGGGTTTCACTTTCAACTGGTTGGGGTTGAGTCCATGCTTGAGTCCATGCTTGAGTCCATGCTTGAGTCCATGCTTGGTGTGGGTGCGGGCGCAGGTGCCGGTGCGGAATCGCCGGCTCCAATTTCCTCCCGAATCACTTCCGGAAGCTCGCTGTCGGCTGTTAAAAATCGGTAGGCAAGATAGCCCAGGAAGAGTCCCAGCACAACGGCCACCCCGAATTTCACGCGCGAATACAGCAGGGCTTGCTGGGATTTCATTTCGTCGGTGTCCAGTTGCTCGTCCCGCGCAATGGTTTTGTTCAAGTTGATGCTGTCCATCTTGATTTTTTGCGAGAGATTTGCAATGCGGTCATTGTGCGTGTCCCTCTTGCTGCCCTTGCTGCTCTTGCTGCTCTTGCTGCTCTTCGCGTCCTTGCTGTCCTTCGCGTCCTTCATCTCTGATTTTTGCGCGAAGCCTTCCTTGGTGGGCAGGGGCGCGGGCGACGAAATTTTCAGGTCATCCGTGAGCGCCACAATTTGCTGGTTGAGGTGAAACAGCCGCTTCAGGATGGCAATCCCGGGTTTTCCGCCCAGTTTGGTGTATCCGTACGGCGGCGTCATGGTTTGCACGTTGTCGTCGGCGACGGACGCAACCGTGGAGGGAGGTGCGCCCGCCACATGCCCGTAGCACGCGCGGGCGAATGCGGTGTTCCCATTTTTGGGATTGCTGTAGGAGGCATTGAAATACGTGGCCGTGGTGTAGACGTGGTCGGCATCATTCATTGCCGCGGTCTGGCACGCGGCGGCGGAGTCTTGCAGCCCCAAAAACTGCCAACTGGGAACCGACATTTTGGCCACCTGCGGCGGGATTTGCCCCATCATGGCGTTCATGTTGGACGCCACCTTCCACACCGGCTTCTCAAACGCCGAGTAGTTGTAATTGAACTTTGCGGATTCGGAATTGGACGCGATGACGGCTGCGGTTTGTTGCCCGGCTGCGGCACCGCCCGACTCGGGTGCGTCGCTGGACCAAGACATGGTTTGGCCCGCGAATGTTCCGATGTAGGACGAAGCAGCGGCGGAAGCGGAAGCGGCAGAAGCGGCAGCAGAAGGCCCAGCAGTCAACTTTGAAAATGCAAACGTGCCGATGGGGCCTTGTCCCGCAACGACCGGGGCGCTGCCGGACTGCAGCCCGTACGCGTTCAACCAGTACTCCGCAAAGTAGCGGAACTGCAGGCTGATTTCATTGGCCGGCGCGTAATTGACGTCGGAAAACTGGGCATCGGGTGTCCACGACTGCACGTCCGTGGTCAAATCCACGGACAACGGCGCGTCGGCCGCATTGGCGGTGCTCTTCGGCATTTGGACCGCCAAACTGCGCCAGTTCGTGCCGCCGATTCGTATCACCAGCGCGGGGATCACGGCGTTGGTGACCGCGTTGTTGAACACCTTGCACCACGCGTCCGTGCCGTCGGCGTCACCGGGCACGGGGCATTTGGGGAACGACGACGGCAACTCCTTCACGGGGACGATGCCGTCCGCCGTTTCGCCGTACAGCAAGCACTTGTTGGGGTTGCAGTCAATGCCGCAGCCCGTGTTGGAGTACAGGGCGTAGACGCAGTCGCTGCTGTCAATGCAGGATTTGAAGCACGCGTCTTCCGTGCCGTTGGACGGGAAGGGCGCGGCCGGAGTGAGCGCGTTCCCCACCTCGTTCGGATTTTTTATGGAGTAGGGGTACTTCCGCTGCTGGCGTTTGTTTGTTTCGGCTTCCACCTGCTGCAAGTACGTTCGGTACAATTGGTTGTAGCTGGAAATGAGTTGATCCAGGGTTGCTATTTTTCGGCGAACGTTCACTAAATCTGGCGACTGCGACTGCGACTGCGACTGCGACTGCGACTGCGATTGAGCCATGGATTGCGGATCGGGGATGAAGGGAGGGTCTGTGCTAATATAATGAATATATTATTATATTACGCTCTTTGATTCAAAAAAAAATTCAAATTCAAATTTAAACATACTGGATGCGAATGACGGGACCCCCGCCGCCGCTCTTATCAGCCCATGCGTCATTGTCATTATTGACATTGTTCAATCCAAATAAATGGACACCGTACATGATGACCGCGCTCACAAACAGCACGATGATGATGCAGCAAATGATGTAGCCGCCCGTGGTTACCGTGCTGGACGTCATGTTGCGCACCGTGATGCCGAGCACGATGGCCGAAAGGATGAACATCATGATGAACTCATACATGTACGACCGCCGCACTTGCGTCATGTGCGTCATTTGACCGTTCAGCGTGGCAGACTCTGCATCGTAATTGCGCACCAACGTGGATTTCATGGACACAGGATTTATTTTGGTTATTTGCATTAATCCAATATTATTTTTATTTTATTTACATGTTGCGGCGTTCCATGTTCATGCGTTCCATGTTCATGCGTTCCATGTTCATGCGTTCGTTCTGCTGCTGCACGTCGCCGCTGCCAACCCCATACAGTTTGGTCTTCAATTGCTCTGCTTTTAGTTTGGCGTCCTCCAGGATGGTGGAGTCCGGACTGCCCACCGTCTGGTAAACGAAATAAGACACCATGGCGATACCCACCACCAAATAAATGATGCGAAAAATGGCGTAGATGTATTGCCGCTTTTCAATGTCGCGAGCTTCCGCGACCAGCGACAGCTGGTTTGAAGATGCGGGACATGTCGACGAGCAACTTGCGGAGCACGTGCTGGCTCCAGCCTCAACGCACGGGCATGAAGTTGGGTCTACTACCATTTTAGTAGTATCATTCGGATCCGTCTTCATGCTGCAACCCGGTAGTTGTCGCGTGACAAATGACTCCAACACGATTGATTTGTTTTGCGGGGGGACCATCATTGCGTCCTTGTTGTTTAAAACGGCGGTTCTTCTCGCAAGCGTTGCATTCAAGCGGGCGCCTTCCACCGTCAACTGCCCCACCGCGCTTTCGTTTTCATCTAGCGCCTTTTCAAGCGCGGATTTGAACGCAAACATGCGATGATGCAGGGCCGTTAGCGCGGCTTCAGTTTTGGCGTGCGCATCTCGCGCACTGGGAAGGTCCGGGTTCGCCTTAAAATTCGCGTACATTGTTGGATAATTCTCCATGATCGCGTAAAAATGGGTTCGGATGTCGTCCAATTCGGTTGATGTCGCGATGTCCGACATTCTCTTCAAAAAAAAACGACGACTTGGTTGGTGGTTGGTATTATATGTATGCAATATTTTTGATTTGATCTTGGCGTTTGATTTATTTGGGGGAGCAAATGCGATAGTACGGCGTGCTGACTGCCGTCTTGCTAAACCGATCAATGCGGCACACTTGTCCGGGACGCATGCCGATCGCCATGGCAACCGGATCGTAGCGTGAAATGTTGGGCAACATGTCCGGGTGCGCAATGTTGTACTTGGACATCATTGCCTGGGTTTCTTCCTCGGTGAGAATGGTGTGCTTCGGCACGTAGGTGTGCTCCAGGATGTTGAACTGCAGCCGGTCTAGACTGAAAATCACAATGTGAATGCCGCTCTGTTCCCATATTTGGTTCAGCACCGCAATGTTGGTGTCATTCATTTCGGACTTCATCACAATGATGAGCGAGTCCTGCTTGCTCAGCGTTTTCTCCAAGTGATACAAGTCCTCCACGTATTCGGTGATGTTGTCCCGGCGCAGCGGTTTTCCTAAATGGTACTTGACGTACGCCTTCTGGCCCGACTCGTTCACGACCATGATGTCCAGCTGCTTGTTCGTGTTCATGGCGTGCACCTCGTTCATTCCAAAGTTGTCGTATTGGCTGATGTCGTACCCCTGCGCGTTCAGCAAGGCGAGCAAGTTGGTGCGGGACTTGTAAATGGCGGTGATGGTTCCACTGGCATTTCCTGATAAAATGGCGGCCGAAGCGGCAGCGGCAGACATTGCGATTGGATTGGATTGGATTGGTTCCTGGGTTCCTTGTTTACTGTTACATGGCACGGATATATTTAAATTCAATTTTTAATGAAAACTTGAAAAATGGAAAGTGTGTAGATGAAAATAACAAAAAAAAAACATGTGAATCACAAGATTCGCGCGTTTTTTAGGAATTAGGAAACGTATTTTGAGAGAATTTCTCTCGTTTCATTCATTCCAATAATGATGCAATGATTTTTCATGCATTAAACCTTAAGCACGTTGCCGGGGAAGCCGACGAGGTTGGCGCCGATGCCGAATCCGGCGCCGCTGCGGGCCGACACGGCGAGGGTGGGCACGTACGTGTCCAAGATGCTAAAAGTGGCAGCGGCAACGAGGGCGATGAGGCCGATCTCGTCCAAATTGAGCTTGCGCTGAGGGATGGCGTAAGCGGCAAGGGCGACCAGCGCGCCTTCAACCAAATACTTGATGGCGCGTTTGACCAACTCGCCTAAATCCAGAACACCGCCGATCATTTTGTGTATGTGTGTGTGTTGTGTTGATTATATAATGCGATAAGAAAAAAATAATACAATTATTTGAAAATGGGCTTAAAATCAAATCCGAAATATTAAACACGTTGCACTCAAATAAACCACAACCACAACCCACAACCACAATCAATGACCGACTTACCCAAGGGCGTGACCCTGCAGAAGCTGCCCGACGGCACCGTGAACCCTAAATACGTGGACTTGCTGGACGAGGACAAGCCCATTGCGGGCCAAAAGTTCGCGTGCTTGTCGTTCATTTCTCCCGAACACATTATCAAACAGCGCGAGCACTTCTTCTTCCAGGCGTTTGTGCAGCACTGGGACATTCACAAATCCAGCGAGAAGTTCCTGCAGTTTCTGAACTTTGTGTCCTACAAGTACGGCGTCAAGTTTGACAAGCTGACGGAGGACTTCCAGCAGTTCAAGGAGTCCGAGAAGGAGGTGATTGCCAAGTCCGACATTTTGGACGACTACAAGTCGTTCCTGGACGTGAACGAGGAGCGGCTGGACGAGGAGTTCGGCGCGAAGCACGAGTTTCAGACGTCGGTGCGCGGCTTGAAGGTGCGCGGCGTGTTCCCCTCGCAGAAGGAGGCCGAGCTGCGCTGCAAGATGCTGCGCGAGGTGGACCCGCATCACGACGTGTTTGTGGGCCCGGTGGGGCTCTGGGTGCCGTTCCATCCCGAGGCGTACAAGACGGGGCGCGTGGAGTACATGGAGGACACGCTGAACCAGCTCATGAGCGAGAAGAAGAAGAACGAGGAGCAGGCCAAGTCGGAGTTTGACAAGCGCGTGAAGGACGCCAAGCAGAAGGCGATAGAAGAGAACAAGCGCCTGGCCGAGCAGAGCGGGAACAAGCTGACGCAGACGCTGAACGAGCAGGGCGAGCTGGTGGGCGTGGCGCAAACACAAGGCACGGATTTCGCGGTGGACGCGGACGAAGCGGCGGAGGGCGTCACATTGGACGACGTGCGAAAGCAGCTGTTCGGCGCTGAGAATGTGGTGCTGCATCCGGAGCGGTCGGACCGGGGATTGTCGTCGCTGTCGCAATCAAACGAAGTCAGCGAAGTCAACGATGACGATGACGACGCGTGATGCGTGGATTGCGTGGATTGCGTGGATTGCGTGGATTGCGTGATGAAATGATTTAATCGGGCTGTTACTCCAATTAAATCATTATTGTAATGTTTTTTTTCATGCTGGTGGTTTAGTTGGGATCCAAGGGAGCCAAGTAGTAGGCTTCGTAATTCTTTGCAACCACTTCAACCGACTTCAAGACAACGCTGGGCACGAACCCGTCATTGTTGGCCATGTTGATTTCCAGATGAATGGATGTCAAACGATAATTGGAGGTGGGGCTAGTGAGGTCGTTGCTGACGACGAGTGCCGGCATGTTGATGCCCTGATAACCGCGTGCAACGGGGGGATACGTGAATGGTCCGACCTTGCTTGAGTTTTTGCGCAAACCGCTCACAAGCTCCAATGCCGTATTCCTTTGACGATATATCTTGGTTCCGCCAATCGTGTTCACGGTGCCCGTGTTTTCGTTGGCATCTTTTCCGTTGAGAACGGTCTGCAAATCTTGGGAAATGTCAAATGGGCAAATCAATTGAACGTGCGTGTTGGTGTAATCAAAGGGAACCGTCTGTCCCAGGAAATTGACAATCTCTGCTCCAGTGTTCAAGTATCCCGCCTTGTATGTGAGTGTTATGGTATTAATCTCATTGTTAAAGTTCAGCACCCATTGTGGAAAGTTGTTGATGTTGGGCAATACACTCACCGAGTTCCAATTTTCCGGAAAGTACACGTACGCCGACAAGTATCTTAGATCATTGAACACATATTGGTTAGTGACGGACAAGTCTTGCGGGGTGAAGTTCAGGCGAATGGTTTGCGAGTTGTAGGGGTACGAATAATACCAACCGGTGAAGGGCAACAAATTCACGGGCATTGGAATCGGTTCATACGCGTTTTGCGTGATCCGCCTGTAAACCGAGTCAGAGGTTTGGTTGAGCACCGACGGTTTGATGGCCAACTGCAAGTTGTAATTGGAGTACATGTAGTCCGCCGCGTATGCCCCGCTGACCGGCAGAACGTTCAGGTTGCGCGGAGAGGGGTTGTAGAGGGCGTTGAAGTGTCCCAAGAATGATGCGTCGCCCGAAACGAAATCGTCGGTCAAAATCATTCTGATCAAGTAGGTGCGTGGCTTAACAACCACGGGGGGGAGGCCGGGCGTCAGCATCACTTGGTTCTCCTTAAGAGTGAAGATGAAAATGAACTGGTCTCCCGGCAAAAACGGCAGCTCGCTCGGCGTGGAACCGTTTACCATGGAACTAATGCGGTTGGGGTCGTTGCGATTGATCATTCCGAACAGTTTCTTTCCAATGTTGCCCTGCTCGGGCAAAACGGTGTCGGGAAGGCCCCACCATTTGGTGCCGGTGGAGGGATAGTTGGTGGATTGAACTCTTCGGTCAGGGTTAGGGACCAAAGATGTCTTAATGTATGCCACCTTTTCCAGTTCCTTCATGATATTCTGGAGCACGCCGGTGTTGTGTAGATTTTTATTGTCGGTGTCCTGGTTGCCGTTGGGGACAATGGGCATCAAACCCGAAGACGCCACCATGTTCTCCAACATTTCGGTGTCGTTGGCAAACAGGGTGACCCAGTCCGCCGATTTGAAGAGGGACATGGCATAGTAACGCATGACGTCGTCCTTCACCAACTGCTCGTAGATTGCGGCGTTGTAGCTTTCAATGCCGCCCTGTACCACTTGAGCATTGGCCACGTTGAGGTATTGCGGGAAATATTCGGGACGAACGAAAAACATTTGTCCCTGATCCACCGCTTGGCCGCCCGCTTGACCCACGAACGAATCCGTGCTGGTGAGGAACACCTTTCGCATGTCGGACGCTTTGATGTGGACCGTGGCTTGGGCATCGGTGGGAGGGATGGCTTCCTGCTGCAACGGTTCCGTGCTGGGATCCACCACATCAATCTTGGCCAACTCGTTGAATTCCTTCAAGTAGAACGTGATGTTCTTGTTGTTGATCACAATTGTCAAGTTGTTGAAGAAGGCTGCGCGCCCGGGGGTCCAGCCGACGGAACCGCTCTGAATTTGGATGGTGCCAACGGGGGTATCGGACGGAACTCCCAACGCGGTGCACCCGGTGAAGCTGGCATTGTAAGTGGGGAGCTGAGTGCCTTTCACCACCGACTGACCGGCAACGTCACGGGACAAAAATGAGAAAGCAATCGTGACGCGCGCGAGCTTGGTGCAACCGCTGAACACGAGGCTACCAAACGAGTTGGCCCGGGTCAAGCCGGAACCAATGCTCACGTTCTCAATGCTGGTGCATCCTTGGAACGAGCTGTCGCCAATGGAGATCACGCTGTTTGGAATCACAATGCCGTTTGCAGTGCCGCTGGTTGCAATGGAGGTGCAATCCTGGAAGCAGCTCTTTCCCAGGGACAACCCTTCGGTTGCAGTTTGAGACACCGTGGTGGACGCGATGATCAATCCAGTCAAGCCGGAGCAGCCTTTGAAGGCTTCTTCTCCGACGCTCTTCACGGATGCGGGGACCAATAGAACTTGCTTCAGACCACTGCAACCCAAAAAGGATTGGATGCCCACGAAGGAAACCGCATTAGACAAGTTCACGGCGGACAAACTGCTGCATCGGTGGAACGCGCTTCTTTCAATCGTGGCCACCTGGTTCAAGGCAAAATCCACATTGCCGGTCAGCGCCATTGGGGTGGCGTCTAATGGTTGCAGCAGTTGTCCCGCAATGGAAAGGACGGGCGCATTCATGGAGGCAAAGGTGTAGGGCAACACGCTGAGGTATGCCACATTATCGGGCAAAACCAAGTCACCGTTGAGACCGGAGCATCCCATGAATGCGGCGGACCCAATGAGACCCACACTGCTAACGAATTTGCCGTTTTGGTTTACATTGTTAAAGTTGAGCGAACCGGTCAATCCCTTGCAATTAAAGAATGCGCCCAATCCGATTTTCTGCAGCGACGCTGGCATGGTTTCATTCAACCGGGAGCACTTCAATTTGGTGCATCCCGCAAACGCTTGCACGTTGATTTGCGCGAGGTGGCTGGGCAACTGCACGTCGTTTGCAATATTATTGCAGCCAAGGAATGCCCAATGGTTGACGGAAAAGGAAGACGGGGGGACAACCGCGGCAGGCAACCCAAGAGAAGCCGCACCCGTGCACTTCATGAATGCGCTTGCTCCAATGGACTTAACCGATGAACTCAAGTTGATTGCGGACAACGCAGTGCACGACTCAAACGCGTTTGAACCGATGTTCACTGCTCCGCCATCCTGGATGGTCAACGTCTTGATAAGATTCAAACCTGAAAATGCACGAATGCCAATGGTTTTCACCTTGTTTGAAATGACCAAATCTCCGACCATGTGGACGCCGGCGGTTCCGGTTGGATTGTCGTTAACTTTCTGAAAAACTCCACTTACAGTGTACAGTGTTACGGTCGGGGGGGTATTGACATTCAGGGCATGGGTTCCAATCGCAATGAGATCCCCCGAATTTACACCCCATACATCGTATCTGTAAATGGAAACGGATTGCACAGTTGATGAACCGACAATGGGTTCAATGATCATGACAAACGATGCATTGTCGCACAGTGCGGTGATGGATTCTGAGGTACCATCCAAATTGGCAGAGGGCGTGTTTTGATCAGCACTTGGGTAAAACACCACCACGTCCTGGTTGGGAGACAACTTCTTCCAAGAACTTGCTAAAGTAGATGACTGCTGGTAACCATGATGCCATGTGCCACCAGATTGAAACCGGTAACGAAACTTGCCCTGAACCGATTCCGCAGTGAAATTCAAATTGTTAGGAATAGGAACAAAACCGAGGTTGGCCAACGAATCCGACGATGGCAGCGATGCATAGCCAATGCTTGTAACATCATATTTCGTGGATGAAATGGCATCTGCTGCATTTCTTGCAGTGGTCGCATTGAACGCACTTATAGTATTATTAGTGATAGCATTTTGCAACTTAGTTTTGAATTGTGACTCAGTTAATGAGGATGAATTGTTTCCGGTTTGAGCCGCTCTGATCAGAACTGTGGATACATTGTTAATTATTACGGTATTGTTACCAGCACCGTCTTGCTCCACTGTTAATTGTGATATTGCACCATTAATGGTAATATCGACTGTGGTCGCCGGTGTCAACATATAACTGGAATATGGAAGCCCGTTAATTTGATTCAATGTTTGATTTGCAAAAACCAAACCATCGGCGATGACCTTAGCCAAAAATCCGTTATTTGAAACACCAAACCACGAAATGATGTCACCAGTGTGTTTGAGAGGAAAAGTGGTAGGTGAGGAAATATATGTACCAGTTACATTCGTATAAACCATGTTGAAGAGCAACGGCTTGATTAGATCAAAAACTTCAGGTTTGTTACTGGCTGCGTGCCAGTTGTTCATATGAGTTTGAAATTCATTTGTTGCATTCGTCTCCAACTTATCAAGACCATTAATGCCTCCATAATAACCGATTGAAATCGCGAGGTCAATTAAACTAATATATCTTTGATACGAAACGATTCCATAAGACGCATTTGCAGCACTAAGTGCAGCGGCCGCTTCTTTATTCTTAAGTTCTTGATAATTGTTAATTGCCGCGGCAAACGCCGCGGGATCGTTATTAAAGGGATTTGTTGCCTGGCTGCGGCCCAATACATAAGTTGATACAGCGATTGCAATTTCCTTTTCAACATTAAGATTGTTACCTCCCATAATGGACGCTGCAAATATGGGCATTGCCTCTGCAATCTTTTGGGCTTGTTCGGCTATGAACTGGCTGCTCACTGGGCTGGTGATTGTTTGATTTGGCAGGGCGTTTGCAACATAGCTTTGAATTGCAGCTTTTTGCCTATTGCGTCGGCTTGAAACAAACAAATCGTTTGCATTATTATACGAAACGCGTGCATTTGTGGGGGACGGTTTGTTGTATGCAAAAAATGCAGCAACGCGATCACTGAACCACTTTACTTCGTATTGGGGCAGTTGGTTCACGGTTGGTAAAACTGGATTGGTCGCCAAAGCGAGCTGCAACAAGTCAAGCTCCCTGCTTAGCATGTTTGCACCATTCAAAGCGAGGATAGTTCCAGTTGCGTCCAAAGACTGTATTGTGGCCATCAAGGTATTTTCTGCGCTGTTCAGGGCATTTGCATTTTTAACAACGTCATTCAATCTGGAGTTCACTGCATTCAATTTTGAAACAAGTTCAAGGTGGGTTGACTGTAAGTTATTATTCGCTAGCAAAAGAGCTGGCCTGATACCACCAACATTTATATTATCGGATATCACGTATGCTTGATTGTATTGATCGTACACATACGTGTTCATTGTGGCCAAGCGTGCAAGCGTGTGGTTGGATACGGTTTGATATGTCACGAATGTCACTGGAGTTACAACATCAGTTCCTGCACCGTCCTTAATATCAAGGATGTAGCAGTTTGCAGTTTTAGTAACAGAGGTGATGGTGAAAGTGATACTGTTAACCAAGCGGATCGTATCCGCATATTCAGTAAAATTGATGTCCGCTCCTGCGCTGTCCTTGAGCGAAATATACAATTTGGTGGCCTGTTGTTGATTCGCGTCGTTGAAATGCAGGCTTCCATCGGCCAAGGGTGCAGTGGGGGGAACAGTTAATGCGACGCCAAAACTCATTGCTGCATTGGCTGCAGTAACTTCAGTAACATTGCGCTTTACGGCATTAATGTATGCATTCTTTGCTGCTTCATTCTTTGCTGCTGCATTGCCGATAGAAACGTCGTCGTAAGTGCTGATGGATGTTCTAATGTTGTCGAATGATGCAATGTTCTCCACATTGGACAAAAATTGCGTGTAAACGGTAGATGCACCATTCATGAAGTATGCAAGAATGTTGTTTTTACCCCATTGCAATCGCGCGGCTGCGGTCAAATTCGCAACCGAATATAGTTTGGTTCCTGGGTTTGTATCGCCCCAAGAGTTCTTGCCACCCGGGACTCCAACATTAGTTTCACTGGTAAACCACAACTCGATTAATTTTGCAACATAATCAAACAGAATTTTTTGCTGTTGGCTAAGATTGTTGTACTTCCTTGGAGTTGCGTCTGGAGTTGCGTCTGTCGGGGGGGGTGACACTGCAAACAATGAGTTTAGTTTAACTGCATCAATCAAAAATGGGATGGAGGTGTATTTGTTACTGTATTGCATATTCAACATCTCAGTTAAAAATAAGTCAATTTGACTAGTAATGTAGGTTTGATCTGCTGCCACGCTCAACGCGTTCGCATTGAAACTAACATTGCGACGAAATACATTAATGCCCGACGGATGGACGAGGATGTCGGATTGAATTTTTCGCAATTCTGTAAACATCCTATCTAGATCATCCACTGCAGTTTGATATGAACTCCGTGCCGTCATGTAGTCACCATTAAACGAACTCAACGATGACATTCCAGACGTGGAGGCATGCAATGCATCATATGCCGCATTAAAATTGTTACCACTGATACTAACCTGTCCAATAATTGCATTTTGGATATTTGAGGTATCCTTGCTGAGTTGATTGCTCAATCGTCCGTGCTCATTTATAATGTGATTGAAAACACTTTGTTCAAACACTTGACTAAAATAATTGAATTGAGAATGAGCCTGTGCGAACACATTGATGTGATGATTGGTGTTTTGGAATTCAACATTCGTTGAGTAAATTGGGATTGCCTGCTGCTGCAATGGAATAATGCGCTGGTTCAAAAGAGAAACAGCACCTGAAACTCCGGCGGATTCAATGCTAATTCCACCGTTAGGAAGAACCAGCACGATGGCATTATTGAATAGCGGTTCGCTAGAGGATTGAATGTAATAGTGACCAGCAGGGGCGGCGCCCGTTTTGCGAAACAACTGAAACTGGGTATTTGCGCCAAGCTGTTGGCTGCTGATGATTCCATAACCGTTCTCAATTTGATTAAGATTTCCAACATCAACCACATTTGCACTAGAAACAGTAATAAAAGAAGTGCTCTGCAATTCAACAATGCGAATTGAACCGTCTTCACTCACTTCAATTATTTTGCCTTTGTATTTTGTGTTTCCTTCAACCAAGGATGTTCCATTGCTTGATGACACCTGTGAAACAAAATAACTGCCAGATGGAGCAACCAGGGCTTCCAAGTACAACTTGTCCAATCCGTCAACTGATTTAAAAATGGAATATCCGTTGCGGTCTGTCTTTGGTTGTAAGGAAGTGTACTGAACTACGGTTGGTTGATCCGCAGCTCCGTATCCAATCGCCTTGACATTGATTGAAATGGATATCGCGCCATCAGCGCCCACATTAATAACCTTGTGATCATATTTGGTGTTGAACGTATTATCATTAGTGGCAGCACCATTGACAAAAAAGGAACGAGCGCCGAGATTTGGCAGCAGAGTTCCAGTTCCAGCATTGGCTGCATAATGCAAACGATCAACGTTGTTTTCAGTAACCACGTAATACCAATCCCCAGTGAGGTTATCCTGAGTATTGTGCAATGGGATTGGGCCCGTGGTGTTTTGCCTGATAACCACATTTCTTGCATCAACGGCATTCAAAACCGAATTAGCACGGAAGCTCAAATCAAGCGCACTGCTCTTCACCGCATCCACTTTGGGAGAGACTAATTCAGTCAATTGACGTTGCAACAAGGGGGCTTGGTTGAGATTGGTTTGGGCCTGGGCTGAATTCTCTCCAATCAATGTGCTTGGAATGTAGACATCATTCCACAATTTTGAATCCTGGCTAAGCAGATTGCCATTATTGGTATTCTCATAAATGTTGAAGGACTGATAATTGTTGATTGTGATCTCTCGGGGTGCGGAAACAAATGTATTAAAATCAATGAATGCCATCAGAACCTTTGAATTTGTGCCCTGTTTTGAACGAAATACAGCATTGATGTTGAGAATGTTATTCACTGTTGTGAGAGTGGCTCCATCCCATCCATTTTCGGTGAAAACGTTTACATAAAACGGCGTGGGTGCACCGGCCGTCATTCCAAAAATAAGAACGGACGTCTTCAATGTGGCGGGAGGCGGTCCCAAAAACGTGGCCGAGGTCAAGATGCAGTCTTGAAATGCACCATCACCCAATGCGTTCAAATTGGCCCCGAGCACCAATGCACCTACCATATTACTGCATGCGCTGAATGCACTGTTGCCAATGTTGTTCACATTCTCCAATTTGGGCACATTGGCGATTCCAGTGCAACCTTCAAACGCGCTCGCCAAAATCTGCGTGACGTTGCTGGGCAACGTGAGCTTGGTGATACCGGTGCATTCTCTGAAACACTCAAATGCAATTGTGGTGTATGCTGGCGCGCTTGGCAAAACCAGGGAGGTAAACGCGGAACAACCTAAAAATGCGGAGTCTCCGATGGATGCGATTGCGGATTGTGTGGATTGTTGCAGGTTAAGCGCACCTGCAAAACGGGTGCAGTTTCTAAACGCGTTGGCGCCAATCTGAGTGATGTTGGCTGGAAGGATGAGGCCGTTTGGAATTTGTTTTCCGGCGTCTGTTCCATATGCGTCGGTATATACCAAACTGGTTCCATTTCCAGTGTTGGTGGAAACACCAGTCAGAAAACTGCATCCGTTAAATGCGCTTTCTGAAATGGTGGTGAAGTTGAGATTGCGCGGAAACACGATTGTGCCGTTCAGGCTCACACAGCCCTCAAACGCGGAAACTCCGAGAGACTGCAACCCAGGAGGGAAATAGAGGTGACCGGTCAGATTCGCGCATCCGAAAAATGCTCTATTTCCAATCTGTTCCACACTGGGTTGAGCGCTGTAAATCGCGGACGAAAATGCCAAATTGCCGTCGGCATTGGTGCAACCCTCAAATGCAGAGTCGCCAATGATGCGCAATGCAGTCGCGTCCTGAATGTCAATGCCCGTCACATTGGTGCAAGCATGGAATGCATTTGCGCCGATGGAAACCACATTGGACGGAATGATGATCGGTCCTTTGAATGCAGAACAGAAATAGAACGCTTGGTCGTGGATTTTGCTAATGTTTCGCAAAAATTCAAAATTGGGGGTTCTATCCAATCTGCTGCAGCCCTTGAAGGTTTGCGAACCAAGACTGAATCGGGCATTGATGTAACCTGAAACTGCTTCCCTGTACAACTTGGCAACATTATTGTTCAGGCTGAACTCCTCTCTAACCAGTCCGGTGGCCGAATTCAGACGAGTTTGAAACTGCACGAATGCATCCCTTGTGCTACTTCCCTCCGGAGTGTTATTGTTGTTTAGAGCAGCAATTACGTTAATCACGTATTGTTGCATTCCAAACAAATACGGATTGTAGTTAGAGGTGTACTTGCTTTCCAATGCATTCCAAGACGCAAGCGCCGCGTTGAAATCTGACTTGCTCAAGGCAGTCAACTCGGCCGAAATATTCGCATTCGTCAAAGTGGGCAGGGTCGGGGCATTCTGCAAGTTAGCGGGAAGACCTTGGTTCCGAATTTGAGTCAACAAATTTGTTAAGGTGTTATCATTTGCAATCAAGGTGGCGACCCGGGTTGAAAACGTGGTCCATGCCGCATTCGCAGCATTCGCAAGGTTTGTGAAATCGACCACCATGGCAGCATTCAGCCCTGCCGGGATGTATTTCTGCATGCATCCCAAAATGGCATCTGTATTTGAGGACAAGTTCGTCTGCTCGGTATTAAACCGAACCGAAAAGGAGGCATTACTGTAGGTGATGGTTGCAATTGGGTTAATGTTGGCGGTCACGCTCCGATTGTAGAGAGAAACAGAGGCACCCACCGTCCCTGGCAATAAATTCACTGCTGCAGCTGCAGCAGCCTGCTGGTTGTACCCCCAGCAATATGCATTGGCATTGGCAACCCGTGGGCCAGAAACGGTGACCGCGCCGTTAACAACCGCGACCGCGCCGTTGCATACAAGCGCTGGAAAAAAGGCTTCCGGAGTGGCGTTATCCTTTGAAAAAATTGCGACAAGAGGAACTCTGGGAACAGTGGAATCGGATGGGTCCATGTAGTTGTCCACAATGAAAAACTGGGTGCCGGCGATGCTCATGTTTGGAACTAAACCAATGACATTGTATGTTGCATTATTAGCAGGGGTAATAATTGCCGAAGGGATTGGAATGTTTTGCACGTTGTTGGCCTTTGCAGTGTCTTTGAGAGACGTAATCACGCATTGGTTGACTGCTTTTGGATCAGCTGGCACTCTGGGAGCAATGATGGCGGACTCAAACAAGTCTCCACTAAATTGATTAATGTTCGTGAGCGCACCTCCCACTTGCAGATTTTGGACTTGAAGTTGCCCCTGCAACACCTGTTGCACTTGGTTGTATGATACAACCAATGGTGCAACTACTTGTTGTGGTTGTGCACCAGGCAGAGACAAACTAGACCGAAGAGCCTGAATTGTGCTGTTTGAAATGCTGGAAGTGTTTGCAAAGTCCAAACTAATTTGGACTGGTTCTGGTGCTGCTGCTTGATTTGGTTGAAATTCAAACATTTCATTCAACTGGGATGCAGGGGGGATATGTCCACTGAAAACCAAAGTGGTGGTGGATCCGGATTCAGTTTTGGGAATGACAACCGAGTTGGTTGAAAATGTCGCGCTGGGGCTTGCAGGCATTATAATGATCAGAGGCGCCACACTATTTCTCTCCAAATTCAACGAGTTGGACACCAGCGGATTCACAAGTTGGCTTGCATCAAGCACCTGCAAGTTATTCAATCCTTGCAATGCATTGGCTTGCAGCGTAGTTTGCTCCGGCAATATCAAATTGCCAATTGGCAAATTAGATGCAAAGTTTGCACCGATGGTTGGCGCAGATGCGGGATCAAACGTGATGCTAGCACTCTGGATGATTACGTTGCTATTATTGTTTAATAACCGACTAAACGCATCCGCCTCAATCACAACGTTGCCTGCGCCAATGTTAATTTCAATGTCAACTGTAGTAACCCCCGCTGACAGAGCTTGCAGCGCTTGACTAAACAAATTTCCAAATGCACCCGATTGAATGATGGAGGTGGTTTGATTCACAACCACATTGTTTGCCATTGTGATATTGTGATATGGTGGTTATACAATCCTAAAATATTATATTTTATGAAAACAATTATAGCAATTATAGCAATTATAGCAATTATATCAATTATATCAATTATTATGGCAACTAAATCAAAATTTTCACATTTTCCTTAATTTGAAAATTCCAACAGAATGAATTCATTTTCTATGTCTAAATTTGTCTTAATTCAATAAAAACAACGCGTAACTAGTATGCATACATAATTAATTCAGGGCTGGTCATGCTGCGGATTGTGATGGGACTAAACCCTGTACCAAAAAAGGCATTGCTGCCGATGCTCGGTGCAACTTTGCCCATAATCAACAGGGTCCTGCCATTGGTGTATGCATTTAAAAAGCAGCTAGAACCAATGCTCGTCAGGTTTATGCCAGCCACCGTCAAGTTACCAGTCAATGTGGTTTGGTTTGCAAATGAGTGTGAACCCACGGATCTTAATGTTTTTGGAAGCGTCAGGGTGCCTGACAATGCCCCGACTTGCCCGCCCACATTGAAAGCGGGATGGGATTTACTGAATGCCCCGTACACGCGGTTGGACTGCCCCACGATGACTTCAATTTGATCGATGAACGGAAAATTGATGTCGTACACTTGGTAAAGAATGCCGTCGCTGTGCATGATGTACTCTGGCACGACCAAATTCTGCAAACTGATCGGTCCGTCTTGATACGCAAGGCCGGTGATGGTTGCAATGTAGGTTGGCTTGTTGTTGGCATCCAGCACGGCTGGATCCAGTCTGGCATTGTATGTGAAGTTGGGGGTTGTCAAGAACCGGCTGGTAGCCACGTTCAGTAGCGTGGAGAGCTGGGATCGGGCCGCGGTGCTGGTCCAACCGTCGTTTGCATTCACCCTCAAATTGGCGGCGAGAGGGATGACGCTGTCGGACGCGAGACCGGCACGGGTCAACGCGCTGCTTTGCTTCACCGAAAAAACCAGCGTGGTCAAATTCGGGCAATCCGTGAACGCGTTGGTCCCGATGGAAACCAACCGACTGTTGGACGCCGCCAGCCCCGGATTCAAATGCGATTCAAAACTGACGACGCGCACATTGGTTCCTCGCAGCGCTTCTTGTCCCACGGTTGTCACGTGCGCGGGTATCATGGCTTCCGTGGTCAGGCGAAATGTCCCTGCGTATGACGTGCCTAAAGCCGACGGCAGGGTCAACGTGAGTTGCGTGTTGCTTTGAATGGATCCCACGGTTCCGATGTATTTGCCCCCCTCTCTCGTGTTTGACGCCGTGTACAACATTTGTCCCACCAAAAGGGTTGTTGTGAACAGGGTGTTGCTGCCCGTGACGGCGGTGGCTCCGTTCGCCACGCTTATGGTGCCTGCCGGTGGCACAACTCCCACATTCGCGGACCGGCTGGAATTGGCGTTGGTGACGGTGTTGATCGTGGTCAGCGCCGCGCAGGATTTGAAGCAGCCGGTTGAAAAAAACTCGCACCACGCGTTGTCGCTGGACATGCGGACCGATTTCAACCGCGGGCAATTGGTGAACGCGTTGACCCCCAGCACCTTTTTGCCGGTGGTTGCGTTGGTTGTTTTGGCCGCATCCGACAGCGTAATGTGCCCGGTGTAGTCGCGGGCTGGGAGCGTGTTTGTGAGCGCGGTGCGCTGGACCATGAGTTGAGCAATGGTTTTGGGCGAAGCAATGCTGGAACTTCCTAAACTTTGCACAACGGACACGGTTTTCGTGGCCGGGATGCCCTTGCTTTCCGTGAAAAAATTGGACGGGTTGAAGTCTTTTTGCTGGCAACAGCGATGGTCCCAGCCGTTTTCTTGCAACAAGTTGATGGTGGCGTTCTTGTTCACGGAACCCAAACTGGATTCTTCCAGGACGAGGCGATCCGATGAAATGTATGCGCTCACGCTGGCAATGTAGCGGGTTAATTCCACCACGCCGCCCACGGTGATTGTATTGTTGTTGGCAAACGCCTTGCGCTGTATCGTCAGCGTTTGGTTCGGGTCCCGCTGCACAAACGCGTTGCTCCTGTATTTTGCGGAAAGGGCCATTGCCGTTTTTTGTTCAAGTGGATTGATTTATTGGATTGGTTTATTGAACGCATATATTTAATTTTTTATAATTATTTTTAACTATAAAAATATGAAAATATGAAAATAATATGAAAATTTTGGGGAAGACGTAAAAGTATTAAAATAAATTGATCACATTGTCGCCATAAAGTAGGGTGTAACCATCATTTGCCACCGACGCGAGTTGAGTCAGATTATAGTAATTTCCCGCAGAGGCATATTGGGCACCATAATAAGCCTGACTCAATACATAGTTGGTCGTTATTGTGCCATCCGCATTTTCAGCCCGAATTTCAGTGATCCACGTACCAACATTTTGTCCTTGGTTTGTGTACACATTTGTGTGTAACATGGCATAACCCGCCCCATCGGCATAGTTGTACACACCCGTGAATCTGTATGTGGACTCGTCACCGCGTTTGATTCGTATTCTGACTTTTGAAACATAGTTTGGAGAAGCAACATCCAATGCGTTTGGATGAACTGTCCAAGACACTCTCCACACACGAACATCGTTTATTTCACCCGTGGTGGCCCACGACATGCCGTAGGTTATGATTTCATTCGTCTCAACTGGGAATAATACTGTGGGATTCGGAAGTGTATAGATGACATTGCTGGTAAACCTTTGTTGCACGACGTAATCGCCTGTGCCGCTGCCACCGTCATTCAGAACAAGTAAATCATTCCTTAATGGTCTACCCCACAATGATGGTGGCACCTGCACGTTACTAATGCTACTTTGGAGAGAACCCGATATGAAATATACGCCATGCGGGTTAGGTATGTTGACGGTTACATTTGTTGTCGCATCTATAAAATAGTGAAAATAAATCCATGTTCGGTTTTGGGCTACACGTTGTTGGTCCAATGCAGCAGGTATCACCAACGTGCATGTGTTCGTATTTGCGTTGACATCGGAAACACTCATTGTATATGGTCCTCCCGTCAATGGGGTTGGAATGAATGATGTTGCAATGTTCTTTGCCACACCGGACACAACGTAGTTAATTGAAACGTTCACGGGTTTTCCTGTGAGAAAAATATTGAGCCAGTTACTTGGATCGCTAATCAATAACGAGTTGGCGCCGTTGGCAATGGTGGCCGAAGAGTAATTGTTAGTCAAACCAGAGGCCCCATTTGCGGGATGTCGGTCGGCCCATGTCATGTGAATGTTCAATCCCGACACGGAAGACGGGTTACTGCAATTGAAACCGAAGTACCAGAGATTTGACGATTTTGTAAAGGTTACGTCTGATATTCCGGTTGAAATGAATTGCGTGTCCGATGCATTGCTTTGGCGTCCATTTGCATTTGTCAGAGCCACGACCACAAAGCTGAGCGATCCACGCGAACCGGATAGTGAAATATGCAACGTTGCAGTGGTTCCCGAAAGCGTATTGGTCGTGACAGTCGCGTCTGAAGGCAGTGCACTAAGATTTGGCTGCAACACACTCACGGCACTAACTCCCTCGGCCACGTTGTACGTCATGATGGCCATGTTGTCTGAATACGTGATGCCCTGCAGCGACAGCATGGGCTTGACAAAATTGGCAAGCAATGCAAGTGGAGCCGATGCTGCACTTTGGCTGCCGTTGGCATTGCTTTGTGCAATAACCACAATGGACATGGAGGTTGTGAATGCAACCGACAATGACACGGTTCTTCCGGAAGACCCGGTATTGATTATTGTGTTGACCAGCACATCTGCCGGCAATGCAGTAAGATCCGACTTCAAAACAGTGACTGCAGTGACTCGCGGATGCACGGAGTATGTCATGCTGGCCGTATTGCCCGAATACGTGACGCTGCCCGACAGCGTGGGCGCATCGTATTGTCCAACCAAGGTTTGTGCAACGGATGGTAAACTTTCACGGCCGGTGTCATTGGTTAGAGCCACAACCACGATGCTGAATGTGTTGGTAAACGGCACCGTGATTGTCGCGGTAACTCCACTAACGGAACTGGTTGCACCTGAAATCGCGGTGTTGTCCGATGCCTTCCGCACTTGCACTTGGGACACTCCGGTGTCCACGGTGTACGTCATGCTGGCGGTGTAGGATCCCGCGCTCACCGTGGTGTGCACAGGCTCGCTGGCTTTTACGGGCGCGGCAAATTGTTTCAGCAATGTTTGCGGTGCCGATGCCGCGCTTTCCCGGCCGGCCGCATTGCCTAGCGCTACAACCACGATGCTCACGTGTTCAGTGATTGTCACTGACACCGACGCACTTGTTCCGCCCACGGAAGTGGTAGCCGCAATCACGGTATTGTCTGATGCCTTCCTTACTTGCACTTGGGTGACCCCGGATGCCACGGTGTACGTCATGCTCGCCGTGTTCCCCGAATACGTCACGATACCTGAATTTGATATCACGGGTGCAGTGAATGCCACCCCAAATGGGCTGGTTTGCGCCGTGAGCTGCGAGCCATTGCTGAATGTGCTTGGAGGTTTGGGGGTCACACTTGCGACGTTCCATGCACTGATGTTTTGGTTGAATGCACTTGCATTGTAAAACATGAAATTCATGTTGGTAACCGCGCCGGTGTTCCACGCTCCAATTGGCTGGTTGAACACAGTGGCATTATAGAACATGGCACCCATGTTGGTGACTTTTGACGTGTTCCATGCTCCAATCGGCTGGTTGAACGCAATTGCATCTAAAAACATTTGCGACATGTTCGTAACATTTGATGTGTTCCATGATCCTATCGGCTGGTTGAACGCCCTTGCGTTGCGAAACACGTCCAACATATTGGTGACTTTTGATGTGTCCCACGCTCCAATCGGCTGGTTAAATACGGTTGTGCCAAAAAATGCGGTATTCATATTAGTAACATTTGATGTGTCCCACGAAGCAATCGGCGAATTGAATGACGATTTATTCATAAATATAAGGGACATGTCGGTCATGAGGGTTGTTACGATGTTGTTGAATGGAACGGGCGACGTTGGGCCAAATACAGACGGAATAAACGGCGCGCTGGTGCCACTGGCATAATTGGAAATCGCAGTATTCATGGTGCCCTGCTTCACTACCGCAAACCATTCAGGGCCGGTGCCTCGGGGGTTGGCGTAAATGAACAGGGGCGCGGAAGTGGGAACATCCGCCGCATTGCCAGTGTATTTGACGGTCGTGCCATTGGCATCCAACGACAGAAACGGCAACAGCAGTGCCGGCGCCGTGACCGTGGGCGCGGATGGAGCCAGTTTGTATTTCGTGTCCAGCGCGACAATGCTGGCCGCGGTTTTGTTGGCCTGAAAGTAGCTGAGGTCGCCGACGTAGTCAATGCGGAAGGTGTGACGGCGGTTGGCGTCCAGCACCAGGTTGTTCACGGTGGTTGTGGGGTTGCCCACCCCGCCCGTCACCGTTGCGCTCGTTTGCGCCGCATCAAACTGCACGGTGATCGCGTGAATCACCTTGTTCACCGCGCCGTTGCCGCCGTATTCAAACAAGAGCACGTTGCTGACGAGGGACGGGTCCGCCAGGCGGTTCACCTTGTAGTTGATGGTGCCGTTCGCATTGATGATGCCCCAACTCGGATTTTCGGTCCCCATTTTGAAATAAAATTCCTGAATTCGCGCGGCCAGTGTGGGAATGTCAACCCCCGACACGGCAACCGTGGTTCCATTCACGCTGCCTCCGGTGGTTTGCAGCGTGCTAACCGTGGTGGACAGCGCATTCACGGCGTTGTTGAGCGAAATCACGCTGTTTATCGCGGTTGTCATCGCGGCGGCGTCTGCTTTGTTGCTGACAACGGTTGCCAGAGAGGTCAGTTGCGCCAGCCCCCCCTTTGACGCGATTGCGAGCGACACCGTGCTGGCGTCGGCCGCATTCCCTTTTGCGGAGAGCGCGGTGGAAATGGAACTCGCAAAATTGGGGTTGTTGCCCAACGCCGCCGCCATCTCGGCCAGCGTGTTCAACTGCGCGGGAGCCCCGTTCAGCAGCGTTGCGATTTTGCCATCCAAATACGCCGTGGTGGCTTTGGGGGCCAATGCAGCCGACAGCGCAGACACGCTGCCACTCAATGCACCGTTGGCGGTCTGCAGCGATGCAAACGAGGCGGCAATGGCTCCGGACACCGACGCAATGGATGCGACGCGCGTTGAAGTTTCGGTCGCAACGGCCGTGCTGGTTGCGGTATGAGACACGTTCAACCACGCGAAGGACTGCAATGCAGCGGTGCTGATTGAAGTGATGGCGCTCACGCGGGTCACCGTTTCGGCCAAGATGGCGGTGCTCAATGACGTGTTGGCCGCACCCAAGTCTGCGGCAACCGACGCAACTGCCGTGCTCACCGACCCAACGGCGCTGGCGCGAACCGCGGTTTCGGACGACAAAGCCCCGCTCAACACCCCGTTCACGGCGGCAAATGACACGGATGCGGCGCTCAACGCGCCGGACAGGGACGCAACCGCGCTGCCGCGAGCGCTCGTCTCCGTTGATAGGGCGTTGATTAAACCCGCGTCCACCACCGAAAGCGACGGAATGGCGGTGTTGCTGAGCGACGCAACCGCGCTGACGCGCGCGCTCGTTTCGCTGGACACCGCCGTTCTCAACGCCGACACACGGGATATCGTGCTATCATTGATGGTGATGGCCGGATTTGTGATCATTTCGGACGCAATTTTCTCCAAGGTGTTGAATCTAGTCGGCACTCCGCTTAAAATGTTCTGAACGGCGGTGGACACCGCCGTGCTTCGGGTTGCGCCTTCCACAATCAATGCGGACGAAATTCCGGAATTGGCGTTCGACAGCGACGCAACTGCGGTGGATGCCGCGGTTGAAATGGACTGGATCTGGCTGGTTCGCACGCTGGTTTCGGCGATCATCGCGTTGCTGTGCGCAAGGACGGATGCGCTGACGGATGCAACCGCATTGGTCACGGACGCCGCCGCCGATGGCACCACGCCGGCACGAACCGCCGTTTCTGCGGCAAGCGCGGTCGCCGCGGTGGAATTCGCCGAAACGAGGGCCGACACGCTCGCGCTGATGGAGGTGGCGAGTGATGACACCGACGTGCCGCGCGCGCCAACTTCGGCTGCCAGCGCAATTGAAAACTGCGTGTTGGTTTGCTGGAGCGACACGGCCGCCACGGATGCCGACGCCGAAAGCGACGAACCCGCGGCCGTTCGGACACTGGCTTCGGTGGACAGGGCGGTGGACAGCGAGGAGGTGATGCCCGAAAGGGAGGCAAACGCGGTCGTTTGCAGCAGGTTCAGGGATGCCACCGCGGACACGCGCGCGCTGGTTTCGGTGGAAAGTGCCGCGGTGGCGTTGGCGTCCACAGTGGACAGGGACGCACGCGACGCAGCAATCACCGGCACCAACGATGCCACCGCAGACCCGCGGGCGCTCACTTCGGTGGACAGCGCGCCGCTCAACCCGGCATCAATCAATTGCAACGAAGACTCCGACGTGCTGTGCGTGATTGACGCGGCCGAAATTTCATTGGATCGCGCCAAAACTTCCGTGGAAAGCGCCGTGCTAAACGCGGAGTTGTTCACCTGCAGCGAGGAGGTGGCGGTGCTTAAGGCGGTGGAAAGCCCGGCAACAGACGCGGCGCGGGCACTGACTTCGCCGGAGAGGGCGGTGCTGAGAACGGAATCCACAACGGTGAGCGACGACGCAGACGTGCTCAATGCGCCAGACAACGCTAAAACGGCGTTGCTTCGCGTGACGGTTTCAATGGACAATGTGGTGGAAATGGAGGCGTGCGAGTTTATGAGGTTGGTTGCAAAACTGCTGTCGCCGCCAATTGCGCTGGCCAGTTCTGTCAGCGTGTCCAACGCGGTGACCAGGCCCGTCCCCCCGGCAATGGTTGCAATTTGGTCATTGACGAACGACTCCGTTGCCACCGCTTCGCCGTTGATCTTGGGCTTCACCGTGAAGTTCCATGCTCCGGTCACAGAGACGTTTCCCGTGAACGACGCGTTCCCAACCACGTTCATCGCGCTTAAATGCGCGCTCGTGAGGTTGGCGACGCTGATGGCGGCAGTCGCAATGGAGGCGCTGCTCACGGTGGCGAGCCCAATGTTGGCGGTCGGAATGCTGGCGATCCCCGTGAATGCCGGATTGTCAATGGGCGCTTTCAACGCATTCAGGGAGGCATCCGCCGCAGCGCGGTCGTTGATTTCTTGCTGGATGACCGACGTCAAGTTGGCCAAGTGCGCGACGATGGTTGAATTCGTGGAGCTCCCAATCACAATGTCGGTCACCAACGTGCCGTGAAACGCTTGGAACCCCACCGAGTCCAGCGTGGCGGGAATGGTGAGCGTTCCACTTAACTTCACGTTGGCAAATGCGCGGTCGCCAATGCGCTTCAAATTTGCCGGCAAAAAGGCGGCGGTCAGAGTCGTCGCGGCAAATGCAGTGAGCGAGTCAAATGCGTTTGCGCCGATTTCGGCCACCTTGAATGCGTTGGCCGGCACGCCGGCTCCATTGTACGTGGTGTTGGATCCCGCATACACGGCCGGAATGGCTGGGAACGCGCCCCAATTTGCGTTGCTCGCTGAATACGTTGCGTTTGACGGGTTGATGCCGGTGATGGCCAGCGTTCGGCCGACCGTGGAAACCACGGAGTAAGTGAAATTCGCGTCAGTGATCGCAGACATGATTTTTGATTGTGCGCGGTCTTATAACATGGAGTTATACAAAAATATACAAAAACAAAACAGTTGTATATTTTTGAATCGGCATTTGCACGGCGCGTGTATAATCACCGCTAACGGTCACCCATTCCTCACTCTAAATTAACACGTTTTCATCAACTCCGCCTCCCCCCGCCTGCTGTGGCGGTGGTGGTGGCGCTGGGTTGGTAAAAATTGAGATGCGATGATTCGAACGTTCGCATACATACATTCTACCAGAATTGTCGACTGTCACAGCAGCTGGATTATTAAATTCCCCGTTTCCTGAACCTGAACCACCTGAACCCGATCCAACTGTTCTTATCAGCGTTCCTCCGCTGGTAAATAAATGTATTTTGTGACTGTCGTAATCTGCAACAATGACTTGTCCAATGGCACTGTTATCAACTGCAACGCTTGAATCATTCAACATGCCTGGAAATTTAGTAACAAACGTGCCAAATTGATCAAAAATTTGAACACCACCGATACCTCCCACAATCACATGTCCGACTGAATTAATTGCAACACTTCTTGGATAGTTCAATTGTCCATTCGCTGTGCCATACGTTCCCCATGTCCGAAGGTGACCTCCATTACTGTTGAATATTTGAATTCGGCTATTTGTGGTGTCAGCAACCACAATGTTGCCATCCATGTCAAATGCAACGCCAGCAGGGGAACTGAATACTCCATTGGTTGACCCACGTGGGCCGCCAAGCTTTGTAAAGAAATTATGAGCGACAGAACCTGACCCACTGTACAGTTGCCATATCATAATCCGGTTATTTTCCGAGTCTGCAATTGCAATGCGCTTATTTTTATAACAATATGCAACTTGCTGAGGCGCATTCAAATCGTTGTCTCCAGCTCCGCTTGAACCACTTGTGTTGCCAAATAAGCTGTATATAGACGGGGAAGACCCGCTCAAGTCGTACATTAGAACTCTATGATTTGAACTGTCGGAAACAAGTAGGAATGACTTAATCAAAGGATTGACCGCAGCACCATCGGTGTAGTATGCATGTGCAATGCCCCGGGGTCTATAAAATACGCTGTAATTACCCGTACCACTTCCCTGCGAACCAAATGTGGAGTCAAACGCGAACATGGGTGAGACAACTCCATTATATCCAGGAATGGTTATTTTACTACCACCGGAATTTGTATAAAATTCTGAAGTCACACTTCGTGATTTGGTGTAAGTTGATAGAGCGGTTACTCCAACTCGTCTCTCGGAAAGTGGCATTCCAATTGTTGCAAGTGTTCGCGGGGGGTCAAATGGATTACTCATGCTCACCGAAGTTGGACCATTTGACAATGGTTTCCATCCGCCGGGGTAGGCTGCATCATATTCACTCAATTTTATTCCGAATACGCCAGTGTCCATTGTGTATGTGCGCGTGGAACTGTATGTATTCGTGCCAGCCGGCACAAGATAAGTTGGACCATTGGTTAGCAACGGCTGCGATAATGGACCCGTCAACGTTTGAGGAGATGCGCCAAATACTTTATAGGAGTTATTGTTCCGGTCTGCCACATGCAATCTTCCAGTTACATCAACCGCCATGCCGGCGATATAGTTGAATTCAAAAGCACCAGTTGAGCCGGTGTACCCAAAATGTTCAATGTAATTCCAGTTCTTATCATGAATCACGATGACATTTGACGAATACGCTATAAATATTTTTTCGGTTGCATCAATTGCAATCGCCTGGGGGGTTTGTTCAAACGTTTTTTGGCTGAGGTAGGTGCCGGACTTATTAAACACTTGAACGCGCTTATTTCCACCGTCCACTACGTAAATATTATCCAAGTTGTCAATTGCGATGCTATCCTGAGAAGATGCAAAGTTGAACTGGCCATTCGCAGAGCCGGCTGAACCAAATTTGCTAATGAAGGCACCAGTATTACTGAATATTTGCACGTTATGATTCGTGCTATCGCTGACGATGATGTTGTTGTCCGAATTGACTGCGACCCCGCTTGGAAACATAAATTGTCCATTCCCGGTGCCATTAGAACCAAAACTACGAATGTGGTTTCCGGTGATGGTGAACATTTGAATGCGCTTGTTGCCAGTATCAGCTACAACAATGTTTTTAGAATTGTCAAGTGCAATGGCACCTGGTTGTGAAAACAATCCATTGGTCGAGCCACTTGAACCAATGGCAATCCCGTACTGAATATTCTGAATATTGCCATTAGGATAGTTTAAAACCTGCAATCCGCTGTCCTTTAATGATATAATGACTTGATCTGATCCATTAAACGCGATGCCGTTTGGTTGAGGTATTCCACTAAAATGCATGATAGAAGTGTACTCGCTGGGGAACCCAATCCCCAACATTTGCGATGCCGATGCCGCGCTTTCCCGGCCCGTCGCATTGGCCAGGGCAACCACCACAATGCTGACGCTATCGGTGAGTGTAATTGAGATTGTTGCACTGGTTCCGCTCACGGATGTGGTAGCCGCAATCGGGGTGTTGTCCGATGCTTTCCTCACTTGCACTGCAGTCACTCCGGTGGCCACCGTGTACGTCATGCTCGCCGTGGTTCCGGAATACGCGATGCTACCGGACAGTGTGGGCGCGGCGAATTGTTTCAGCAATGTTTGCGTGGCAGATGCCGCGCTTTCCCGGCCGACCGAATTGGCCAGCGCAACCACTTTTATGCCCAGTGGCGAGTTTAAATCCGTCAATGGCGCAGTGAATGTTGCACTTCCATTGGCGACTGATACGGTAGAAAATAGAACGACGTCCAATCCATTTAGCACTTTTACTGCAGTAACTCCTTCGGCCACCGCGTATGTTACATTATTGTATTCTTCATCGGAACCGACGCGGTAGACGCTCTGAGTCCAGGTGAAACCGTAGTCGCGGGAGAAGTAGAGGCGATAACTACCATTCATACTCGCGCTTTGATATTGCCCGGTGGATGATACAGCGATACTTAACCAGGATATACCTGTAGGTGCTCCAGATAATACCCAATTTACTCCATAATTTGATGAAATGTATATACCACCGACATTATTAACTGCAGTTTGATACTGTCCCGTCGATGATATGGATATATTCATCCAATACGTGTTGATAGGTACGCCACCTGCCGCAGAAACCACCGACCAATTCACACCGAAATTGGATGAGATATATATGCTTCCTTGGAGGTTTGTTACCGCGCTTTGATACTGTCCGGTGGATGATAAAGAAATAGAATACCAACCTGCGGTTGCAGGTACTCCATTTGCGGCAGGAACCAACGTCCAATCCGCACCCCAATCAGATGAACGGTACATACCTCCACCATCAGCCACCGCAGTTTGATATTGCCCAGACCCAGTGGAGATGGAGATACCCTGCCAATTACGAACTGATTCTTTTGGCGTCCACGTTACACCATAATCGGATGATACAAATATAGTTTGACTTTCCGCATTCGCCGATTGATACTGCCCGGTAGATGATACTGAAATACTACTTTGGTACGCGACGGGACAATTACGTCTTACAGTCCAATTTACACCATAGTTGCTTGATGTATAGATATTGCTTCCATTGGCTTCAGAACGACTAAACACAGATTGATATTGTCCGGTGGATGATATAGCGCCACTAAAAAACGATGCATTTGCAGATACTCCATTCGCGGTAGGAACCAACGTCCAGGACACGCCATAATTAGATGAAGTATATAAACCTACAGTGGAACCGGCAGTTTGATACTGCCCGGTTTGTGATAATGATATAAAATTCCAATACTTTATCTCGCTCTCGCGCCTCTCCGTCGGTTCGCTTGATCTTACGGGCGCGGCAAATTGTTTGAGCAATTCCTGTGATACAGACACCGCGCTTTCACGGCCGTCCGAATTGGCCAATGCAATCACCTTAAAGTAAAACGGTAACTTCACTTCCGCGAAAGGCACCGTGATTGTCGCGGTATTTCCACTGATAGAACTGGTTACGCCTGTAATGTCAGTAGGATTAGCTGCATAACTGATATTTACTGTATGACCACTGTAAACCCATTGACCCCATACTCCATAATTGATAATAGTTAATATAGTACCGTTACTGGACCCCCCTCCAGATATAAATGTAATATTGACTGACTCGTTCGTATTAAGCAAAGGAGCAATCTGAAAGGCAGCAAAAATAATTTGTTCACGGATACGGTTAGTCAGCCCTGTGTCTGTGTGCTGTAAATCTATGTTCCACGCTGCCAAATTTGTATTAGCAACCAATGGACTTACGGCACCGTTATTATACTCTTCTGGTGTTAATAGATAAAAATTGGGGAATACAGTTGGTCTTGCCCTCCGCACTTGCACCGCAGTCACTCCGGTGGCCACGGTATACGTCATGCTGGCGGTATAAGATTTCGCGCTCACCGTGGTGTACACGGGCTCGCTGGCTTTTACGGGCGCGGCAAATTGTTTCAGCAATGTTTGCGTGGCAGATGCCGCGCTTTCCCGACCGCTTGCATTGGCTAATGCAACTACAACAAAGTATAATGGTAAATCTGCTTCCGAGATCGGCACCGTGATTGTCGCAGTGGTTGCATTCATTGTAATGTTTACGCCCGTAATGTTAGGATTAGGTGCGGGTGTGTAACCTGGTATAGAAACATTAACGAGGGTATTATAATAATATATTGAGGCGTTATTATTTCCAAGATTGGTAATAGTCATTATAGAACCATTACTGGACCCTCCACCACTTATAACTGTAAGATCGGCTTGCTCATTCACATTAAGAATACCAGCAACCACGCGGGCAGCAAATGCCATTTGCTCATATATACGATTGGGCCCTGAACTTAAGAACTGATTATCTATGTTCCATCCCAGTAAATTTGTATTGGCAACCAATGGACTTACAGCGCCATCGTTAAACACTGCTGGGGTTAATAGATAAAAATTGGTGGGTATAGGTTGTCTAACCCTCCTCACTTGCACTGCAGTGACCCCAGATGCCACGGTGTACGTCATGCTCGCCGTGGTTCCGGAATACGTGATGCTGCCGGATATGGTGGGCGCGGCAAATTGTTTCAGCAATGTTTGCGTGGCAGATGCCGCGCTTTCGCGTCCGGCCGCATTGGCCAGGGCAACCACCGTAATGTCCAGCGGTGACGCTGCATCCGTGAACGGCACCGTGATTGTCGCGGTCAATGAACTAATGGAACTGGTTGCACCAGAAACCGGGGTGTTGTCCGATGCCTTCCTCACTTGCACTGCAGTCACTCCGGTGGCCACGGTGTACGTCATGCTCGCCGTGGTTCCGGAATACGTCACGATACCTGAATTTGATATTATGGGCGCGGCAAATGCCACCCCAAATGGGCTGTTTTGCGCTGTGAGTCCCGAGCCACTGCTGAATTCGGTTGGAGGTTTGGGGGTCACGCTTGCGACGTTCCATGCACTGATGTTTTGGTTGAATACACCTACATTTGAAAACATGTTGTTCATATTGGTGACTTTTGATGTGTCCCATGCTCCGATGGGCTGGTTGAATACAATGGCATTATTAAACATCGACCTCATAGTGGTGACGTTTGATGTGTTCCATGCTCCAATCGGCCGGTTGAATGAAGTGGCATTAAAAAACATAAAGGACATATTCGTAACAGCCCCCGTGTACCATTTGTCAATCGGTTGATTGAATGAATTGGCGACCATGAACACGGACTCCATGGTGATGATATTTGATGTGTCCCACGAAGCAATTGGTGAATTGAATGACGTTTTATAAGCAAATATATCGGCTATGTTGGTCATAAGGGTTGTTACGATGTTGTTGAATGGAACGGGTGACGTCTGACCAAATACAGATGGAATAAACGGCGCGCTGGTGCCGCCAGCATAATTGGTAATCGCAGTCTTCATGCCCTGTTTCACCACCGCGAACCATTCGGGGCCGGTGCCTCGGGGGTTGGCGTAAATGAACCAGGGCACGGAAGTGGGAACATCCGCCGCATTGCCGACGTATTTGACGGTCGTGCCGTTAGCATCCAATACTACATCCGTTGACAATGACGCCAAGGTCTGCGGATCCGATGCAATGCTTTCCCGGCCGTTGGCACCGGATGCGGACACAACTATGTTGACTGGTGGAATTCCAGATGCAAGTGTAATTGCTAGGGTTGCGACATTTCCAGACACTGTATTGGTTGTTACAGTTGCACCCGCCGGCAAGAAGGCTGAACGAATGAATGATACCAATGTGGATGCCGACGTGGCGGTTGGAAAATCACCACCATTTCCGCTGTTTACTCCGGTTGCGGAATTTATAAAAACCGCAGGCACCTGTCCAGTCGGTAGTGAACCATTTGCGCCTAGTGACACCGGCAGAACATCTGGCATGTAAACGAACTTGTTGAGTGAGGTTACGGGGTCAACGTATTCTGCATAATTGATGTATGCAAGACCAATGCGCCCATTTTGGAACGTATTAGAAGTTCCTGAAAACAGCGCTCCACCAAACCCGCAAAAATCAATGCCCGTATTGTAACTCACACTTTGGCCAGTGGTCACACTTCCCGAGAGAGTCTGTTTAACACCGTTCACGTAAATGTGATACTTTCCAGTGCTGAGATCCCACGATGTAAACAAATGATAATTTCCATTACCCGAAATGGGGTTACTTGTTGTCACGAAATTACCAACAACGGTTGAACTGTTTCTTAAAGTAATCGCAATGTTTTGTCCGGATTTATAAAATGCACAAGCTTCTCCGTATGATGAATTTGCACGAGAAGACCACATAAATCCAGAAGTTGCATCGGTGAACTCCCACCAAATGCTAATGGTCCCGCGTGGGCCGTTTGCCAAGTTCAATAACTGTGCCCGCCTTAATGGATTGTTCTGCAGCAAAAACCGACTATATGAAACACTTTCGGTTGCATTCACAGTCAATGCAGTTACCCCAGATGCAACGGTGTACGTCATACTGGCCGTGTTCCCCGAATACGCGACTGAATTTGATAACACGGGCTTGGCATATTGGATAATCAAGAGTTGTGCGTCGGATGCCGCGCTTTCACGACCATTTGCATTTTCAAGCGCGACAACAACGATGCTGGTGTTTTCGGTGAGTGTAATTAAGACTGTTGCACTGGTTCCGGTCACGGATGTGGTGACCCCCGTGGTTAGAACGCTGCCATCTGACGCTTTTCGCACCTGCACTGCAGTAACCCCAGATGCCACGGTGTATGTCATGATCGCCGTGTTTCCGGAATACACGAGACTATCTGACACTAATACGGGTTTCGTGAATTTTACTAACATAGTTTGAATGGTGGACAATGATGCACTTTCCCGGCCGTTGGCACCGGATGCGGACACAACTATGTTGACTGGTGGAATTCCAGATGCAAGTGTAATTGCTAGGGTTGCGACATTTCCAGACACTGTATTGGTTGTTACAGTTGCACCCGCCGGCAAGAAGGCTGAACGAATGAATGATACCAATGTGGATGCCGACGTGGCGGTTGGAAAATCACCACCATTTCCGCTGTTTACTCCGGTTGCGGAATTTATAAAAACCGCAGGCACCTGTCCAGTCGGTAGTGAACCATTTGCGCCTAGTGACACCGGCAGAACATCTGGCATGTAAACGAACTTGTTGAGTGAGGTTACGGGGTCAACGTATTCTGCATAATTGATGTATGCAAGACCAATGCGCCCATTTTGGAACGTATTAGAAGTTCCTGAAAACAGCGCTCCACCAAACCCGCAAAAATCAATGCCCGTATTGTAACTCACACTTTGGCCAGTGGTCACACTTCCCGAGAGAGTCTGTTTAACACCGTTCACGTAAATGTGATACTTTCCAGTGCTGAGATCCCACGATGTAAACAAATGATAATTTCCATTACCCGAAATGGGGTTACTTGTTGTCACGAAATTACCAACAACGGTTGAACTGTTTCTTAACGTAATCCCAATGTTTTGTCCGGATTTGAAAAATAGACAAGCTTCTCCGTATGATGAATTTGCACGAGAAGACCACATAATTCCAGAAGTTGCATCGGTGAACTCCCACCAAATGCTAATGGTCCCGCGTGGGCCGTTTGCCAAGTTCAATAACTGTGCCCGCCTTAATGGATTGTTCTGCAGCAAAAACCTATTCATATTTTCCATTCCATATACATTCAACGAATCTACTCCAGAGGCCACCGCGTACGTCATGCTGGCGGTGTTCTCCGTGGTGTACACGGGCCCGCTGGTTTTTACGGGCGCGGCAAATTGTTTCAACAATGTTTGCGTGGCAGATGCTGCGCTTTCGCGGCCGACTGCATTGGCCAGGGCAACCACCACAACGTCTGTGGTGATGTTGGAAAAGTCGTATGAAATTGCCACGCTGGTTCCGATCGGCGTGTAATTGCTGAGTGCGCTATTATCCGATGCCTTCCGCAGTTGCACCGCTGTCACTCCGGTGGCCACGGTGTACGTCATGCTGGCCGTAGTTCCGGAATACGTGATGCTGCCGGACAGTGTGGGCGCGGCAAATTGTTTCAACAATGTGTGTGATGCCGATGCCGCGCTTTCGCGTCCGCTTGCATTGCCTAGCGCAACCACCACAAAATTCAACGGTGATTCCGCGTCCGTGAACGGCACCGTGATTGTCGCGATCAATGAATTAATGGAACTGGTTGCACCTGAAACCGGGGTGTTGTCCGATGCCTTCCTCACTTGCACTTGGATGATCTCGGAGTCCACCAGGGTGTACGTCATGCTGGCGGTGTAAGATCCCGCGCTCACCGTGGTGTACACGGGCCCGCTGGGATTTGCGGGCGCGGCAAATTGCCTGATTAATGTTTGCGTGACAGATGCCGCGCTTTGCTTGCCGTAAGAATTGGCTTCGGCAACCACCATAATGTGCAGCGGTGAAACCGAACCCGGAAACGTGACCGTAACTGAAAATAATCGGGTGGCTCCAGTGGTGCTAACAATGGATTGCTGCACGCTGGTTCCTGCTGGCAGTTGCATTTGGCCCACAGTCAGCATAGTCAACTGATCCACGCGATAACCTGCGATATAATTCATTTGGGCGGTGTTATTGGCGCCGCTGGTTTCATACGTTATGTCGCCCGATATCGTCGGCACAGCATAGGTCGGAATGTCTTCGCCCACAATGGAAGTCGTTCTGGCACTTTCGCGTTTGTCGGCGGTTTCCTTGGAAGACAGTAAACCAGCGGTTTGACCAATACGATTTGCACTATAATTCACAATCACGGTGAATGGCGATGTGCCGGTGCATATTGCAAGTAGTGACACGCCATCGCTATCATAATTATTAATGCCCGCAGGGGATGCACTGGTGTATTGTGCCGTGTAATTGTACGACGTCCCATTAAACGTAACCTCCGCTGATCCCGGAACATACACCGGCGGGTCATATTGCCCGAGCGGCACAAACGCATCCGATGCCACGCTTTGCAGCCCGCCCGAATTGGCCAGCGTAATCACCGCAATCTTAATGCTTTGCTCGTCCGTGAACGGCACCGTGAAGGACACGCTTCCGCCGCTCGCGGCTTGAGACGCAATGTAGGTTCCGCCCGTGTCCGGGTTGATGACCCTGACGGCGGTGGCCAGCGGGTGCACGGTGTACGTAAATGTCGCGCGATACGATCCCGGGCTCAGCGTGGTGTATACGGGGTTGACGGGATTCGGTGTCAGCGTCGGTTTGGTGAACGTGATGGCTTCGGCAGTGGCGACAACAAACGCGCTGTAACGCTTGCCGTCCCCCGTTTTCGCCCGCAATTGGAAGAGGGGCTGGCCGATTTGTCCAACCAAGTAAGACCGGGACACGCTCACTTGCCCGCCGACCACGGCTACATCAGATGACTCGTATGTGCTTGTCGCCGTATTGTATGTCTGCAATTCAACCATGCTGGCCGCAGTGGCGTACGTTGCGGCATACGTGTACGTGGACTCAGACACCGTCACGGATTTGGAGCCGACAACTTCGGCCGGCGCCGCGTGCTGCAGGTAGTCGTTGTAAACGTTGGTCAGCGACAACAGCGCGCTTTCAAACTTGGTGGCGGAGGACAGGGCCTTGATGTCCAACTGGCCGAGCGGATTGGCTCCCGGCAAGTATTCCAGCGTGTGCACGTATTGCGTGGTGCCGGCCACGGCATAGCTCGTTCCGCCAACCGATATGTGCTGAACCCCGGACTCAAAATTGATGGTGATGACCTGCGAAATTTTACCCGTGGCGTCGCTCCATGTGGTCGCCGCATACGGCGTTACCACCGTCGGCGTGGCGTACGTGAAGCTGGAAAGCGCCAACTTGGGCACGGTGAACGGCGAATTGGCGGGTGCCGAGCGCACTGTGGTGGGATCCGCAGTAATCACAATGTCGGTCGCATTGGTCGCATAATCGGACGTGCTGCTGGATTCCACGTTGAACGTGTACGTGTTTGTGCCGCTCGTCAGCGAAATCGGGGCCAACGGGTATTCCACGCCCCGGCTGCTGTACTTCACGCTCGTCTGCATGGGATCAAACTGCACGACAACCACTTGCGTCACTTTAGTCACGGCAAACGTGGCGGCATCAAACGTGAATGCCAGGGTTGACGACTGCAGCGCCATGTTGGAGAGCTTGTTCACGGCATAAATGATGACTCCATTTGCGTTCACACTCCCGGCGTATTCGTACAGCGCGTCCATTTGCCGAATGGTGTCGCTCAGCATTCCGATGGTTTGACTGTTGGCGGTCATGTTGGTTTGCAATATTTGAACTTGGCCGGAAACGCTGGTCGCAACCACCGTCATGGAAGACACGGCGCTTTGCATCTGGGACACCGACGCGCTGCCGGCCTTGGTTTCAACCGTGTCCACCAGTTGCGTGAGATCCGCTTGGCTCGCTTTCAGCAGCACCCCGCTGTTCAAGGCTGCCACGTCGCTTTGGTTGGCCTTGCCGTTGATCAAACCGGTTAGGGTGGTTCCGAATGTGGCGTCGTTATTGATCGCCAAGGCAATTTCGTTCAGCGTGTCCAGTGCGGTCACCGCACCCCCGCCGACCACTGCCACGATCGCAGAATCCACTTCGGTCTGATTCGCCAACGCGCTCACGTTGATGCCCGCGATCAGCACCGATTGTGCGGTGGACAGCGACGCAATTGCTTGGTGTTGTCCGCTCACCGTGCTGGACAGCAGGGTAGATACGGATGCCGCGTCGCTTTGCCGAACGGATGCCGCGGTTGAAATGCCGGCGGAAAGCCCAGCGTCCACGGTTTGAAACCCCAAAACGGTTCCCGACAGCAACACGGATGCAGACGCCATGCCGCTCTGCCGAACGGAGGTCGCGGCCACGATTGAATTGCTGGCCGACAAATCGGACAGCTGCGCGGCCGATGCCAGGGTGGAAAGCGACGTGGAAATGGACGTGACGCCGCTCGCACGAAGCGACGCGGTGGCCGAAATGCCGCCCGACGCCGACACCTGCGTGCTTTGGTTAACTGAAATGAATGCGGATACACCGCTGGACACGGATGCGGCTTGGCTGGTTCGGACCGACACCGCCGACGAGATGCCGGCAGACAGCGACGTGTCGGCCAGTTGCAGCGTGGAAACCGCCGCGGACAGGGACGCCGACACGGCAGCCACTTCGTTAATTCTCGTATTGTTGGAGACATTCACCGTATTGCCCATGTTGGGTTTATCTTGGGAAACATACGTCAACGTGTTGGGTGCATCGTTCGGCACGTCAAATACGATCGTTGCAGTGCTCATTACCGGGGTTGCCGCAAAAAAGCTTGTGCCGGAATTTCCACCTCCACTAAATTTGATGGTGGTGGTGCCAGGCGTTATGGCCTGGGTGGGAATGTTAACGTTAACGTCAAACCAACCATTTGCAGGAAGGTCGCTGTTCCTACCCTGCAAAATCGCGGTAACTCCGACTGCCGGAATGTTTGTTAATGCAAACGATATATCCGGGTTTACTAAAGTTCCCATATTGCTACGATCTCCTGGAGTGATTATAAGGTCGGAAATCACACCGTTGGAAAATCTCAATCGGTAGTCAGCATATCGGACGACGGCGCCCGATACCTGCGATAAAAAATTTGAATACCCATTTCCGTAGCTGCCGACTCCGGTTCCAACTGCTACATATTGCGTTGCAATGCCCACCACTTTGGGGCCGGTTGGTGAATAAACAAGTGATGGATTGTAAGAAAGCCCGGACGTTTGGAAATAAAATGGATGACCCCCAGCACCGATAGTAAAAGTGTATCGGCTGCCGCGGATAAGGGTCAACACTGGTTTACTGACCCCGTTAATGACATACTCATTCTCTCCAGCTGTCACCGTGAGAGCAGTGGCCGTTCCTGATGCCAACGCGGTTTCCGTGGCGGAAATGGTGGAATACAGCACCGGTCCCGCGTCCAGCGTGGCCGCAATTTCAAACAGCGTGTCCAGCGAGGCAGGGGCCGCGCCCACCAATGACGTCACCGCGGTCAGCACCTGCGTCGAGCGGTTCACAATTTGCGCGCTCAACGCCGACGAAAGGGATGCGACAGACAATGAAAGCGCGGACACGCCGGCATCAATTGCGCCAGTGAGCGATACAACGCTGGCATTTCGCTCGGACACGGCAACGGTTGCAGCGGACCCGTGCGCCGAAGTCACCGCCTGCAGCGAAAGCACGGACTGCGCGGTTGCCGACAGGATGGACGAAACGGATGCGCTGCGTTCGCCCGTCTGCAACGCAATGTCGGACCGGTTGGCGCTGATGACGGTGGACAGCGATCCCACTTGGCCCAGCGCGCCCGTGGACAGCGATCCTATCGCCGAAATGCGCGTGCTTTGCAGTGCGCCGTTGGATTCAATGTGCACAACGCCGCTGCTGTAGTCAACGGCGTACCCCTTCATGGTGGTGAAGGCGCCGAAGTCGGTGTAATTCACGAGGATTTGCGTGCTTGCTCCCGCCACATGAGAGAATTTCTGTTTGAGATTGGTGGCGCCCTTCAACACGAAGGCCGAGGCCGAGGTGAATGCGTGGGTCCGCACGTCTTGTGACGCAGTAAACAACTGGCTGGGTGCCGTTGCGATCACCGCGTCGGATGCGTCCAGCAAACTCACGGTGTACTGGTTGGTGTGGGTGGATGAAAACAAGGCACCCGTCATGGACGTTATCACGTAGTTGCTGCCCGCCGCAACAAATGCGGGGGTGGTGAGTGGAACCACGTGGCTGCCGGACGAGCTTGCAGTGGACACCCCGAACGCTCCCGTGGTGGTGTAAACAGTGGTTTCCGTCGCCGCCGTGGCTTTTTGATTCACCGTGATCGTGATGTCGGACCCGGACACCGCGGTCACCGTGCCCTTCAAATAATCGGTGGGAGAATACGTCACCACAATGCGGTTGCCCGTTGCAAAGGCACCGCCGCCGCCCGATTTCCGAAACGTCACGGAATCGTTCACGTTTATGCCCAGCAGGTTGAACACCGTGCTGGTTATGGCGTCGGGCGCAACCGACGCGGCCGCCGTGATTTGCGGCAGAAGTCCGGCATTCAAGCCCTGCGTCGTTGAAACTTGGGCACTGATTGCGTCCGACAGCGCTGCAACGGAGGCAACGCGATTCACCGTGTGATCGGAAAGCGCCGCATGGAACGTCGCGTTTCCCGATGCAAGCACCGGCACGGTGGTGGAAACGAGGGACGACAAGGACGTGATCGCGCTGCTTCGCGCGGGAGCAATGCCCTCGATTGCAGTGGAAAGCGAAGCGTCCGCCGTTTGCAACGTGGAGACGTGCAACGACCACGTGGACGAATTCGCGGAAATGTTCAAACTGCGCGTCAATGTTGCCGTGGACAGGCTCGTGGAAAGCGCGGTGTCGGCATTTTGCAGCAACGACGCCGCAGTGGAAATCGCCGCGTTCAGCGACACCGTTTGCGATGCTCGCAAGGACGTGGCCTCGCTCAACACAGTGCTAGCGGACACGTCGGTGGATTGCATCTGCGACACGGCGGTTTGCAGCACGGTGGAAACGGATTCCAGCTGGCTTACGCGAACGGGGACTGTCCCGGAAATGCCGCTGGACAGCGACGCGTCGGCGGATTGCAGCGCGGACACTTGCACCGAAAGGGCAGACGACAGCGAGGACACGTCCGTGCTGCGCCGGGTGGACAGCGACGCAATGGATTGAATGATCACGGCTTGGGACATTTGCGCATTCACGGCAAACTGCGGATCGGACCCGATGGCGGTTGCAACGTCGGCCAACGTTTGCACGGTGGTGAGCACGGCCGCGCCGTTGATCAGCTTGATCTTGGATTGCGTGAACGATTCCGTCGCCATCACTTGCGCATTGAACTTGGGGGCGTTCGCGTTGAAATTCCAGTTGCCAGTCACCGTGCCGCTCCCCGCCAAGGTTGCGCCACCGTTCACGGTCAGCGAAGCAATGGTCGCGGTGTTGGTCACGCTGACGGTGGCGACATTCGCAGTCTGCACGGTGGCGTTGGTCGCCGTCATGGCCGAAATCGCGGCGGTTGGGATCACGGTGGTGCCGGTGAACACGGGATTGGCTTTGGGCACTTTCAGCGCGTTCAACGTGGCGTCGGTGGCAACCCGCGCATCTATTTCTTTGCTGGTCACGCGGGTGGCATCCACCACGCCCGACAGCAGGTCCGTCATCGTCTCGTTTTCAACCACGAGCTCGTCAATGAGCGTGCCGGCAAACGCGTTGGCCCCGATGTGCGTCACGCTGGCCGGAATGGTCAAGCGCCCGCTCAACTTTACACCGTTGAATGCGTTGTCTCCGATGCGAACAAGCCCGTTGGACAAAACCAGCGGGCCTTCGGCAAACTCGGTTCGGCCGTTGAATGCGCCGGTTGCAATTTCAACCACCGCAAATGCGTTTTCTGAGGCGCCGTATCCGGTGTATGCCAGCGTTCCGCCCGCATAAAGTGCTGGGATCGCGGGAATGCTCCCCCAATTCACGTTCCCAGCGTGGTACTTGGCCGGGTTCACCCCGGTGATCATCAGGGTGCGCTCGCTGCTGGAAACCAAGGCGTAGGCAAAATTGTCGTCAAATACGGACATATTATTATGGTTTGCCTTATACCATAAAAATATATAAAAATGCGTAAATATATTTAATTCCCCCAATCATCCCGATTGCCAATTCTCTCTCTCTCTCTCTCTCTTTATCAATTGTACAGCACCTGCAGTTCCAGCGCAATGGAGTAGTCGTTCCCGTTCAAATGAAGCACGTTGCCGAATTTGTCCAGCAGCCGAATGGTCAACTTCTCCAACCGCACCGGCCCCAAGTACTCGCGCATCTTAAATATCATGTCGCCCGCGTTGTCGTTGATGATCGTCAGCTGCCCGCTGCTCACCGTGATCCGCCCTAAAATGTTGAACCCTAAATACGAATCCCCCGTTTGCGCAATGATGCTGTTCGTGATGAAGTTCTTGTTGTAGTCGTCCACGTCCACGTACAGGTAATTCCATATGGAGCTGCCGTACGACGACTCGCTCTCCAAAAACGCGTGATACGTGGTGATCGGCACCTGGCTGATCAAATCCATGCGCTCGTTTTGCCACGTGCGGCGGTATGCCAACTGCTTAAACCCCATCATCCATCCCGCGCTGCGGCTGATGGTCTTGATGTTCGCGTTGTAATACTCCTTTTCGTGCTCGTCCTTGATGCGCTGAATGTCGCAATCGCTGTAAATGCACCCGTTCGTCAAATACTTGTTGTACTTGTTGGGGTCGTCAAACATGACCACGTACTCAAAATCGGGGCTGGTCGCGCACGTCAAGGTCGTGCTGTTCACAAACATCATCGTCTTGCTGGTGTGCGAGCTGATTGCAAACTGAAAAAACTCCATGCCGTTGGCCGTGTTTTTAAACAAGTTGTTCATGCACTCCATGAATTCGTCGCTCAAATAATTGCCCTCCGGAATCACAATATCGCTCGTGTACACTTCGTCCGGCTCGTACGGCGCAACGTTCAGTCCCGTAATCATCACCGTAAATCGGTTGCTTTTAACGGCGTCGGAAAAGGCGTACCACATGTTGGGGATTTGCACCGACGCAATTTTCATGGACACCACGTTTTCCACGGGGTACGGCAGCACCCACGACGCGTTGGTGGACAGCGTGCCGTTGTAATTCGTGCGAAACAGCGTGTCCATGGACAGCAGACGCTTAATCACGCGCCGCTCAATCGGGTTCAATACACCGGTCGGGAACTTGTAATCGTACGTGTTGGTCACTGCCGCAATGTTGCGCTTGGCATACGTGCTGGACCCCCCGTCGTGCACCGCCGACTCTCGGTGGAAGGCGTCGTAATTCGTGGGATTTGTGGAGTAATTCAGATGAATGGTGTTGGTATTGTTGCCGTTGCCGTTGTTGCCGTTGTTGCCGTTTTCACGGGTCTGGTACTCGTGATTTTGAGAGATAATGTCCGGAGCATACGGTTTTACCCGGTTCCGAATAAAATGATCCAATTTCTCTCTGCAATGATGAATGAAAAGGGCGGCATCCGAATGCTCCGCCAACGTGCCGGACAACTGCTGCGCGCGGTCGCCCACTTCCCGTGCCGTGCAAGTGGAGGAGTTCAATTTGAACATGTCGAAAATCTCAAGCACGGTGTAGTTATCAACATCAAAATCAATCGCGGACGACATGCGGTTGGCACGGATATACATGCGTGACATTTATAATTCATTCCAATACACGAACGAGTTCGCAAGGTTTTCATGGGTTGCCGCAAGGCACGCAACCGCCTCCACTCGCCACGTTTGTGCCGCTTGTTCCAGTCGCTACGCTTCCAGTCGCTGCGCTTCCAGTCGCTACGCTTCCAGTCGCTACGCTTCCAGTCGCTACGCTTGGAACCGCGCATGACGTGGGTTGCATTCGCATCTTCAACTCGTTAATGATTTCGGCCAACAATTGCGCGTCAAAGGCACCGTGTTGGGGAAACCCGTACCGCTGAATGTAGAGATCATACTCCGGGCGCAACTTGATCCTGGTGGTGGTCACCTTTTGTTCCTTGAAAATGGTGAACGTCCTTTTGGTCAGCGTCTCTAAATACTCCCGCAATAGCGTCACGTTGTGCAAAATGGAATTTTCGGCCTTTAGTTTTTGAATTTCCTGCCGCAACACCCCCAACTCCTTGCCGACGTTCACCTCCACCACCAGCAGCGTGGTCAAACAGAAATTCAAGTAATTCAACAAGCGCACGTACAGCGGATGCGTGTTGGTTTTCAAGGCGTACAACTTCACGGCCAAGCGATTGAACACGTCCAAGTCAAAATTGTCAATCAAGTGCTGGAAGTCTCCCAGACCGAGCTGGTTCATGAACACGTTCAGCTCACGAAACGGCTGGCTGCGCACCAATCTCGCCAGACCGTCCATCTGCCCGGAAAACACGCTCACCGCGCCGGTCGTGCTGCCCGCATTGCTTGAAAAGGCGGTTTTCGTCACCATGGTTATAATAGGGCGACTTTAAAATATAAAATATACGCAAAATATGCATTTAAAAATTTACGTTCATGTTAATGCACGGTTGCTTGTTCCATGATTCCTAAACGGCTGTTTCAGACCCACGAATACGGCGTCCCGCCGCAGGTTGAAGCCGTGGTCCGGCACCGCGCGCCGGGCTGGGACTACCAGTTCCACACCCACGAAGACATCGTGTCGTATTTTGCCGCGCTGCGCGAAGACGACCCCGATTGCAAACCGCTGCACGACGCCATTTGCGAAGCGCACGACATTATAAACGTGAAATCCGAGACCGAAACTAAAGCGTGTACCAATGGAACCATCAAGCTCGCCGATTTACTCCAGCTGCATGACGTGTTCGTGTATTATTCTCTGTATAAACACGGCGGCGCGTACATGGACACCGGCGTAATCGTGCATGAAAATCAGACCTTGTCCGCAATCGTGGAACAGTCGGAATCGGCGCTGGTTGCAATTGAGTCGTGCCTCACGCCCGTCCTGTTCACGGGGTTCATGGCATGCACTCCAGGCCACCCCGTGCTCCGAAAAGCCATACAACACATCAACGGCTACATTGCCGATTTTCGCCAGTGCTGCCGCGACGGCACCAAGTTTGATGTTGCGCAAATGAAGGTTGGCTCCGTCATGCATGCCGCGTGCAAGGAAGCCCTTGAAAACACAAACGCAAACGCATCCGCAAACGCAACCGTAACCGGATCCGTGCGCCTGCTCAGTGAAACCATTGCCCCCAACGAATCCTGGGCCGCCATTTACGACAGCAACCACAAAGACACCGTGCTGCTTCAGCACTTTTTCATTGACAAAATTGTGCCTGTGCCTGCTGCTGCGCCTGTGCCTGCTGCTGCGCCTGAGCCTGCTGCGCCTAAGAAAGACCTGCGAATCGGCATCAGCGCCGCGGTTCCGTCCCACATGTTCAACAACGGCATCCACCAAAACACGCTGTATTTCTACGACGTGCTAAAAAACATCGGGTACACGCCCTACCTCGTCGTCACCAACACCGACTACGCAAAATTCAAAAAGAGTCCGCCCGACGGCTGGAACAGCGCCCGGTATGAAAACGTGGTCAGCTTTTCCCAGCTGCACCGCACCGGCTTTCACGCGGTGGTCACGTTCGGCGTGCAACTCTCCCACATCGCGCTGCAGCAGCTGCGCCACGCGGGCGTGAAACTCGTCTCCTACGTCTGCGGCAACGAGTACCTCATCAATTCGGAAGCGATTCTTTATAATCACGGCGAATCGGGCTCGTTTGAGCAGGACAAAACCAACCCGCGCACGTCCCTGTTTGACGAAGTGTGGCTCATTCCGCAAATGATGGAGCTGAACGCAACGTACAAACGCACGCTGTCCCGCTGCGCCAAAGTCATTGAAGCGCCGTTCATCTGGTCGCCCGACGGCATGGAAACCATCGCCAAAAAGGACGGCAGCGGCGCCACGCTCAACGACTTCCTGTACATCAACACAAAAATCGCAAAGGAAAAAACCAAACCCATGGCCAAACCCATGGCCAAATCCATGGCCAAATCCATGGCCATCTTTGACCCCAACATCAGCATCATGAAGTGGTTCCTGCCGTCGTTCGTGCTGTGCGAGCGCGCGTACCAGCTGGCGCCGCACCTCATGGACCGCGTCTACATCACAAACGCGTTCCGAGAGAAAATCGGCGACACCATGAACGCCAAAAAAATAGAAAACACCGTGCGCTACACCGACCTCTTCCTGGACAAGCGCGTGTTTTTTGAAAAGCGCTTCATCACGTTTGAATTCATGAAGACGCACGCCGACGTGGCCGTGTTCCACCAATGGGGCAACCCGCTCAACTACATTTACCTGGAAATGGCGTGGCTCGGGTACCCCTTCGTGCACAACGCGCACCTGTGCGCCGACCTCGGCTACTACTACGAGGGCTACAACCTGGAACAGGGCGCCGAAGTGCTCCTCGGCGCCATGATGAAACACGACGCGGTCGCCCGCGAATACCTGCGCATCAATCGCGAGCGGGTGGACCGCTACCTCCCCACCAACGCGGCCCTACAACAAAAATACGAGAAAATGTTTGACGACCTGTTTTTCGCGCCTTAATGACTCAACGCTTTTGGGTGCCTCTCTTGCCTCTCTTGCCTCTCTTGCCTCTCTTGCCACTCTTGCCTCCTTTGGAGCTGAACCTTGGAGTGGCGCCCTTGGGACTGGCGCCCTTGGGACTGGCGCCCTTGGGACTGGCTCTTGATGTCTGACTGCCAACGCGTCGCAACAAGCAAAACCGTGAAACGGAAGAAACTGTTATTAATCCCGGTTCAACATACCTCATTTTATTCGTGCGTTTAAACAACGTGCTTATCCGGCTTGGCCGTTTCTTAACGCATTCAATCGCAAGCAAATTGGTTTCCGGATTGTAAGACCTAACTATCCCGCTTTTAAAATCCCTGGTTATTTTCACGTCAGCGCTTGCATTGTCCGTGTCGCGGTATGCGCTAAATGAAACAAAACAATCTTTATTATTCAACAAATCAGAAAGATAAACGTCCTTGTGCTTCTTGGCACGCGTTTCTTTTCCGTCCAACGCAGTTCCACTGGATGTCTTGTAATAATGTTCCGGATCCATTGCGGCGTAATAATTTTGAGTGCGCAAAATGGTGTCGTTCATTTTTTTATAAATTATCATAATATTTAAATCAATGTATCAATGCAATGTATCAATGCAATGTATCAATGTATCAAAAATTGATTTAAATTGGGAAGCATTTATAGTTGGAACCAAAGCACCATGTACTCCGAGATTTTCAACAGCACTTACACCATCCAAGTCGGCGCAAACCAGGCCGAGAATGACGCGCTCGTTAAAAAGGCACCCCAGCACGCCATGTGGTTCCATTTGAAAGACTTCCCCAGCGCGCACGCCGTCGTTGTAAACACGGCAAAAGCAGGCACCTACGACACCGACGTGATTCGTCGCGCAGCTACGTTAGTGAAGGACCGCGCGGCACCCGGCGTTCGTGGGTTGCAAAACGTGGGCGTCAATTACTTATTGATGAAATGGGTGCGGCGCACTGAAACCCCGGGCAAAGTCATCATGCTCAAAGCCGCTAAATGCATTCAGGTATAGGTATAACGGAAAAAAAACGAAACGAGGCTCCCCTGCCTCTTTTTTTTCCGTTTGTTCCGTTCATTCCTGTGTTCTGATCCATTGTGCCATTTCTTCATGTCTTTGCCGCGCGATTACGCATGCGGTGGGTGTTCTGATGAATTCGGTTGCGAGCCGGAGGAGTTTCTCATGCGCGTGTTTGCAGACATCTGCGACGACTTGTTCTTCGGTGTATATTGGGTTGGCATATCTGGTGTATTCGAGTGCGCGTTTGATTCCGATTTGGCCGATTGCTTCCAGTTTGTCTGCGTCGCTGACAATGTGGCGGACGAGGGCGTAGTATGGCGTCAGGAGGGCGTCGTAGTCGCGTGGTGCACCTTCAAGGATTGCTTTGTTTTCAGAGCTGTAAGACGCGTGTTTGATGACTTCCTTGAGTTGGTCGTAGTTGCTGATGTGTTTGTAGCCGAAGTCGTCAAGTGTTTGTTGAAGTTTGCCGTCGTGGTCGTACTTGTGGTCTGCGATGTCGTGGAGCCATGCGGCGGTGGTGGCGTCCAGAATCAGGTGGCGGTATTGTCGGCGGTTAGTGAAGTCACGATTGATAAGTGCTCTACTCATTGTCGCGACTGCCTTCATGTGGTCGTATCCATGGGATTCGTCTCTGCCGGCGCAGGTTTTCTTAACGAATTCGGATAGTAGGTTCCAGCGTTGTGTGTGTTCGTCTACGTCTTCGGTTGTCATGTTTGTTGCTTGTTGCTTGTTGCTTGTCACTGATGCCGATTCTGAAAGAATCAAAAACAATTCAATTTTTTATTGCATACCCAATAAATAATAAATAATCCATTTTCTCTCGTTTTACAAAATTGAATTTGTCAAACATGGTAACGGATGGCACCCAAAGTCACATGTTGTGTCCTTCTAAAACAGGTTTTGGGGTTTCTTGGATTTCAAATTAGAGAGAAATTCAAAACAAATAAAATATATATTCATAATAAGAAACTAAGCAACCAAGCAACCAACCCCCAAATAAAATGAACAATGGGTTGATCACAATCAGCAGCGCATTTTTACTATTGTTTATATTTATTTCAGGCGGTGTAAATAAAATTAGAAATTTCCAAGGAACCGTTGATTTCTTAAAGACAAAAATAAACGCAATTCAACTCAATCCACTATTTATTGTAGCCGTATCTGTCGCAATTATTTATTTTTATGTCAACCTGATCACTGCAACCCAGGTAATGAATGCGCCTTTGTTTATTCTCATTAGCATTGCATTGATCGGCATTCCAGTCTTGGCGCATTTCAAGCGGGCATTAAACACCAGTAAATTGCTGATTTCACTCATATACGATTCCGCAATTGTTGGAGTCATTGGATTACTCACATTGGGAAGTTTACTGATCCTGTATTCTCTCTACACGAACAAGTATGAAGAATATGCGTACATTGCGACGATTGGGTTGGCAGCGTTTACCGCGATGACGATTTTAATTTTTCATTTTCCAACAGATCCATCCGAAATGATTTCATTCACAAAGAATCTCTCCATTTTCGGAGGACTCATGTTATTATCGCAACGATTCATTCGCGCATGATGCTGCCGGCCTTTCTTGGAGTGTGATGCACCAACACACATATTTCGGGTTTCTTGAATTTCAAAGTAGAGAGAAATTCAAGAAATAATACAACCAACGCAACCAACAATCAATTAAATCCAGCGGGATTAGTATTTCAATTCTACTCACATTAAAATTAAATATCCGAATCCATGATCCAATGACCAGGGAACAGAGGAGGGGTTCGGGGCCAAAGGCCACTGCGCTGAACTACGTTCCCTGAGAGTAGTAATAATCGGCAACGACCGTCTTGGCCTTGACGTATCGGCTCATTTTTGCGGCGCACACGCCTTCCGCCAACGCCGCGCTGGCAATCGTGGGCCATGTTCCCAGCAGCTGGTGCGTGGTCGCCTCCCTCTTTTCCACCTTCTTGCCGGTCGTTGACGTGCATATTGGGTTGTTGGTGACTGCATTCGTCATCGCATAATAATCCTCGCGCAATGACACGCCATAGTAGCCCTCGTTGCTTCCCTGTTCGGACCACACGGTCGCTTTCAGTGCATGCGGCGATGCATTCAAATACGCCTTCAAATCCTTCATGTCTGTCTCGGTTGTTGTTAGCCCAACCGACTGCTTCCATTTCTGGTACTCTTTCAGTAATACGGAATTTAGAACCTTGCCGCAGTCCGAAAATTGGCACCGTTCAAACAAAAATGTCTCCACATTCGGGCTCATAGATATATCCGATGCTGGCATTTTTTTGTATTCCACCGTTTTCAGTTTCACGCCAAGGTAGCCGTGCACCCCGCGAATGCGCTTGGCCTTGAACCGCACGTCCAGATAATTCTTCAGCGCGTGGAATGTTTCCTTCGTCGGCTTGGTTTGACACCACAGCCGGAACCGGCCCTCCATGCTCACCGACGACTCCTCCACGTCGGGGCGCACAATGCACGCCACTTTGATGAATTCGTTGAACTTCTGCGTCAGCTCGTCCTCCGGCAGCAGCACGTTCTGATAGACGGATTGGTGTCCCGCCGCAACCACCTCCAGCTCCTGCTTCTGTTTGGCCGTGAGTTCCCGCAAATCGGTCAATTCCAGGGACTGGTTTGCCACCGTTTTTTGCAGTTCACGGTTCTCGGCTTCCAGCACCTCGTTGCGCTGCATCAGTCGGTTGAAATTGTCAATGCTATATGTGCGCGAATGAATGATGTCGGCGATGTGTTTCTTCAGGCGCTCAATGGTGAAATTCGTGCTCTCGTATGCAATGATTTCGGTCTTGTTCTTACCGCCCACCTCAATGCTGCGGATATGGCGCTTGATCTTCGGATACGTCTTGATTAGATTCTCTATCTCCACCTTGTTTTGAACCCGGAAGGCGGCGACCAGCACGAAATTTTGGTATTTTTTGCGATGGTCCATTACGCGCGTGGAGAGGTCGTTCGTGTGGCCGAATTTGATCAGTTTCTCGTTGTCGGCATTCGTGTTGTCAATGGTGCCAAAGTAGATGCACTCTGTGTTCAATGGGAACTGGCCAATGATGGCCTGCTCCACGGCGCGCTGCTTTTCCTTCTTTGTTGATTGGATCATGTAGTCCTTTTCTTGGAGCATGGAGTCCTTTTCTTGGAGCATGGATTCATTTTCTTGAATGACGGCGTTTTTTTGTTCCAATTGCTGTTTGAGTTCATCCGTCTCTTCTTCGACGATCTGATGCAAAACCTCTTCCATCTTCATGTAATACTCGTGGATTTCTGATGCCTTTTTTGTTTGTGCCTTCAGACACAGCGACTTGAAACAACGAACGGTGAGCATGATGGTTTGCTTGTTGTGACCGCCATGACTTTTGGGAGCTTCTTGACTTGAATCTATATTTTTGTAATCAACGTCAATTTTGAAATGTTTTTCCAATGTTCTTAAAGACACAAATTTTGATGCAAATCCTAACCAATTCCATACGTTGTCCAAATCAACGACGAAATCCATATTTTTGTCATAATTCAAGTAGCAATAAAAGCTACTCACAAACAACTGTTGCTCAAATCCAGTGAATGATTCCTGAATTTTCGTCAATAGTCTGCCATTGTATTCGTGCGACAGTCGGGTGATGGGGTTTTTCTCAATGAGCTCAACGATGTTCAGCTCCTGCTGTTGTTGTTGTTGTGTTGCGTGTTCCATGGTGGTATGGGTTTATACTATGCATAGGCGGACTCTGTTTAAGTTGTTTTAGGCAAACATGTTTTAATATTTGTGAAGCGAACATATGTGAAGCAAAAATGCAAGATATATTCAATTTCATACAACCAGAGTTAAATTGCAAACAACACTGCATTTATTTCTCTCAACACGTTGGACAAGTCAAACCCGGTTGCATTTGGATTAAATCGTATCAGCTTATTTCCGGCCTCTTTCAGGCAATTCTCTCTGATTTGCTCTTGAAGTGGGTCTCTGTCTTCGTGCCCGTTCTCGTCGCACTCCACAACCAGTTTGTGGTCAACGAAATACAAATCAACGCGATATTTGCCAATAATATGCTGCCGCTTGACATTCAACACATTGCTGTATGCATTTGCAATGAAACCAATGGTTTGATTTTCAATGCACATTGCAAATTTGACAATTTTTACTTCTTTGCTCACGTCAACAATGTATCGGTTTCGCATGTTGAATGAATTTTTGAATATCTCAAATGCTTCTTCTGTAAGCATAACTGTGATTTTGTTTTGACCACCATTTTGTTTGGATGGATTCGCTGTCTTTGTCCGAATGTAATGCACGTTTTCTCTGTAATTTTTCTTTAAATGATGAACCAGATTATGTTTCTGTCTTGCCAATGATAACAACTCGTCCAGATTTCGGGTGAAGTGTGATGGGTTCATTTTTTTGTTATATGTCGTGATGTGCCCTGTGGTGTAATTTGTGATGTGTTTATGATATTTAAACATTTATCGGTTGATTTCAATTTTTTTATTTTTAGGAGAAATATATTTTGTTCAAATTGAAAATCTTGCTTCACCCAAATGTGAAGCAACATTGAAAAGCGCTTTTTTTCAACATGCTACGCCGATTGGAGGAGCAAGATCATAATAACTTGTTCAAAGTGAAAATCTTGCTTTCGCGTATAAGAAAGCAAGATTGCAAATACTTTTTCAACAAAGCGTTTTTGCAAAGTATGAAGCGTTCCACCCAAATGTGAAGCGCTTTTCACCATTTGCTCTTTTTTACGTTGATTTTTGGCCCTTTTTTACCCGAGTTTTTGGGGTCATAGTTCTCCTCTTCATCATCCGAGTGCAGATCTTTGGAGATTTCCCAGAATTCCTTAGAGCCCAGCTTGAACGGGCCGTGCTGTTGCGCCTTGTACCAGAAGATTTGCTCCTGCAGTTTGTTGGATTTCGCATTGTTATTGATCACCAAGCACTCAAAATTCTCGGTGCACTGGTCCATCACCTGGCAAAAGCTCTCAAACGTGGGGAACATGCCCGCGTAGTTCTCGTAGATGCGTTTGCGGTTGGCAATGTAGGGCTCGCGCAGGATAAACACGTAATCAATGTTCGTGCGCAAATTGGGCGGAATGCCGAGCGGATATTGCATTGTGATGACTAACATGATCTTCCAATGACGCCCGTTCATAAAAAGAAGCCGCATCATGATGTCCTTGGTCCATTTGTTGTCGTAGAGGCAGTCGTCCAGGACGACGAAGGTGCGGGGGTCAATGTTGGAGCGTTTGTAGGTTTCAATTTCTTTTTTCACTTGTTTGAGGACGGCTTTTTGGCGTTTGAGGATGTTTTCGATGATGGCGGTGTTGTAGGCGTCGTGGATGAAGAGTTTTGGGACGTGGGCTGCGAAGAAGCCGTTGCCGGCTTCGGTGCCGGAGATGACGGTGCCGATGGGGATGTCCTGGTGGTGGAACATGAGGTCTTGGACGAGGAAACTTTTGCCGGTGTCACGGCGGCCGATGAGGACGATGACGGGGCCCTTGTTTTCGTCGGGCCTAAAGCTGATGGAGCGCATGTCAAATTTGGAGAGTTCCAGGTTCATGGGAGGAAGGAATGAATGAATGAATGCACGCACGAAGAGAACGAATGTGTTTGCCTCCTATTACAATACAATTAAATAATATTACAATTATTTAAACGCGACCACCAACTGCGGCGATGAAGGAGTGGATAGAGAGATTTTACTACGTGTTGTTGTATGCGTGGTACGGGCTGTATGCGGTGGCGCTGCTGGGGATTGCGACAGTTGCGCCGGCGTATTTAGACACCATAAACATGGGGTTGAAGTATTTCATCATCGGGTTTTTGCTGGTGCGGTTCAATCCGTGGACCAAGCACGCGGAATTCACCGTGTTTGACCGGACGATTGTGTTTAGCGCGGCGTTCTTTTTGCTGGCGTCCACTGCGGTTGCGTCGCTGATAACAAATGCGTTGAATTTGCCGAATATGCACTGACATGTCACGAGTTATTGAATTGTTTTCATTGTTTTCATTGTTTTCATTGTTTTCATTGTTTTCCTTTTTCCGCCAGCAGGGGCGCTTCTATGCCGGAGATTACGACTAGAACGGGGATGGGACCGGAAAGGAGACGCGCTTCTAAGAGAGGAACTGCGTCGTGTGCGTCGTGGTAGTGGTTTGCAGTTCATTCTTGGAATGGTTTCATGAAACACTCTTGTCGCATTTGCAGTATTATCCTCGTTCAAGTGCACGTGGGTTTCCAATCTAGCATTCGTTGTGAAATAGCTTGCGAGTGTATCGTAGAGTTGATCCGATGGCAGTATGGCCACCCGGTCAGAAACCGCATTAAACCATTTTATCATTATAAATGCAGAAATTACATTTTCTGCGTTGGATGTTACTATTTGGGTGGATTCCATGATGAGCTGTGATACAATTATTGCAACCGCTCTCAACAATATGTTGAATTTTCGTCCTTCGTATGACACATCTGTTCTAGAACTAATGCTCATTTCATCATCACTTATGCGAGTGAATGTAATTGATGAAACGCATGTTTGTTTTTTTGTGCGAGTGAATAAACAAAGTATTATTTTAGGACAAATGAACGCGTTTACATAAATGTCATAATACAGAGACGCGTCACTGTTTTCGGGGAATGCCGTGATGTAGTCAATGTTTAAATAAAATGCGGGACATACCCGTTTGAGGACCGCATTCAATTCGTCAATTTTGGTTTTTGCGTTCGTCAAGTCCATCATTTCAGTGCATCTGAACCCTTCGTTTATTACTGCAAACTTGTGTGGATTGTTGGCATTTATGGCCTTGTGTAAATCAAACACTTCATGAACCGACGTTCTTTCGTTGAAAAACGGTTCCAATTGGGACGATTTGATTGCGTCAATGTACTGTGTGAACTCGTCTGGAAAGACGCCATCCCGTTTCAAGTTAAAAATGTGAATGTTGCCGGCATGTTTCACCGCGATGAACACGGTGGAGTGTGGCGTGAACACGTGGTGCACTGAGTAATAACCGGTTATTTCATAACAATCGTTGCCGTTTACCGTGGTTGTCTTGCGTATGTTAAGTAAATCCGTGGAACTATAAACGATGTCCATTTTTGTTGTACGTACGTACATTGGTATGATAAAATTAATTATTTTTACATACTATAGAGATACTATAGCAAGGACCGATTAAGAACGCTGCAAAATGCCGGAACTGGATGAACTAGAACAAGCGCTGGTGAAGAAGGCGGTTGAAAACATAGAGGCGCGCGTTGGCGCTAAAAAAACGAACGACCCCAAAATGAAGGACATCATCGCCACTGTGGAGCGCTTCATAAAGAAGCACAATCTGGTGTGTTACGGCGGCACGGCGATCAACAACATTCTGCCGGAGGATGCGCAGTTTTACAATAAAAAAACGGAGATTCCGGATTACGATTTTTACTCGCCGAATGCGCTGGAGCACGCGAAGGACCTGGCCGACGAGTTTTATGAGAACGGGTTTTCGGAAGTGGAGGCCAAGTCGGGCATGCACCACGGCACGTATAAGGTGTTTGTGAACTTTGTGGGGATTGCGGACATCACGCAGCTGGATCCGACGCTGTTCAAGAACATCCGGGCGGATGCGATCAAGGTGGACGGCATCATGTACGCGCCACCGAACTTGTTGCGCATGGGCATGTATTTGGAGCTGTCGCGCCCGGAGGGCGACGTGTCGCGCTGGGAAAAGGTGAGCAAGCGGCTGGCGCTATTGAACAAGCACCACCCGCTCAAGGCGGAGGGCTGCGCGCCGGACAAATTGGCGGTGCCGTTTCAAACGCCGAAGCAGCACGCAACAAAGCATAGGGGCAGCCCCAGTCCCACCGCGGATGAAATTGACGGCGGGACTACCACTGAAAAAGACGAGGAGCCCGAGGAGGTGCGCTTGTTTCGCACGGTGCGCAACGCGTTCATCGACGAAGACTTGGTGTTTTTCGGGGGGTACGCGATTTCGCACTACGCGCGGCACTTGCCGAAGTCGGAGAAAGCGCTGTTTGCGCAAATCCCGCACTTTGACGTGCTGTCGGTGGACCCTGAGGCCAGCGCGGCCAAGGTGAAGGAGCGGTTGGAAGACAACGACTTCGCGGGCGTAATTGTGACCAAGCACTCGGGCATTGGCGAGATTGTGCCGGAGCACTACGAAATCACGGTGGGAAAACGCAACGATGGCAACCCGGTTGCGTTCATTTACAGACCGGTGGCGTGTCACAGCTACAACGTGACACAAACGGGCAAACGGCGGGTGCGCATTGCCAGCACGGACACCATGCTGAGCCTGTATTTGGCCATGATTTACACGGACAAGCCGTACTACGACGTGGCGCGCATTTTGTGCATGTGCAAGTACCTGTACGACATTCAGCAGCGGAACCGGCTGAAGCAGACGGGGTTGCTGCGGCGGTTTGGACTCGCGTGCTACGGCAAGCAGGAAACGCTGGACGACATGAAGGCCGTGAAAGCGGAGAAATACCAGCAACTGAAGCACGACGACCCGGAATACGAGGAATGGTTTCTGAAGTATTCGCCCATGGAGTATTTTGAGCACACGTATAATCCCAAAAAACACAAACTCACTGTGAAACGGTCGCCGAATGCAAAAAAGAGTCCGGGGAAAAGCCCGTCGCTTAGCCAGTCGCGTTCGCTTAGCCCGGGCAAAACCCAGTCGCTTAGCCAGCGTTCGCTTAGCCCAAAAAAGCTTTCACCCAAGGCAACCAAGGCAACCAAGGCAACCAAGACAAAAAAGGCAACCAAGGCACCCAAGACAAAGAAGGCAAAGAAGGCAAAGAAAACGATTCTCAATAACTTGTTCAAAATAATAACTTAAATTCATGTGTCCAATGCACAACATGCACAATAAACCAATAAAAATAAAAAATGAATCCATTGGTCATAACGTATTGCAACCACTTCAGGAAGACGAACCATGAAAACACGCGGCGGTTTGTGGAAACGCTGCAAAACAATGACTGGGACTACGCGGTGCTGGGCGACGGTGAAACGTGGGAGAATTACATGACTAAAATGACCGCATACCGCCGACATTTGGAGACGCTGCCGCCCGAACAGGTGGTGATCATTAGCGACGCGCACGACGTGTATTGTTTGCGCAACGTGCACTACTTTATGGACGAATTCAAGGCGCTGAACAAGCAGTTGGTCGTGAGCGCGGAGTTTTTTGCGGAGGGCCGTATCAACCACGATCCGGCGCACGAGTACCAGCAGGTGGAGTGGCTGGGACCCTACTTTGAGCACCACGGCGTGCGCGTGTCGGCCACCGACCACGTTAAAAAATACGCAAACAGCGGGTTGATGTGCGGGTACGCCCGGAATTTGCTGCATTTGATCACGTGGACGTTTGAAAAGGGGTACACGGACGATCAAAAGGCGATGGCCGCATACGCCAACGCGCACCCGAGCGACGTGCACTTGGACATGGACGCGCGGTTGCTGCACACGTGCACGTCCGGCGTGAATTTCGGGTTGCACGCGCAAGTGCAGTGCGCCGACAGTCCGTCGTTCGGCGAACTGTTCGGGCATTCGGCGTATTTTCTGCACATTCCTGGCTTGCGTTGCGGCGGAGGGCAGCTCGTGCTGTATGACGTGGTCTACGACGTCCTGCAAAAATACAACAGCCGGCTGGCGGTTCAATTGCCGAACCACAAGTACAACTACGTTGCGTTCAAACACTACTACGAAAGCGAAAAAAAAGTAAACGCGTGATAAAATAAATATATCGCATTAATGCATATATATTTATTATTTACACGATGTGGCCCAGCATTCCGAATCATTGGATGAAATGGGGCGTGTTCGTCATGCTGATTTACATCATTGCGCGACACAACTACAAACAACGGGGGTCATCGCACGCGGAGGGATATGAAAACTGGTCGGCGTGCGTGGAGCAAGGCTACCCGAAGGATTGGTGCATGTTTACGCCGGACCCGATGCAGCCCGCGCCGGGGTACTGCAATTGCGGCGGCGGTCATTACGGCAGCTATCGTGCGGCGGACGGCAAGTGCAACTGCTACTTATACAACCCGCAACTCTCGCCCATGTACGTGGACAAGCTGTTTCACGATTTTTTGGAATAAACGTGACGATGAAATGAGTCCGACGAATCGTCGTACAACATGTCCATGTCATGATCCGCGTCATAGCAGCAGCAGCAGCAGCAGCAGCAGCACGCAAACCCGCATTCTTTATAGCACCAGTCCACGTCGCATTCCATCGTGTCTTGCACGATGTCGGTGCATTCAACCCGGGTGCAGCACTTGACGTCGGAAGCCAGTATACATATGCTGCTCATTAGCACAGTGGCCAACGGAAAAAATGGCAGCAACAACATGACGGGCATTGTAAAATATAAAATAATTAAATTCAGGTTTACATTACATGAATTTAATAATTCCAATGCAGGAAGATAATAATACCGGCAACCTGTGTCGATCAGGTACCTCATGAGAGCGACTCTTGCGCACTGCCGCTATGCTATACCGGTTATAAAGTGTCATGGTTACGCATGACTCATGTTTTGTGTTTTGCGTTTCAATTCAAGAGTCCAAAATTGGCCGGCAGCTCTGGGATGGTGGTGCCGTAGTACGACTCAATCTCCTTCAGTTTGCGATAATCGCGGCGCGTGACAAAATTGACGCCGCTGCCCTTGCGCCCCCAGCGCCCCGAACGCCCGATGCGGTGCAAATACTTGTGCACGTCGCGCGGCATGTCAAAATTGATGACCGTGCTCACTTGCTGGATGTCGATGCCGCGCGCGGTCACGTCCGACGAAATGAGGACGCGGTGCTGCCCGCCCCGAAACTCCTTGTACGCCCGGTTTCGCACCTCCTTCTCCATGCCGCTGTGAATGCAGCACACGGGAAACCCGTCGTTCACCATCGCCTCCGCCAAATCGCTGACGCGCCGAATGCTGTTGCAATAAATGATGCACTGCGACACGGAAATGCGCGTGAACAAATCCTTCAGCGTGGCGTACTTGTCGCCATCCGTCTCCAACGCCACGTGGAACTGGCTGATGCCCTCCAGCGTCAGCATCTCGCTTTTCACCAAGATGCGCACGGGGTTGCGCATGAACTTGTCCGACAGCGAGTGCAGCTCGGGCGGCATGGTGGCGCTGAACAAGCACACCTGCACGTTGGTGTTCAGCTGTTGAAAAATGTTGTAAATCTGCTCGTTGAATCCGGCTGACAGCATTTCATCCGCTTCGTCCAGGATGAGCATCTGCATTCCACGCCCAACGGCGGGCTGGCGCCGCAAAATGTCGTGCACGCGACCCGGACAACCAATCAAAATTTGTGGCCCGTTTGCTTTCAGGTCCGCCACGTCGTCGTCCGTGGAAGTTCCGCCGATCAGCAGTTGTGCGCTGAGCCCAACCATTTGCGCGCCCAAATCTTTCACCACGTCGTGGATTTGCGACGCCAACTCGCGAGTGGGCGCGATGATGAGGGCTTGCGGCTGTTTTACGTCCAAGCGCACGCGGTTCAGTGCTCCGGTTGCGAATGCCCCGGTTTTGCCGCTGCCGGATTGCGCCTGGGCAATCACGTCTCGCCCATCAACGATGGACAGAATGGATTTTTGTTGAATGGGGCTGGGCTTCTCAAAGCCGTAGCCGTACAACCCGCGCATGAGAAACGGGTTCAATTCAGGAACGTCTTCCCATGCCTCAAACTCCCGGACGGGGGTTGACTCGGGCATGGAGGGGGAGGAGGGGTTGGGTGCGGTCATGTTGATGTATGTGCGCTGGTTTACAATGACGGGGTGTATTTAAGCCGTTTTCAACATATTTTATGCATTTTATGCATTTTATGCATTTTATGCATTTTATGACCAAATTGACCAAACCGAATGAAATATGAATGCAAATGAATATAAATAAATCGCATGTAATATACATAGTTTCATTGCATCCCCCAGTACCCCATGGCGACAGCGATGACGACAGCGATGGCGCAGCCATCAATCACCCCCGTGTACCAGCTTGCCGATTTTGACGCTATCAAATGGGACGGTTTTGAAATGGAGTTACCGGAGCACGTGATACGGTTGGTTTCAAGCATTGCGGACCAGGTGGGCGCGCCTTCGTATGTGAAGACGCCCATTTTCCCGAAACGGGACCGCGACCGCGAAAGGGCTGCCGACGAAAAAAAATCGCGCAGCAGCACCGTGAGTGAAATCACGGAGGACGATTGGGAAAGCATTCGCCGGTTCCAGGCAACCGAGTTGAAAAAGCGGGAAGGCATTGATGCGCATTTGGACAGCATCCGTTCCGATTTGAACAAAATCACCGATAAAACGTTTGACGAGGTGTTTGCCGCGCTGTGTGCGCGCATTGACGAGCTGAAGGACGAACCCGATGCGAGCCACTTGCACACGGTGGGTGCTGCCATTTTCAACACGGCCAGTTCCAACCACTTTTTTTCGTCGGTGTATGCGCGCCTCTTTCACCGGTTGTTGCAGAAGTATGACGAAGTGTTCAAGGGCGTGTTTGAGACGAATTTTGAGCAATTCATGGCGCTCTTCCGCACCATAGAGCGCGCGGATTCCAAGAAGGATTATGCCCGGTTTTGCGAAGTGAACAAGACGAACGACAAGCGGCGCGCCATGAGTTTGTTCATCATCAATTTGATGAAGGTGGGGGTCGTCACCACGGCACAAGTGCTGGACATTGTGGAGCAACTGCAGTCGCTCATTCAGGAGCACATGCGCCAACCGGATCACGCAAACGAAGTGGAAGAGTTGACCGAAAACTTGTTCATCATTTTGAAGGACGCGCACGCGCACTTGAAACCGGCGCACGAAGAGGAGTGGGCCGGGGTCGTGTTTGAGGTGGATTACAACAGCAAGTTGAAGCCGAAGAATGCAAAGTATCCCAGCGTCACCAATAAAACCATTTTCAAGCACATGGACATTTTGGACGAACTGAAAAAATGAAAAAAAAACGAATGCATGAGTGAACCAACATAAAAACAATGCAATCATTGTGTTTATGATTGCGCGCGCGTGGGTGTGTGTCATGATGAGCTTGCTTGACGCAAAGAAAAATCCGGTGGAGTTGTGCATAGACACTGCCTCCAAATCGTTGGACTCGTTGGAATCGTCCACGTCGTCATACGACAGCATGTTGCAGTCGCTGCACGATGAATTGAATGTTGGTGCGGGCGCAGAAGATTTAGGAGAGTTTGAAGATGTTGATTTTGGCGCGACTGCCGCCATCATGTTAGATTACGACATGAATTGCACGCTCAAACAGTTGAAGCACATTGCGGCGTACTACGGGTTGAAATGCAAGAACCGCAAGGCGGATTTAATACAGGACATTGTGTTGTTTGAGTGCGACGTTGCAAACAGTTACACGGTTGCACGGCGCAAACGGTTGTTTCATTACATGGACGTCCTGAAATCGGACGATTATCTGAAGGCGTATGTGATTATGTGATTATGTGATTGTGTCATGTGATGTGTTAAAACCTGCATAAAATTAAGTTCGGGTAATGTAGTTGTAGTTCCCATGCCGGCCAAAGAAGAACGCGCCATGCATTTGGAAATGCACCGCATGAACCGCGCGAGCGCTGAAATGATGACCAAAATCCGTGCGCTGGAGGCGGAATGCGCGCAATTGCGCAGCGTTGTAAACCGTGAAACTGAAAAACATGCGGCGACGGTTGATGCGGCGTCCAAGCAGTGCCGCACGCACCAAGATGCGATGGACCGCATGAAACAAGAGTGCGCCGTCGCGATGGCACGAATGGAAGAGGCGCACCAACGCGCGCAACAGGAAGCCGAAGCGCAACTCAAGCAAGACATGCTGCATCAACGACAGTCCATCTTTGATGAAACGGTTGTAGTGAAACGCCAATTGAAGGAGCAATACGCAGGGTTCATTGCGAACAAAAACAAGGAACTGGATGCAGTGAAACACGCGCTGGAAGAAGAAACCGCGGCCGAAAAAAAGGCGCGCAAACAACGCGAAGAAGAACACCTCGCGCAGTTTTTTAGTCGCATGGAAGAGCTGAACAAGTTGAAGGCGGAAACCGCGCAGAAGTTGGAGGACGCCAAGCGGCGCATGGAAGAGGATCACGCGCAGCAGCTCGCCGCACGTGACCAGCGCGAAGAAGAACTCAAGCGCCAGCACCGGCTTCTCATGGACGAAGCCAACCGGCTCAACTCGGAAACCGTGCAGAAGTTGGAGGACGCCGGGCGGCGCGCGGAAGAGGACCACGCGCAGCAGCTCGCCGCACGCGAAGAAGAAATCAAGCGCCAGTGCTGGCTTCGCATAGACGAACTCAAACGGCTCAACGCGGAAACCGTGCAGAAGTTGGAGGACGCCAGGCGGCGCGCGGAAGAGGACCACAAGCAGCAGCTCACCGCACGTGACCAGCGCGAAGAAGAACTCAAGCGCCAGCACCGGCTTCGCATGGACGAAGCCAATCGGCTCAACGCGGAAACCGTGCAAAAGTTGGAGGACGCCAGGCGGCGCGCGGAAGAGGACCACCGGCAGCAGCTCGTCGCACGCGACCAGCGCGAAGAAGAATTCAAGCGCCAGTGCCGGCTTCGCATGGACGAAGCCAGTCGGATCAACGCGGAAACCGTGCAGAAGTTGGAGGACGCCAAGCGGCGCGCGGAAGAGGACCACCGGCAGCAGCTCGCCGCACGCGAAGAAGAAATCAAGCGCCAGTGCCGGCTTCGCATGGACGAAGCCAGTCGGAACAACGCGGAAACCGTGCAGAAGTTGGAGGACGCCAGGCGGCGCACGGAAGAGGACCACGCGCAGCAGCTCGCCGCAAACAAAGCCAAACTGGATGCGCAACTGCAGAAATGCGCGGCGCTCAAAGACGCGCTCGTGCGATGCAACCAAGAGCGAACCGAGTTGACAACGCTTGCGGAAACCAAATTTGAAGACTACGTGAAAACGCACACGGCACAAGTGATAAAAACGGTGTCGGCCTTGCAGATATGCCAAGCGGTTGCCGCCAATTATGCACACATGCGCATGGTTTGCGCCGACTTGGATTTCAACGGAAAACGGGTATTGATTTATTCGCATTATTCCAAACAAGAAACGGTGGATAAATACAATTATTTGACGTTGGAAAAAATGCAACACTGGTTTGATTACGTGATTGTGTTGACGAATTGCCCGAACCAGTGGCAGTTTGACAGCCCGAACTACCTAAAATGTCACGTGATGTGGTACAATTTGAAGAGCGATTTCAGAAATTACGGCGTGTTCATTGCGCAGGCGGGCCAACGGCTGATGGGTGCGTCGCAGTTGTGCTTTGCAAACGACTCGTTTGTGATTGTGGATGTGCCGGCGTTTGATCGGTGCATGGCGCGCATGTTTGACTCTGCCGCCGACTCCCTTTCCAGCCACGATTTCATGGGAATCACCAGCAGTTACGAGAACAGCTATCATTTGCAGTCGTATTTCATGTGCTTTAATGCGAGGACGCTGGATGCGGTGATTGGGTATTTTAAGACGCACGGGTTGCCCATGAATCATCACGACGCAATTTCCGTGTACGAGCTCGGAATTACAAAACACCTCATGGCCCGGGGGTTCAAGCCGTTTGCAATGGTTTCCAACCAAGAAATGCCGGTTCCATTGAATACCACGTGCTTTAAATGGTCCGCCGTGTTGCAGAACACGGGCATTATAAAACGGCAGCACTTTTTGAAGCAGTACCCCCCGCGATTTGCGATGACGGATCTCAACATTGAACTCGTCGCCACCAAATTTTCGGAAAACAAGCCCTTTGTGCAATTCTTGCACGAGCACGGCATAACCCCGGAATCCAAGCCCGGCATAAAACCGGAATACAAAAATAAGTTGTATTACATGAATTAATTTGTCGTGCTATAACATACCATAGCACATAGCATACCATGACCATTCGCCGGTTCCACGACATAACCAACGTGGTCTACATCAACCTGGATTCGCGCATAGACCGACGCACCCATTTTGAATCGCAGTTCCGAAAAATAGGGCTGCAACCGCAGCGCTTTGCGGCCATTCGGAATGCGGACGGCGCCATCGGATGCAGCATGAGCCACGTCGCGTGCATGGAGCTGGCGATCAAAAACGGCTGGGACCACGTGCTCGTGTGCGAAGACGACGCCACCATCACCAACCCGGGCCAGCTGGTGCACCAGTTCAACCAATTTTTAAACCGGTTCGGGGACGCGTGGGACGTGGTGCTGCTGTCCGGCAACAACTACCAGCCCTTTCGCCAAATGTCGCCGGAATGCGTGCGCGTGGGCAACTGCCAAACTGCCACTGCGTATTTGGTGCGGCGCCCCTATTTTGAACGGCTCCTGGCCAATTTTAAGGAGGGACTCCGCAATTTAAAAGCGGCACCGTCCGAGCAGCCCAGCTACGCGATTGATCAGTACTGGAAACTGCTGCAGCGCACGGACCGCTGGTTCCTGATTGTTCCCATCACCGTGATTCAGCGCCCCGATTACAGTGACATCTCCCGGCAGCACGTGGATTACAGCGGTGCGATGATGCAAGTTGATAAAAAATGGTACGGGAACGGGAACCTAAGGTTCCCGTAAACCCTCCTTACCGGGGAACGTAGTTCCCCGAACCCCTCCTCCTCAGAAAACCTCCTCAGAAAACCTCCTCAGAAAACCTACTGAGGAGGGGTGCGGGGCCAAAGGCTACTGCGCTGAACTACGTTCCCCGGTCCCCTTGCTCCCCCACATTCGACAGCGCATCCGCGCGCTGGTTTTTGTCCCGATACACGTGATCGTAGTCAATGGTCGCGAATTTGGCTGCCAGGGTGACGGCGCATTTGTGCAGCGGCGCCAGTTTGGGCGAGTTCACCTTGTATTTGCCCTGCATTTGCCGGATGACGAGCTGGCTGTCGCCGCGCACATGCAGTTCCGTAATTCCCTGTTTCAGCGCCGAATTTAATCCCAGTATGAGCCCCGTGTATTCCGCCTCGTTGTTGGTTGTGCTGTGCCCGGCAAACACCGATTCCGCAAACACTTCGTTGCCGGACGCGTCGTACAGCACCGCGCCTGCGCCCGCGCGTCCGGGGTTGCCCTTGCTGCAGCCGTCAAAGAAGAGGATGTGCATGCTGTTGTGGTTGTTGTGGTTGTTGTTGTGGTTGTTGTTGTTGTTGTTGTTGTTGTTGTTGCTTGGTTGATCCTGGGTTGCATTAGAGAGAATATGCCAAATTCAATTTTTATTAATAGTTCAATTATTCAAATTATTATAATTTAAATAATACGATGCACTGTCTATTACTGTCATGGCCAACATAACCATAACCATAAAGCACGCGCTCTACATCAATCTGGAGTCACGCGCGGACCGGCGCGCGCACGTGGAAGCGCAGCTGGCGTCTCTCAAACATAGTGGCTTGTCTAATTTGGTGGCCGAGAGGTTCAACGCCATGAAACACGCCACGAGCGGCGCGATCGGCTGCAGCATGAGCCACTTGCGCTGCATTCAGCTCGCCAAAGCGAGCGGCTGGGACCACGTGATGGTCTGCGAGGACGACGTGCTGTTCACAAACGTGCCGCTGTTTTTAACACAATTATCTAAATTCATGGCCACTGTGCCGCACTGGGACGTGGTGCTGCTGGCCGGCAACAACGTCCCGCCGTATCGGGTCGTGAATGACGCGTGCGTTCAAGTCGGCAGCTGCCAAACCACGACGGCCTACATTGTGCGGGCGCACTACTACGACGCGCTCATTGCGAATTACCGGGCGGGCATAAATTTATTGATGCGCAGCCCTGAACAAAAAATCCATTATGCGATTGACCGCTACTGGTTTGAATTGCAGCGCCGGGACCGCTGGTTCTTGATCACGCCGCTGAGCGTGGTGCAGCGCGAGGATTACAGCGACATTGAGCAGCGCGTCACGAATTACGGGCACTTGATGCTGGATTTGGACAAGGAGCAGCTCATGCGGCGGCAGCTGGAACGCATGCAGTTGAATAAATAATAACTAATGAATCACGGCGGGGTACCCGTTTCAAAATCGCACAGCAGTCGCGGGGTGGTTACACCATACACATAATGCGTGGCGTGGCCGAATTCATACTTGCTTTTTATGGGGCCCTGCATGGGGTCCTGCATTGCATCATCCACTTTTTTCATTTTGATCCTAGGACTGCAGCAGTAATTGCACAAGGACAATGACTCCATGGAACCATTGTTGTTGGCATTGGTTGCATTGGTTGCATTGGTTGCATTGGTTGCATTGGTTGCATTGGTTGCATTGGTTGCATTGTTTGCATTGACGCCATTCGTCATGGGTGCCAGGTTCGGGGATGCAGGACCCAGCACGGGACTGGATTCCGGACTTATTATTTTTTTGTAAACCGCAAACATTTCAGTTCAATATGAATTTAAATGTTGTATTTATGGTTGTAGTATGCGTAGATAAAACATTGTCTTAGAGTTAATGTCTGCGAACATCGCGATCACGTTTTCCACGTGCTGGTACTCGTTCAAGGCCAAGTTTGATTTCGCCGTGTATGCGCAATGGATCCGCAACATGCTGTCCAACGTGCGCACGTACAACCTCGTGATTTACACGGATGACGCGGGTCGCGCCGCGTTTGATTTTGACTCTTATGCCGCCGTCAATCCGCGCATTCGCGTGGTCATACGGCCGTTTGAATCCTTCCGCAATTACGCGCTAAAGGACATGTGGATCGCCAACCACGAAAAAAATGCGCTGCTGAATAAGTGGGTGGACTGGCGCGTGAACGCGCTGTGGTCCGAAAAGGTGCACTTTGTGAATGAAACGGTGAACCAACGGTATTTTGACACGGAGTACTACGGCTGGTGCGACATCGGGTACTTCCGGGGGCGCACCACGGGCCCGTTGCGAGACTTGTCCATGTCGCAGCTGCGCGGATGGCCGAATCCCGATAAAATTGCGGTGCTCAATCCCGACAAAATTTACTACGGCTGCGTGAACAACGACTGGACGCACATTGAGCACTGCATCAAAACCATAAATCAACCCAAACAATCCAATCAGCTGGACCCGCGCCTGAATTTCATCGCCGGCGGGTTTTTCATGCTGCACAAAAAAAAGGCGGAATGGTGGGCCGTCACGTATGATGCCAAACTGCACCGCCACTTGTCCCAAGGACGCACCGTAAAAGACGACCAACAAATCATTGTGGATTGTGTGTTTTCAAAAGACACGCAATCCCATTTCCACATTTGTCGGGAAGAGGGCGGCAAATACGACGTGTGGTTCCTGTTTCAGCGCGCGCTGCTATGAGACGATGTCGGACTTTGCGAACGTCGGCTTTTATTCAAAGGACTTTTTTTCGGACTTTGCGGCCGTCGGCTTTTATTCAAAGGACTTTTTTTCGGACTTTGCGGCCGTCGGCTTTTATTCAAAGGACTTTTTTTCGGACTTTGCGGCCGTCGGCTTAAATCGCTCAAATCAATCTTGACTGGAGGATTCATGTCATTCATAATCATATCAATAAACTTATCCAAACTTATTTTTTTGGTTGCATTCAATGATGCGCGGCTTCCTCCTCCCACTATGCGTGGCGCAACATTGCGTAATCTGGCAATTATCTCACGCCGAGTACTTTCTATGAACTCGTCCACCGTTTCAATATGAGGCACAATTTGTCGACGGGCTTGATCCAATAGTGCACGGTTGTACGCCTGCATAGCCTGCATTAATACGACCGCACGATCCCGAAACCCAGCATCAATGTGGCACGGATAGTGTGGCATAACGGTTGCAACATTCCATGTGGGCTGAATCATGCGAACAGCTCCAAAATCTATAAAAAACACATTTCCTAACGGATAAGGTTCGGGCAAATATCGCACAGTTGTGTTTACCATGACATTGTGCAAATGACAGTCCGCATGTATTATTCCCATTGCACCCAACCGTAACAGTTGTATGTGTGCCAAATCACGCATAAATTCTCGTTGTGGCACGGTTATGCCGGGATCTTCCAAGTAAACATGCATGGTCGTGCAATCGCTCATAAGTTCCATGGTCACGATACCCAACCCCCCGGTTGGCATCAATCCTTGGGCAACCGTGAAAAAATCAGTCAGAATTTGGCGGTCGTTCCGCCGTGCGCTTATGGCAGGGTCTTCGCCGGGACGCGGCACCGGAACTCGTTCTTGAAGCTTGTTCATAATCATCCCCCCAAACCATCCAAGGCCCGGCATATCGATATTGTCTGCATAATTTATTATGGCCGGACAAACCGGAGAGAAATAGCATTGAGCCAGTTCCACACCTTCTATCGGAAATAAAGATTGGTTGTATATTCTGTATTGCAAATTCACCTCGGCGGCGATTGAGTTTGCTGTTTCCAATAAAAAATCGTTCCTATCTGACGCGTGATTTGACATAACGAACGGCCTTGGAATGATTTGTTGCTGTGTGGGGTGAAGTAGCAACAGTTTGACAAGACACTGGGTAACACGGCGCTCGGGCGATGTTGGGAGAAATCCATGCGACACTCGTGTGTGACGGTATGGCGATAGATTCGGAGGACAACCCCAAAAATGCAAAGTTAATGACGACCTTGATGTGTCCGTCAATATTCGCACATGGGTGCAATGCGTTATGAAATTTGTAAATGCGATTCGTTCCGTCATGGCGGGATCTACTAATACAACTCCTCCCTTCATGCTGCTGCGTTTCCTTGATGCGGGTTTCTTCATTTCATATAATATATGCATTGAAAAATAAATATATTTTTTTGATCCTTTAATCGTTTCTCTCTAAAGTGGTAATGGTAATGTAATGGCTGACTGAATCATTTCGCTCACCACTTCTTCTTTTGACGGCGCGTGCAGCCCTGCCGCGCGCGGGTTATAAACGTGCTCCATTGCAAACGCGCTGGCTTCTTCGCTGCGGGGGGTCCAATAGACTTCTTCGTTCGCCTTGAGCCAGTACGCGAAATAAACGTCTTCGGGAATGGGCAATTCGCGGTTGCATGGGTACGGATGTCTGCGCGCGATGGCCAGCATGACGCGCACATTGCGCAGCGACAGTCCGCCGTTTCCAACCGTGAATTGCCGGCTGCGATTGTCAATGGTTGCCCGCATGCCCGGGTCCGGCCACGGCGCACCCACGTAGTCGTACTTCAAGAACGCGTCAATCGCGTCACCGCCTTTGAGCAGCAGCGTGTCGCACTGGAAAATCAGCGCGTGCTCGCATTTGAAGCCGTCCAGCAAGCACTGCCAGAATAAGGGGGCGCCCAGCATGGCGCTGTATTCGCCCGTGGTTAAATTGCGCGGGATCATGCGCACGTAATACACACATTCGTCGGAAATGGCGTCCCGCAGGCCGTCCTTGACAAACCTCTCGTTGTCGGGGCCGTGGAACACGATCAGACCCCACCCCGTGTGCTGCAGCAAGAACATGAAGTTCTTGATTACGGGAATCAAGTTCGGGTGCTCGCGCGGCTCCACAATCACGCAGAACTTGCGCACGGCGTGCTTGGACTGCATGTGCGAGAATGCGTCCGAACCCAAGCCCGCGAACCGCTGCAAATATTGCGACCAAGCCGGCGTGTTCATGTATTGTTTGTTTTGTATGCAGAACAGAAAACCTACGGTTTTCCGAACCTTTATCAGAAAACCTACGGTTTTCCGAACCTTTCCCTTATCAGAAAACCGTAGGTTTTCCTTGTGAAATACGTTCCCAGTTTTGAAGAGGAGGGTTTACGGGAACCTTAGGTTCCCGTGTAGGTTCCCCGGTCAGAAGTCCGGCCCGCCCGTAAATGCCGCCACTTCTTTGGCCGCGGAAGACCCAACTGCAGCGTGCTCTTCAAACTGCGTGACCAGGAAGAATCCGAGCAGCGACGACACGTAGACCAGCAGGGTATCGCGCAACAGCACCTTCAGCGGCTTGGGCTGCGCTTCCTCCTCTTCGTCGGGTTTATTACTGAATCGCATCTCCAGAAATTTGGCTACCAAAAACACGAAGGCAATGATGCCGCTGACAACGTAGACGCTGTTGTTCATTTAATTTGAGGGGTTGGGTTGCTAAAGTGGGTATGCTAAAGTATATACTATTCAAAACGAAACATTTGGCCCTTTTTACGAATTCGTAATTGGATGTAAATGATACACAAATACAACCAAAATAAAAAAAAATTGATTATGTCATGATCCAATCCAATCCAATCCAATTACAGTTGTAAGTAACATGCCGCCTAAGCCTAAGAATAAGAAATCCAACCAAGGTCCGAAAAAACCAATCCCAAACCCAAATGATCACAAGATGTGTCCCATCATGTGGGACCGAAATGAATTCGGCATCTCCATCCTGACAATGGAGAATGCGTCCAGCCATTATCAATGTTACCCCATGGTTTATGTGCCGCTGCGCGAATTCATGCAATGCGGGGAGTTGTGGTCGGTTCTCAAATTGTGCACCGTGTTCTGGGAACCACCCCTATACGGAATCCCGCGAGATCATGCGAAAAATGAAAGAATCAAGGGCGCGTATTTGATTGAGTTTGCATCGGATTTGGCGCCAATCTGCAAGAAATGGGCAAGGGAGTGCATTGAACAATGCGGTCAATGCAGCCATGAAGCATCAAGCAAAGTGTTTGTTCAAATCGTGATATTCAACGAGGCCCGCCAGGCTCGCATAATGGATGCAATTTCACGCCACAACTTGAAGGTTTCCATTTGTGAAGCTACCAATACGTGCACGGTTTAAGCCAAGATTTCAATGTCGTCCAGATCGGGCGCGTCAAAATTCAACCTGCGCGACGGTTCCTCCATGGAGTGCACGTCAAACACGTCCAACTGCACGTCTTCGCCGATCTTGATTCGGTCCAGCCCGCCCTCTTCGTCGTCTTCCTCCTCCTGCATTTTACGCTGCATGTATCTCTCGTTGCTGATTTGTTCCAACCGGTCCTCCGTTTTGGGGGCGTGAATGGCGTGTTCATTATTATTTGTGTCAATCGCGCTGTCCATGTCGTTGAACTTGATGGATGCGTTTGTTGCGTTTGATGCGTTTGTTGCAGTTGATGCGTTTGATGCGTTTAATGAGGGAAACGCGTCCGAACTCGGCTCAATCCCGGCCGCAATGACGGCGGCATCATTTGATTGCGACAGTTCTTGCGATTGTGCAGATTGTGCGGATTGTTGCGCGTCTTGCGCGTCTTGCGCGTGCACCGGCTCTTGCGACACAATTTCCTCCTTAATTTTGATTTCCGTGTGGTCTTCAATGGTTTCATCCATGTAGGTCTTGAGAATCATTTCCAACGGAATGCTGTCCCGAATGCTGTCCAAAATGCACTCCTTGACGATGATCTCCAACTCCCGCCCATTTTTCTGCACCGTCAGGGGCGGAATGCCGCGCTCAAACAGGTACACGTTGGTGTAAAGCTTGCGCGCGCAATGCACGTACACCTTGTGAATGAAGTCGTTCAGTTGCGGCACGTCAATGTCCACCTTCTTCTGTTTGCTCCCCACTCGCATGCAGGTCAAGCTCTTGAGTTGAATGATGTGCACGCACGTCACCAAATCCGCCAAGTAGCCGCACCCGCTGCGATCCACGATGCGCTGTGTCTCTTGCTCAATAATGGTGGCGTTCCATTTCGGCACGCGCGAAAGAAAGTTCTGAAACGTCATCAAGTACTTCCCGGTTTCGTTGTTGGCTTCACACAGTTTCCACGCCTCGTCAAAAATGGACCGAAACCCTTCGGACATCATGGGCGCTAAAATGTTCACCAAGCGGGCGCACCACTCGTTTCGCGATTCGTGCAGGTTGGGAAGAGAGAAATCGTCCATTTAAAGGTTTATATGAATGATATATTTTCTAAACTGTCATTGGAACGAAAAAGCATGAAATGCAACATGAACATCATGAGCAGCCGTTCGTTCCTAAATTCATGGCGCACTTTCTGGAAGGCAATGAGCTTCTCGTATTTTTGTTCCGACGGCAGGTCGGACTCGGGACGGGACTCCAGCCACTGCAACAAATCCGTGCTGCTGTAAGCCCGCTCGTACAAGTCCTGCGCCAACCGAATGATGGTGTTCGCATCATGCTGTGCATGAAACGTCACCGCCTTCTCCAGCCACTCGGCGCGCTGCTGTTTGAATCGCGCCATCGCCGCCCCCGCAAACGTCTTCCCCAGCAAATGCGCGTGCAAATTCACCTGCCTTCCGCCGATCACGGGTTCCGGCACGTGGATTTCGCAGAACCGCGACAAAATGGGGCGCAGCAGCTTGCATTTGTCCTCCACCACGATGAAGAACCGCGTGGAGTGGTTGAAGAGTTCAATGCACCGGCGCAGCGCCGACTGCGCGTCCGTTGTCAATTTGTCTGCATTCAGCAGCACCACGCTTTTGAATATCTCTCCGTCCTTCAAGTCCACGTTTGTTTTCGCAAAAAACTTCAAGTCCTCGCGAATGAACCGGATGCCCTTGCCGTGCGCGCAGTTCACGTGCATGATGTAATCCTTCTGCGCGCCCTTGTCGTTTCCGTAAATGCTGCGAATGAAGTTCCACGCCAGCGTGTTTTTCCCGCACCCGGATACCCCGTGGAACAAGATGTTGGGAATCTTTTTTTGCGCAATGAAGTACTGCAACTTGTGCCGAATGTCGCCGTGGATGTCCAGACGCTCGGCGGACTTCACGACGCGCACGCGTCTTTTTACCTTTACAACGTCACTCATCCGATCCAATAAACAAACACACGGCACATGCCTTTAATATTTATTGCATTGCATTGCATTCATTCAAATGCAGTTCAATAAATCAATAAAATTGATTTAAAAAGTGGAGTCTCTACTATTACCAACGAACGCAGCACGCAATACGCAATACGCAATGTCATGGGCCAGTGTTGTAAAACGTGCCCCCTCCGGCACATCCCAACAGCAACAACAGCAACAACAACAGCAGCAACAACAACAGCAACAACAGCAGCAGGAACCATTTGACTTTGGTTTCGTTGACCAATCGGGTGATATAAAACAGCGGGCATTGGCCACGCTTGCGCGCGAGGAACAAGCCCAATGCAGACCAACCAACATTTACATGATACGTCCAGACGCGCCAAGCGTGTGGCCCATATTCAAAACAACGGAAGAGCAATATCACTGGATGCGCAATCAAGAAAAAAAAAACAGCGACTATTCGGACGAGGTGTTCAACAGCCGCATGCTGGAATGGCGCACGAAGAACAATTGGCTGCTTCCGCCAATGAAAACCGCGGTGACGCAAGAAGAACAGCGCCGCGGGTTTTACGTCAGTTTGGAAGTGGACAAAACCGGCAACCCGATGGTCAAATACGCGACACCGTACAGCAGTGCCCGGGATTTGCAGAATGCGGAACTGGTGAACATGATGTGGTGTCTCATTCATTCCCGCGCCGACAACTTGGTTGCGTGCAAGACGGTGGGCGAATTCAATGCGTTGTTTGATCAGACCATCCGGCTTGAATATCCGGCGTATGAGCGTCGGATGAACCGCATAGTCAACCCGCGCAAACTCTTGTGGCTGTTTTCGCAAAAGGCCAACGTGTTCCCAGGCAAGGCGCGGTTCGGAACCGCTCGCTGGACGGTTGACCCAAATTACCAGTGTCCGGCGCCCGTGTTTGACCCGAAGGTGTACACTAAAAGCATGGTGTTCTTCAACCCGAGCGATGATTATCGCCGCTGCGCTAACGCAGCTAAACCCGTGTACCTTGTTGGCGCAGCGGGCGGACGCGACGAGACGGGCATCTGCGTGGTTGAACGGTTGACACAGTTCGGAGACGAAGCCAAGATTCGCTGGTTGCTTTCAGCCGCACAGCTGCGCAAAATGGAGCGCGTCGTGTTTTCGCCTGATTGCTGCCCGTTTCGCACCTCACATGACTATGACAGCGATGGTTATTATACCGATGATTGGTTATGATGGATGAATATGATTACGCAAATTTATTAAAAAAATTGAATGCATGAAACCTGTATTTTTCATGCAATCAAGCAAATCAAGCAAATCAAGCAAATCACAATCCATGCAATCTCTATTTTACGGAGGGATGTTTAATCCCGCATTGGATGACACCCACGCACAAACGCACGCACAAACGCACGCACAAACGCACGCACAAACGCACACAACAGCCGACAAAATCAACGCAATCGCAATTGCCTCGGAACAGCTGCTTTCCGTTGACAATTGGAAGAACACCAAGGCATTCACCAACAACAATATCCGAAGGGAAACCCAGACGCAGTATTATGTCAAAATGAGTGCTGCGCCGGAAGTGGTGGAACTGGTGAGCCTGGACTCCAAGCCGTTTGGCTCCGTCAGCGAACTAATCATGACCGAATTGTTCCAAATGGCGCCAAGAACGTCCAGCCAGCATGACGGCATATTTGAGGGCCACAAATGCGAAATCAAGTGCGCCCGGTTCTGGGCCGGGAAAGACGAGTGCCGATGGCAGCACATGGAGCCCGACCACGACTACGATTTTGCAATGCTTGCCCTCCTTGATTTCCACGAGTGGAAGGTGTGGTGCGTGGCCAAGACGCATCTCATGGGCGAACTGCGCGAAAAAAAGATCGTCACATTTCAAGGCAAGCAGGGCTGGTGGACGCTGAAATCGGCCATCATGCCGCATCTCACGCCGATCCACGGTCTGGAGTGCTTGCGCAAATTCGTCAGCACCATTCCAAAATAAATAAATATATAAAAACAATGAATGGTGTTATATAATATGTGAGCGATGGTCGTCCTGGAATTATTTCTTTTTTACACTGCATTGATAATCCTGTATTATGTCGCGCGCACAAACACGTAGGTGCACTCCTCCGTTTTTTTCGGAACAAGCGCCGCTGCTGTTGTAGGCTGTGCCTTTTGTGATGTAGGCTGCGCCTTTTGCCCCGGACGCCGGCTGTTGGCCATCGTGAACACCGCATCGTCCAAAAGGCGCCACCCGTGCTCGTCGTGGATCCGGATTACGTCGTCCAGCAAGTCGTACTTCTTGTCGGTCTTGAAGTTCTTCACGCTCCAGCAGCTGTATTTCACACCGAGCCGAATCACGCCCTGAATGACCGGTTTTAAAAACGTGTCCAACCACCGCTTGTACCCCGCCACAATTGTGGCCGTTTGGACGCTCTGCGTCGGCTCGTCCGAATAAAGTTCCAGGTTGTAGTACGGCGGGCTGGTGAGCGCAATGTCATAGGTGCCGAGCTCTTGTTCTTGTTCTTGTTGAAGCGCCACTTCGGCCGGTTTGTTAATCAGTGTGACGTTGGTGAGGCCGAGCTCGTCGCGAATGGCGCGCAGCGCTTCATACGTCTTCGCGCAAGGGTCAATGCCCGTGTAATGCACGTTCAGAGCAGAATGCAGTGCCCCTCCTTCTGCGCTTTTTGCACCGATCATTCGGCCACCCCATCCCGCGCACACGTCCAATACACGCACCTCCTTTAGTTTATCTTTTTCCGCCAAGTAGGCCACCACCTTTTTCGCCATGAGCGGGCGATACATGGTGACCTTGCCCAGCCCGTTGGCGAATGACAGCGAGCGAATGATTTCGGACGCGTAGGGCGTGGAGTGCTGCGCGCGGTTGAATCGCAACGCCTTTTCCAGGCACGGCTGCGTCCACAACGACTCCACGGAATGCCCCTTGTAATTTCGCACGGCGTGGAAGTGCCGCATGTGCTTTCGCAGCACCTTCATGCCCGCCACCTCCGTGGCGGATATGTTAAACACGCTCACAGTTGTGTCCTTTTTTTGGAGCAAGGTCCAGTCCTTCTGTATGTCGGCATCGGTATAAGATTCACGCAGCACACCGTGCGCCGCCAGCTCGGCGGCTAGCTGCGGCAGCATCGCCTCAAACTCCGCGTCCGTTAAACGGGTGAGCGCGTGCTTCTTGTTCAAAATGTCGTTCATCCGGGGTTACGTATCATTACAGTCTATTTACGCGCCCGGTTTAATTCAATTTTAAGAACAATTCTGAAAAAATAATAATATTGTGATAATACATAACAATTGAATGTCAGCCGTTGATCAAAAACAAGCTAAGTTTTTAAAGTATGCACTGGAGAACCATTTAATCGAGAAAGATACACATGGTCGTGTTGAAGAAAGATACAAGGGTGTAATGGGACCTTTTAATTTTCGGTTTTCTGACAGGGATGAGGTGAGTAGTGGGGCGATATTTGATAGACCCTTTCCGAAATGTTATATTGTGGTAAAGGGGACCCCAATCGCAGAAGTAACCATAATAGCAGTCATTCTAAGATGTGTATTTGTTCACGTAGACGAAACTTTTTTTACTCAGGATGAACTTAAAGAATACCCCTTAAAATTTCTTCAGACCGTAACATTACCATTTCTTGATAATATCTGTACTCTAGACTCATCAAACTTAATAGAGAGTATGGAATGGGACGGAAAAGGGTCACTCGGCAGCCCTGACGCTCGGGGAAATAATTACAGGACCTCTATACCCACATCAGGAATATTTCGTTATGGCTACGTCAATAAACCAGATAATAAATTAGCAATGTTAAACTGGGCAAGCGGCCATATTAAAATGGTTGCTAGTGATATTAGGCATGAAAAAGCTGCTGCTTCTGCTGCTTCGTCTGGGGCGCTTTCAACTGGGGCGCTTTCAAGGCGGAAACGCGCGCGTGATTCTGGAGGATCGTCTCGTAAACGAATTTACAAAAAATCCAAAAAATCCAAAAAATCCAAAAAATCCAAAAAGCATAGCTGATGAAACGAGGTGCGCGGGCGCCATTCGGGTCAATGAAAATCCGGGCATATATATCATTCAAACAAGTGCACAATTTAATCAATTTTTTCAATATTCAAAATTAATAATATTGTGATAATATACATTTCCAAAATGCAATCACTTGCGTCTTTTTTTTTTCAAAAGACTAAACCTAACCCATGTGATGATGAAACAATATTGAAGTGTGCTAGCGTGATTGTCGTGAAAATCCTGGAACGTTTAGGAGAATGCAAAACAGAAGCTGAGTTGGACGCTCTTTTGTCATTGTTGGGCAAATCTTTTATTAAAGAATATAATGAATTTACTGATGAGTTTACTGATGAGTTTGGAGGAAAAAAAAAATCGTTAGGAAATATCATTCTTAAATTGAAATCCAAACCCTTTAAGACATACATGCAAGCCAAATTAACAAACCCTATATGCAATGCATTTGAAGAGCAGTTTAATTTAAAAGAATCCACGTTCGATGATATTTTAAAAAAATGGAATGATGACATGTTTAAAGACATGGTGGGCAAGACGTTTGGTTGTATATCAATTTATTTTGTCATTCGCGCAGGTTTGAATGATCCACATGCAGATCGTAGAACAGATCTACATGAACAAATTACATATCAACTTGCTGACATCGCTTGGTTTATAAGATACAATATAAGAGACAAAGACGACGTCGACGAATTGCGTACGTTGTGTTTGTCAAATCCATGGTACAGAACTGAATTCTCCAAATTCTTCGATCCGACGTGCATTTACCAGCAGGGTCATCTTGACGCTTTGGGGGCGCCATACTATATACCGTCGCCTTTGGTTCATACAGAACAATTTCGTAAAAAGTTTGACACTGTTGATGGGGATGAACGGCGCATTCAACGACTAATTGCCTTAAACAAATTGTTCGAAAAAATACCAATTGCCTTATTTGTTGAAGAATTTAATTTTGTTGATATTTTGATTCGTTTTCTCACAATCAAAAAAGGGTTGACTCAGACAACATATGAGTTTCTGTCGTCAGAAGCAATAGACCGTCTACAACTTATACATAAAACGCTTAAACGTTACATGCCAAATTTCGTGAAAGGGAGCGACGTAACGTCAAAAAAAGGTGGTCGGCGGCGCAAAACCAGGACACTCAAATCGCATCATCGCCCCAACAAAACCAACAAAGCCAAACCCCGAAGGGGTTAGGTTAAATGACCACATGCAGTGTCTTCGTATCTTGTTGCACCATGTCTGCAATAAGTTGCTTGAACGAGGTGCGCGGGCGCCATCCCAAAACACGCGCCGCCTTGGACGCGTCCCCCCACAGCACGTCCACCTCGGTCGGCCGGTAGTACTTCGGGTCAATGAAAATCAGGTCTTTGCCGGTGACCTCGTCGTATCCCACCTCGTCGGCGCCCGTGCCGCGCCACTTCAACGTTATGCCCGCCATACCGAACGCCAGCTCAATCATTTCGCGCACGCTGTGCGTTTCGCCCGTGGCCAGCACGTAGTCGTCCGGCGCGTCCTGCTGCAGCATGAGCCACATGCCCTCCACGTAATCCTCCGCGCTGCCCAAGTCGCGCTGCGAATCAATGTTGCCCATGATCAACCGGTCCGTCTCGCCGCGCAGAATCTTGCCGAGCCCCAGCGTGATTTTGCGCTCCACGAAATTGTGGCCGCGGCGCACGCCGCCGTGGTTGAACAGGATGCCGTTGGACGCGTGCATGCCGTACGCCTCGCGGTAGTTTTTGACGATCCAGTACGCGTACAGTTTGCCCACCGCATACGGCGAGCGCGGATAAAACGGCGTGGTCTCGCGCTGCGGCATCTCCTGCACCTTGCCGTACAGCTCGCTGGTGGACGCTTGATACAGCCGGGCGACGGAGTCCAGTCGGTTGTTGCGCACCGCTTCCAGCAGCTTCAGCGTGCCGAACGCGTCCGTGTCGGCCGTGTATTCCGGCATCTCAAACGAGATTTTGACGTGCGACTGCGCGGCCAGGTTGTAAACCTCCAGGCGCTCCATGCACGGGTGCGACGTCTTGATGTCGCTGAGAATCTTGTAGAGGCACGCGCCGTCCGTCATGTCGCCGTAGTGCAACTTCAGCGCGGGGTTGTGAAACAGGTGCTCAATGCGCGCCGTGTTTATCGTGGACGAGCGCCGGATCAAGCCGTGCACAAAATACCGCTTGGTCAGCAGCAGTTCGGTCAAATACGACCCGTCCTGTCCGGTGATCCCGGTGATGAATGCAACGCGCTGCTGCTGGGTTGTGTCCTGGGTTGTGTGCTGGGTTGTCATGAATAATACAATGCACAATGCAGAATAATACAATACACAATACAAACATTAATTGTTTATATGGTTTAAACATAAAAACATCAATGCATGCACATGCACATATGCCGTTGTTGTCGGAGCGTGTATTGGTGACAGGCGGTTCCGGGCTGGTGGGGTCCGCGCTGCGCCACGTGTGTGGGCCGGAGTTGAAATACCAGTTCGTGTTTGCGTCTTCGCGCGACTGCGACTTGACCGATTACGACGCCACGCTGCGGTACTTTCGCACGGTTGCGCCCCGCGCGGTCATTCATTTGGCGGCGGCGGTGGGCGGGCTGTTCAAAAACATGCGGTGCAAGGTGGACATGTTTGAAACGAACCTGCGCATCAACATGAACGTGCTGCGGGTGTGCCACGAGTTGGGGGTGTCCAAAGTGGTGAGCTGCCTTTCCACGTGCATTTTTCCGGATGAAAAAACGAAAGCGGGCCCGATTGACGAAACGATGCTGCACGATGGGCCGCCGCACGCATCCAACGCCGCGTATGCGCACGCCAAGCGCATGCTGGAAGTGCAGTCGCGGTGTTACAGGGAACAACACGGCCGCAATTTCGTGTGCGTCATCCCCACCAACATTTACGGTCCGCACGACAACTTTGATTTGGACGACGCGCACGTCATTCCCGCGCTGATTCACAAGTGCTGCTTGGCCAAGCGGGATGGGGTGCCGCTGGTGGTGGCTGGGAGCGGCGCGCCGTTGCGGCAATTCATCTACTCGCGCGACTTGGCGCTGCTCATCGTGTGGGTGCTGGAGCATTACGACGCGCCCGGCTCGCTCATTTTGTCGGTGGATCCCGCCGACGAAGTGAGCATTGCGCAAGTGGTGCAACACATCACCGATGCCGTCGGTCTAGACAACGACGTCGTGTATGACGCCACGCAAGCCGACGGCCAGTTCCGAAAAACGGCGGACAATTCCAAATTCAAGCGCCTTTACGGCTCGGGTTTTGCGTTCACCCCCATTCGCCAAGGCATTCAGGAAACGGTGCAGTGGTTTGTTCAAAATTACCACACCGCAAGGAAATAATGCAAAAAATTGAATTGACAAGGCAACCCACAAGACAAACAAGACAAACAAGACAAACAAGACAAACAAGACAAACAAGACAAACAAGACAAACAAGACAAACCCCAGGCAAACAAGGAAAGCAAATGTTTATAGGAGAGATTATTACGTTGTTCATTGCCATGTCGTTGGCATTGACCTTGATATTTATCATGCTGTGTTGTGCACCCAAAGAAAAACAAAGATACCCCCGCATGAAAGCATCCACATGCAGTTGTCGCAGTTGCCGAAAAAACAAGTGCCGATGAGATGATTGAACTATAATGTGCATTTATTTTTCCATATTTATTTTTCATATTTTAGTTTTCAACAATTGTTGACAATTAAAAAAAAAATTGAAAGCTGTTTCCAAGTCCTTGAATGAAAAACAGTTTACCAACAACAACAACAACAACAACAACGCAACTCAAATGGCCACCAACAACAACAACAACAACAACAACAACAACAACAACGACTCTGAATTCTCTCTTCCCGTCATCGTTGAAGACGTTGACTTCCAAGACCAGGTCCCGAGCCAAGTCCAGGTCCCGAGCCAAGTCCAAGTCCCGAGCCAAGAAGACCCTGACGTGCCTGTCCTCGCAGACAAGGACACTGTCCTCGCAGACAAGGACACTGTCCTCGCAGTCAAGGACATGCACGTCACCATTGTGCAAGACGACAGCGGTTCAATGCAGGACCAGCGCCGTTCGGTCCTAACCGGCATCAATGAAATCATCGGCGAAATGAAGAACCGTTACCAGGCGCCATGTCCTTACACAGCAACCTTCCGCTTCATCCGGTTCTCGTCCCACGATTGCATCCACATTGGACCCGCAGTTCCGGTGCATGATGTCAAACTCCTGACGCCTGCGGATTTGAAGTGCGACGGCATGACTGCGTTGTGGGATACCGCTGCCAAAGCGGTCAACATCATGAACGCTGAACACGCAGGGGTTTCTGCAACCACCTACATCTTCACCGACGGCGACAACAATGATTCCAAGGAATGCACCCAAACCAGCGTCAATGAAATGATTGCGGACAACAAGAAAAGGAATCCGATGCATTCGGTCTTGTTCATTGGGTCAGACGCATCGGCAAGACGAAATGCCAGTGCCATTGGACTTGACCGGGTGCACTCCATTCAGCACGACGCAGACAACACACCGAACGTGTACCACGCATGCCGACGCGCGCTGGGACGTTGCATCAGCGGGGACACGCAGAGCACCGAATTCAACGATGACGACATCATCTTGTCCGAAACGCCCTCCGAAGCGCCACAACCACAACACCCACAACACCCACAACAACAACAACAACAACAACAACAACAACAACAACAACAACAACCACAACAACCACAACAACCATTCTCCGACTCGCAACCAATCTACGACCAGGAACCAGTCACCGACCAGGACCCATCCGACATCCCATTTTACGACGATCATGTTCCGACAGTGATAAGATGCACGAGTTCCGGTTCCAGATAACCAAGACAAACAAAAAACAGAAAAAAATTGTAAAAAATATATAAAGGTATCAACATTTTTTTTCATGGTTGTTCGTTCATGTTCATTTATTTATAAAGACATAGATACACATAGATACACCATGAACCCCATTGAAGTAGAACCAGCAGCACCAGAAGCACCAGAGGCCGATGCCAAGGAATTCTTCGTGTATTTACTGGAGTCTTCGTGCAAACGCGCCACCTATGTGGGCGCCACCGTGAACCTGGAACGCCGCCTCAGACAACACAACAAGGAAATCAGCGGCGGAGCGCATGCAACCGGGGCGAAAGTGGCCCGCGGCCAAACATGGCGCCGCGCATGTCACGTGACCGGCTTCCCCACTTGGCAAGCCGCCCTGCAGTTTGAATGGCGGTTCAAGCAGCTCACGCGCCGGGAGCCGTCCATCGCTACGCAGACGCCGCTGGAACGCCGCAAATCCGCGCTGCAAAAACTGCTGAATTTAACACAGTCCACCAGTAAGGCGATCCCGTACGCCGCGTGGCCCTCCGGCGGCCCCGTCGTCATCTGGGAATGAACCCCACCTAGCTTAAAAAAAGGCACCAGCGTTGGATGACGTCACGGGTGCAACCGCGTTGGTTTGTGGCGTGAATTCGGTCATCCTACACCACATTTGAGAGATATTCGTCCAATATTTCTCTCTAGACGAAATTGTTAAAAACCACAAACTCCAAATCACCACTGCATTTATGGTCCGGTGCGCATGCGTCCCAAAAAGTTCCGCAAAACACCTAGTGCGCGTCGAATTTTCCCAAAAGTGTTTCGTCGATCTCATTTTTGGACATACCTTTCATGTCCATTTCTCAAAACTTTTTCGACTCTTGTGCAAATTCGAATCGAAAAAATAACAAAAAAGTTATCAGATCTAGACGTGTATTTATGAGAGCATAATGCAGCGCTTAAAAAAAGGCACCACGGCGGACGATTTTTCGGCCCAAAAAAAACTTAAAAAAAAGCACCAAAACGCGTGCATTTGGGGGGACAAGAGCCTATAAAACAGCCTACGAAATAGGCAAAAATAGGCTCTTTTTCACTGAAAAATAGGCTAAAATAGGCTAAAATAGTCAGCACCCCCTAGCGAAAAAGCCTAAATAGGCTGGCGATAGGCTGATACCATTTACACGCAGACAATCTTCAAATAAACGTGAAAAAACGCTTAAAGCATAAATTTTAATATTGTCATTATTATATACAACTCTCTCTCTCTCTCAAAGTGTTTTGCAATGGACCCCAAACCACCGAAGTATGTTTGCGAAGCATGCGAATATCACTGCAACAAAAAGAGCCACTATATACAGCATTGTGAAACTGAAAAACATAAGCAAATATCTAATAAAGCAAAGTTTGTTTGCGACGCATGCAACTATTACTGCAACAAAAAGAGCCACTATGTGCAGCATTGTGAAACTGAAAAACATAAGCAAACATCAAAAAAAGATTGTGAACCGACAGTCGAAATGAACACGTTTATGGAATCCATGATAAAAATGCACAAGGATATGCTGACCACGTTTGTGGAAACAATGAAAGAAAAACCCGCACAAGTGGCGCATGTGACGCACACAAATAATACGATTAACCACAACAATCAGTTCAACGTGCAGGTGTTTTTGAACACGGAGTGCAAGGATGCGGTCAAGCTGAGCGATTTTGTGAAAACGCTGAAAATCACGCTGCAGGATCTGGAATTCACGAAGACGAATGGCATCGTGGAGGGCGTGGGCTCCATTATCGTGAATAATTTGAAAGGCATGGACGTGCACAAGCGGCCGATCCACTGCACGGACGCCAAGCGCGAGACCATGTACATCAAAAGCGACGAATGGATGAAGGACGACATGCACGAGCAGGTGAAGAAGTTCATTTACATGACGTCGTGCTATCAAACACGCGTCATACAGGATTGGATGGAGGCTCACCCGGGTTGGGAGAACAAGGAGAAAATGCACATAGAGTATCAGAGCATTTGCAAGGAGCTGTACAAGAACATTGAGAAGGACGACGCCGCGCACCGCAAAATCCTGAAAATCATTGCGAAGGAGACGCACATCAACAAGGCGGAACTGATGGAACTCATGCACTAAGGCACGATACCACAAGTTACAAAAATCCAAGAACACCGGCACCTGCTTCTGGTTCCATGTATCCCCGGTTCTTATTGGTATTGTTGCCATTGTTGCCATTGTTGCCATTGTTGCCATTGTTGCCATTTTTGCCATTGGTTTCCTTGCTGCCATTGTTGCCATTTTTGCCGCTGCGGGATCCATGGTACATGTGGTGGTGAAACACGTTCACTGCCCCAGCGTGTTTGTGGTTGTGGCTGTGTGATTGAGTCGTCGTGCCGTCAATGGGTGCGTCCTTTCCAGGGACAAACAGTTGTTCGGATTTCTGCTTGTCGTTGGAGCACAACGTGTCCATTTTAACAAATTTGGAGTAATCAATGATGTATTTTGGAGGCTTGGTCTTCTTCTTGTTTATGTTGGTAATGTAACATGGATCTATGTTGGTGACGCCGTCAACATACGGTTGCCCCTTCGTTATGGGCGGGCAGTAGTATCCCGCTGGGCTGTTTTCAAGCCCCCGCAGTGTTTTGTTTTTTGGGTTGTAATCAAAGCACCCCTCCGCAAAATTGTAGATGTCATCATCGGGAAACGGTTGGTTTCCGTCATCCGCTGAATAGCACCCTGGAATCACACACTTGTTATTACCGATTTGGATCGTTTTTAACTTGCACGTGCTGCAGCTGGGTCCAGAGGGACTGGAGCCTTGGCCTTGTCCTTGGTCGCCAGCTTGTTGTGCCAACATCTGGCACACGGTGTCATCCGTCTCGCATGTCAAGTATTTTTCACTGGTACCGGTTGGCTGTTGAAATTTGTAGCTACCATACGCGAGGCATTTCGTAGGGTTGTTTGGAATGTCATATTTTACGCAATCGGCTGTGTATGTGTAGTAACCGCATGTCAAACACGATTGGGCATCAATTGTGTAATCCTTGGGTCGGAATGCAGCGCAGTATTTTGTGCTGTAATCCGGTTCGCCATTTGGCAGCGTGGGATTAACACAGTTGCCGTCAATTGCTGCCATGGGGTCAAACACGGATTGCGTTTTTCCAATTTTCACGCACTTGTCCTTGTTGCAACCCGCAACAGGTATCCTCACACGGTCTCCTTTGTATCGGCCGCTGGTGGATGCGATGCCCTTCTTTTGTGTAGTGGTTGACGAAACTGCGGTGGTTGTGTTATTGCGGTTTTCAAACGCCTCGGCCAGTTTGTCGTGTTTCAGGAGCAGGGTGTCCAGCAAATGGTCATGGTCTGAGCTGCCATCGGCGCTGCCAGCGTGGCTAGAGGCGTTGCGCTGCCCTGCGGCGGATGGGTCTGAATTCGGGGGATTTTTGCGGCGCATTTCATGCGTGGCGAACCCTTCTTCTGCATTGGATAAAGGGACCAATAAGATCACCACGCACGCAGCAATCACCAGCACGCTAAACAACACAAAGTAATTCATGTTTCGGAGACAATCCTATTATATAATTATATATTTGCGAATATAATTATTTTTAATGAATTGGGCCGCTCATAATAAGGAGGGGTTTGGATTAATGCATTGGGTTTGGATTAATGCATTGGTTAAGGAGGGGTTTGGGGGCGCTACGCTTAGTACCTTGGTTCCCCCTTAGCGGCAGCAGTAGCTGTGCAGGCTCTGCGTGTACGGGTTGCTGCGGAAGGCGTCCAAAATGTCGGGATTAATTCTCTCGCACTCAATGGCGTTGCGCGGGTAGTGCTGCGGCATGCGCGCCTTGCCGTACGTTTCCACGGACGGCGGCATGTTGACCGTGTTCGGGCCCGGTGCAGCGGCGCCCATGTAGTTGTTCGTGTTGACGTTCTGTTTGCGCACGCTCACATTGGCGTCGTGACTCATGAGGTTCATGTTGCCCTGGTTCGTCCACGACGTCTGCACCTTGTTGCAGTTGTTGCGCTGGTTGTAGGCGGCGTTGTACACTTGGTTGCCCATGTGCGCCCCCGCGCCGCCGGCCGAGCCCATGTACTCCACGTCGGTGGTCGTGTCGCGCTGGTTCTCCACGGGCTGCTGGTCCGCCACCTGGTAGCCCGCGTTCGTCTGGCGCTCAAAGTTCAGATGGTTGAAATCCAGCAACGTGGTCGTGGTTTCCTTAATCGTGGTGGGCAGGCGGTCGGCGGGGTTGAACACCGTGCCCGCCGGCACCGTCGTCCCCGCATTCGCGTAGGCGCGCAGGTTGCCGATGACGTTCTCCTTGCGCGACGGGCGCACCACTTCCAGGAGCGGCGCAACCACGGCGCGAATGGCGCCAAAGACGCCGCCCATCGGCACCGCGTTTGCGGTGGTGCTGCGGTTGTTGTGCAGCACCTTGTATCCCAGCCGCCCGTGGTCGGCAACCGACGCGGGCCGCTGGTCCGACGCCGCCATGTTGATGGCGTGGTGCTTGCTGGGGTCCACCTGCTGCCGCTTGGACGGCTCCACCGCGGGTGCGGCGTAGGTGGCCGCGCCGTTTTGCTCGGACCCCGCGCCGAAGTACTCCGCCGTGGTGGAGGGGCGGTTCACGAAGCGGTCGGCCTCAATCGGCCGCGCGGTTTGCGCCTTCTCCAACCCCGTGGTGGTCAGCCAGCGGTCGGGCGTGTTCAAGAAATACGTGTCGGGCAGGTGCTTCTCCACCTTGCCCTGCGTGGCGGCGCTGGGCGCGTTCTGAATGTAGTAGTACGCCGGCCCCTCGTGCGTCTCCAGCCCGAACGTGAGCTTGGGGTTCGTCTTCACGCGCAGCTCGTCCACGTTGCGGTCCACCCACTTGTCGCGCGCGTCCATGCCGGAGTTGAAGCCGCCGCTGCCCACGTCGGTGAACCCCTTGTCTAAACCCGGCGCCACGTGCACCTCGTCCCACGGCTTCACGTTGGACATCTTGCTGGACGGCATCTGGCGGGACTGCATGAAGTCGCTGGTGTTCGGCGTGCCGTACACGTAGTTGTAGTTCTCCTGCGGCTTGAACAGCGGGGCGGTCTCGGACTTGCTCACCCACTGCGACCCCGCGCCGTTCATGGTGTCCAGCACGGACTCCTGCACGTTGGCGTCGGCGGTGCGACCGCGGATTTTGGCGCCGAAGAAGGGCGCCATGTTGTTGTGCTTAAACTCGGCGGCGTCCATGGGCTTGCCCGTCAGCGACATGACCTGGCGGCGCTGTTGATACGTGTCACCGAACTGCGTTTTGCCGCCGAAGTCGGCCCCGCCGTTTGCCACATTCTCAAACACGGATTGCTCGTAGTACTTGTCCGTGGCGGCGTTGGGGTTCGGGAAGTTGGAGTACTCGTTGGCGTCGTAGCCCGTCTTGGGCTTGAACACGGGGTAGTTGTCGGGCGGGACCGCCACGTTGGGCATGGAATTGACGGGCTTGCCCATGTTTTCGTAGCCCTCTTTAGAGGCTAAAGGCATTGGGCCGCTATTGCCACCGCCATTGCCACCGCCATTCTTCTTTTGGTTGGACAACAGATACGCGCTGGCCAGACCAATGAGAGGGATTGCGAGTTCAGCCATTAAATGTGTTAATGTGTAAATAGATTATGTATATTATGCAATGATAATATGTTATGCATGCATTACGAAAATAAAATAAAAAATTGAATTACTTTCATAAATCATGACAGGATCATCCAGAATCCCAATCCAATCCAATCCAATCCAATGTCATCCCGTGCCGCCTTGTTCCGGAATTCTTCAGTTCGCAATTATGAATTTGAGAGATATTTGACGTCGTCAGAACCCAAACCAAGCGGGCCCATCATCACGGTGGACAGCACGCGCTCATATGTTATGACGCTGCCCCTCTCCTACTTTGTGTCAACCCGCGGAATAAGATCCAAGGGCAAAGCGGACGCCATGCCCTACGAAAGTTTCCGCATTATCAACGTGCAGCATCGCGGCGGCAATGCGCACTCCTTGGTGCTGATCAAGAGCCGCGCCATTACGACCAACCCTCACAACATTGCCATCTTTGAATCCAACGGGCGCAACGGCTTCTGCGGCATCCGCATCGTGGATGACCATGTTAAAAAAAACGTAACCCGGGCTTACACCTCCATCTCCCCCGAATACAACATCAACTACGGCACAAACACTCACAATCCCGGTTATTGCGGCATTTACGGCATCATCTGCATTGTCGCCCTTCGCCATTACCGCAGCAAGACCGGCGCCCTTTGGCTCGCAAAATGGAACAAATTGCTAACGTATATGAGCCGCTGCATTGACCGCAACGCCGGCTGCTTGGGCGTGGACCTCGCCGCTCAAGTTCAGGAAATCATTGCCACCACACCGGCTCATTCGTCAGCTGAAAAAGAAATTGTTGGAGCCATTCGGTCCTGCCTTGCCGTCAATCCCACAACATCATATTCGTTGGTTCTTTGAAGTTTCGCAAAGGAGAGAAATTTACTGTTGTCATTTTTTTTATTCATTGGGTTCTTTTATTTTTTATAGTAAACCAACGTGTCATTGTAAAATACAGCGTATATCAAACCAAGTGATACAAAATTGGATAGCCAGCACCATAAACTGCCCCACGTGTTGGTTTCATGATATAATGCGTATGTGATTGCGGCACTAATGCACATTAATGCGTATAAAACCCACTCCTTGTTTGCAACAAATTTGACGGACAAGAATAGAAACCATATCAACATGATGGGGGGTGGATATTTCAACCAGTTCCAAGCTAAATGTCCATTTGAAGAAGAGGGGGTTGAACTGAAATCAATCTTACTCCAGGGTTTTAATACCAGTGTAATCATGCCAAAACAGATGTATCCTGCAAGAGACGCGTATTTCACATTATTCAGGGTGTTTGAAATAGACAAAATCCCCAAAACGGGCTGCAATGCAATCAGCATGAATGCAATTTGGGATAACAGCCGATTGGAAAAGGTTTTACTCCAAACAAAATATTCAATCAGTTGCATAGACATCCATGTCTGTATGAATAAAAAGTTGGCAAGGCCCAGCTTGTTATTAAAATAAGCAAACACACAAGCGAACAAACCCAACGTATATGTGTTTAATGAAACATTCGCATTCCAACACATTTCACAATGAAATATGAAAAATATGAAAAAAATATATACATTTACATATTTTTATATTTTCATTGTCATGATTGCGTAATATTTTCATTTATCATTTATCATTTTTTGACCTTGACGATTTTCTTCGCACCAGTTCCGGTTGAAGCCGAACCTGTAGTTGATGCAGCCGATACGCGTTTCTCCTCCTGTTTCACGTATTCCGCGCGCAACTCCGCCAAATCGGCCAGCCACAGCTGCTCAATGCCGGTGCCTTGTAGCGCGGCATGCTGTGCTTCCTTCTGCCCCTTCTCCTTCAGCAGCTTTTGCACGTTTTCCTCGCTCACGCTGTCCATCGGCAGCTTCAACAAGTACTTGTACTGCTCGTCGCCTTCCATGTGGTCATAGCCTTTGGACTGTAACATGGCCGTCAGTTCATCGCCGCGCTTGCGCCTCAAGTCAATGCTGCCGTCCAGCAGTTCCTGGATGTAGCGCGCCTTATTAGATAAAAGGAGGAGCTCCGCCGCCATGGCCGCCAGCTGGTGCGTCTTGCGCTCATTATAAAGTTTTAATCGCGTGGCGTAGTAGTCGCGCACAATGTCGCGCACGTTGCCGTACTTCTTCAGCTGGTCCTGGCTGTCAAACAGGTGCATGTTGCTCGTGGATTCCGTCGTATAAAGCTTCAGCAGCTTTTCAATCGCGGTGCAGCAGCCGTGGTCCACGATTGCCATAAATGCGGGACCTGCGAGGTCAGCCGTGGCCGGAAACGTGACCGTGAAATCCACCACCGTGTCCGTGCTCATGTCCACGTAGTCTTTAATCGCGCCGGTTTCAATGAGCGACTCCAAGTGCTTCTTGAAATCTTCCGTCCAATAACCAACCGGGAGCTCCGTGACGCGCACCTGCTTCTTCGCGGCATCCACGGTATGAATACCGCGAATCAGGAACTTACCAGGAGCGGCGAGTGGCGTGATGGTGCCTTTGAACCCGCGGTAATACGGCTCAATTGGGCCCCACTCTGCCTCCGGCTTTTGCAGCAGCATGTTCCCGATGTAGTCAATGATTTGCAGCGGATTGTGGCACATGATGTCCGTGCTGAACCCCGTGCCGATGCCTTTCGTGCCGTTGACCAGAACCATCGGCACAATCGGCGCATAAAAGGTGGGCTCCACCATCTGGCCGTCGTCGTCCAGATACTCTAATATGGCGTCGTCTTCCGCGCGATAAATCAACCGTGTGATTGCATTCAGCTGCGTGAAGATGTATCTTTCACTAGCAGAATCTCGGCCGCCGCACAACCTCGTCCCATACTGCCCGTTGGGCTCAAACAAGTTGATGTTGTTGCTGCCGACGAAGTTCTGCGCCATGCCGATAATGGCCCCGTTCAGGCTGGCCTCGCCGTGGTGATACCCGGAGTGCTCCGACACGTAGCCGCTGAATTGCGCCACTTTGATTTCCGTCTTGAGCCCGCCCTTCTTGAACGCCGCAAACATGATTTTGCGCAGCGAGATTTTCAGGCCGTCCATGCCGTTTGCAATGGAGCGCTGGTTGTCGTAGATGGAGAAGTGCTTCATCTCGCGCGTCATGAAGTCCTCGTACGTCACCTGCTTGTGGCTGGTGTCCAGATGGTCGGCGCGATTATACGTGGACAGCCACTCCTTGCGGTCGTCGGCGCGCTTCTTGTTGAATACAAGGTCAATGGCGTCGTCACTCGGTTCGCCCGTATAAGCGAAATCCACGATCTTCTTGTGCTCAAAGTACTCGCGGAATTCGCGCCCCGTGCTGGTGCCCAGACCCTTGTAGTACTTGACGTGCCACGACGACACGTCAATTGATAAGCCACCAGCTGCACCAGCGGTTTTCCACGCCTCAAACTCGCCCTCGTTATAAAACACACGCTCCTGTGCGCCTTTGCGCGCCTTCAGAATCGGCGTGTTCATGAACCCGATGAACCCGGGGATGTGCGTGAGGGTGGGCCACTCGCTCTGAAACAGGTTGATACCGAGTCCCTTGATGTGCGACCCGTCCAAATCCTGGTCCGTCATGAACAGCACCTTGCCGTATCGCAGCCGTTTGGCCACGTCTTCCGCCGTGTAGTCGCGCCCGTTCTCCAGTCCCAGGATGCGCTTGATTTCCGCGATTTCCGTGTTTTCCGCAATGCGCTTCACCGCCTCGCCGCGCACGTTCATGAACTTGCCCTTGACGGGATACACGCCGATGGTGTTGCGGTCCTCCTTGCTCAAGCCCGAGACGATGCCCGCCTTGGCCGAATCTCCCTCGCAAAAGATGATGGTGCACTGCCCCGACTTCTCCGTGCCCGCGAAATTGGCGTCAATGAGTTTCGGGATGCCGCGAATGGTGCGCGTCTTGGCGCCGTCCGTCTTCTTCGCCGCTTTTGCCTCCTTGACTTCCGTCAGGGCGCAGGCCGCCTCCATGACGCCCATCTTCGCGACTTTTTCCACGAACTCGTCGCTCACGGTGCAGGCCGACCCGAAGTTCGCGCTCGTCGTCGTCAACTCGTCCTTCGTCTGGCTGGAAAACGCGGGGTTCTCCACGTCGCAGCGCAAGAAGAGGGTCAGCTGCTCCTTGATCGTCGCCGGCTTCACGTCCACCTTCTTCTTGAGCTTGATAAACGCCGCCAACTTGCGCAACAGCTGGCCCATGATGTATTCCACGTGCTTGCCGCCCTTGGACGTGCAAATGCCGTTCACGAACGACACGTGCGCGAACTCGTCTGTATTCGTGAGGCACACGGCGTATTCCCAGCGTTCTGAGGGCGCCTCGTATACGCGCTTCACCTCGGGGCGAATGTAGAGGCCGATGTACTGCTTGAAATCCTTGACCGGCACAACGGCGCCGTTATACTTGACACGGATGCTGCGGTCCGTCACGGCGGCGATGTCATACACGCGCTTCGTGAATAACGCGGTCATGTCGGGCGTGAGTCCTGCAATGCCGAGGCGCGCGTAGTCGGGACGGAACGAGATGCGCGTATAAGGTTTTTTGCTGGCGGCAGCAGTGCATTTGGTGATTTTTGGCGCGCAAATCTCGGTCAGATTCGCCTTGAATTCCTGGGTATACTTGAGACCGCGCACGTGGTCCACGGTTTCCACGGAGCCCCACGTGGACCACACGAGCACGAGCTTGAATCCGAAACCGTTCTTCCCGCCGACGATTTTCTCCTTCTTGTCTTCGGCGTAATTGGTGGAGGTGCGCAGGTGCCCGAAAATCATCTCGGGGATCCACATCTTGTGCTCGGGATGCTGCGCGATGTCAATGCCGTTGCCGTCATTCGTCATGGTGATTGTGCCCGTTGCGGCGTCCACCTCCACTTCAATGGACGTGACGGGGAGCGCATTGGGCTTGCCGTCCTTGATTGCCTGCGCTTGGCGGATGACATGGTCGCGCATGTTCACCAAGCCCTCGTCCACCAGCTTGTAGAGCGCGGGGATGTGCGTGAAGGTCGCCAGGCCGATAGTCGTCTCTGCCGCACTTAAGCCAGTCGCTGCGCTTAAGCCAGTCGCTGCGCTTAGGCCAGTCGCTGCGCTTAGGCCAGTCGCTGCGCTTAGTGCCGTGTATTCGGTGCACTCGGTGAGCTGAATGGACCCAATGTAGGTGTCGGGCTTCTTGAGAATGTGCTCCAAGTCCGTCATTTTCTGATACTTGCTTGACAAAGATGATGATTCGGTTGCTGTTGTTGCCATTGTGTCTGATTGTCTTTATGAAATAAAGGGATGCATTACATCCGTTTATTCGCTTTAAGTAAATTCAATTTTTTGTTTTATTCTCACTATCCGACACAAACTTGCCCGAACCCGAAACTTGTTTGAATATTTCCAGCGCATTTTTAATGGCAGCGTGCATGTCAATGTATTTGTACTGGGCAAGTCTACCCACAAATATGACGCTGTTGCGCTGCTCTTCTTCAACGGCAAGCTGTCTATATTTTTCATACAGCGCCAAATTTCTCTCATTGGGCACAGGGTAATACGGCTCCCCTTCATCCGTGGTGTATTCACGCACGATGGTTGTGCTTGCGTTGCGGATTTTATCCCGATTTTGAGGCAGGTGCAAATACTCCACGGACCGCGTGTACGCAACATCGGGAGAAGGCTCGTTGACCACAATGTTGCTTTGAAACAGGCCTACCCCTTGCAACCCGATTTCTTCAAACCGTATGCTTCGGTACTCCAGCTTGGGACATTCTGGGTCATCAAAATACCGGTCAATGGGCCCCGTGTATATCAACAATTTGCGCCCCTTGATACAGTCTTCGCCCTGTACCGTAAAGTAGTCGGTGTTCAGTCGCACGGTGATCAAAGGGTGGTTCAGCAGGTTGGCAACAAATTCGGTGTATCCATGCAGCGGATACAGCTGATACTTGTCGCTGAAATATCGGCAGTCGTGATTGTTGCGTATGGGAATCCTTGCCAGCACGCTGGGGTCCAGCTCGCTCGGTTGCTTGTTCCACTGTTTTATTGTGTAATGTTTGAACAGTCTCTCATACAACACCTCTCCCACGCGGGACTTTGCCATTTCTTCGCTGTTGCGTATTCCGTTCGGATATTCCACCTGGTTCTCTTTCAACCAGGCGTCCATGTCGTCCGTGGTTTGCAAATGCGTGTGCAGCAATTTATTCACCGTTTCAATGTTCACGGGCACGGGCACGTGCTCTTCAACCCCTTCGTCAGTTTTCACCCGTGCAACCACCTTGTGCACGTACGGAATCCACGTGCCAAACTGGGTTATGTATTCATACGTTTCGTCATCGTTGGTGTGAAAGATGTGCAGACCGTACTTGTTCATCAAGATGCCGTCCTTGTTCATGTAATCGTGGCAATTTCCGGCGATGTGATCGCGTTTATCAATGACGAGCACGTTTAGATTGAGCACCCGCGCAAATCGGTCTGCAAGAACTGCGCCGCTGAGACCTGCGCCCACAATCACAATGTCGTAGTCGTGCGACATGCCTTTACTATGTTTTTATTATTAAACCATGCATCATGCTTTAATATCTAATTGTGATTGTCTTTATGAACCGGGGGGGTGCACGATTGAGACTTCCATGCTTGGAGACAGGCTTTGTAGTAGAATGAGACACCGTTCCCTTCATAATACCTTTAAACTTATTTTCTGCAGCTTGTGATTTGCTTATTCCAGTATGCTTAGATGGTTTAATTGATTGTCCTTGTGCTTGTGCTTGTGCTTGTGCTTGTGCTTGTGCTTGTGCCCCCAACTCTTTAACTCTAGCCAATATTGCTTGGAAATCGGCATTCGTAGCAGGGGATGCAGCAGGGGCATTCGTAGTGGCATTCGTAGATGCAGATGCAGATGCAGATGTAGTGGTTTTTTTGGGACCGCTTCCTCTGCGAGTGCGATTGGCGCGACGGTGTCGGCGATACGTTTTGGCCATTTTTTTATGCATTGTGTAAATATTTTATTTTGTTCATCGTCGTTTGACTGTTTTGTTTCGTTTGAATGCCCTTTTTTTGGTTTTGGTTTGGCGTTTCCCGCCCTTTTGTGATTGTGATTGTGTCTGTGGTGGACGCCGCCTCGTGATCATTGCACGCAATCTACCGCGAAGTTGATTGCGCGACCCGGAAACAAATGCACGCAACGCGCGGCGAGCCTCTGGAGTCCTGCAACGCAATCTTTCAAATAATCTTTCAAATGCACGTGAATGGGACCGTGACGCATCATTAATTACCCGTTGGGGAATTTCCAAAATGTGGTCAAGTTGTTGCAGTACTCGTCTCAACTCGTGTGCATCATGTGATCGGTTTGCACGATCAATTGATGCAAACAAACGAAGTAAACGGGGCCGATCACAATTTTGCAAAATTATTCTTAATTGTCGTAGTTGTTGTTGGTCTCGTCGTCGTTGTCGCATTTGATTTAGTTCCCCGACGTTGTACGCGCGCGGTAGCGGTTGAATCGTATTCAATACTACATTAGCATTGGGTCCAGCATGGGCTGCAATCTGGGATCTCATGAGTCTATTCACCACATTCGCCACATCATCATCATCATCATCATCATTACCATTAAGTAATCCTCCAAAATCAAAATCATCATCATCATATCGTTCTTGTGCTTCTGGTTCTGGTGGGAACATCCGAAACCGATCCGCCTGATGAAAATTCACAGAGCCTGCTCCGGATCTCGCCGGCATGACTAGATCGGGCCCAGTTGGTGGCTGAATAGGTCCCAAATTAGGATTTAGTCCAGCAATTTCATCTCTAGCATTTGCATCAACGACCATTTGATTTTGATTTTGACTAGTAGTACCTTCATCCGCACCATAATCTTCATCCACATAATCTTCATTCACACTATCATCCATTTTTATGTTAAAAATATATTTATGTATACATGTAATAAATATATAAATATAATTATAATTAATGCAATGTCGGGCTACAATTATTATTCGTTAAAGAAGTGTCGGTGTTATCAGCCGATCAACAAGAAGTTGGTAGAAACGGGGAGCGGCGGCGAAGTTATTCCCATCGTGGTCAACTTCAAAGTGTTTAGCATCAACATTCGCACCGCCACGGCGCAACGCAACGATTCGTTCACGCAGGCCAACCGACCGCTGAATGTTTACAAAAGTTGGACGGGTGCGCCGGCGGGATACGGCCAGTCCATCCGGAATCAATTCAACTGAGGTTTGGCTAAACCACCCCAAAAAAAATCAATTGCACCTTCTTTTTTTTTTCTTTCGTTAAAATATAATACACCAATCAAATTCAATGGGAAGAAACTACACGCGTTCGGAGGACGGCCTCTACCACATTCACGGCAAGAAGTACGAATACATTCGCGGCTCTCGCGCTCAAGTGTTCCACGGCACCGCGTATAAGACCGACGGTACTCCCGGTCTCACCCGCGACAAGCTGCTCATGAACAAGAACGGCCGCATCGTGAGCGCCAAGAAGCACGCCACCGCGAAACGGGAGAAGCGCTTGGAAAAGCACGGCTGGACCGCCAAGAAGGGCAAGTTCGGCGCCGTTCGCATCTCCGATCTTAAGAAGACGCGGAGCCGCAAGCGAAGGCATTGAATCAGTGAATCAGTTAGAAAATGAATTGGTCAAATGATGTCAATTCATTTTTTTTATTTTTTTTCAGTGTCGCACTGTGCGCACGTGCTTGCGTTTGCCCTTGTTTGGCGTCGCGCGTCGGGTCTTATGCAAGGTCTCGCGACAATACCTGGATCTAATGGTTGCATGATGCAACCATCGGCAATGCCGGCGTCGTTTCCGGGTGTGCATATGACTTCTTCCTCCTCCTTGTCCTCCTTGTCCTCCTCCTTTCATTTTCAGCCTGGCGAGCGCGTAATACTCCAGCAGGATGCGCCCAATCTCTTCTTTTACCGCAACGTCATACCGGGCGTAGTCGTTTTGTTCGTCCAATTCGGGTGCATTCGGCAGCAGCATGTATTTCACCAGGGTTGGAAACACGCGACGCTTCGTCTCGTCGTCGTATATTTCATCCTGCACACCCACAAAGTGTGCCGTCGGAACCACCCCGCCCGTCCGCTCAATGTGCAGCTGAATCGGGGGCAGCAACACGTCGGACAAGTGCGCGCCACCGGATCGTTTGAGGAACACGTCGCCGGGTTGCGGATGCACGCCCTTCAGCGCGTCGTGCAAACGAAGCATGGTGTGCGACCGAACCGGCATGTGCGCGAATCCAATGGTTTGATTCCTGTCCGGATCAGCGTCCAATATTTGCGTCATTTTGGACCGGAAAAATTCTTCCGTGTCCATCGTGAAGTGTATCCGTTCAAACACTTTGTTCAACCATTTGTGGCATTTGTGGGATTTGTCGGGTTGTTCTTGGCGCAACCCAACCAACGCCAACCCCCGCATGTGCGCGGTGAGGTTGAACCGGCATTTCATGCTCCTGCCTTTATTGAAAAACTTGATGAGCTCGTTGCCCGTGGCCGATTGAAATTGCACGGGTGCCCGATCCCCCAGCGGGTCTGGAAACGCCACGATTTGCCGCCCAATGCTGCGAAGCTGCTTCAAAAAATCGGCGCGGTCTGCCCCGATTTGCGCCGCGGTGTCAACGCTGATTGCCGCAATGTTGCCCTGCTCCAAATAATACTTTGCGTTCAAGGCGTCCATGGTTTTGCGCAACGTCCCGACCGCAGCAATGAAGCCGGCCCGATCAAACCCTTCGGGGTTGTTCCGCAGCAGCTGCAGCAAATACACGTCCAAGAACGCGCGCAGACGGACAAAGTCCTTCGGGTTTTTGCGCGCCATGAAGATGCGGATAAACAACGACTTGCCTTCATCGCAGAAAATGCAAACGAGGTCCAGCATCGTGGTTTTCATGGACACCATGTTGTCGGAGGTGTACTGGCGCGCAATCATGTCGTCCAAATCGGCCGGAGGGTCAATCGCGTCGGGTTGGTAGAGAGAGGTTCGGTACAACTCCGCAAATTCTTGGAGCTCCTTCTTCACCAAATCAATGGGCTGCATGTGATAGCTGTCCTCCTTGCACAGACCCGCCCCGCATGCGGGGTGCATGATCTGCGAAAAGCATTTGGTTTCTTGCGTGACCAGCTGCACTTTGGGGTTCTTCTGCAGCCGTTTGCTGATGAGCTGGGTGTTGGCGTCCTTCTTGCGGTTGCCGTACATGAACAGCTCAATGTGCTCGTCCGGAAACGACGGGGACAGCAGGAACTGGAACTTTTTAACCTGCAACGCAAGCGCGTCCGGGCGGTTGTAGCGCATGGGGCGCTCAAAGAAGTTGTCGTATAGAATCATCATGTAGAGAGAAAACAGGAGTAAAAATGGTCGCGACACGTCGCCGAACACGAAACAGTCAATGTCGTTCATCTGAATCTTGTCGCATCTCTCTTTCACTTGCGCCATGTTGGCGCCCGACTCCGCGATCACTTCCTCCGCGAACAGCTGCGCGTCGGCGTCCTGCCGAAACCCTTGAATGTAATGCGACACCGCCGCCCCACCGCTGGCCACAATGTGGCCGCCGCTGTGTCCGCCGCTGTGATCGTTTAGTGCTTTGTTCACCGCCGTCAGCGCCGCGACAATCACGTCGGTTCGTTTCACCGGAAACCGGGTTTTATCGGACATGATTGCTTCCAGTGCGCCGGTTGCGTCCGCGCTGTCACACCGGTGCGCAACCTGATTGAAATACGCGCCGTATTGACCGCTTGGAAAAATGTCCGAAAATCGCAGCTGGTCCGCCGTTTGCACGGCCGGATTCTGCATAATCGCCGTGAGCGCATGTTTCTTGATCGCATTTTGAATACTTTCTACGACCAGCAATTCTGCAAAGCCGTCGCACACGCGTTGAATAATTGTGTTTGGACTTTCGATTGGATTGCTTGGATTGCTTGGATTGCTTGGATTGCTTGGATTGCTTGGATTGCTTGTGCTTTGTTCGCCGGGGCTTTGTTCGCCTGGGGCTTGTGCATGTGAAATGGGTTTCATGCACAATTCATTGATGCCTCGCGCAACAAGCGTGTTGACTTGCGCGTACGTCTCTGCGTCCGAATGCAGCATTAGTTCCATGATCAAATCCAGCCGGTTGTATGGGCCAACTGGCTTGGCGTTATAAATGAACGGTTCGGTTTCCACCTGCTGCATGGCGCTCGGCAATTTGGACAATGCAATCACGCGATCCAGGAAATGCACCGTAATGACCGGAACATTGAACACCTTTCCAATATGTAAACGGAGAGAAATGCGGGGACCCGCAGTCATGGATAACTTCAACTCATACCCGTCCCGCCCCCCCGTTTTTTGCATTATGGCAGCGTGCACTGCGTCCATCATTGCAACCAAGTCGGGCTGCGCAACTTCCGTGAAAATGAATACGTTGGTGTGGGGAACAAAATCCGACAATCCACCGAGCGACAGGTTGCAGTAAGACACCGTGACGGGCCCTTTGATTTCATCCAGCGACGATGCGGGTGTTAATTTTATGAACGGAATGTCTCTTGAAATCGCAGATTCAATGTCGTGAATGTGCGCTTCCAGTGGAGTGGACTTCAGCGACTGGTTGAATTGTTGTATGCCTTTTTCAATCATCTCTCGTTCATTCATTTCAAATTCAAGTTCACCGGCTAGAATGTCCTTCTCTATTTCCAGGGTGGCTGGTGCCACTTCTGCTTGTGCGTCTGCGGGTGCCACTTCGGTGGGTGCCACTTCTGCTGATGCCGCCCCAGTCACGGCGCCTGTTGCAGCTGCAACAGCCGCAACCGCTGCATCTTTTGTCACGCTTACTACGTCAGACAACGCGCCAGTAACGGTAGACATGACATTGTCCAAATCACCTTTTACTCCTTCTCCTTCTTTTGATTCTTCTTCTTCTTCTTCTTCTTCTTCTTCTTCTTCATTTTCCGTTCCTTCGATTGGCGTTCCACTTGTTGCATTCGCTTCGCTTCCACTTATTGCTTCGCTTCCACTTATTGGTGCTTCGCTAACACTTATTGCATTCGTTCCACTTGTAGTCGTTCCACTTGTATCGGTCGTTCCACTTGTATCGGTCGTTCCACTTGCTTCGCTTGTAGTCGTTCCACTTGTAGTCGTTCCACTTGTAGTCGTTCCACTTGTAGTCGTTCCACTTGTAGTCGTTCCACTTGTAGTCGTTCCACTTGTAGTCGTTCCACTTGTAGTCGTTCCACTTGTATCGGTCGTTCCACTTGCAGTCGTTCCACTTGTATCGGTCGTTCCACTTACTGCTTCACTAGCATTCGTTCCACTTACTGCTTCACTAGCATTCGTTCCACTTACTGCTTCACTATCAGGTGTCGTTCCACTTACTGCTTCACTAGCATTCGTTCCACTTATTGCTTCACTAGGTGTCGTTCCACTTATTGCTTCGGCATCGTCCACGAGAGGAACAATGGGGCTGCTGCTGCTGCTGGTGTTCGCTAAAGACATTGAATTACATTATTCAAATATTTTAAAACCCATTGTCGTTGCATATTTTCTCAAAATACTTTTTGCTCACGATCAAATGATGCACGTTTGCGGCGTGATTTTTGGCCCGTTGTTGGTGGCAATAAAATTCATACGCCTTATAAACAGACGCCGCGGCCAATGGCTGCATTTCTTCCACATATTCGTTCATGGCAGAAAGAACTTCCCCCCGCTTGTCCCACATGGTGCACCGCACGTGCATCAAATGCTTGTCGTTTTCAATCACCACGTCGGGACAAAAATGCCGGATCAAGCCCAAGAATGTGGCATCCGTGTGATTGTGGCTCTGCGGCTGCGGCAGGTGGTGACGCTTGAACAGCGCCGTAAATTCGTCAATTTCCAGCTCGTCTTCGTCGTTCGCGTTCACCACCATGTGGTGCGTCCAAAACTCGTTGAACCGCGTGACCAGCGGCAGGTGCTTGCTCGTGATCTGCAAAAATGAATCGGACGTTTCAGAATAGGTGGACAAATGGTCAATGAGCCGCGCCTTCAGCGCTTGCGCGAAAAACACGTTCGGAATTCTCTCCTCGTCAATGAAGACCTTCCACAGGTAGAGCATGTTTTTCCATGAAATGCTGACGCTGTTTTGCGGGGTTTGCGGGGACGCTTCCAGGCACGTTGACGCAAATTTGGCAATCAGCTGGTCCTCCGGGTGGTGCTTCAAATACAGCACGCGTTGATACGTGGCCGTGTCCTTGCACTGCGTGTGCAAAAAATTCTCCGCATTTTCATAGCGCTGCGAATAATGCGCCGCAACGCAGAAAATGTCGATCATCCGATGCTTGAACGGCTCCGAATACGCGTCCAGCGCCACGTCGTTCATGTCCAGCAAGCGGCACTCGCTGAAATCGTACTCGTAAAATTTGAATTTGAACGCCGCCGTGAGCGTCGTGGTGAACAACGTGGCGCACTCCTGGCTCAGCCCCTTCATGAAGTGCCGCGCTTTTGGCGCCGCAATGTAAACGGGTTCCTTTGCTCCTCCCGTGGCCGTCTTTTTCAGCAACGCGTCGCCAATGACCGTCAAGAAATACTTTGCGCAGTCGCGCGTCCGAAACAGGGTGGGGCACAGCATGTTCAGAGTGCGTTGAATGGTCTGCGACTCCGGAATGGACGTCAGCAAACATCGGTCCTTGATGCGGCGCAGCACTTGGTTCTTAATTTTGTACTTCCACGGCATGAGTTCCCGGTTGCGGCTGATTTGGGTTAAAATGGGGTGCAGAATGTCGTCCTCGTTAATCACGCTGTAATTTCTCTCGGCGTCTGCATTGTAAATAAAAAACAGTTCCACGTTGGCGTTGTAGTAGTAGTGCGGCGACTCGTTCAGAAACTGCTCAATGAAGTCATCCGATGCGGTGATCAGCGTTTGCTTGCGCTGCTCCTTGTCGTTTCGCACGAGTTGGGCGGCGTCCAGCAGTGCTGGCAGGTGCGCCACGTGCGCCACCAGTTTTCCCAGCATGTACTCGTCCCCCGCGTATTTGACGTGCAGCTGCCGGAGGATGCTGCACAAGTCGTCCTCAACCGATGTCATATTAAATACTTGAATACTTGAACTTATGTCCAAGTGTTTAAATTGTTTTATGCATGTGTACGCACACATTGGTGCAGCATTGCCCAGATTCACTCGTATTTTTTTTGTATTTTTATTATATGCGTGTATATAAATGTCTGCACATGCATATTTAGTTCATGCTTATAGTTATGATTTTTCAAATCTCAATGTTCTAGAATGTGGTTCTCATTCATGTGGTTCAGAGACAGAATCGTTTAGAAAAAACAACAATTGTTTTTACATTGAAGCGAATCCAACCGATTATAACAATATGTTGAAACAACCTGATGTAATACAAACAAATGTTCACAATGTTGCGTTGTACAATCACAACGGTAGAATACAGTTTACGGTGACAAGTCATCCAGGAAATTCAAGTGTGCTCCATTGTGAATCCCATAAAAAGGAGTTGCAAGGATACCAATCCACATTCATTGACATAGATGTTGAATGTATCACTTATCCACATTTTATTAGAAATGTAATCCAACGACCAATCGATGTGTTGGTGTTAGACATTGAGGGGGTTGAATGTGAGGTATTGAAAACAATGAAAGAGTTAACTACATCAGAGTTACCCAAGTTTATTGTGATAGAGGCTGGATACGATTGGCCTTCGCGCAAAACACTGTTAACTGAACTTGGTTACACAATTGATTTTTATCAATTTAATAATGTCTACCTCACACATTCATCCCTCAATGTGATTAAAAATACACCCTTTATTTGTAAAACAAATAATGAAAATAGACAATTTATATGGGAAAATAAAGTGATTTTTGTAAATGATTTGTGTTCAGAATAACCAACAAATATTCAATTCAATCGCGCATGTTATTTGCGTGGTGCCAGGCGCCGCGTTCTCCCCACCCGGAGCGATGATGCCCGTCGCGTTTTCGTGTGCTGGCGCGAAGAATGCCGGTGCGCTTCGTTCAGCCCGAACAGCGTCCATGGCTGCGGCGGGCGGTCGTGCAGATACGGGCGGTACGTGTCCCAAATCATGTTGCGGTCGCAAAACGCGTCCTTGTAGAACCCCATGCCGCACGAGCTGCCCCAGCGCCCCCACAGCTGCATGCGCTTGGCCGTGGCAGTGTCTATTGCCGTGCCGTCCACCGCCCCGCGCGGCTGGAACGGTTTCGGGCGGTCGGCCTGCGACATGAACTCGCGCGCGTCCAGGTCGTAGTGCGAGCACGTCGTGCGCGAGCACGGGTTGACCTTGTTCAAATACACGTCGTAGTGGTCGCCGATGAGCCGCATGGCGGTTTCCACGTCCAGGCGGCCCTTGTGCTCCTCCATCATTTGTTGCAGGCGCACCCGGCGCGCGCCCTGGTGGCGGCGCAAGTCGTCCCATCCCGTGTTGGACGACTCCAGGTTCCGGATGCGCGGGTCGTACGCCACGTTGAAGCCGATGAAGTAGCCGTTCTTGGTGCGCTGCACGTCCACGTACTTCAGCCCCAGCTCCAGTCGCATGATTTCGTTCGTGCGCGTGTCGCCAAACAGCCACGCGTTGGCGTAGTCGCCCGAATTGCGCTCGGTCAGCATGGCCACGTAGTCGTCCATTGAATTGCCGTACTGCATGGCGCGCCGAATGCGGCAGCACACGGGGTCCTTGTTTTCATACGCGTGAAACCCGCCCATGGTGGTCTCCGTTCCAAACAGTCCGCAGCTCGTGACAAACACGTCCGTGCCCGAATGGATGCCGCCCGGGAACGACTGCATGAGGATGCGGTGCCCGCTGCTGGGGCGCAGGTCCATGATGACGCGCGAGTACTGCCCGTTGATGTAGTTGTCGAACGAGTTGTGCGCGCACACGATTTTGCCGTCGGCGGTGTAGTCGCCCACCGCAATGAACGCGCTGCACCGGTCCTGGGCGCCGCCGCCTTCTAATCCGCCGCTCGCCTTTCTAGATTTAGAACCGTTTTCTTCTACAAAATCGGCATACATGGCCTTGGACCGCAGGTGCGCGTTGTGCGGCTCGTTCAGCACGTCCGACAGGTGGGAAAACATGTAGTCAAAACTGACAAAGCAGTTCCAAAACACGATCTTGTGCAGCGGCTGCTTGGCGCCGTCGGCAATGCCGCGCATCTCTTCATAATACTCGGGGAAATTCGCTTCAATCTGGGGGCGGAAAAAATCGTCCGTCATTTCGCAGAAGAACGCAAACGTGCGGCCGTACTCCTCGTACAAGAAAAACTCCAACATTTCCATGATTTGCGCGAGTTCGTGCGCCACCAAGTGGCCGTGCGCAAAGCCGCGCCGGCGCGGGTCACCGTGCAGCGACAGATAAATCCAGCCGTTGATGTCCTTGCGAGCGCCGTTCATCGGGTGCGATTGGTGCGATTGTTGCGATTGGAATATGCATTACCCAAATATTCTTTTTTTAGTAAATGAGTTAAAATAATGCCAATATTAACTTGCACATAAGTTAAATGAGCAGCATCCTCTATTACAGCAATTTCTGCGAAAAGTCCAAATCGCTGTTGCAGCGCCTTGCCAAAGGCAAGGTTAAGGAAGGAATTCACTACATGTGCATTGACAAGCGCGTGAAGGGGGAGAACGGCGCGTGGTACATCGTTCTGGAAGACGGCCAACAAATCATTCTGCCGCCGCACGTGAACCGCGTACCGGCGCTGCTCTTGCTAAACCAGAACCACGCGGTGCTGTACGGCGACCAAATCACGAACCACTTGAAACCGCTGGACGCGCAGCACAACAACGTGGCCACCGGCTTCAACGGGGAGCCGTCCCCCTTTTCCACCGGGAGCGAGTTCATGGGCGGGTTTGGCGTGATGTCGGACAACTTCAGCTTCCTGGACCAAAGCAGCGAGGACTTGTCCGCAAAAGGCAGCGGCGGCCTGCGCCAGCTCTACAACTACGCCACCATTGACTTCAATGAATCCATCAACTGCCCGGCGATTGAGGAGAAGCAGGCGCGCATCGGGCCCGACGTCACGTTGGAAAAGTTGGAAAAGGAGAGAAACGAGCAAATCACGTATGCGCAACAACAAGGGCCCCCGCAACAACAACAGCAACAACAGCAACAACAGCAGCGTCGCTAACATCGCATCATTCGCACCATTAGCACCATTTTTCGGGTTTGAAATGGACGTACATGTTGCAATACGAATCACCTTCAAACGGCTCCGGGCGGCCGTGCAAACAAGTGGTGGATTCATACAGCACAATGTCACCGTACTCCATGGTTACATTGTGTGGCCGAAAATGATGGTCCTCAATGCAAAGGTTCCACGGCTTGTCCGACGCGTCGTCCAAATGAATGATGGCGCTGATGACGTGCGTGTTTTTTTTGTCGTAGTGGTTGGCCAAATGGCTTCCGCGCAAGTACTTGCGAATGCCGTAAGTTGCGGTGTGCGTCAGCGGCGCCTTGTATTCAATCCATTTTGTAAGAATCTCGCGAAAAGTGTCGCGCAACTCATGTAGTAGTTTAATTGGCGCGGCATCCATATTCAAATGCTTGGTTATCATGCCCGATTCCGCCCCGTCGCGGCTGATCGCTTCGTCGGTCCATTGACTTTCGTCCGCGCCGTGCAACCACTCCTTGACGGCATCCACGCACTCCAACCGCATGCGCACTTTCTCAAACCCTACCGGGTGAAACACCGGCAAAAAATGATGCTCGCAAATCTCGTTCGGAACGCTCGCGTTGATTTCGGTTTCCTTGAACCACTTGGTCAAAATGTATTTTTCGCCCCGAATGATGGGCATGCCGCAGTGCGACGAGAACGGGTTCTCCTTTCCGAAATCATTGGCATTCACCGTTGATGCCTGCGAATACAAGTTGTTCCAAACGATGGCGGTTCCCGTTTTTGGCGCGCAGGAACAAAACGCGTACGGAAACGACGTGTACCCGCCCTCTTCCACGTCGTTCAAATAAATCATGAACGTCCAGGTGCGCTGGCCGTTGATGGACGCATCCTTCTTCAACAATTCGGGATCAAAGTAGTCGGTGTGGAACCGGAATTCCTGCCCCACTTCATACTTCTGCCCCTGGATTTGTTCCGCGCATCGGTTGTTTATGCCCAGCGTTTTGCAAATGCGGCTCTCCACGTCCGAAATCATCGGGCTGCTGCCTCCAAAGTAACACGTCTTGCTGGTTCTGTCCGCGTTCACGATGCGCTCCGTGGGTTTCGTGACGTTGTAAGTGGACGAAGTGGTTAGTTCGGACGCGTTGATCACCGCAATAATGTCGGCGCATTCTTGTTCCGACAAAAACCCGTCCACGCGAAAAATCTCAAGGTTTTTCGCTTGCAGTCGTTGCGCGGTTCTCAGCGCAACCAATCCAACGCGCGATGCGGTTGCCGATGCCGATGACGCTGACGCCGACGCCGGAATCACATAATCAATCCCGATTTTGCGCCGCAATAACGCGTGGCTGTATCCCGCATCCAGCGACTTCTGGAACATGATTTGCTTGCAGTTGCCCAACCGCAAATTCAGGTCAATCCATTCCTCCCAATCCGGCGCGAAGGTTTCCATGTGTATTGGTATTGTATTGTATTGTATTGTATTGTATTGTATTCCGGCATGGAATCTTTAAATGTATTTTAATGCAAAATGCATTTAAAATTATGACACAATGACTTACCATTACGCGACACACCACAACATACCACAACACAACACATCACAACACACAACATCATGTCTGACCGATCCATTGTGATGAAAGCGTTTTTGAACCAGTTCACGGATTTCGTGGAGGACGTTCAAAGCGTGTTTCCCGACAACGTGGACATTGACTCGGCCAAAACGGCGCTGATGCTCATGAAAAAAACGAACCCGCGCATGTTAATGAACGCGTGGGTCACGTGCATTGTGGGACCGTACACCGATAAAATAGAGAAGGGCGACATCGGGTTCTTCCTGGACAAGGACTACACGCAGGACTTGGAGTACATGGGGAACGCCGTCATGCAGAAGGTGGACGCGCTGCGCGGCCCGGTGCGCGAAATGGGCGCCGAAAATCAAGCCAAGTCCATGAAGTACATTCAGAATTTGACGAAGCTGGCGAAGCTGCACGGCGAAGTACAATGATTAAACACCAACTGCCATTATTTCCCAATTTTTGAATTCGGAATGATAACTAACAACATCTAAAGTTGTGTAAATGCACTTTCTTTTCACATTCTTCAAATCAAGAAATGGCATTAAACACGAAAATGAGCTATCGCTCACGTGAATTTCAGTTGAATTTTCAATCAATGTGCAATAGTCCAATAAGTTATCTGACATGAATTCTGAACTCCACAGATCATGATGAGGGTTGGTTTCATTTTCTAATTCCGAATAATAATTGATGTTTGGATGAAACACTGGCAAGTCACTTTTGACGCGCACATTTGGTCGTATGTCATAATGTGTGTATGCAATATTGCGATGATCGTGTAAAAAAATGTAGTTTTTCCCGAACATACCGACGATGGAGTTGTACAAGCTCAGTTCTCTTTCATTGTTTCTATTTATGTCTTCGTATTGATATCTAATTCTGTACGGAAGACACAATTGAGTGTAAAATCGTTCCCAAAAACCGGTGCTTGCATCAAATGTGGAGTCATAGTAACCAGAAGCGACCACAACACAATTTTTGATTTGAGATTTGCATTGGGTTATCAAATTGGATGGAGCAAGAAAATTATTGTAAGTTTCATCGCTTATGATAATGTGCACATTTGCATAAGTTTCATACAACTGAATAACAGTGCGTCTATTGCGATACAAACAAAAGATGTACACATTCTTGTATAATTTTTGAAAATGTCTCACTGCAGCATACATTGTAAAATTGTCTCCCGTGCTTAAATGAAATAAGAATATGCAATTTTCGTCGTTCATAACACAAAATGTATGAAAATAATTGAATCAATCAATAAAATACATGCACATTTTATTTTTTATTATATCGTGGTCGCGCAATGATTTGTCCATCCACGATGTTTCATTATTTTATTTTATTTTATCTAGATGTAATTTCACAATGTAATCAAAACAGTTTTCGGCTGCATTGAAATGATGCACATTATTATTATTCAATGTTTCTATGTTAAAACAAATTAGTTCATCTCTACAGTAAACGATTGTTGATTTCCCAAAACAAATAGAATTGCAGAATGCACCTCCCACACCAAATGAAATGTTATGAGTCGCGTGTTTTATTATTTCAATATCTTTTTTGTATGTTTCATAATTCAGATTGGAATAAATGCAATCAATGCTCATGTCAATTACCTCATTATTTTTTGTTAAATGCGTTAATTCATTGTAAATTTGAGTGATTCCGTGTGCGTCAACCTCTTCTGTGCGTGGAAAATTTCTCTCTCCCAATATTACTATTTTATAACTTGATTTATAATTTATGCAAAATGTAGTGATTTTGTGTTTCAATAATTCATAATGTTCATTGGAGTTGTGTCTGCATTTGGTGTGAAACACAATGTATTCCCCGTCAATGACCTTCGTTGATTTTGACACATTTATGTCAAGTTTTAATTGTTTCATATTTTCATAATTTTTGTTTGAAAATGAAGTATAATGTGGATTTTTACTGTAGATGAATCTGACCATATCGGGTGGAATATTATTGCATTCACATAATTCACGAATTAATTCAAGTCTGAATTCCAATTGATTGATTGGATTCATCCTGTAATATGGACGCGTGAACCATTCCAAATTGAAATTGAACCGCGTGCAATCTGTTGTTTTAAATTTGATGGAGGCAAACTTCAATAATATATCTCCAATTCCGGTTGCACTGCCAATCAGATTATTATCATAAGTCGGTTGAATGTTATTTTTACGACATATTTCAATCATCTGATCATGAAACAACTTGGACTTGGATGTTTCAATCGGTTTATAACCCGTGTTTTTAATAATAGGTCTTGTTACGGGAATCACAATATTGTTTTTTAGTGGAACCAGTTGATTGACCCTCCTATGTGCATTTGTATTTGCATTGGATGTGGCAAAAAAAAAATTTGAAAAATTCATCATTTTAATTTATGAATACAATATAAAATTATTATCAGTAATAAACACATAACATAACACCACACTAAAATGGCATGCGTTCATCTACCCACCAGCATCGGAGAAGCGATTGACAAATTGACAATTCTGGACATAAAATTGGAGAGAATTACCGATGCAAACAGGAAAGCCGACGTGCAGCGCGAACATGATGCATTGCTAAAACATTCGGAATTGAATAATTTTGTTCAAACTCATGCCGACTTGTATAACACCATGAAAAAGGCGAATGCAATCATATGGGACATGATGGATGTTTTGCGCACCAACATTTCAACGGAAGAGTATTTGAAAACGTGCAAGGACTGCATTGAATTCAACGACATTCGTTTCCGGATCAAGGCCCGCATCAATCAGGCGTCCAATTCGGAGCTGAGGGAACAAAAAAGTTACAAGGCCACTGTGTTTAAGTTGGCAATAATAGGACTGCACGAGTCTCATGCAGACATTTCTACTGTGCAGCGTATCCTGCAACGACCACTGCAGTATTATGGAATATTGTATGACGAAGTTCAAATGAATGCCGATGACAATGGCGCCAATGTCATTGTGAATTTGAATGATTTCTCTCACATCATGACGGATGAAATCCGGTTAAAGCAACGCATTTACGATGCATTGAACGTGTCCGATGCGATCATGGACAAATTGTTGTAAATATTAATATGTTACATATGTTAAATGCAAGTAAGCATTTAAACACACATGGACATATAAAATAGCATTAAAATGCATAAATTTTCTGATATAAATGAAGCAGTACGAAAACAATATTTTTTTTCGGAAAGCGATGACTATGACCTTCTTAGAAGTCACATGCGACAATTTGCAGAAAAAATTGTGAAGTACGTTCAGAGTTCATCCAACAAATTGAACGTATTGGAAGTGGGGCCATCATCAAATGTGTATCCAGAATCGGAGTGTTTTTTAACAACCAGCATCATAAGTGAAGAATGCAAACGCCTTGGACATACATACAAAACATTGGACATTTGTGGAACTGCAGACTATATTTGTTCAATTGAAGAAGCATCCAAGCATGTGAACGATGTCAAGTTTGACATAGTGATTTTGCTAGGAGTAATAGAACACGTTGGCAATATACATTTGTTGTCAAATGAGTTTTATAATATCACAAAGGACAATGCCATTATTTATGTAAACACCCCTTATATGTTTAAAATTCATGGACCTGTGCCGGATTATTGGAGAATTAGCCAATATGGATATGAACATTTGTTCGGCAAACAATTCCATCTTGAAATTGACACATTTCCACCAAATGAATCGGGAAAAAATAGTTTTCCATTATCGTATAATGTTTTGATGATTAAAAAATAAATCAATTTAAAATGAAAAATTAAATAATAATACAACAATGATAAATGTATTATTATTTCCATCAGGTTCCCAGGTGGCCAATGAAGCATACAATGCATTGAAATATGAAAAAAACATTACTTGTTTTGGGGCGGACTTCGGATTTCAAAACTGGTCCGCATATGAAATGGAAAACTATGATTCCACCATGCCTTTGTACAATGAAAACACGAAACAATCATTTGTAGACGCTCTAAAGAAACACATACAAAGCAATAACATTCATTGCGTCATTCCATGTTTTGACAAATTCATTTATATATTAAAAGAATTAGAAAAAGAGTTAGAGTGCACGATCATTGCACCAGATGCATCAATCGCATTGTGCTGTGAATCCAAACGAGAAACATACAATGTTTTTAAACAAGTCATAACTGTTCCAAAATTATTTAAAATAGAAGACATGGAAACAAAACACACACTAGAAGAACCCATATTTATAAAGCCCGCAAACGGATATGGTTCCAGAGATTCTCATTTGGTGAAAACAATGGATGAGTTTAATTATTATAAAACCAAATACAATTTGCATGATTTTGTCATATGCGAGTATTTGCCTGGAGAAGAATTCACAGTTGATTGTTTGAGCACCGAAAATGAATTACTAATATGCAATCCTAGAAAACGTTTGAAAACAATGCAAGGCATAAGTGTTAACACAGAAGTTGCATTGGATCAAAACATCATAGATGCTTGTTGGTTTTTTGGAAATAGCATTGTAAATAAAATAAAAATTAAAGGTGCGTGGTTTTTTCAAGTTAAATTTAACAAAGACCATCAATTGTGTTTATTGGAAATAGCACCAAGAATAGCTGGCGCCATGTGTTTGACCCGAAATTTAGGCATAAACCTACCACTAATGTCTATACACATCCATCTTGGAAATGATGTCATGTTGAACAAAGATGATAGTTGTTTTGTTCGCACACCAAAATCTGTGTATAAAACATTTAAAAATTTGTTTTTACCCAAATTGCACTTCTCAGCCCTGTTTATTGACCTGGACGACACCATTGTCATCAAACACAAGGTTAACACAGAATGCATATCATTCATTTACAATTGCAAAAATGACAATAAACACATCGTGTGTTTAACCAGAAATAGAGACCCTTGTGCAAAGTTGTTGCAGCACAACATAAGTTCATCATTGTTTGATTGCATTTACAGCGTTGGCAAGAATGAAAAAAAAAGTAGTTTCATTAATGCTTATGCAGCAAAAATGGAACACATGAACACTATCAATTGCATATTCGTGGATGATTCATACGCGGAACGAAAAGATGTACAAACCCATTGCAAAAATGCAATTGTTTTTGCAGTGGACCAAATTGAATCTTTGATTTGATGTTTGGGGTGATGACAGTAACATTCACGGTTTGTTTGGAGCATGTGTTATTTCATGCGAATGCATTAACGGTGTCAATCACCCGCCGTTGTTCGTCCAGCGTCATGTCGGGGGACGACGGCACCATCACGATTTCTTGGTTCAGCAGGACGGACACGGGATCATTGTCGCCATTGTCGCCAGTTAATTCTGACAAGTGCGCGTGTGCATGAATGGGATAGAAAAACGGGCGGACGTCAATGCCGGCCGCGTCAAAAAAGGCAGCGGTTTCGTCCACTGTCTTCGGATTGCCCACAATGCGCACCGCAAATATCCAGTGCGTGGACTGCGTGCCGGCTTCTGTTTCGTACAATCGCACGCGCCCCGAACGAAGCAGGTCGTGCTCGTTCAACAGTGTGACATACGTTTCAAACACCCTTGTTTTTTGCGCAATAATGGCGTCCAGGTCGCACAGCTGGTCATACAAAAACGCCGCCTGCACGTTTGTCATGCGGTAATTGTAGGCATGCACCTCGTGCACATACCGCTTGGCCGACATGCCTTGCGAATACACCCTTGAAATGTGCTCGTAGACGGCATCGTCATTGGTTAGAAAGGCGCCCCCTTCCCCCGTGGTTATTATTTTGTTCCCGTAAAACGACACCGACGAACACAGAGAGGCGGGGCTTGTTCCCGAATACTGGCCGGCATATTTGCCCAAAAATCCCTCGCAGTTGTCTTCTACAAACACGAGGTCCGGGCGCAGGCGCTTGAGGCGCGGCACATTCACAACGTTGCCCACATTGTGTACGATCAACACGGCCGCGTTCGGGTCCAGGGTTGCAATGTAGTCCTCGTCCGTGCAAATGTTCCACGTGCGGGCATCCATTCGCATGACCGACAGCTGGCATTCGGAATACTCCATGAGGGCCGCATTCCACGCGGCAACGTATGCATTGTTGGGCACATAAATTTTGGTGATGGCGGGGTGCGCGTGCTTCAGCGCAATGAACAAGCAATGGGTGGCGCACGTGCCGTTTGCCATCAAAATCACGTGTTTGCACTTCATGATTTCCTTCAGCTTTTCGGTTGCCAACCCAATGTATTTGCCGTGGTTTGAAATCCATCCCGATTCAATGGCATCCATTGCGGATTTGGTGTACGCGGCAATGTTCGGATTGTATATATTGATGCGGTTCATTGACATTGACCGGACAGGGTTTATATGGTGACAATAAAAAAAATGCGAATAATATACACAAAACACCAATAAGGTATTAAATAAAGCGCATTTACATTTTTTTGATTAATTGTGTGAAATTGTGCTTGGGATCAAATAAATAACCATAATCATGAATGCTGATGTAATATACATGCGAGGTATTCACTTTAAGATTCAACAGTAAACACATGAAACAACTATTTGACACTGTGATTGTTGATGCATTTTTGATAGTTTTGGTATAAAAAGCGATTGGTTTCATCACAAAATGATTTGCTAAATCGTAAAATTTATGATTTTCAGTGTAAACATTTTTGACAGGATTAATCACCAATATGTCATCAATATTTATGTTTTGCCTTGAAACAATGTCGTTGATGGTGAATGTGTCTCCATGAGAAGTATTGCAAGACACAAAGCAGTAATTCATGTCCTTGATCATGTCAAATAATTGTGTGGATTCTTCAATGTCAGACAAAAACATAAAATTGTAAAAAACATTCACGTCAATGTTAACTTGCCTATAAAAACTATGAGGAATTGTGTTAGGATCAAAGTTATTTGTGATACCATATATATTTTTGTTTGTCAAATTTTTGATGAATGGATTGGTTTGATGAAATCCAAGAATGTATATGTTTTGAATCTTGACAAATATTTCATCTGCAAAAAAATTATCATTGTAATCCATTACTAAATTATAAACAGTCACTTTGGGGTTGTTGTAAAACAATTTGACATTTTGGTGCAATTTTGGATTACACATGTGATAAACATTGTCATAAATGGTTGACAAATAATTACACATGCTAATTGTGTTAATGTGATCCCCTAGTCCATTGTGTGGAACAACTATGCAATCATTGGTTGTCATTTGTTGAAGTTGTTGAAGTTGTTGAAGTTGTTGAAGTTGTTGAAGTTGTTGAAGTTGTTGAAGTTGTCTTTGTGTTTTGATTTTATCAATATTTGGTTTTGGTTTGTTTAATTTGAAAAACATTATTATTTTATTATTTTATTATTTTATTACATGCAAATGCCCAAAACACCCTCATTTTATGCCCATGTGCTGAATGCAATCCTTGTATTGGTGGCAGTTATGCTCTTAGTTAAACACTATCGCACACTTCGCCCCTATGAAGTCATTGTCGTTGCACTGCTGTTTTCCATCGGTGTCGGTGTGCACGGCCTCTCGCACTTGGGGTTAGAAACCGCGTACGGGTTCAACCCCATAAATGCCGTAAAATGAAATGCCACAATTCCGATAAAACAATTGTGCCGGATATTGATTTAAACAAAAGTATTTAAATCAATGTAAATTCACACCCTGCCCTCATATGAATCCCGAGTTCAAGAAGATCATCTCCGATTTCGTGGCCGATATTGCCACCGTGTTTCCCGAGCACGGCGAAGCATGCGCCGCGGTCCATAGCATGGACACGGCGTCCGTATTTGACCACTGCAAGCGCGCATACGCGCCCCAGTTCTTCAACATTCTGTATCGCAACGACACCGTGCTGTTTGCCGAGCCCATTGAGCTGCTGCCCGGCCTGAATTTCAAGGCACTGTGGGAAACAGCCGATGTGAGCGACACCACCAAGGAAGCCATCTGGAAGTACCTGCAGCTGGTCATGTTTTCGGTGGTGTCGGACTTGTCGGACACGTCCACGTTCGGCGACGCCGCCAAGCTGTTTGAAGCCATTGACGAGAACGTGCTGAAATCCAAGCTGGAAGAGGTCATGGAGCAGATGCAGGACATGTTCAAGGGCTCGGCAGCTGATGCCGATGGCGCTGCTACTGGTGCTGCTGCTGGTGCTGCTGCTGGTGCCGATGGTGCTACTGCGGATGCGGATGGTGCTACTGCTGGTGCCGATGGTGCTACTGCTGCTGATGGCGGCGCGTTTGACCCGAATTCCATGCACGAGCACTTGAGCGGGCTGCTCGGCGGTAAAATCGGCAACCTGGCAAAAGAAATCGCGGAAGAAACCGCCGCCGAACTGAATCTGGATCCGGGGGATGAAGCGTCGGTGCAGTCCGTGTTTCAGAACCTGTTCAAGAACCCGGGCAAGCTGATGGGCATTGTGAAAACCGTGGGACAAAAGTTGGACGCCAAGCTGAAATCTGGAGAGATAAAAGAAAGCGAAATCATGCAGGAAGCCAGCGACCTCATGAAAAAAATGAAGAAAATGCCGGGCGTGAACAACATGGCCGATTTGCTGAAAAAGATGGGCGGCATGGGCGGCATGGGCGACATGGGCGACATGGGCGACTTTGCAAAGATGGCTGCCAGCATGGGCATGGGAGGAAAAGGCGGCAAATTCAACATGGGCGCCATGCAGAGCCACTTGAATCAGAACATAAAAACCGCGCAGACCAAGGAGCGCCTGCAGCAGAAACTGGAACAGCGACGGGCTGCAATGGTCGTGCAAGCGCAAAAAGCTGTGGCGCAATCGGCCGCACAACAAGCGCAACAAGCGCAACAATCGCAACAACCTCTCGTTTTTAGCACAGGAGAAAAGGTGGAACGCACGCCAAGGGTTGCATCTGCGACTGTTGCGACTGCTGCGACTGCTGCGACTGATCCTGTCCCCGCGACCGAATCGGTGACTGTACCTGCACCTAATGCACCTAAGAAACCCAAAAAGAACAAAAAATGAACCAACCCAAATGAACTGAACCAAGGAACAAAATGAATGTTTAATGTGTCGTTATATATAAATAATAGTTTCGGATTTATATATATATAGTTCATACATCCCGATTTACGATGACTGCATTCTGGTTACAGGATCCGACGGTGTTGTTCAACAATGCAGGCATCACGCAAATCATTCCCACGTCGGACATGGACCGCGAAGCCCGATTGAATGCCATGAGCCGGCTCATCATTGTGCTAACCCTTTTGGGGTATTTGATCACGATGTCGTACAGCGTCCTCTTGCTCGGAGTGATTTCTTTAGCGGGCATCGCGATTTTAAGCACCGCGACCAGTGTGGCGTCCAAGGAAGCCAAAGAAGCCAAAGAAGCCAAAGAAGCCAAAGAAGGCAAGGAAGGGTTTTCCAACTACGCCAACTACAACACGGGACGCCGACGCAAGAACAGCAACAACGGCAACAGTGCCATGGCCGCGCCATTGCCGTCGTCATCCGGCCTCACGTTTCAAGCCCCCACCCCGCAAGACCCTCTGATGAACGTGCTGCTCACCGACATCCAAGACCGCCCGAACCGCCCCGCAGCCGAGCCCGCCTTCAACCCCCAAGTGGAGCGCGACATCAACCAATCCACCCAAACGTTCGTAGTGAATGACATGGACGGAAACAACGCCGATTTAGAAGACCGCCTGTTTCGCGATTTAGGCGACAACTACGAATTTAGCAACTCCATGCGCAACTACTTTGCCACCCCCAACACCCGGATTCCCAATGACCAGCACGCCTTTGCCGAATTCTGCTACGGCTCCATGATTTCGTGCAAGGAGGGCAACATGATGGCTTGCGCCCGGGCCAACCCGGTGCTCGGGTCCATCACGGGTGCGCAGTAAGGGGGGGGGCGCCTACAAAATGTGTAAAAAAATGTAAAAAATGCAAATTTATTAGATTAATAATTTCGCATTAATTATATATTGCACATAGTATATACATAGTTACTTACGCATACCGCAAAATGTCCGCATATGTGAGTGACTACACTTTCAACAACCTCTCCCGCATCGGCGAAGACGGCTGCAGTTTAGGGCAACGCGGCATTCAAAACGTGGAGGCGTCCAACTACATGCTGCAAAACTTCTTCTCGGACGACTGCACCATGAAGCGGCCCATTGAATTCGCCACCAGCCAGCCCAGCATCAACTTCACCGGCGGGCACCAAGTCGGCGCCGGCGGCTGCAACATTGACACCAACTCGCAGCTGCTCATCGGCGGCAGCGCGCTGACCCATCCCAAGTGCCGCATCAGCTTGTTCCAGCGCCCCTTTGCCACCGTGCCGTTCCTGGGACGCGGGCAGTCCAACCCGTACTTGGAATCGCAGCTGCAGCAGGGCGACTACTTGACCAACAAGCGCAGCGTCAACCTGCTGTCCGAGCAAACCATGTCGTCCAACTACCCGCTCATTCCCTCCATCGCGTCCACCGTGACAAACCCCGCCAATTTGGTGGAAGGCGTGGCGGCAGACGGCTGGGTGCGCGGCGGTGCCCCCACGCGCGACATGTTCTACGGCAACGGCCAGTGCAACAATTGATGATGCAACCAACCATTAATGATGCAATGAAAACGATTTAAAACAAACAATGTATGAATTTGTATTAAATTAATCGTCGGAGTTCATGTACAACACCGATTTCGTGTGCACGTACAAGGCGTTTGAAGAGTTGGAGGACGACGAAGTCAATTCGGACATGCTGTACCAAGCGCAATTCCTCCAAGTGTTCGGAATAACGGAATACAGCGACGATGCAGTGAGCGCCGGGTTGGAACAAGTTAAGACGAAATCGGACGAAGTGCCGGAACTGAAGGCGCTCATTCTGCAGCATCCGTACAACGTGCCCAACGCAACCAATTTGGACATGCTGGTGCCCCTCATGTTTGCGTATCCGTTGTTTGACGTGTTCCATTTGTGCTTGGTTGACGCATTTCAAACGGGCTCCATTTCCGCAGAGAACCAAGACAAGGTGCTGCGCGCATACAAGTTGTTGGAGTTGTTGTAAAAAAAATATAAGCATATGACAAATGGCGTCCACTAGAAATAAAAACACGTGCTCAAATTACTGTCTGGAACAGCGCATCCAAACGCAGTCGCTGCATTATTTGGAATATCGGAACGGCGCATCGGGCGCAGCTTACAGCCCCGCCATTCCGTGCGTGGGCATCATCCCGGGCCAAATGCCGCGCGAAGCGTTCTCCCGCAACTCGGTGGACATTGAGTCCGCCCTTTTCGGCATCAACTCCACGAATTTAGTGGAAACGCAAAAACCCGTGGTGCCTCAACTAACCAAATTGCCGGAGGTGTCGTTTTTCGGACGCATGCAGCTCGTGATGCCGGACCCGCTCGTTGTGGAAAAATCACAGCGCCCGTTTCCGGTGCCGAACTGAAAAGGAAATAGAGAATTGACGATGTCGACGATGCTGTCGCGATGTGAATGATTATAAAATTATATTCATTCATTTTATAAACAGGTTCACATGTCTGCCTTTTTCAATCAATTGAATGGCCCGTACGTGAGCGACGCAAGCGGGAACACGACGCTGGGAACATTTAGTTCAAGCGGTTTGCTCGGACAACGCGGGTTGAATAACACCGCGGTGGGATATGGAGCGCTGAAAGTAAACCCGTCGGGAGAACACAACACCGCCATCGGATTGAACGCGCTTTCAAAGAATGCAGGCAATAACAATTTAGCAATCGGAGAAGACGCGTTGTATGATTGGAACTCACTCCCTTCTCAAGCTCAGGCCGGTAACCAAAATGTTGCCATCGGTAACAATGCTATGCGTCACAATGCGACAGGGTCAAACAATGCGGCCATTGGTTACAATGTGTTGCAAGCCAACACAACTGGCGACAACAACATTGCGCTAGGAAATCAAGCGCTATTTAATAACACCGGCGGGTCCAGCAATGCGGTCATCGGCCACAATGCGATGCAGACCAATACAACCGGCGTCAACAATATTGCCTTGGGGAATCAAGCGCTGCAGGCCAATGCAACCGGCACGCAAAATGTGGCCATCGGAGTCAATGCGCTGAAAGGTAATACCGCGTCAGACAATAATGCGGCCATCGGCTACAATGCGCTGCAAGCCAATACATCCGGCACAAACAATGTGGCGATAGGAACTGCCGCGCTGCAGGCCAATGTAACCGGATCAGCCAATGTGGCCATTGGTGCCAATGCGTTGAAAGTCAATACCGTGACAAACAATGCGGCCATCGGTTACAATGCGCTGCAAGCCAATAGTACCGGCGTGGCCAATGTGGCCATTGGAACTGCCGCGCTTAATGCCAATACTATCGGGTCGGACAATGCGGCCATTGGGGTCAATGCGCTCTTTAATAATACAACCGGCACGCAAAACGTGGCGATAGGAACTTCCACGCTCTTTAATAACACGATTGGATCAGACAATGCGGCCATTGGCTTCAATGCGCTCTTTAATAATACAACCGGCACGCAAAACGTGGCGATAGGAACTTCCACGCTCTTTAATAACACGATTGGATCAGACAATGCGGCCATTGGCTTCAATGCGCTCTTTACTAATACATCCGGCACAAACAATGTGGCCATTGGTACCAATGCGTTGAAAGTCAATACCACAGACAATAATGCGGCCATCGGCTTCAATGCTTTGCAAGCCAATACAACTGGCACAAACAATGTGGCGCTGGGAACTCAAGCACTTAATGCTAATATCACCGGCAATCTGAATGTAGCCATCGGCGTCAATGCGTTGAAAGGTAATACCGCGTCGGACAATAATGCGGCCATCGGCTTCAATGCTTTGCAAGCCAATACATCAGGCACGCAAAACGTGGCGATAGGAACTGCAGCGCTCTTTAATAACATCGGCGGATCAAACAATGCAGCCATCGGCTTCAATGCGCTTAATGCTAATATCGCCGGCACGCAAAACGTGGCCATTGGTACCAATGCGCTGCAAGGTAATACCGCGTCAAACAATGCGGCCATCGGCTACAATGCGCTGCAAGCCAATACCTCCGGCACGCAAAATGTGGCGCTGGGAACTCAAGCGCTGCAAGCCAACGTAACCGGCAATCAAAATATAGCCATCGGCGTCAATGCGTTGAAAGGTAATACCGCGTCGGACAATAATGCAGCGATTGGTGTCAATGCTTTGCAAGCCAATACATCCGGCACGCAAAATGTGGCGATAGGAACTGCAGCGCTCTTTAATAACCTCGACGGTTCAAACAACGCGGCCATCGGCTTCAATGCGCTTAATGCTAATATCGCCGGCACGCAAAATGTGGCCATTGGTACCAATGCGCTGCAAGGTAATACCGCGTCAAACAATGCGGCCATCGGCTTCAATGCTTTGCAAGCCAATACATCCGGCACAAACAATGTGGCGATAGGAACTGCCACGCTGCAAGCCAATGTAACCGGTGCGCAAAATGTGGCCATTGGTGCCAATGCGTTGAAAGGTAATACCGCGTCAAACAATGCGGCCATCGGCTACAATGCGCTGCAAGCCAATACATCCGGCACAAACAATGTGGCGATAGGAACTGCCACGCTGCAAGCCAATGTAACCGGTGCGCAAAATGTGGCCATTGGTGCCAATGCGTTGAAAGGTAATACCGCGTCGGACAATAATGCGGCCATCGGCTACAATGCGCTGCAAGCCAATACATCAGGCACGCAAAACGTGGCGATAGGAACTGCAGCGCTCTTTAATAACATCGGCGGATCAAACAATGCGGCCATCGGCTTCAATGCGCTTAATGCTAATATCGCCGGCACGCAAAACGTGGCCATTGGTACCAATGCGCTGCAAGGTAATACCGCGTCAAACAATGCGGCCATCGGCTTCAATGCTTTGCAAGCCAATACATCAGGCACGCAAAACGTGGCGATAGGAACTGCAGCGCTCTTTAATAACATCGGCGGATCAAACAATGCGGCCATCGGCTTCAATGCGCTTAATGCTAATATCGCCGGTACGCAAAATGTGGCCATTGGTACCAATGCGCTGCAAGGTAATACCGCGTCAGACAATGCGGCCATCGGCTACAATGCGCTGCAAGCCAACACATCCGGCACGCAAAATGTTGCGCTGGGAACTGCCGCGCTGCAAGCCAACGTAACCGGCAATCAAAATGTGGCCATTGGTGCCAATGCGTTGAAAGGTAATACCGCGTCGGACAATGCGGCCATTGGCTACAATGCGCTGCAAGCCAATACATCCGGCACGCAAAACGTGGCGTTAGGAACTGCCGCGCTCTTTAATAACGTCGGCGGATCAAACAATGTGGCGCTGGGATATCAAGCGCTGCAAGCCAATATATCCGGCACGCAAAATGTGGCCATTGGTACCAATGCGTTGAAAGGTAATACCGCGTCGGACAATGCGGCCATCGGCTACAATGCGCTGCAAGCCAATACATCCGGCACAAACAATGTGGCGATAGGAACTGCCGCGCTGCAACTCAATGTAACCGGCAATCAAAATGTGGCCATTGGTGCCAATGCGCTGAAAGGTAATACCGCGTCAGACAATGCGGCCATCGGCTACAATGCGTTGCAAGCCAATACATCCGGCGCGCAAAATGTGGCGATAGGAACTGCAGCGCTCTTTAATAACCTCGGCGGTTCAAACAATGTGGCCATTGGTGTCAATGCACTGAAAGGTAATACCGCTGGATCACGAAATGTGGCGCTGGGAACTGATGCGCTGCTAGCCAATACATCCGGCAATCAAAACATGGCCATGGGATATGAAGCGCTCCTTAATAACACGACTGGGTCATACAATGTGGCCATCGGCGACAATGCATTGCAAGCCAATACCTCCGGCGCAAACAATGTGGCGATGGGAACTAATGCGCTCTATGAAAACACCACCGGGACACACAATATGGCCATCGGATACAATGCCTTGCAAAACAATGTAAGCGGCACGCAAAATGTGGCGCTGGGAACGAATGCGCTCTTTGGTAACACCGCGTCAGACAATGCGGCCATTGGCTACAATGCACTGCAAGCCAATACATCCGGCGCGCAAAACGTGGCGCTGGGAACTGCCGCGCTTAATGCCAATACTATCGGGTCGGACAATACCGCCATTGGCGTCAATGCGCTGCAAATCAATACAACCGGTAATCAAAATGTGGCGCTGGGGAATGAAGCGCTCGGTCATAATACAACCGGCATACAAAATGTGGCCATCGGCTACAATGCCTTGGTTCATAACCAGAGCGGCACCGACAACGTGGGCATTGGAAACTATGTTTCGTCAAACAATAAATCTTCATGCATTCTACTTGGAAACAATGCACAAACATTGAATGATTACGAATTGGGAATGTCTGGAATCAATTTGGTTGCACCAATTACTCCAGCTCCTGCAATCGTGGGATACTTGCCAATCCGATTCGCCAATTACAGCATTGGAAGCACTGCTGGCCCGGAACATGCACAGTATTACATCCCAATTTATCAGGGCCCCCCTCCTCCATTGCCCGTTCCGGAAGTCATCATTGCCAATCACTCTTCTTTAGGACCATCCGGATCTGGTGGCGTGGCTGTATTGATCGGGTTTCCATCGGGTTATTCAGCAGTCAGCTCAGTCACCATTGCAAACGGCGCAAACACATACATCATCACGGGAGCACCATCCCAAACTGGATATTACGTGTTTTATGAAGATTTTACTTCCGGGTTTTGGCCCGGAATTTCATCATCTTATGCGAATTTGGTAACAACTCCTGTATATAATCCAGGGATATGCGGCGGCTTAGTCTTTGGAAACCCTCTCACATTCACATACACGATTAGTGGAACACCAACAACGGTCACATACAGTCCCACTGCCATTTTAACCATTGGCGACGGATACCAGTATCAGCAATACAATGGAGACGCTCCGCCCGGGGTTACAACAGATTTTCAATGGGGGGGCACTGGAACTGGCAACTCAGGCACTGAGTCGTGGGGCGAACAAGTGGGCACGGGAACACAAACTTATGCCCAATGGCAAAGTGTATCCGGCGGCAACTATCAGTATAACAGCATTTACAAATATTTATATCCTTTCACAAGCGCAACTGCGCTGTTGGGGTCGCTCGCGTTTGGGCTTGGGACGCGTGATATCACTTATCCGTATTATGACTCTACCAGTAGTTCATGGTTGGTCAATTCAAGCGCTGTTACAATAACGCCGTCTTTTCCATCCGAATTTACTGCAACCATTGGAACTTCGCCCGGTGGAACTTCGCCCGGTGGAAACGATGTGTCTTCCAATGCTGCAAACGGAGCACCAATCCAAATTACTGTTCGGCAGTCTGATAAAAGTACTCGTTACTACCTGACCGTGAAAAATGGGATTACAATAGTTGGAGGAAATTCTGCTGCAGTTTGGTTTCCGCTAACACCAACGCCAACACCAACGCCAACACCGTTGTCCACGACGACGTTTAATAATAATATTGATATGGAGATTGTTTGGGCAACGAGCACAACTTTTCAATTATACACTAATAAACAGTATCAGGATGTATACGGGAAAAATTTAGAATTTTATAATTTTGTGACACCTGGATCAATATTGTCCATTCCTAATTTAAACACCACGCTCACAGTTGTTTCCAAAAACACCACTGTCGGAACCTCTTACTTCGGGATGCAATATACCATATTAAATGTGTATGGAACAATAAATGATACAACTAAGTTTCAAATGGGGCCTGTTAACAGTATTACAATTACATCATCTGTGCCAACCCCAACACCTGCGCCAACACCTGCGCCAACACCAACACCAACGCCCACTACGACGACTTATAATGGTGAATCATTATTCAGTATTAATCCTGCGTTTCCCACTGAATTTACGATCATGCTCGGCCCAACAACTGATTCAGCTGCTCAAACATTTTATTACAGCATAGTGCTTGGGTCAACATTAACATCAACCGAAACTGAATTAGGATATGGATCATTTGGAACCGCAGTTGTTACCATTACAAACAAAAACATTAACCCTGATGAGGATGATGAGCCCCCTTATATCTCAACGTATGTAATAAATGGAACATACACTGGCGGCAATGTGATTGCAGGAATGATGCGCAATCTAACACAGCATACAACACCTGCGCCAACGCCTACACCTGCGCCAACGCCCACACCTACACCCACGCCAACGCCCACACCTGCGGCTACGCCTGTGCCAACACCTGTGCCAACACCTGCGGCTACGCCTGTGCCAACACCTGCGGCTACGCCTGTGCCAACACCTGTGCCAACACCTGTGCCAACGCCTGCACCCACGCCATTATTGCCATATTTTACCAGCATTAATCCAATTACTTGGGGATCATCACAAGTGGGAACTATCACTGCCACATTGAATGGACAAAGTTCAACACTCCGAATGGCACTTGAACGCGAGAGTCAATTAGGCAGTTCCATGAAATTCAGATTTGAAAATGACGAAAATGTAGATGCTATGCCATGGACCCTGCCAAATCCAATAATTTTCACAAATGTTTCCATAAATGATAAAATTTATATTGGTTCTGGCGCTGGTGCCAATTTCATTCCACCTCCCTTTTACACTAAATCCACATTCCCAGTATATTCACTTTCAGCCTTTTCAACCAATGTCACTATCACACAAGGCGTTACGACAAATACAATAAATGATTGGACATTGGTTCAAGAGCACGACGTTTTAGATTATGTTTTGAATTCACCCCCGTCCGACTTGCTAGTTGGAAATTTCATCAAAATCACTTATTCGTCAACCGATAGCATCACCGGAACCATTTTAAATATAGCGGGTAGCACATTGACACTTAGGGTGAAAAATGTTCAATCTGCCGGTTATAGTAGAACAAACGAGCTTTATTCTAATGCGTCGGTTAGTAAAGATTCCAATCCAACCAAAAACAGTAACGGCCAAACAATTCCTGCCAATTCATTCGTGTGGGACATAACTCTTAATTATAGCCAAAGTATTCAGGTAAATGGCAATGGATCAACTGTGTCTGCAACGTTAGAGGCGACTCCCAGTTTAACTGCTACAACAACTACCTGGGTGTTCTCAGCTGGATTCTATGATTTCAACGGTCAACTTGGGTTTACAACCGGAAAATCAATTTTGTTTCCAGTTGAAACTCAGTTTCAGGTTAGTTATAATAAATTCGGAACTAGTCCGGTGATATACGCAAATGGTAGTGGTATTGGTTCAAATATATATGCTGGAAAAGTTCGTGGTTATACTTTATCGTATAATGTGGGCACAATCAGTGTGATCCAAACATTATGAATAAATAAATAAATATAATGATATGTATAATTATATCATTATTGCATCATCATGTCATTCACCCGCATTCACGACGACCCGTGTCGCATTGCCAAGGAAGTGCAGGAATCCACCGGCGCTGGCCGATACACGCTGAACGTGCCCGGCAACGGCGACAAGCCTTGTTATATGGAAGACCCCTGCATTCGGCTCCAAGCCTGGGGCGGCAACTTAAGGACCAACTCGGTGGAACTGGAAAACGACCTGCGCGGGCTCAGCCGGCCGCTGTCGCGTGACTGCATCAACTACAAGACCAGCGCCGCAAAGGTGGGCGACGCCCCCATTCAATATCCCACGTGCACGCCGTTCGTGGAGCAGCCGCGCGCCACCAACCCGGCGTGGACCGCGCGCGATTTAGAGCAGCCGCATTTTTCGTACTTGCCGCTGAACCCGCAAGAGCACACGTGCATCCCGTTTCAGAACAACTTGAGCACGCGCATTCTGGAAAAGGACTACTGGGTCCCATGCCCCTCGGGTACACGCGAGACACAAACTCCTTCCATCCCCAAAAACGTGTTCACTGCACCGGCTTAGTAAAACAAATTTTCACAATGTATTATATCTATTATATCAATTGTCACAATAATTGATTTTATACCATGAATGCGCTTTCAAATCCGTTTCTAACGACGCGCGCGTCAATGCACCCCCGGACCCGCAAGCGCGCCCAAGGGCTGCCCTTCTTGAAAAACACGCACGTTTGCGGAAAGACGCATGAAAAAACGCTCGGCAATGAGCTGTCCGTGTCCATGGACACCGTGTTTGAATTGAACGCCTTGACGCTTCCGTTTTTCATTTCAAAATTCAGTTACGACACCGGCACGTGGTTCAAATTCATCGTAGTGAATTACGATGGTCGCCATCGCGTGTTTGTCTGCAATGGGTCGCTTGTGACCCGGCACTCCGTGATTTACATTGAAGCCATGATGGAGTTGATCAAGAGGCGCAATGGGTCCACGAGAGAAAACGAATCAAAATACGACCGGTTGGCGGAACTGTATGATTACATCACCGCGTGCAAAACGTCAAAAAAGGGGCTGGCCGGTTGTCCCGACATCAAGCGCGCGCAGACCCGGTTCAGCGCGGAGTTCAAGAAGCACTTCAACTGCATGGAGGTGCTGTCGGCGGGATCGGGCACCGTGTTTTACGACTCCGACGCGGCCAAAGTCACCATCTGTTTGAACACCAAATCCGGGCACTATCGGCCCACCCTGAAACACGCGGATTTAGCGAAAGAGGTGGTGGAAACCATGATTGATAATGCCCGGTTTTCAGGGCGGTTGGCCAAGTACGACATTGGCGTGATGTCGCAATACAAGCCCCGGAAAAGCACGTTGAAGCGCGTGTTTGGCGCAACCAATGCGCACAAGCTGGGCATGTGCATCCCGACCGAATAAATCTACACTATATCTATAATCTATAATCTATAATCTATAATGGCGTGCAAAAACATCACCGTGCGCAAGCGTGCAGGGAAGCAATACCTGATTCATTTTGCGGGCGGGGCGGCCTTCGTGGTGCGCGTGTTTGGCAAAGTGCTGACCGTTTACACCAGCAAATACGCCCCGGATATCACTGCGGGGAAGCAAGTGCACCGCGCGACCATTAAGAAACTGTTTGTGCCGTCCAGCTTGAAGCCGGGCGTCCGGTTGCCCGCTCGCACATTGAGTGGAAAACCGTTGAAGGACGTGTGCGACATTGGTTTAGCCGGAAACTCGCTGCTCGCCCAACTGGATGGCGACAACAAATACATTTACATCGGCCACGACGTCGTGGAAGTCACTCTGGACGAGCCCGTAGAACGGTACTATTCGGAACTGGTGTCTGGATTGGGCGGCAACCCGCATTTGAAGGTGGCCGCCGATGCGCCGCTGGCTTATGCAATCACCAAGCACTACGTGTACTTCTTTCACACCATGCAGCGATTTGATCGCGCCGCATTTCCGAGCATGCGAGACGTGGTTCCCCCCCTCAATCCCGTGGCCGATTATTCGCCCGCCGTGAAGACCGCCATGCGAAAGACGGCGAAGCGAATCAGTAAGAAGCTCCTGGTTCCGTTCACAAGTTATTAACCATGCCCAAATAAAAAATAAATTTATAATTTATAATTTATAATTTGTTATAATTTATAAAACAATAAAACAATCAAACAATGAAAGCGCATCATAGGTTGATGATGGGCGCATTGAAAAACGCGCTCATCGTGGTTGCAGGGTTTGCCCTGTATGAAATGATTGAAGAATTGAAGGTGGTTTGGAAAGCCCGTTTTCCTGAAAGCGCGGACATGCACGTCCATTACGGGCGATTGATGCATTTGTTCAGCGTATTTGTGGCCGACCTTGCAATCGGGATGCTGATGTATTACGCGTTTAATTTTGTGCACTAATCAGGGAACGTAGTTCCCCGGTCCGTAGGTTTTCTGAGGAGGAGGGGTGCGGGGAACTACGTTCCCCGGTTAGAACCACGGCTTAAGTTCCAGCGTTTTGTCGTTTTCGGCGGAATAAATGGGGCGGTCAATGGGTTTGTACATGGTGCTGGCATCGCGCTTGTATTGAATGTAGGAGCGCGCTTCGCTGTACAGCTTCGGCACAAACATGTCCACGACAATTTTATTGAGCGCGGCGATTTGGCCCGGAATGTCGTGCGCCAGGTTCATGGCGCTTTGCAGAAACACGCTGCGCATGATCATTTTCAGGTTGTCGCAGTCTTGCGGGCCGATCAAGTACGCGCCGTTGGACATGGCGTGCACGCCGTTGCGCAGCGCGTTTTGCACGATCTCCATGTTGCCCGTGCTAAAAAAAGCGTCGCTGAGCGCGGTGTTCTCCCAGTTGCCGATCATGGCGTCGTGAAACGACGAGCACTTGCTAGAATTCGGGATTTTGTCATACATGGCAAACTGCTGCTCCACAGTGGGTCCTAAAATGTCAATGCGGCCGTTGGATTTAATGGGTTTTCTTGCATTGGCATTGTTTCCATTGTTTCCATTGTTTCCATAAGCGGAGCCGTGTGTTTGTTGCATTGATTGCGTTGATTGCGTTGATTGTGTGTATAAGTTATTGAATTATACACATATAATTATTTTTATGCATGTTTTGTCATTTATGCATTTGTGATTAAGAGGACGGACATTTGGGCATGCCTTGCGTTCCAGCCGGAATGCCGTTGTATTCACATTTGGAAATGTTGTTGGTGTTTTTGCAGTTTCCGCTTACATCCACCGTCCAAAAATCGGGACATTTGGGGATTTCGGGTGGCCATGCGCCCGATGCGCTGGATTGGTTGTACAGCGCGTACCCGATGAATATCATGGCGCCAATGAGCATGAGGATTGCAATGATGATGACAATGCGCTGGAAATTCAATGAAGAGAGTACCGAACCGGAACCGGAGCCGTCCTGATCCATTGTTTAAATATACAATACAATGTGTTTTTTATTTTTGCTGTTAATTTTGTATTAAACACAATGATCGCTCATAATGCAACCTCACCCTCTCTTAATCTAACCATCTAATCTTGTTTTGATTGCAACATGCCCCCGCGGATCAAATCCAAAAAAAACGAAGTGATTGTTGTTGCGCCCCCGGAGCCCTTGAATTACAATGCAGTCATGGGACGGGAAGGCATTGCGGCGGCCATGACGGCCGCGTTGCACGAGTTTCAGGCGAAAAAAACGGATCTCACCATCCGCCGGGGCATCTACGTGTACGGAAACCCCGGAGTTGGAAAAACCGAATTTGTCGTGCGGTTGCTTAAATCGCTGGATTACGACATTGTGAAATACGACACGGGCGACATCCGCAACAAGTCCATCATAGACTTGATCACCAAGCACAACATGAGCGAACACAGCGTGCTCTCCATGTTTCAGCGCAAGCCGAGGCGCATTGCCATCGTCATGGACGAAATTGACGGCATGAACAGCGGCGACAAGGGCGGCATCAACACGCTCATCAAACTCATGCGCCCGAAAAAAACAAAGAAGCAGCGCCTGGAGGACGTCACCATGAACCCCATCATATGCATTGGCAACCATCACATGGACAAGAAAATACGGGAGCTCATGAAGGTGTGCGTCACGTTTGACCTGCCGATGCCGACCCTTGACCAAGTGAGCGTGGTTCTGAAGTCGGCGCTGCATTCCTCGGACGCCGCTCTGCACAAGCACGTGGCCCGGTTCATTCAGGGCGACCTTCGCAAAATTTCCATCATATGCCGAATTTTCAACAACAACCACGCCACGGGGGCCCACAACAACGCGCTCATTCAAACCATTTTCCAGCCGAAGGCCAACAACGAAGACAGCAAAACCATTGTCAAGAAACTGATAAACGCGCCGTGCAATCTGAGCGACCATTCCGCGATGATGAACGAGACGGACCGCACCATCGTGGGGCTGCTGTGGCACGAAAACGTGGTGGACGCGCTGGCCAAACTGCCGCACCAGCGCGACGCGTTTTCCTTTTACAAGGAGGCGCTGGACAACATTTGTTTTGCGGACTACATTGACCGCATCACGTTTCAAAAACAAATTTGGCAGTTCAATGAAATGAGTTCGCTCGTTAAAACCTTTTACAACAACAAGCTGTATCACGACCGCTTTGACCCGTGCCCGAAGTTCAACCCGTCCGAAGTGCGGTTCACGAAAGTGCTCACCAAATACAGCACCGAATACAACAACGCGCTGTTCATTCAAATGATGTGCCAAAAATTCGGGATGGACAAGAAGGACTTGTTTGCGTTTTTCTCGCGGGTGTTTGCCAGCGACAGCTGCGCCAAACAAACGGAGGCCATCATTGACGACTTTGAAATCACGAAGCTGGACGTGCAGCGCATGCAGCGCTATCTGAACAAGTGTACGTATCCCAGCGACATGGCGCTGGACGACGACTTAGAGGCATAGGTGCACTGCACTTATCCCGCATCAAGCAGCGCGCCTTGGCGCTCAATGGTGGCCAAATGCGCGGCGATAACCTCGTCGCGGTCCTGAATGGTGGCAAGCAGCTCCGAGTTCTCGCGGAGTTTTTTGTTGCACATTTCTCGCATCTTTTCCAGCTTTTCGGCTTGCGATTGCACGGTCTGTATCAATTCCTCCACGGTCATGCTGCGGCTGATCGCGTTCGGCGCCTTGAATGTGATGACGGCCTTTAAAATTGCGTCCTGCGGTTGAGGTTGGTTCCGGTTCTCTTGATTTTTCTGTAATTTCTCTCGGATTTGTTGTAGAACATCGGGTTTCATGGACGGATGGCCGGGGTCATACGCGCACAAGGCGGCATCCACGTCGTGCATGTAGAACCGCAGCAGGTCGGGCTCCTTTATAAAATCGGTGACCGCCTTCGCGCTGACGCGCATGCCCGAATTGGGATGCCCCATGTTTTTCAGCAGCATGCGCTTGTCGAACGTGTTGTGCTCGTGCGAAAACACGAGAATGACCTTCATGGGGTCCAGCTGCGCCATGGGCACGGTGTAGCCGCGCAAAAACGCGCGCTCTTCGGCCAGGCACGCCGTCTCGTCGTATGCCAGATTCAGGTCGGTGAGCAGCTCCTTCCAGAACGCAAACGTGGCGGCGGTGGCGTGATTGGGGCCGTAGGGGCCAAACTGCACCATTTGGCACCGGGGAACTACGTGCCAAGCATTGCGCCCCGCACCCCTCCTCCGTAGGTTTTCTGAGTCCAAAGGGAAAGGTTCGGAGGAGGGGTGCGGGGAACTACGTTCCCCGGATTTGAAATAAATGCACATTTCGCTGCTGCCCGCTAGTTTGATGCCCGTTTTCCGTTTTCGGTGGTCCAGCAGCGTGGCGACCGCATGCGACACGCGCTCGGGCGGGTAGTAGTCGTCGTCGTCCATGTAGACAATGATGTCGCCGCGCGCCTTTTCGTGCATCAAGTTGCGTTTTTTGCCGAGAGAAATCTTTTCTTCAAGCCGGAAGTACTTGATGCAGGGGTGCTGCGACACGAGGTCTTCAATCGGGTCGGTGCCGTCGTCAATGATGACCCACTCCATGCGGTCCCTGGGATAGGTTTGATGAGCGAAGCACTGCAGCATGGCGGGAACGAACGGGCGGCGGTTGAACGTGGGCGTGCACACGCTGACCAAAGGCATTTGCGTCATTGAAAGTATTTAATAATGATCCGTAGAGGGTATTGTGTTTTTGTATTTATTATGATATCCGTATGATATCACAATAACGAATGGCGGATTATTCATTCCGTCTTTGGTTGGCTCATGTAAACGTGTATTCCGATTGCAATTGCCGATACACCCCCCACCGTGACTTTCGTGGGAATCGGCAATTCGGTGGAAGCAAACGCGATGATTAATGCCGTGACAACGTAAATGTAAACGAGACTTTGCATTCGTTTCAAAAATTCGGTTCCGAACTGCCCAGCATTGTCGCGCAATTGTTTCACAAACATGAGGTAAATCAAATAGAAAAACTGCCAAATGACAGGGAAAATGGTGACCCAGCCAAGGACGCACATCAACGCAAATGTCACAATTAATATGAACACTGATTTTACAAAATACAAAAAGGCCGAACTCGTAAAGTACGTCCGAGGTAAAAATGCAGTCAAACCGCCCAACCAGCCCGGAATCCACATGCAAAACACCAATCCTAAAAATATTGTAAACATGCAGACCGAGAGAATATCAAACAATATGCGAAGTATGGATGTAAATATGCGTGCGGCCATTGTGCTGCTGCTGCTGCTGTCACTCTCGTCAATCTTGTTCGTGAATCCCTTCAATGAATCAAATACTTTGTGCAAAAATAAGCCACCCAGTTGATAAGATGACTGTTGGGTGCGTTCAAACCACCACCAGAAACCTACTTTTTCATTTATATCAGATTCTTTGCTCATATCGATTGGCTTCGGAGCGAACCTGGTGGCGTACGGATTGTTACTAACTGTATCCACGTATTGTTTCGACATGTATTCAGCCGGGGTTGTTGCTCCAAGATCTTCAAATTGTGATAATCCCTTTTGCTGCAGCATACTTTCTTTGGATCGCGGAACGCGCTCCCCAGCTACACGTACTTGCTTTTTACCAAAGATCGGATACGTGGCATCAATGTCAATGTCTTTCGCATTCAAATAGTTGGACGTTGCAATCCAACAAAACACAAGGAATCCCGCCAATATTTCCAGAATCAAAATGAAGTAGTCGCCCAAATTAGACGACGAGTAATCAAACCCATCTCCTGTGGCTGTGGTTGCGGATGTGGATGTGGATCCGCTTCCGCTTGTGGATCCGGACTGACGGGCCCTGGTTTTGATGTTTTTCAGTGTGATCGTCATTGGGAAGGGGTCACCTAATTATTATAATACTAATTTATTATAATATTATTTCGCGGATTATTGCTATATTGCTAAATGGCTAAATGCATTTATCTCGCATACATGAGCGCGCAGTTGCCGCCGATGAACGTGAGCACGTTGTATCTCTCCTCCAACACGGTGAGGTCGTAGTTGTATTGATAAATGCGCCACTGCGGTTTATTCACGCCGATGGGCACGCCGGGGTCTGAATTGGGGTCGCAAATCGTGTAAAAGTTGGCGCTCGGGTCCAGCGGCGGCGGGTACGTGTTGAATTCCAGCTCAATGGTGGAGAACTTGCTCATGTTGATGGCGCCGCTGGGCTGGTACGTGATGTTGCTCGCATCCATTCCGAAGTTGTAAACGTAGAGCCCGAACGGCGCGGAGCCCGCGGTGCGGATGTATTTCTCCACGTAGTTATAAACGCCCGACTCCAGCATGTTCTCGCGGTACGAGCCGTTCAGCAGAATGCCGAGCTGCTGCAGAATCTCGCGCTGGTTCTCCACGTTGTAGTCCTGCGTAACAAAGATCCCGGACGGCGTGCCATCCGGCTCCACGCCGGGGCCGATCATGGGCAATTCAGCATTGACGGTCACTACGCCCGAAGAATACGGCACGGCGTATCCGGTTAACGTGCCCAGATAACGAACGCTTGGGTCAGATAACCCATTGGCCGAATACCAATTGACCCTTTGTGATGCAGTGAATTGCAATGTGAACACATCGCCGTTTTCAATAAAACAATCGACATAGGTGTATGTTAACGTGGTTGGAGGAGTGGGGGGGGCTGGTGCCAATGTGTAAGAGCTTATCGGATTGTAAGTTGTTCCAGCGGTGTTATCAATCAATTGAAATGAAATAATAGAAGGCGATGGCGTTGCAGCCTGAAATTTGCAGGTTGCCGTTTGCACAATGTAATTTTGTCCAGCATAATTGAACGGAGGCGTATTCACTGAGAAATAATTACTATACAATGCACCTGTGAAATATGAAGGGTCTGACGAATTATCATAAATTGTTCCTGGAACCGCGTTTGTCACGACGCCAGTTACTAAGAATGAAATGCTGGTTCCAGTTATATTGGATATGGTTCCGGTGATGGTGTTACTCGCGTCATACGTCACCGTGATGGTTTGACCTATGGCGAACTGGCTTATAGACGTTGCGGGAACAACGACGGTTGCATTATGGGGCGTGGTTGCATAATCCTTGTAATAATCCAGGTCAAGCACCGTTTGCGTGATGATGTCGCATGGATTGATAAATGTCCCGGTGGCGGGCGCCGGCGTCACGTCGTCCGGGATCGCGTTGGTATAAGCCCAGTTCGTGTAGTTGCTCCACTGGTTGCGCAAGTTGATGTCGCTGCGCTGAAACATGAACATCCACGTCGCCACCATGCCCATCGTGTTCTGCAGCTCCACGCGGTGGCTGCCCGTGATGTTCTTGAAATCCCACTCGTACGCGGACTTAAGCAAGTACTTCTGCTCCTGCGACGCAAACACGCGCGACTCCTCGGACGACAGGAAGCAGTACGTGGCCAGCAGGTGCACGTCGGCGTTCCAGTCGGTGCGCTTGTCGGCGTACACTTCCGGGATCGCAATGTCGGCCGCGGGTGGCGGCTGCAGGAAGCGGTAAAACTGGTACTCCGGCTCGTTGAAGTTGGGCTGAATGAAGGGCGCCTGGGCGACTTGAGCAGGGGTCAGCGATCCGGTGGTCTGCGGCTCGTAGTTGATGTCGCGCGTGACAAAGAGCTCGCGCACGGGGCGCATGACCACGTCAATCTGCAGCTCGTTGTACTGCAGCGCCACCAGCGGGAACGCGGTGCGGCTGTTGTTGCAGAACCACGCGTTCAGCGGAATGTAGAGCTTGCGACCGCGGATGGAGGGCTCCGGCCCCTGCTGGCTCGTGTTGTAATACACGTTGGGGTACGTCCCTCGGCGCCCCGAAAAGTTGGCGGGGTCGTTCAGCTCCGCGGTGCTGCCGGTCATGGTGTCGTACAGGAAGCGCTTGGTGCCGGTGAGGTCGCGCTGCACCTGCGCCAGCAAGTACTTGCCCGTCATGCGCTGCAGGAGTTGGCCACCCACGGAAAATGTTATTTCCTTGATCATTTGCGTGCCCAGATTTTCAATCCAGCGGAATTCGTAGGGGCGCCAGGCGTCGCCGCACGACAGGGGCGGATAAATCGGGCTCCAAATGGTGGGCAGCGTCACCACGAGGTAGGTGTCCATGATGAGCTCGGCATAGCGGGGGACGGTGAACGTGAACCGGGATTCCTCGGTCATGCGCAGGTTGCGCTGCCCGGTAAAATCAATTCGGAACTTCTGCATGCCGAAATTGGTGTACTTGGCGTACGTGGTCTTAAAAAACGACTTTTTGGGATTGGAATTTAGAATCACGTTCTGATTGCCATACGACACAATGTTTAGTAGACCGCCCGTCATTTTATATTAATGTTGTATTATTTTTTGTGAGGATAATATAATATCCATTATTTGTGTTTATATTTGTATTCATATTTGTATTCATAGTTGTATTTGCAAACAATGGCTGCGAGTAGTGGTGTTCCGTATGTGCAACAAGTAAATAATGACGATAAATCGAAGACGCCGACAACATTCCTTGAAAGGTTGGGTTTTGTACCACTAAAATATATACTATCTGGTGCCAATTTATCCAAAAATTTATCAGAATTAAGTGAAACAGTGTCATCAACGGTGTCATTATGGGGTCTGGTCATACTGCTACTCGTGCTTGTGGTCGTGGTGTACACCTTCATCCGAGATTTCACGTTGCAGTACACCGAGCAAGGTTCAATCAACACGCTTCAAACCGCGAATCAGTTGCAAAAAATCAAACCATCGCTGCAAACTCAGCCGTTGCGCAACTTTTACGTGAAAACGGCGCTGAACTGCTGCTGTTTAGGTGATTGGAAAAACAATTACGTGGATTTGATTGCGCTGCAGTATGCCATTTTGCAGGGCTACCGTTGCTTGGATTTTGAAATTTACAGCGTCAATGACCAACCCGTTGTGGCGGCTTCCACCAACAAAAAGAATTTTTACCACATGGAAACGTTCAACCATTTGCCGTTTGCGGACGTGTGTGCGAAAATAAATGAAATCGCATTTTCATTTGCGCCCAACAAGGAGGACCCGTTGTTGATCAGCTTGCGCATTAAAAGCAGCAACACCGCTCCCAGTTTCATAAAGGGGATCATTGACGGCATCAAAACGTTTCCCACCCTTGGTCCCGAATACAACTACGAATTCGGCGGCCACAATTTGAGCAAAGAACCCGTTGGAAATTTCATGGGCAAAGTCATCATCATGGTGGACGTTTCAAATCCAATTGTAAACCAAAATTGCACAACCAACCCAAAAACCAAAGTTCAAACCGGCGAGTGTTTGAACCAATACATCAACATCGGCATCAACTCCCCGTTTTTGCATAAGCTTGACTATGAAATGGGCGTCAAAAACACGGGCAACATGACGGATTTGATTGAGCACAACAAGAAAAACATGAGCCTCGTGTTTCCAGACGCGCCGTTCACCACCAATGTGAATTTCAATGTGGCAAAAAGCATGGGGTGTGCGCTCATTGGCATGATGCCGCAATCGAACGACGCGAACTTGGATGCATACAACGCCGCGTTCAACGCAGCCGGCTGCGCGTTCATACTGAAGCCCCCCGAGCTGTGCTACCAGCCAATCATGATTGAAACGCCACCTCCCCAAGACCCGGCGCTGTCGTTTGCTGGACGCAATTACAGCACGGACTACGCGAGCTGGAGCGTGTAAATCATCGCACAAAATGATGAAAAACGTTTTTGAGCTTTTCATTATTTTTTATATTTTTATTGTAGATATTGTGGCTATTGTGGCTATTGTGGCTTTAATTAATGAGAAGCGGCAGACCTGGCCTTGGAAGCAGCAGCGGAAGCTTGGGCGGCGGCGGCCTGGGCCTTGGAGGCGGCAGCAGCAACAGCCTTGGCAGCAGACCTGCTGGCAGCCTTGGAAGCGGACCGGGAAGCGGCCTTGGAAGCGGCCTTAGAAGCAGACTTGGCAGCTTGGGCAGCCCTGGAGGCGGCCTTGGAAGCAGACCTAGCGGCGCTAGCGGCAAAGCGACGGACAGAGTGGCTGGCGGTGCGTTTGGCGGCGCGGTGTTTACGAGTGTGAGCCATTTTGTGTTGAGTTGGTTGGTTATAAACTAAATCAAGAAAAAAAAAATAATAAATCAAAAATGATTACTAAAATGATCACCATTACCAAATTGTATCGGTGGAATGCCAATACATTTTGTCGCCTTTTTTGATGTTGTAAATGCTCCTAAACAATTCCAAACGAGACAACGGACAGTTCACCCGGTATTTGTCCATGGGGTGAGGGTTCACTTTCAACTGCGCCTGAATGGCCTTGTCCAGAATTTTTTGGCGTCCTTGAATCGCAATGTAAACGAAAAAGGCTTCAAACGACAAGGACTTGATTGGCACAATGTCGTCGTTCTTTTGCTGGAAGTCCCTTAAGTATTCCATGCAAATCGCCAGCCCCGAAATGTCGGCTAAATTCTCTCCGGTGCTTAATGTTCCATCCATTTTGATGCCGTCATACATTGCAAACGTTTCATACTGTTTTACCACGTCCTTCACCTTTGCTTCAAACTTGCGCCGGTCCTCCTTTGTCCACCAGTTGTGCAAATTGCCTTGGTAGTCGTACTTACTGCCGTTGTCGTCCAAGCAGTGCGACATTTCGTGCCCCAGCGTGTAACCAATGTGGGCCAGGTTGTACTCTATGCCGCGTTCGTCCAAGTCAATGAACGGCTTCTGCAAGTACCCCAGCGGAATGTAAATCGTGTTTTCAACGGGCGTGTAGTACGCGTTCACAATGTACGCTTGCGACCCCACCAGTTTGAACTTCTCCCAGTCAATGATGGGAATGTCGCCCTTGAATGCGGTGCCGTCAATGGAAATCATTTTCTTGGTCCGCCAGCTGGCGATCAGTTTCATGTTTTTGTAAGCGTCGTCGCTGCTGTAGTTCAAAATCGGGTCTTCGCGCATCATGGCGGGGTTGCCGACCACCAGCTTGATGCGTTCCAGCTTGAGCAGCGCGTACTTTTTGGTTTCGGGCGACAGCCACGTGTTGCGCTTAATGATGCGCTTGAACACGGTGAGCAAATCGGTGGCCATGTTCGTCACATACGCCACGTGCTCCGGTTTTTTGTTGCGCTGCACGTACTCGTTGGTAATAAACGTGTTGAAGCACATGGAAAGCCCGAACACGGGGTAAACTTCGTCCGGGAACGGCACGGGTTGGCCGCTCACGAACTGGCCGTGGAATTCCCAGTAAATCATGCGCCATTTTTTGTGGAACCGCATGATTTGGCGGAACACCGTGTACATGAAGTACGTCCGCCACTTTGGCGTTTTCCATGCGCCGTCCTTGGTCAAGATTTTCATGATGCACTTCAAGTAACTCAGGTTGCTGCAGATGAACGTGTTTGGAACCGTTTTGTAGCCAATTTCGGTTGCCAGACGGGCCCAGTCAAACCCGTACTTTTCCAGCGCGTCGGCCTTGGTGACCACGTTGTAGTACTCGTCGCTCTCGTGTTTCACCGATTCGCACCCCATTGCAATGAGCATTTCGTATTCCACGTCCCACACGTCGCCCGCTTTCAACCCGTGCCCGGGTCCCAGGCACGCGTCAAACATGTCCCGAATGTATTTCAAATACCGGGATTTGAACGCGCGCTTATAAGAGGCCGCATCGGCGGTTTCGTCCTCCACGTAAATGAGGTAGTCGTATATGGTGAGCTGCGGCGGGGAAATGGTGCTCTTGTACATGGACGAGTGTTTTTGGTCCTTGCTGACCGACCACGCAATGGGGCAGCCCCATGAAATGGTTTCGTTTTGATTGATCTGGGCTAAAAGCCAGTACAGGTCGTCGTTGGCAATGCCCTTGTCTATGGCGTTCACCGTGTACTTCACCTCCTCGCGGGCCTTTTCGCAGTTCAAATGCAGCATGGAATTGTAGAGGTTTTTAATCGCGGTGGCCTTGGCGCCGTGGGTGGTTCGGATGTACTCCTTGACGATGTCAATCAACTCGTAATACACCTTTTCTTGGGTGATCCTAAAACTGTCGGCTTGAACGTAGTACTTGTTCTTTTCTTGCAGCTCTTTGCTTTTATTGGCGATCCACTGGTAGTTGATGTAGTCGTAATAATCATTTTTCGGGGTCACCTTGGACGGCGCAAACGGCGTTTTGAACAACTTGACCAACGACCTTTCCACATTTGCATTTTCTTTTTTGGTGGTGGTTTTAAACGTTTTTTCAAAACCTTTTTCAAAACTGGCTAGAACCCGCGGCACCTTGCATTGGTTTGACACTGATTTTGATTTTGATTTTGAATGTTTCCTGGTTTTGGTTTTGGTTTTGGGTTTGGTCATGTGTTTCACGTGATTCTCCATATCATACCTATTTATTTTTTTAAGGGACCCGCTTAAGGAATTAAGGATCCATTGCCATTGCTTGCTGTTGTTGTTGCGCTTGTTGCGCTTGTTGCGCTTGTTGCGCTTGTTGTGCTTTTACTTGTGCCTGTTGCATTCTGTATTGCCGTGCTCCAAAATCCATGAATTTGCGAATCTCTCCGTATTTCATTTGATTTTTGGATGGCTGTTGGGACTGCTGTGACTGCTGGGACCTCGGCTTCACCCCCAAATACTCGGCAACCACTTTGACCGGATCCTTCAATTCGTGCAGCCGTTCAACCGCCGTCGGTTCATCGTAATCGGTTTGTCGGACAATGAAGGCAACGGCCTGTGCAAAATATTCTTGCTGAACGGCGGTTTTCAGTTCTTCGCCCTGCAAGTGTTGCAAGTGTTGCAAATGCGGTGGCAGAGTCATTTTGGTTGGCGCGTATAAATTATATAATTAACATTGTTTTTAATTGCTTTTTTTGTTGTGTGTAAACACCGCCCCCGCATTTAATTGTATTGCAAACCATATTAAACAAATGGCACAGAATTAATGCAGTATTGCAGTCATGACGACAAACCCGGCATCTTCTGCACTTGTCAACCTCGTGTTGGATGAACTGCGCCAATCCTTGGAGTCAAAGGTGTCGCACATGATGGCGGATTATCAGTTGTTCAAAGAAACCCACGAAGCCGTGCTTCAAATCCCGTTTGTGAAAATGTTGTTGGATCAACGCAGCATGTGCAAATGCAAAGAAAACAATGAAAACAATGAAAACAAGGAAAACAAAGAAAACGAAGTCAAGGAAAACGAAGACGAACAAATCCAATTGGAAATCATTGACGTTTTGCCGGTTGATGCGCCGAATTTGGATTTTATTGCCGATTACATAAACGGGGTTGATCCATCAAATGATTCAAATGATTCAAATGAAGAAGAGGAACAAGAAGCAGAAGAAGAAGAAGAAGAAGAAGAAGAAGAAGAAGAAGAAGAAGAAGAAGAAGAAGAAGAAGCAGAAGCAGAAGCAGAAGCAGAAGCAGAAGCAGAAGCAGAAGCAGAAGCAGAAGCAGAATCAGAAGCAGAAGCAGAAGCAGAAGAAGAAGAAGAAGAAGAAGAAGAAGAAGAAGAAGCAGAAGCAGAAGCAGAAGCAGAAGCAGAAGCAGAAGCAGAAGCAGAAGCAGAAGCAGAATCAGAAGCAGAAGCAGAAGCAGAAGAAGAAGAAGCAGAAGCAGAAGCAGAAGCAGAAGCAGAAGCAGAAGAAGAAGAAGAAGAAGAAGAAGAAGAAGAAGAAGCAGAAGCAGAAGCAGCAGAAGCAGAAGCAGAAGCAGAAGCAGAAGAAGAACAGGAACAAGAAGAGGAACAAGAGCAAGAAGAACAAGAAGCGCAAGAGCAACAGCAAGAGCAAGAGCAAGAGCAAGAGCAAGAGCAAGAGCAAGAGCAAGAGCAAGAGCAAGAGCAAGAGCAAGAGCAAGAGCAAGAGCAAGAAGAGGAACAAGAGCAAGAGGAAGAGGAAGAGCTTGAACTGTTTGAGGTGGAGATTAAAGGAAAAACATACGTGACCAATGATGAAACCAACGGCGACATTTACCAGTATGAAAACGAGGAAGTTGGTGAAATTGTCGGCACATTCAGCAACGGAGTTGCAAAAATGACAAAAAAACCAAAATCGGGTTCAAAAAAATAGGGCGCCATGACTATGACTATGACCATGCCCATGCCAATGAAGTATGCATTTTTTCAAAATAATATGTGCACACATATTATATTGCGTATACAAAATGATCATAGATTCATTGTGCCCTCCGGCGGTGCTTTATCTGGGATTTTCCGTGATCCAGATCATTATTGATTTATTTAGGGGGCAGCAAAACACCGCGTTTTTGAAAGTAATTGTGATGACCATTTTTACCATTCTGTTGAATCAGCTGTGCATCGGCGGCCTCACCATTCTCTCGTGGTTCATCGTGTTCATCCCCTTCATCATGATGACGTATGTGACCACCATCTTGCTCTACGTGTTTGGGTTGAACCCGTCCAAGGGGAAAAACCAGTCACCGCCCGACCCGCGTCGCCGCCACAAACCGAAACCAACCCCTTACAACCCCCAAGAAGAAGTGGGCGGGTGTGCCGGAACCGAATTCGGGTGCTGTGATGACGGCGTAACGGCCAGCAATCAATATGGGTCCAACTGCTACGGCCCTCAGCCAGGCCCAGGCCCTCAGCCAGCCCCACCCCATCATCATCATCATCATCATCACCACGGACACCATTATCCACCGAGCCCTGGGCCTACACCTCCTGGGCCTGTGCCTCCTGGGCCTGTGCCTCCGGGGCCTGTGCCTCCTACACCTAGTCCTGCAAAAAAAATGATTGGAGGTTGCGCTGGCACCCAATTCGGGTGCTGCGACGACGGAATCACCCCAAAGGTGGATGGATATGGAACCAACTGCCATTCCGTCATGCACATTAAACCCAAAAAGCTTGGAGGTTGCGCTGGCACCCGATTCGGGTGCTGCGACGACGGAATCACCCCAAAGGTGGATGGATATGGAACCAACTGCCATTCCGTCATGCACATTGCTCAACAAAATTGAAGTGAAATCAAATTATATTTTATATTGAAACGATATAAACGTGTTTTTTCAATAGTGACTATCTCCGACATCTCAAAATGAACTGCGCGACAAGCACCTACGATGCGTCCGGTAAACTGGTTGGATGCACGCAGCAAGAGCTAACTTCATTAATTTCCGTTCAGATGTACACCCTGTTTGCGCTGGGCACGGGGCTTTACTTGTACAAGACATTCACTGCCGAGAACTGGGCCGACATCGCCGTCACCATTGGGTGGGGCTGTGTTACCGTATTCACGCGCACCAAGCGCGGTGTTATCAAATACGTGTTGCCGAGTCTGCGCACGGCGTTTCAAACGTTGATGGTGTCCGACACAACGAGAACAGCAACCGCAACCGAAGACGTCGTGACCGAAGATTTGATCCGGATCGTGAGGGATGGCGTTGAAACGTCGGCCTATTCGTCCGTGTTTGAGTTCGTGCACGACTTGGATGCACGCTTTAAGTCGGATGTCGTGGACGAAGATGTAATCAACGTGCATCTTTGCGACACAGAAACAGAACCCGAAACAAAACCGGAACCCAATGACGCCATTAAAGACGAGTCGCACGAAGAAGAAGACAAGTCACAGGAAGACAAGTCAGAGGAAGACAAGTCACATGAAGAAGACGAAGACGAGTCAGACTCAGACTCCTCAGAAGAAGAAGAAGAAGAAGAAGAAGAAGACATTTCTGAATTGTTGTCCCGAATTGAGAATCACACCATGCAGTTTGATTTCATGTTGAGCCGGGTTCCAACTGCTGCGCATTTAGGGAACGATTCAAAAAAGGAAGGCGGACACGTCATGAAGTACGACGGATTTCCGCGGGATTCTCTCGGCGTTCATTTCTGTGATCGTAAATTTGTGCCGGTGGATCACCGCATGATGGAAGTTGTGCTGCAGGTTGAGGGCAAGGACTACGATTTGAACTTGGCGAGCCCGGACAATTTTTACGTCGCGGGAAACAAGTTACTGGACCCCGCATTCGTGAAATGGTTCATGTTGAAAAATCACGGCGTCAAAATCGGCACCGGCCACCAGGACAAGTGCAGTTACGTGATAAAATGCGTGGACCACACGGCGGCGTTGCACACGCTGCGCCCGCACAACTACTTGCACGTGCACGTGTCGGGGTTTGAAGTGCAGGATTCCGGGCTGGTTTAAGCATTGTTGCAATTGTTGCAATTGTTGCAGCATTCCCATTATATGTTTTTTATTTTTCCATATAAAAACATATATTCAAAAACTATAAGAACAAAGAACGCCAGGTGGAGAGGGGACATGGATGTCGCACAGCGCATGTATGCCGCGCTTTTGAAAACCGAATACAAAGAGTTGTTGAGGATTCACATGACCGAGCTCATGGTGTTGAACTATGCGCATCACGTGCGCAACAATGACACCTACATATTGCGGCGAGACACACACAACCTGGAAGTGAACGGTAAAATAAAAGTGGCGTCGATGTTTTACATTTCAAAAACGAACCTCTATTCGCGACCTGCAATGAATCAAATGCGGTTTGCAAACATGGCCGCCTACAAACTGGAAGAATGTCCGTGCGTTTTAGACGGATTTGAACAAGACGATGACTATATCATCCGATTATTATATTAATTCAATTGCTAATTATACAGCAGGTATGGCAATGCGTACACCAATGCGATCATGACAATGATGTTTGCGTTCAGACTTTGGCCCGCAAGATAGGATGCAACCAGCGATGCCAGAATCATCATTCCACCGTCGGCAAGAACTGCCTTAAACGACACCTCGGCGGCATAGTCTTTGAACGTGTCCAACATGCGATTCATTCCGCGGGGGGTGCTTTTAAAAAATGCATAAAACAACATGTCATGCGTAAACTGCACGGCCACAGCGAGAAGTATGAATTTCCATATTGAAAAATCGGAAAAAACATGGTAGTACACGGCTCTAACAATGATGAGCCCAATCAAAATGATCAACACGTCTGCAATGACCGCCGACAAATTATAGTCGGTGTACCACTTTCTCAAAACCCGCGAGTTGATTGCCCCTGCATTCAATAACGCAATCACAACCAGGTCGGTGAACATCACGCCGTTGAAAAGCGGTAAATAGTCTCCAGTGTTTCCAAATCTCGCGATATTTTTGAACATGGTATACAATGATCGCAATATTATATTCAAATTTGTCTTTGAAAAAAATAAAATATAGGCGGAATGCATACACGCAACACACAACACGCAAGCAATCCACATCATGAAACGAGCCTTGCTGGTTGGAATCAATTATGTCGGCACCAGTGCCGCGTTGCGCGGGTGCATCAACGACATTGATAACGTGGCGGCGTATTTGCAGTCCGCCCGGGGCTATTCTTCCGCATCGTGCATCGTGTTAAGCGACGTGGCAGCCCGCAAACCCACCCGGGCCAACATTTTGGCGGCGTTCAAGGAACTGCTGCAAGGCGTGCGCGCCGGCGACGAGCTGTGGTTTCACTACTCAGGACACGGTGCGCTGCGGCGCGACGATAACGGGGACGAAGAGAGCGGCGCCGATTCCTGCATTTGTCCGCTGGATTACACCCAAGCCGGGTTCATTAGCGACGACGTGGTGCGTGCATCACTGGCCGCGCTGGTGCCTGCCGGTGCGCGGCTGTACGTCGTGCTGGACATGTGCCACAGCGGCACCGGGTGCGACCTGCGATACAAGTTTGACGACACCAGCCACTTGCTGAATGCGGCGGCGGGAATGCCGTCCGCGTATGATCCAAACGCATGGGCGCTGCGTCAAACCAGTTACGAGTTCAAGCGATACGCGAAGACCGCGGGGGAAGTGTTTTGCATCAGCGGGTGCCAAGACACGCAAACTAGCGCCGACGCGTATTTGGGCGGTCAAGCCGCTGGGGCGCTCACGCATTCGCTGCTTGCATCCCTCAAGGCCAACCCCGCGTCGTCTTACAAGTGGAAGCATCTGCTGAAGGACGTGTGCTGCCGGGAACGGGTGGGGCGATTCACGCAAATCACGAGCTTGACCAGCGGACACCCCCTCAACCTTGAGGACGGGGTTTTTCTTGCACCTGTGCCTGTGCCTGTGCCTGCACCTGCACCTGCACCTGTGCCCGTCAAACCATTCGTGTTGCCACAATGGCTTCAAACTTATTTGCTGCAACTGCAGCGGTTGCGCTTGAGCGTGCCCCAGTGGTTGGTCACGTACATTCAACAATTGCAGTCGTATCATTTAAGAATGCAACAAAGGCAACAAATGCAACAAATGCAACAAAGGCAACAACAATCACAACAGCAACAGCAACCAAACCAACTAAAGTATCGCGGCCGAATGGTGTTTCATCATTAATGCGCACGCACCAATCGCAGGAACAAACATTACAAACCAAATCAATTTAAAAAGTATATTTGGTTAATTTATATTGAGAGACACACCATGAAGGAATCTTCATCCCCATCTCCCCCCTCCCAAGAACCACAACAACAAGAGCAACAAGAGCAACAAGAGCACCATGCGCTTTCCACTGGCTGGACACTGTGGTGCCATTTGCCGCATGACACCGATTGGACATTGAAGAGCTACATTAAGTTGTACGATTTTAACACGGTGGAGCAGGCAGTCAGCGTGACTGAAATGCTGCCGCCCAAATTGGTCATGAACTGCATGCTGTTTTTAATGAGGGATGGCATCACGCCGATATGGGAGGATGTTAGAAACCGGAATGGCGGATGTTTCTCGTATAAAGTCAGCAACAAGGACGTGTCGGACTGCTGGCGCCAGCTCACGTATGTGTTGGTGGGCAACAGCATTTCCGCCAACAAGACGGTGCTGCCGGTGGTGAACGGCATCACCATTTCCCCCAAAAAGAATTTCTGCATTGTCAAGATTTGGTTGGCAAACTGCAAGTTTCAGAACGCGGCGATCATCAACGAAGTGGCTGGCATAACTCCGCACGGGTGCCTCTTCAAAAAGCACACGCCGGAATACTGAATAAGGGGGACATGCGTCCCCCCTCAAACCCCCTTGTTGAATAAGGGGGAAATAATGCGACCGCAAAGGCACGACTGCAAAGGCACGACTGCAAAGGCACGACCGCAAAGGCACGACCGCAAAGGCACGACCGCAAAGGCCCTTTTACCTCATGTTGGGTTAAAAACAGTTTCTTGAATTCCAAATCAGAGAGAAATTCAAGAAAATAATGACTATACCATGATCCCCAAAACGGCATCATTTGATTCCGGGTCTGATTCCGCGTTGGAATTGCATGCGCTGGATCCCGCCGATTCGGATGCTGTTGCCTTGGTGTCAACTTGTGGTGACATGCTGCTGCGCCCGGCGTTGGGCAACCGCATGACCTTGTTTTCAATGTCCACGTAGGATTCAACCCGGTTGGCCAGTCTCAAAACATGCGGCCTTCCAATTGCGCCAGCATCATCATCATTCGCTTCAGAGTGTGACGCGGTTCTAAACCAATGCAGCACATCACTTCGGTTTGCGGTTTCAATCTTGGAGAGATATTCATGAATAATAGAATTGTCCACAATCTCGGAAACTTCCAGTAAATTCTTCATTTTTATGCGTATCAAATCCAGCAATCCACTGCCGCGGTTGCGCATGGTCGGTTCAAGCGCCAGCTCCACGCGAATCTCGTTCGCGATTTGCCCGTATTGGATGTAGGCAATTCTATGGTTTTCGCTCTTCTGGCTGATTTTTAAATACGAGAAATAGCTTTTGAGCAGGCTGGCATACAGGCTCATCCCTCCGAGAATCAGGTGAATGTGTTCGTATTCTAAATTAAGTCCGGACACGAACCCAATGAATGCGGTGATTGTGATGATGGGCAGATTAAACATGGTTTCTCTCGTTTTGAACTTCTTATGACACATCAAATGGAGATTGGCCCACGCTTCGCATTCTTCCCCCTTCCGTTGCAGAAAATATTCCAAGTTGGGCGTGTAAAACACATTGTCCACTTCCGGCATGGTATATAGTATGCCGATAAATTTGTGCAATAAATGACACGCGCATAAACTATATCACGAACGCATTTAAAGCCATGATGTGACTATGTGACAGACACCAAACAACGTTAGTATGACAACCCCCGATGAGAAGACCCTTCACGCACACGAGATTCCGAAGTATTATCAGAGTCGCGTGCTGGCGTATTTGTTCCGACACGCGGACGACTTGAAGACGCGATCAAACCCGGAAGTGCCAGTGCGCATGGAAGTGCACGAGTACTTCAACATGCGCACATACAATGCCGTGAAAAGTGCGGTTGCAGCGAATGAGAAAGCGAACGAGAAATTGGTGGGATCCATGTTGCACGACCCGCTCAATTCTCTTTTTATGAGCATTGGGCTCGGCGAATACGACTACGGTTTCACGGGTGCGGACGGAGTCAAGCACGCGTTTGAGATTGATTTCCACGAGGAATGCAAGACGCGAACCACGAGCTGCGATGGGATCACCTACTTTCGCCGGCTCGTGGTCCGAACCCCGACCCCCGCGTCCTTCGTGGAGTTCTACAAGCTGGCCAGCGAGATTGACAACACCAGCGACGAGAAGCTGCGCATCTCCGTCACCAACAAATACAGCGAGTGGAACACGTATAGCCGCATCCCCGTGCGCCGTCTGAACACGGTGTACATGGACGAGCGCGTGAAGGAGCGCATCATGGCCGACATTCGCGAATTTTTGAAGAGCGAGGATGAGTACGACGCGTTTGGCATCCCGTATAAAAAGACGTACTTGCTGACGGGGGTGCCCGGCAGCGGCAAGACGAGCTTGATCAAGGCGCTGTGCAACGAGATCCACTACAATCTGGGCATCATGAGCATGAGCCGCGACATGGACAACGCCACGATTCAGAGCTCGTTCCGCAACATAGACCCCAAGACCGTGCTGCTTCTGGAGGACATTGACTGCTTGTTTGAGAAGCGCACGTCGGTGGAGACGCCGAGCTTCACGTTCAGCAACCTGCTCAACATTCTGGACGGCGTGCTGTTCAAGCACGGGCTCATCGTGTTCATCACGACGAACCACCCCGAGAAGCTGGACCCCGCGCTGCTGCGTCAAGGGCGCACGGACTTGATCGTGGAGCTGAACTACCCCAGCCGGACGGAGATAGAGAAGCTGTTCCGCGACATGCTGGGGGGCAAGCACTATGCCACGGCGGAAGCCACGACGGACGCGTTCAAAGCGTTTTACGCGGCGATTAAGGACAAGCAGCTGCCCATGTCGGCCATTGTGAATTTCTTGTTCCGGCACCGGGACAAACACATGGACAATTTGAAGGAGCTGCTGGACGGCGACTCGTTCATTAAGCGGGTAACAGGGGAAGAGACGTCCACGAAGCTGTATGCATAAAATGTTAAATGGAAAAATAATATTTATTAATGATATAACCAATATCACAACACAACCAACAACATCATCAATGTCATATGACCCGAATGAGCGCCTTGCCCATTTTGAAAAGACCGGCACTGCACCGACCCCTGCCGACTTCTATCGCATGATGCGGTACCATCAAACAATTGCAGACAAAAACAAGAGATAAAGACGAAACTTGTATGACATGTATGAGAACGAAGACAAAATGCAATCCGAAAAACGAAACCAAAGAGAAGGTTTAATGGCCACTTCAAAATTTAATGTGGCGTCAATTATGCCACAAGTTAAAAGTTTAGTTGCAGATAAACAATTTTTAGCATCTGGAAATGCTAGCCAATCTGTGATTGGTGATAGCACAGTTTTCACCAAAGGAGGAAGGCGAACCAGGAGGCATAAGAAGCGAAGCGGTCATAAGCGAAGTGGTAAACGTAGTGGCCATAATAAACGTAGTGGCCGTATGTCCCGAAGGCGCTAATCGCAGTTTGATTTATGTCATGGTTAAACCATAACATGAATATCAGTTTAATTCAGTTCTGCGTTTTCAGAGTCATTTCAGTTCAGTTCTGCGTTCAGTTCTGCGTTAGGGCCGAGTAGTCGTTGGTGGGTTGCACGCCCCAAATCTTTTTGAGCAGCTTGGCCTTCTTGCGGTCGCCCTTTTGCGCGATGAGGGGACCGGGAGCCTTGGAAGGCCCTCCAGTTACAGCAGGCGTCACGGTGGGAACCGGGCGACCCAGCACTTTAGACAGCATGTTGTTGAAGCTGACGGCGAAGCCGAACAGGATCATGAAGAACGCAATGATGTCGCTCCTAAACAACGGCTGGTGCAAATAAAAGTGGTTGATGATGAGAATGGCGGTGAATTGCAGCGTGATGAGGGTGAAGGTGTCTTGAGTGGGAGTCACGAGCTTGTACTTGTCGCCAATGTTGACAGCCACGGACATGAACAGCCAATCCAGCCACGCAAAGGGGATGGCCATTTTGTAGGCGGCAAACATGCCCATATTGGGGAATTTCAAGGTGACGAACTGACCCCACATGGACGACGCTTGGGCGCAAATGAACGCTAGCAACCAAAGTAAATAATTCAGGGGGGTTTTGCCGGCATCCGGACTGGAAGAGGCACTTGGTGAAGGTCCAACCGAAGGACCGGAAGAGGCACTTGGTGAAGGTCCGACCGAAGGACCGGAAGAGGCACTTGGCGAAGGACCGGAAGAAGGCCCCGCGGAAGGCCCGGAAGGATAAGGACTAGACATAACTGGAATATATGATATGCAATGGGATATAATATATATACATATATAATATATATCGCGCCACATCAACATTTTTCAAAATGAAGCATCAATTTTCCATCGGTCTGTTGTTGTTTTGGATTTTTCTAAATCTGGCCATCATGGTGACAATGGATTTAGCGCTGTTCATGCAAACCACGCCGGGCATGAAGGACGCCGGCACAATTAAGAAGATTCTGACCGCCGAGTTTTGGGCCACCATTGAGTGGATGTTCGTCATTCCGTCCAACCGCATCGGCAACTGGTTCCTTTCGGCCGCTCAAGTGTCTCTCTCCTCCTACGTGTTTGATTTCTTGGGACAGGTGCTGTCCAACGCGTTCTGGCTGAAGCTGCCCACCACGCTGGACGACTACGCCGCCATGGTTCTGATTCTGGGCGCCATGGTCCTTTCCAAATACCATTTGATGGGGTAAGGTGTAAAACCGGGATAAGGTGTAAAACCGGGATAAGGTGTAAAACCGGGATAAGGTGTAAAACCGGGATAAGGTGTGGAATGCGTTCAAATAATAAATCCGTCGCATAAGCATTTAAAGAATATTGTTGAATATTGTTTAAATCAATCAACCCGCGTGAAAATGAACGCACCCACCAATGCCACCAATGCCACCAATGCCACCAATGCATATGCCGACAATGTGTTGACCATCAAGACCGTGCAAATTGCGCCCTTTCGCACGCTGATGACGGCGCTAAAGGACATCCTACTGGAAACCAACATCACGTTCAAAAAGGACGGCATTCGCATCGTGAACATGGACAAGTCGCACACCATGTTGGCGCACCTGTTTCTGGGTGCGGAGAATTTTGAGCACTACGAGTGCCACATGGACAAGATCATCATCGGCGTCAACATGTTCCACTTGTTCAAGCTCATCAATTCCATAGACAACGACGACACGCTGACGCTCTACATTGAGAAGAAGGACTACAACGACGGCATCGTGTCGTTCCTGGGCCTGAAGTTTGAGAACGGCGACATTAAGCAGTGCAAGACGCAGAAGCTGCGACTGATTGAGCCCGATCCCGAGGAGTTCATTGAGCCGAACGTGGTGTTTTCGTCGGTCATCAACCTGCCGTCCTCCGATTTCCAGAAGATCATTCGCGACATGTCGTGCATTTCGGAGAAGCTGGAGATCAAGTCGGTGGGCAACGAGCTCATCTTCCGGTGCTCGGGGCAGTTTGCCACGTCGGAGATTCGTCGCGTGGAGACCGACGGCAGCATGGAGTTCATCCAAAAGCAGGACTCCAACAAAATCATTCAGGGCGAATTCTCTCTGAAAAATCTGGGCTATTTCATCAAGTGCACCAACCTGTGCAGCCAGATTGAAATGTATTTGGAGAACGACCTGCCGCTGGTGGTCAAGTACTACGTGGCCAGCCTGGGAGAGATCAAGCTGTGCTTGGCGCCGCTGCCGTCGTCCAACTAGGGGAACCTACGGTTCCCCTTACCCCTCCCTTAAACCCCTTTGAAATACATTAATTTTTATTGCATTAATGTAATAGTAATATCGTAATATCTCTCTAATCCAAATGTTTCAACTCAATGCAACTGTTTTGAACAGCCCATGGACCAACCTGTTGTTGCTGTGCCTGGTGGAAGTGTACGGCGACTTCAAATTCAAGGCATACGCGCGTTCCTCCGACGATGCGATTGGGATCCCCTTGTTCATTCAAGGCTGCGCGGGATACATGGGCGTCGTTTATTTCTTGATCCGCATGTTGCGGCTGAAGGACGTCATTTGGGTGAACGCCATGTGGGACGGCGGATCGGCGCTCATTGAGACGCTGTTTGCGTATTTCATGTACGGGGAACGGCTGAAGCAGCCGGTGAATTACGCGGGGCTGGCGCTCATCCTGCTGGGGCTGTTCATGCTGCGAAACGGATGAACGATGTAAATGCAAATACAAATGCAAATGCAAAAACAAATATATAAATACAAATATATAAATACAAATACTACAAATACTACAAATACTACAAATACAAATATAATTGCAATAAATGAGCACAGAAATAAGTGTATCAAATTCCACGCAAAAAAATTGCAAGGAGATTTTAGAATTTATGAAAAAATATGGTCAAGACTGTAGAGTCATTGAGACAGTGTCTGTGGTTGAAAATAAAATTGAAAATGGTTGTAGCATAACAATGGACACGTTCAAGGATAACGCGCAGTTAATAAATCTTTGGAAGCTTATGAAAAAACATGGAAATTATAATTGCGCATATATAAAAATAGATGGTGGATTTTCCGGATGTATAAATGATTACATTAATTCATAATTGTTTCAAACATGAATTCAACAAAAATTGATTTATAAATAATGCGCCATTAATGTATTACAGAAACCCAATACATCAATTACATACACCGAAGATGCCGAATCCCGTCATTGAATCGTTCGTGGACCACGACGGCACCCTCAACTTCACCGTGAGTCAAATCAACGTGAGTTTGGCCAATGCCGTTAGGCGCACCATGCTGGCCGACATACCCACGTTCTGTTTCCGCACGCTGCCGCACGCCGAGAACCGCGTGCAAATCACGGACAACACCACCCGTCTGAACAATGAAATCATTAAGCAGCGCATGGGCTGCATTCCCATCCACCTCAAGGCGAACGACCCCGATTTTGAGCACTTCAACGTGGAAGACTACCGCGTGACACTAGACGTGCAAAACACGGGCACCGCAACCACATACGTCACCACCAAGGACTTTCGCATGGTGAACGTGAAAACCGGCAAGGAGTTGAGCGAGTCCGTTGTGCGGCGCATCTTTCCGCCCGATAGCATTAGTGGCGGCTACATTCTGATCGCGCGACTGATGCCGAAACTCACGCAAATTGTGGAAGGCGAGCGACTGGCGTTAACCGCCGAAATCGGGGTGGGCACGGCGCGCATGGACGGCATGTACAATGTGGTGAGCACGTGCTCTTACCGCGCGACCCCGAATGTGGAAGCTGCCGAAAAGGTGTGGGCCGAATGCGCAAAGACATTGGAGCGCGACGGCAACGACGCCGCGACCATTGCATTTGAAAGGAAGAACTGGTTCTCCATGGAAGCGCAGCGATACACGCACCCGAACAGTTTTGATTTCATCATTGAATCCGTGGGGGTGTATTCCAACACCGAGATTGTGACCAAGGCGTGCCTGCTCCTCGTTGAAAAATGCAAGAAAATGATCGCGGACATTGAGAACGCCAGCGGTGACGTGGATGTGGCGCCGTCCGACACCACGCTGAGCAACGGGTACGACGTGACGCTGCAAAACGAGGACTACACGCTGGGCAAGTGCATTGAATACTTCCTGCACACCAATCATTACGAGGGCAGCAAGACGGTTTCGTTTTGCGGGTTCCGCAAAAACCACCCGCACGACACGCACAGCATGATCCGCGTGGCATTCCGTGCGCCGACCGACGTGGACATTGTGCACACGTATTTGATTCAGGCCGCGCGCGACTCGGCGGCCGTGTTTGAATCCCTGATTTCGCAGATCCACCGTTAACGGGAACCCAGGTTCCCGTAAGCCCTCCTGCGTCCCGTAAGCCCTCCTGCGTCCCGTAAGCCCTCCTGCGTCCCGTAAGCCCTCCTCCGAACCTTTCCATTAGCATGTAAGTATGCAGTATAAATTAGTATTTTAATATTTGATGCAATAAACCAAACATTAAAAATTAGTTTTTTCATGGAGCATTATTTTTTGGTATTGCGGCGTGTATTGCGGCGTGTATTATGTTTTGGGTTTCGTCTGGTTCTTCGGCGGCGATTTTTGCCTTTTCCTCCAAGATAGTCGTCCGCGTCTGCGTCTTGGTAAGATTTTTTAGATGATGGTTGTTCCGCATCAGCTTCATCCTCGGTTTCAGGTGAAGTTTCATGCCCCGAATCAGTAAATGTAAGTTTTCGGACGATTCCAATATTGCGAATGTTGGCACTTCGCGCCAATGTTAATTCTGCATTCATTGAACTATATTTCAAGCCTGTTCCATATTTAGATGCGACAATGCATTGTCCCAAATAATATCCGACCGGTGTGTTTTGTGGAAATAAATGAAATAATAACAAATTTACACATGTTGCAAAAATTAAATCAGTACCAGGGGTTGATTCTCTATACACGGTACCATAATTTTCCATCATTTGGGCATAAACATTTTCAAAATTGCGTAACCCTACACCACCAAACCATACACCAAATAATTTGTTAATATTTGATGTTGTTCCATTCAAAAACCACCTTCGCATAAACCCCAATATCTGCGTTGTTAAAGCATAATTCATTATTCCACAATTTGATTTATTCACCGTGTGTTCAGACAACGTATCATACGATTGTTTGCAATCACGAATGTATTTCCATTTTACATTTGGATTTATCCGGTTGATTTCGGTTTTTTCCATTTCAGTAATTTTAGGATTCATGCAGTATTTTTTCAAAACTTTCAATAATGGTTTTCCATTACCATATTGAGGTAGTGTTTCTAACTGTACCCCTTGCATGACAACTTTAACATAATACAATGTCCAAAACCGCATTCCCAACGGCGTTAGTATTTCAAAATACGCCACGCATGTGATCAAACCACGCATCTCTTCAGTCAAATGCATCATGCCGTTGCGTTGTAATATTTTTAAGATGATTTTATGCCAGTTTGATGATCTTAAAATGGTGTCGGTTAATGCTCCTGTGCTGTCAATAATAAGGTTTTTCGTGGCATTGAATTGTTCAAACGTCATTACTAATTCCAATTTCTTGCATTTTTTAATAAACATATTCATAAATGTTGAATCAATTGGAATCAGACGATCCGCTTCGGGATTCGTGACCTGCGTCATAAAACCATGCAGCGATTCGTAATCTTGAATGGCGTTCAACGCATCAATCACATCTTGCGGAGTCGTCATGAGCGCATCCCAATCAAATTTTCGTTTCAAGTCAATCATTGTCGTGGACAATTTTAAAAAACGGAAATGTTTCATATCATCAATTGATAAACGTTTGTAATGAGTGCTTCTACCTTCAGCATACACAAATGACGCATTTTTTGATGAAGCATACCAATACGGATACAAGTACGGCAAATAACACGACAGTTGGTCTTGCTGTTTTCGGCACGGTTCAATTTCAAGAACGTTTCCAATGTATTCAATGGTTTGAGATTTGCCCTTTAAATTTTCTTTATTCATGGATATTCCGAGATAATCATATTCGGGAATGCGAAATGCTGCTCCATCGGGCAATTCATTTTCACTTAACGTGATGAGATGTTGTTCAATGGATGGCCTAATTTTATCTAACGCGCTTATGTATTCAGGGGTTTTCACATTGGACAATCCCAATGTTCTCAAAAATGCTTCAATGTGGTGTCGTGTTCCAAATGATGGGTCGTCGTGAGCCCATTTTCTTTTTTTTTTATTTTCGGTGGTAGATTGAAACCCAATCGGCAGTGAAAATGACATTTGTCTATATACTGTGCCGACATTTTTTTGAAATATTTGACAAAGCATTTGGTTGTCAAATATTTAACATTTAAAATTGTTGATCCAGTGCGATTTTTTGCAACCATGTTCAATCATGCTTTTCTTTTCCGCATGCTTTTCTCGTTAGCGCGTGCATTTGTTGCGACGGGTTAAGCCCGTTCACGTAGGCAATCGTTTTCTCCAGCGTGATGCGCTCCTTAGTGTCTTTATACAGCTGATGCAGATGGAACATGTGCGTTTTGAATTCGGCGGGGAAAGGCCGGTCCTTTTTCACGTAGCACCCGATGTAGGTCTCAAACAGCTGGGTCGCGTAAGCGTGCAGCTGAGCCTGGACCTTCTCAAACGCTTCGCTGTGTTCGGGATACCGATGCAAATGCTCATTCACTTTGCCCTGCTGCCGCAACGACAGGCCCTGGAACAGCTGCTTGGCCTCGCTGCCGCGCAGGTTCTTGGCGAGTTCGTAGTTCGGGTTGCGAAACTTGAAACGCGCACCCGTGCTGCGCTCGCGGCACACCAGCCCGGGAAAATCGTATGGCGCATTCGCGGACGTGTATATGTCCTGCAACACGCGCAGCTCAACGTCGCTGAATTGGAGCGGCAGCCGCACCAAGGTTTTTTCATTGCTGTTGCTGTTGTTGATGTTGTTGTCGTTGATTCGGGCCAAGTGCTCGTCGCGGCACTGCTCCTCCACCACCAGGTTCTCGTTGTCGGCCTTGTACACGGCAATTAGGTACAGCGTTGGCTCGGTTATGTGGCGCACAATGTGGTTGTTCGGGTGCTGCATCACAAAGCTGTAGCAGCAGTCCTTCTGCAGCGCGTCAAACTCCAACCCGGCCGCATTCATGCACTCCAAAAACATGCGCCGGAATGTCTTCTTTTGTGCCTGTATTGCTTCATTTGCTTCATTTGCTTCATTTGCTTCATTTGCTTCAATTGAGTGGAACACGATGTTTCCACCCACGCAGCTCTTTGTGGCCAGGTCCCATCCCGCGCCGTCTTCTTGCCCGTTTGGCTTGTGATAAAACAGGTTGATCATGGTGCCCTCCACGAATTCCTCCACGATGAGGTTGTCGCCGGTTAAAGGGGCCACGCATTTGGGCGGCGAATACGCCAGAATTTTACCGTGCTGATCCAAAACAACCGACCGCAGAAGCCCCAGCGTTTGCAGCTGGTCGCGGTTCAACGACCGGGTGGTGTATTTCAGGATGGAATGCACGTTGCCGCCGCTCTTCCATTTCTTGTTCGTCAACTTCATTCCTTGCAACAGGGTTTGCAGTTCGTCGCCTTCGGGGTCGTGAAACATCAGGCTGAACGCGCGCAAAATGTCGGGTCCGGCGCGCTTCAAATCGTGGGTCCAGGGCATTGTATGGTCTAACTTGGTCTAACCTACGCGCGTGTCTTTAACTTCATTTCATAAATTCATAAATGCGGCCACCTTTTTTTGACGACATCCTTGCCGACCTGGACGATGACGCCCTTGTGTTTTTTTTGGTTCTGGGTTTGGTTTTGGTTTTGGTTTGCGCCTTTGTTTGCGCCTTGTCTCGTTCCTTGGTTCGTGCCTTATCCAGCATTTCAATCATCGCGTCGTTTGAAAGCGCGGGGTCGCACGCTTGAATGTAGCCGTCAATGTTTCGTTGCAGCGTGTTCAGCTTGCGCTGGCACGGAGTCAGCTTCGCGTTCTCTCGTTTCTTTTGTGCGGCATCTTCTTTTTGCTGCACCTCCTTTTGTTTGAACTCTTTTGCGGTTTGCTCAAAGTACTCTTTCAGCGGCACCACTTTTTTTCCAATGGCGCGATTCTTTGCAAACACGTCTTCATTGATTTGAGGAGCTTCCCCCGAAATGCCGTAACGCATTGCAATCAAGTCGGCTGCATTTTCCAGCGGGTTCTTCTTTTTGGAGGCGGCTTCAAACGCATTAGCGACAGCACCGTTAGCGACAGCATTGGCATCTGCAGCATTAGTAGCGACAGTATCAGCATTAGTAGCGACAGTAGCAGGCACTTGCCCGAGTAAAGTGGGCACAATGCGTTTTTTAGGTTTTGCAGACATTGTATGTATGTTATACATGCATACAAATATTTGACGCAGTTGCTTTGAGTGTTGCTTAATGCTTAATGTCTGCGATAAGTTCCACGACTGCGACGAGATTTGCTGCGACGACGACAGTGCCGAGATTTGCTGCGACAAGTTCCACTACGACAACGACAGTGACGACGACGTGATTTTCCGCCAAACACGTCACCCGGCTGTTGTCCTTGCACATTTGCACCTTTTGCAAACCGCATTCTATTTGTGTTTGTGATTGGGGGGTTGGATTCACCTTGAATATCTGCAAATGCATTGGTCTGCATTTCAGTAAGTTGTTCTTGTCGTGTTCTTTCAAATTCTAATCTTAATCTTTTATTTCTGGCAACACTGTCATGTGCACCTGCAAGTGTTAGCAACAGGTCATTAAATCTCTCCATGCCTAAAATCAATCATCAATCTATATAATTGTTGTAATATAAAAAATATATAATAGGATTGTATGTTAAGGTAGTAGTAATAGTAATACATTCTCCATGTCTCATCCTCAAGCCCAAAAAGAACATGTGCATTTTTTAAAGCTGGGGGACATTATTCAAATTGAGGCCAAAAACCAGGACTTGAACAACCACGTGTATGTGATTGATTATTTGGACGAAACCAAGATTCGGCTCATTAATGCCGAGACAACGCTGCCGTGCACGCTGACCATTAACCCGGAAACGGGCTCCTTCTCCGACGAGTCCATTTTCAACATCAACATATTGGACCACGCGCCCGAGCCGGGATACGCGCGACAGAACGGCTTAATTCCGAACACGTGGGTGGACATTTACTTTGGCGGCGAGCACCCCACCGTCATCACCGGGCGCATCTCCAATTTAGAAGACGGCGAAGACATGATTGAACTCACCACCGCGCCCGACAACGAAGTCATCTACATTGATTTCGGGTTCAAGGGGCTGCCGGAACACCTGCCGATTGAACGCATCAACATACGGCCGCCGCCTTCTCAAGCAGCAGCAGCAGCAGCGGAGGAAGCGAACGTGGAAGCGAACGTGGAAGCGAACGTGGAAGCATTTGACGACGGGCTGGCTCCCCCCGTCCAAACCGTGTCGGTGGCGGTTCCACAAGTGCGCAACGCCATTGCGGAGATGCTGCACGACGCCGACGAAATCATGGCCTCGCAAGCCGTGCAAGAGTTTTCCTTCATGGTGGACGTGCCCACCGAGCGCAAGCGCTACACGCTGGAATCCCAGACCAACGACTTGTTGAACGCGCTCCTGTCCGGCGTGCCCGCCACCCAGCGCACCGACTCCGTGTTGAACGGCATCCACACGCTGATCACCCGGTTCAAGCAGCTGCGCGAGCAGTTTTCCACGTTTGACCGCAGCGGGAACGCGCACGTGCCGCTCACACACGGCCCCGATCACCGTCCGCTCATTGACACGCTGCGTAAAATGAACCAGCGCCTGTACTGGATTCTGCCGGTGGCGGCGTGCCGCAAGAAGACCTACGTGAACGAAGAAGCCGGCGTGGTGGAGGAGGAGGGGGGAGGGATGGCGGTTAGCGAGGACGTCGTGCAAATCCGCATGGCCGCCGCACTGACGGACCAGGCCGAGTTGCACGCGGCGTACAAGAGCGGCGCCGATACATACGCCGCGTACATGAACAAGCTGAGCACGCGGCAGTTCACGCCGTTTGTGCCACCGGAATACGAGGACGAGTGCATGGTGACCCAAGCCGTGCGCGACAACTTGGAAGCCGTCGTTGACAATTTGGGCGAACTCAAGTCGTCCGTTGTGGCGGGCGAGGAGTTGAAGACCCGGCGGTTCGTCGTGCAGCGCTACAACCTGGGGCTCACGCGCTTGAATGCCACTTCCATGAGCGCGAATCGCATGACGGCCAGCGTGGTGCCCATGACGCCCGCCGACTCGCTCACGCTGAAGTCGTTCATCATGCTGCCCGAACCGGCCGTGTCGTTTTCGCGCATCAACCTGCACACCATCAACGTGCTGGACAAGTCGTTGTTGAACCAGCACAACTTGAACTATTGGCAGCTGCTGCGCAAGACCACGCGCGTCAGCACGCGCACCATTGACGACTTGGACGAGCACATTGCGTTCAACTCGCGCGACTTTTTGAAGGACATCAAGGAGTACGTGCTCAGCAGCGAGATCACGGACGCCGACCGGTTTGCGGAGTACTTGCGCATTGTGGTGCCCCGCACCCGCGTCCTGTTTGACCTCGTCAAGAAGCACCTCGTTGGCAGCCTGACCCTGTCCGAAATCGTGAATTATTTGGAGCCCTTCATGGTGTATCACCGCGACTTGACGTACCGCCAGTACACCGACATGGTGGCGTTCTTGCGCGAGCGCATTCGCGACCACAAGCGCAACTACGCGTTGCTCAAGGCCCAGTCCGACAAGGTGCGCACCCACAACTACGGCGTCATGCACCTCGGCATTTCGCTGCTCTACAATTTGCTCATCAGCGGCAAAGCGCACCACGAGGCAGGGGATAGCGGCGGCAGCGGCGGCGGCAGCGGCGGCAGCGACATCGTGTTTGAAACCTACGGCTTTTCCAAGGAGCAGTACAACATTTCCGGCGACACCGCGTTTCAGCGCGCGGACGCGGCCGACGCGGAACTCCGGTTGCGCCGGTCCTTGACCCCGTCCGAGTTGTTGCACCGCATGCTGGTGGCCGACAACGCGCGACTCTACACGTGCGCCATTGCCCGGCTGAACTTGGATTTGATCACGAACTTTGATTTCGCGGCGCTGCTGAACCAGCAGACCGCAAAGTTCAAGCAGCGCAAGGCGCAGGAAGAGGGCGCCAACAAGTGCGCCAACATCGTGATTGCAAAGCAGTACTTGGCCGACTCGGACGAGCTGGAGGACGACAACGGCGCGGACATCGCGTTTGACCGCAAGTTTGACCGCACCAAGTACGACTTCATCGCAAAGTACGCGTCGCAGCAGCAGGAGATGCCGCGCGAAGAGTTCATCCTGTTTCTCAAGGAGGAAATCAAGCGCGAACTCCAGGTGCCGGACGACCGGCAGGCGGGCGTGGAGGCGGAGGCCATGATGCTGGGGGAGCGCCCCGTGCAAGACGGGCAATACGCGGTCATTGAGATGGATAACGCGGACGGCACCAACCGCAGCCTGTACTACGTGCGCAAGAACAAGCGGTGGATTCGCGACACCAATATCCCGACGGGCGTGAGCATGCACGACCCGGCCTTTTTCTGCAACGTGCAGGAGAAGTGCTTCACCGTGGAGCAGACGTGCATGGATTACAACCTGGCGGCCGATGCCGTGAAGGAGGGGCTGTTGGACGAAATGAACGCGGAATTCAAGGCCAGCGTGAACGAGAGCCGCGAGCGCACCGTGCAGCGCATCACGGGCAAGCTGAATTACTACGACACCGTGCTGCCGCGCTTGCGCCACATGAAGTACGCGCGCATGACGAAATACAACGACGCGCAGCTGCGGCACCAAGTGAGCGCCGACGACTTCCAAGACATTCTGCAGTCGCCGTACGAGCGCCTGAAAACCATCATTTTGGGGCAGTCCGACATCGTCAAACGCAGCGCGGACGTCCTGAATTTCGCGGAGCGCTACACGCGCGGCTCCAACGAGCGCTTGGGCGAGGACCCGCACTGGCTGTACTGCGTGAAAACCGACGTGAAGCTGCTGCCCAGCTTCTTGCGCCGACTGGCGGCGGCGTTCATGGCTGACGCGCCGTCCTACCATTCCGTTCTGCGCACCGTGTGCCGGGAGCAGGGCGAAATCAGCGACGAAGGCAACGCCGTGGTGGACAAGCACAGCGGCTACGTCATCATGCACCTGGAATCGGCCACGGAGGAGGGCAGCGATTTCCGGGGCGTATTGGACGAGACCGAGGACGTGGCCGAGGGCGCATTAACCGCAACCGCCGCAAAATCCACGGTTCCCAAGAAATACGACAACCCGCGCGCCGTCATGATTTCCAACGTGGTGACGTCCATGGGCAACTACTTGCACGTGGACCTGAGTTCCCTGCGCGAGTTCATCGTGGAGAAGACCATGGCCACGCTGAACGCCACCCTGAAGTCGGAGGAGCAATACAACCGCGCGGCCCAAGCGTACTTTGAGAAGGAGAAAAAACGCTTGCCCACGTTCAAGGAGTCGCTGCACCAGTCGCTGCTGCTGTACGCGCTCACTTTTTTGACGGTGGCCGTTCAAACCGCCGTTCCGTCGCTGAAGACCAACAAAACGCAGCCCGGGTGCGTGCGGTCCTTCATCGGCTACCCGCTGCTCGGCGAGGAGGACATGAGCGGCATTCGCTACGTGGCCTGCATTGCCCACCAGCTGAAGAGCAAGTCCGTGGAGCCGTGGAGCGCGATCAAGGACATGAAGGAAGCCGGCATTGCCGACAAAATCAAGCTCTTCATGAACAAGTACGTGGTGACCAACGGCGAAATCGGCGACTTGCTGGCGGTCAAGCGCGAGTACCTGAAGGAGCACGCGGACGAGCTCGTGCCCGTGGAGCTGGACATTCGGCGCATGACCACGTTTCTGCCGCCGCTGGGCGGCGTCGTGAATCCCACCACCAACCCGGTGTCGCCGCAGTTCATGGAACAGCTGAACGAGAACCTGCGGCGCGGGAAGTCGGAACAAACCGCCGAACAGCTCGGGGTGCTGCGCGCCAAGGTCATGTACTTCTCGCTCGGCATTCAGCAGCTGGTGCAGGAAGTGGTGAGCAAGTACCGAACGCAGCTGCTGCTGCGGCCGCAGACCGAGGGCGGCGTGCCGTTCCTGCAGAACGCGTGCTGCTTAGAGGGCGGGGACAGCACCACGCTGGATTTTTTCGTGCGCCAGCGCCCGGGCATCCGGGAATGTGATGCCGACGCCGCGAAGACGCAGGCCGTCATTGACAGCATCGTGCAGCTGGGTCAGGCGGCCACGTTGTACGACCCCGCATCAAGCAAGGCGGCGTTTCCGGCGCTGCCGCCGCAGTTTGACGAGCGCACCATTTACATGGCGTTCATTGCGTTCTGCAACTACACCAACTTGCGCCCCATTCCGCCCCCGCTGCAGCTCTTTTGCTTGAACAAGCCCGCGCCCGACGAGTTCAGCGCGTCCGACCCGGTCACCACGCAAATTGAGAAGTTGAAGCGCCGCGGCGTCAATTTCACGCGCGACGCGTTCATGCAAATGATGCAGGCCGTGTGTTCCCACAACGTGCTGCCCGTGCAGCTGGATAAACCGGTGTGGTCGTCCGACCAGCAACTGCGCGACATGATCGCCGAGCTGCAAGCAAAGCAACCAACACAAGCAAATCAAGCAAAGGCAACGATCATTCCGGACGCGCTGCAGAAGCACGTGCTGAGCATCATGGACACGTACGACCTGGCGCTGTCGGAGGAAACCCCCGAAATGCGCGAATTCAAGTCGTATTTGAGCAACTTGTGCGACGACCGCTGGGCCCAAATCGGATCATTCTTGGACGCCCATAAAGCCAACGTGCCGCAGTTCACAAAGCAGCGCACCAAGCTGAAGGCCGTGTTCGGCACGCTCATGGACTTTGCCCCCCAAAAACGCGGCAGCGTCATTGAATCCGAAGACGCCACCCTGAACCGCGCGGTCCAGTTCACGAAAAACTGCATGCACAGCCTGGCACACGTGTTTCCGGGCATGATATGCCATCAAGTGCAGCGCGATGCGAGCAGCATCCGGGTGCCGGCGCACTGGGAACTCAGCGCCGTGCACCGCGAAGACGTGCGCAACATCATTGCCCACACGTGCGCCGGCTTGCGCAAATTTTACGGCGACCGGCAGCTCGTGCCCCTTCTTGCCGAACTGCAGCGCCGGGTGCGCGACCTCATGTGCTTCATGAGCGTGGTCCCGTTCTTTGCGGAAATCGCCCCGCAGCAAAAAGCAACCCAGGCAACCCAGGCAACCACGTTCTCCGTGTTTGACAACCGCACCGTGCACCTGCTTTACAAATACTTTTTCTTGGAGCTCCTCGCGGAACACACGCGCATGGTGGATTACGAGGGCGTCATCATTGAGGAAACGGTGCCGGTGGAAGAGGACGCGCTGGTTGCCGCCACGCTGCGCGCGGAAGAAGCCGCGGCCGAGGGTCTTGTGGAAGAAGTGCAGTTCCTGCAAATGGATCGCACCGTGGTCGCCAAGACCATCGTGGAGCTGCTGTTCGCGTACGCCGACATCGTGGACGACGAGCGCGCGGCGACAGACATGAACGCCGACGCCATCAAGGAGCGCGTGCGCCGCACAAAGGACAAGGAAAAGGAGCTCATCGTGGAGGGCTTTGACACCATGACAAAGGACCAGCGCGAATCCGAAAAGTTTTTAAAGGACCACCGCATGGGCGACTGGAATGTGGGCATGCAGAAGGGGTTGCGCCAGTACGTGGGCGACACGTACGACCGCGAGCGCGAAGAAATGGAGCAGCAGCTGCGCAAGGAACGGCAGCTCAACCGCCGGGACTTTGTGTCGGCAATGCAGCGCGAAATCTTCTTGGACGGGGATGCCGAGCGCGAAGCGGACCAAATGGAAGCGGAGGAATACAGCTTGCGCTCATTACCGGCAGACGACGACTACGGCGATGCGGACGACGGAGGCGCGCTAGATTACGAAGACGTCAACGAATTGGGCTAAAAGCACATGTGCAATAAAGTATTTGCATATTTGCTTACATATTGACGCTTTCTACAGTTGCGCGTGCGCGTTTTACAGTTGCGCGTTTTACAGTTGCGCGTTTTACAGTTGCGCGTTGACGCGTCCTGGCAACCCGTGCCCAAACACAATCATGTAAATGAGCACGCACGACGCAATCAGGATGCTGCGGTTCTCGGCCACAACGGACGACTGCTTCAAAAGCAGCGTCATGATTGCATACAAGGCCACGCCGATCACAACGGAATGCACCACCATGGTTAGCCCTCGTTCCGACATGAATGCTTTGCGTGGGATTGGATTGGGTATTGATTATGTATCATTGAGAGAAAATAAAATAAAAACAACCCAATACAACCAATACACCCCATGCAACCCAATGCAAATGCACTTTCACGCTCCATTGCGATAATGGATGTCCGTGAAAAAATTGAAAAAAAACAGGACAACATCAGCAACAGCAACAACCACAGCCTCAAGGGAACCGGAACCAACAACCTCAACAACAGCCTCAAGGGAACCGGAACCAACAACAGCAACCCCCATGAAATACGAGACCCGCACGGCATCCTCGGTTTGCTCCGAACCGACGGCTCAATGAGAAGCCGCCTTTAGTTTTAGAATTTTTTGCACGGTTTTTTCAATGCGCGCGCATGTTTCAGTCCCCGGTCTCGCGCACATGGTTTTGATTTTCAAGAGTTTCATTCGCAAATGGTCCAAGTGCGGGGTCCATTTGTACAGCACGCGAAAACACGCGGCTTGCAGGCAGAGGCACTCGCACGTCATCGCAATTTGCACCGCACCGGGAACAATTTCGTAATTGTCCATTTTGCATTCCAACCGCGCACACGAGCGAATGAATTCGTCGCGTTTGAGTGCGCGTTCATCCGGATCGGAGGAAGCATGATGAATGCACTGCAGCTCATTCATCATGTGTGAAAACTGGGACACGTGCGCGTTGCATTGGTCCACGATTTGAGATTCTTGGTTCAGCAACGTGCGCAGAACGTGTCGCTGATGGGATGACAGCGTTGCGGAACAAGCGGTCATGTGTGCCATAATTCATGCATCCTTCATCGTGGCAGGCACAGAATGTTCAATTTTTTTATATTATGTTTATGTCTGCGTGTGCCGCCTAGACTTGTTGAAGTGCTTATTCAACCTTTTTGAATTGGACTTCTGCATAGTGCGTCGTTTTTTTCCACCTTTTGGTTTTATTAACAACTCATATGCCGCCTGCAATTGTTGTTGTTTAGCGGTGCATTCAAGGCGTGTTCGTTCATCATTTGAAGAGCATTTATCCGGATGAACCAAACGGGAATTGGAAATATAACTATGTCTTATGTCTGATGGTGTTGCACGTCGGTCCAATTTTAAAACTCTAAATGCATCTGGGCGTGTTTCTGGTATTGGATACATTTTACCAAATGCTTCGCGACTATTTGGTTCTACTTTGGGACTTGGAGGTCTTGGAGGACTTGGAGGTATTGGAGGACTTGGATGACTTGGATGACTTGGATGACTTGGATGACTTGGATGACTTGGATGACTTGGATGACTTGGATGACTAGATTTGTCGTCTTTGAGCTTCCTTGATTTTGCAAGATGCGCACGAATAAATTCGTTGTGTTCACGGCGTCCTGCAGGAGTGGCGAGGTATGCGAGAGCTGCTACTCGTGAACCGAATCTATTTACATCCAATGGGAAGGATGGAATTGGCATATTTATTTTTATATTATATAAATATTTTATTTTGGGGTATGTTATTTTTCAGCCGAACGCGGTCACGCTGGCACCGCCGCTCGTTTTCTTCTTCAGCTTGTAATTGTTTGTGGGTATGATCTTGTTGTTCAGCATGAAGTCGTTGTTTTCTTCGTAGATTTCGGGCAAAATGTGCGTGAGGGGCTTGTTTACCACATACACAATTTGCTCGCTCTTGAACAGCTTGCGATACTCTTGAATGGTGAGGTTGCCGTAAAATTTACTCAACGTGTATTGCGGATTGGGAGCCGGTTTAATGCTCGCATTTGTTTTTCCGTGCATGGCATTCAACATTTGACAGCGCTCAAACTTGACCGACGTGTCAAGCCGATCGTTCATGAGGTAAGCCAGCGCGCATTCGGGGCTGCAGAAACAGGCGTACACCACGTACACGCCATTGTTGGAAATGCATTTGGGCAAATAAACGGGCGGCGTGTCAAATTCGCACGTGTCCCAAAAACAGCACGACCGGCGCGGAGCCGCACCAATCGCCTGAAACAAGTCGCTCATGTGGAACGACGTTTTCAGGTGGTTCAGTTTCTTCATGATTTTCTTTGTTGAACTGTCTCCCGCGTCGTCGCAATCGTCGTCCGAACCAACGTCGTTCAAATAATTGTAATTGCACATATTGGTGGTGGTTGCAGCAGCAGCAGCAGCCGGGGGGGGATTGGACGTCAGCATTTGCATTTCCGAATGGTACGAATCGTGCAAATCCGATCCCTTGGGATCCATCGCGTTGAACGACACCACGTCGCCTGGTTTAAAATTGTCATTCATGGCGGACAACGGGCCGGGGTCTATGTCGGCTGCACCGCACTTCAAATGCAATATGATGTTGGGAACCACCTGCACCGTTGCGTTGGCTTGTGACAGGTTTTGAATCAACTTGCCGCCTTTCGGTTTTCTCCCGCGTTTTTTGATCGGTGCTGCAGGTTCGGTGGTCACTGTTTTTTTGGATTTGGATGCCTTTTTTGTGGCGGCAACAGGCTCAACGACAGGCTCAACGACATGAAGCTCAACGACAGGCTCAACGACAGGCTCAACAACCGCAAGAGGCTCGGTAACAACGGCAACTGGTGCCTTGGGTTTACGCGTTCGTTTTTTTGCATTTGCAACAGTCAATGTTATATTGGGCTCTACAGCATCAACAGCAGCAACAGCATCAACAGCAGCAACAGCGGGCTCAACGGCAACAGCAGCAACAGCAATAGCAACATCAACAGAGGCAATAGCAACATCAACAGAGGCAATAGCAACAGCAGCAGAGGCAATAGCAGCAGAGGCAATAGCAACAGCGGGCTTTTTAACTCGGGGAGGCATTACAAAAAAAAAACACAGGGATGCGTGAATGTATTATGCATGTCCTATGTAAAACATTTTAAGTTGTTTTGTTATATTTTTTCTCGGTCTCGGTCTGGTAGCACGCCCGACACAGCGGAATGTAGTTGTCGCTGCCAATCACAATTTGGTCGGTTTCGGCGGTGGTTCGGAAGCTGAAAATGGCTTCCTTCCCGTTGCGGCAAAGGCTGCACAGCGACGTCAATTTGCGCACCTTGTCGCAATGCGGGATCAAATCCAACAACGCGCCGATGCGTTTCTTTTCAAAGTCGCCGTCCAGTCCGCATATGTAAACGCGCTTGCCTGCCTCCACAAACTGTAAGATGCGCTGAATGTCGGGAAAGAACTGGCCTTCATTGATGAGCAGCACATCCGCGGCAGCCACTTCGTCGGCGTGCTGCGTTTCCAGCGCTTCAATGGTGGCGCACATGACGCACGGGATCATGGTGCGGTCGTGGGTGGAAAGCAGCGCATCTTCGGCCGCCGTGTAGCGCGTGTCGCCCGCAAAATTGACAACCACCACGCGCATGTTGCAAAACGTGCACTGCTTGTGCAAATTGGTCAGCCACGTGGTCTTCCCTGAAAACATGGGCCCAATTGCGATTTCCAAATATCCGGGCATTGTTGTTGTTGTTGTTGTTGTTGTTGTTGTTGTGTTCCTAAAATGTTGTCAATATTTTATTCATCAATTTTTATTTAAATGATTAGAATAAAACTTTGAAATTATTTTTAGGGTTGCGCTTGTCATGCGAAAATGTAATAATTATATTGAATATAATTATAATATTATAAATAATCATTGTTTCGCCATTCATGGAACTTACTCCCCATTTAGGAATCGGCGATTTGTTGTTGATTAAAATGAAAGAAATTTCAAATGATTTAAAAATAGGCCAAATGAACATTAATTTGGGACTTATAAAAACCCATAGTGGCAATGCCAACGTCAGGTTCAATTTTACTTTAAGTTTGATTCAAGTTTTATTTCCTAATTGTCACATTAATATAATTGAAGAACCTCACTCATCGTGCGATTTTTACAATTTTATGAATAGTTATAGTTTAAATCAAATTTATATATACAATAATATTGGCATGAACAATGTTAATATTGATGAAAAACACAATGATTGCATAATATTTCATACCAAATGTAGACATGATGGATTAATTGACCAATTTATCCATCAAAGTTTGCCAAGTTTAAATGATTTTTTGGCCAATTTCAAAACCACCAAAACAATTTTGATTTTGGGGGAAAGGGTCATTGGAAAAAATTATGAAACATTGACCCATAAAACATTTTCATTGTATGACAATTTGTTGACATTGAAAGGCAATAATAATGTGATAGATCTAACACATGATTGTGAATTGATTGATGGAAATGAAAATTTTAATAATTTTTTGTATGACATTGAACTCATCAACAAGGCCGCATGCAATGTCACTTTTGGAATTGGAGGGCCATATTGCATGTCCCTTGCATTATCAGAAAGAAATGTTTCATTTGTGCCATTTTATAAGTCATCTTGTTACATAAAAGAAATAAATGATATTATGAAAATAACCAATAGTTTAACTGAAACCGTAGACGAATTAAATGCAAGAATTGAAGGATTGTGTTCCAATTCAAATATCAATATAAAAACACATTCAAATGTGTAAATACTAAGCACTTAGCGAAAGGAAACATTTGGATGTCCGCATCCAGCTCCACCCCTTGGGTTGAAAAATATCGTCCAACCGTTTTTGACGACATTGTGCTGGATCCGCTGAACAAGCACATGATGCACAACATCATTGAAACCGGGCATTTCCCCAACCTGCTGTTTTACGGCCCACCCGGCACGGGCAAAACCACCACCATCATGAATTTGGTCAACGAGTACCAGCGCGCCACCATGCAGCACACCAACGGCGGCTTCATGATCCACCTGAACGCCTCCGACGAGCGCGGCATTGACATCATTCGCAATCAAATCAACGGCTTTGTCACCACGCAGTCCCTCTTTGGGGCCGGCGTCAAATTCGTCATTCTGGATGAGGTGGATTATATGACCAAGAACGCGCAAACCGCGCTGCGCCACTTGCTCAACAGCTACAACCACTCCCAGTACAACGTGCGGTTTTGCCTCATCTGCAACTACATCAGCCGCATTGACGAAGCGCTGCAAACCGAATTCGTGCGCCTCCGGTTCAACCAGTTGCCGGTGCAGGACATCCTCCATTTCATGCACAAGGTGAGCGCGCGCGAGGGGCTCAACCTGTCGGACGACACCGTCGTTGCCATTCAAAAACAGTTCAAATCCGACATCCGCAGCATGATCAACTACATGCAAACCAACCAGGACGTGCACCACGGAAATCTCGCCATCGCTACCGACGCCAACTGGGACGAAATCACCGCCGACTTGAAAAAAGGCACCAGCGTCGCGCACGTGTGCGACCGGCTCAAGCGCATGAGCCATCGGTGCAACCTGGACCGCAAACACATGATAAAAACGTACGCGAATCACGTCATTCGGCGGCATCCCGATCTCGTCACGCACGACCTTCTCAACAAACTGGAAAACGTCATGCACGCGAACGAATGCAACATTGATCACCTCACGCAGTACGTGGTGTTCAATTTCGCGAAATGCTTTAACAGCAACAACAGCAACAGCAGCAACAACAGCAACGCGGACGCATAAAAACAATCCAATCCAATCCAAACATCAAACCAGATGCACATGCACGCAAATTGGCGCCTTGTTCTTCACTTCGTAAATGTCGGATGAACAAATGAGAGAAATTCCGAACTTATTGTTTGCCAGATGCAGCGTTTGTCGCGCAACAAGGCGCAAATCTCTCACCGGAAGTTCCAAGCATTCCGAATCATACAGCGGGATGCGCAGCGCTTCGCCGCTGATGTGCAACAGGTCCTTGATGTCTGCGCGCACGTCCACGTGCAGTTCGTTGTTGGCATCAATCGTCATGTGTGCCGGCAGATCGGGCATGCACTTCACGATGAGCTGCCTGCTGCTGTCCAGAGGACTGTCCGGATTGTCCGGATTGTCCGTTTCAATGCGGTAGTGCAACTCGCTGTGCCAAAGCGGCACGTAAAACGTGTGCCCCTCGTATTTCAACACCGAAATGTTATTTTGAATCAGGTCTTTGAGAGACGGTTTTAAAATGACGATATTATTCTGCTGCATTTTCTCTCGCAGAATGCGCATGACATCCTCAAAAATGCGGGCGTCCATGCTCACCGCCGCGTTGTACCGCTCCAGCGTTTCGTAGATCTGAAACAGAACCGACGGATCCAGCGAATCCAGCGCCGCATTTACAGAAACCGACGTGTAGTCGTGCACAATGCGGTGCAGCAACTCCAACAACAGGGGCGTGACCCCCGCCGCGGATGCGTCCTTTTTCCGAAAGAGGGATTTGATAAAATTGATGAAAATGTCCGAGTACGTTTCGGTTTCCTCCTTCTCCTCTTCCTTCTCTTCATTGGTGGCAGACAGCGCGCGATACGCGGCGTTCAGCTCTTGAAATGCGGCGGTCGCTTCCGGCGTGTTGCCATTTTTGTCCGGATGGAGCCGCAACGCCATAATGCGATACCGCTTCTTCAATTCAGGCGACGAACAGTCACGCGACACTCCTAGAATTTCGCGTGCTTCTTTCGGGTTCATGCGGGTTTTGCGATTGCGTGATTGCGTTCATGTGGCGGGTTGTGTTTATGTGGGTATTGCGTCGTTGTGTTATTTATTGTGCGGATTGCGCGGGTTGCGCGGGTGTGGCACACATGGTTTTGATCAACATGAAAACAAAATTTTCCAGGTGGTAGATGGGGCGGTAGTTGTTGTTGTAGTATTGCAAGAATTTGTGCGTTTGAATCAACACTGCCGACACGTGCTCATCCCGCAAAAGGTTTCGTTTTTTCAACTCCGTGATGAGGTGCCACGCGCAGGCATGGATGTCAAAATCGTAAATCAGAATGTCGTACAGCAACTCTCTCAATTGTCCGAATTGGATTTGATCCACGTTGCAAATGTAGTTCACAACGTTGTCAAACAACTCTTGCGTTTCCGGCACGGGGGCGTTGTTCCCGTTCCCGTCCCCGTTGCCGTTGCCGTTCCCGTCGGCCCATTTCAGGGTTTGCATGTTGGTGACGGCGGCGGGATTGGGCACGGATGCCTTCGTGACCCGCTTGTACATGGTGGATGTTGGCCGTGCGACGGGAATGACTTCGCAGCTGTTCAAAATGTTGCTCGGAATGAAGCCAATGTGCTCCGTGATCAAGATGTACTTCAGCCGGATGCTGGCGTGGTGCGACATGTGCATGTAGCTGTAAAACGTTTCCAGCAACTCGCTGTGCACGTTGTGAAAGTATTTGCACACGATGATGCCCACGGGGTCGGCCCGCGCGCTCACCACGTCCACTATCTGGCTGTGCATCTCGGTCCACAGCAGTTTGGACGTGCAGCCCAGCAGCGACATGTCAATTTCAAAATGCACGTCGCTCATTTTTATGGTCTGGGTTTCCTTGTTGCACACAATTGACAAGCGCTTCTCGTATTTGAGATGGGTTGGACTGTATTTGCTGATGCACGCGAGCACCTGGCTGTACTTGCCCGTGCCACTCGGGCCGTAAAAAATCAAGTTGCACAGGTTGTTCATGCTGGACGGAAACGCCGTTGCGTAAATGGATTTCAACTTCGGGTGCAGCGGCGTTGTTCGCGCCGCTTCAACGTAGTTTTCAAAATGCGTGTCCTTGACGGGTTTCATGTATGCGGCACGTGCAATACACATAACAACGGTATTTATTTAAACACATTGCAATTCAATTATTAAGAGAGGAGGAAAACAGAAAAACAGAGGACATGAGTTTTTTCATTTACGCGGACAGGTTTGACCCCCGACACGTGCACTTTGGCCCGAGTCAGTGCGAACATCCGGCACCCAATGCACCCACGAATGCCCCCACGAATGCCCCCACGAATGCACCCACGAATGCACCCATTCATACCAATTTCTCTCGCATCACATATTCCACAAATCACATTTCATTGAACAACGTGGGGTTTGTGATGTCCGACGCGTCGGTCGCGTCCTTGGTCCGCGTGGAATGCGCCATTCTGGACAAGTACGTGCTGCAACGGGGTGAGCCGCGCCGTCCGGTTCATTCCATCGCGCAGGCGGCAGACACGTCGTCCATTACCATTTACGGCGTGTGGGAAACGCACGACGAATGCGGGCTCGTCTACAAGGGTTCCAAGTGAGCAATGAAACCGAAATGTGCGGCAAATTATAAAATGACATGTTTATAATATGCAAATTATGCAAATGAATTTCAACGTTTTAGGCTATGTTTTGATTGCGCTCATTGCCATCATTTGCGTGCGCGTGTACCAAAATTCGGACTCCTTCCAACTCAAGTGCGTGGTGTCCGACGTGGACGGCAACAAGTACTGCGTGCGCGAACGCGCCAAGCTGGTCATGGCGGCGGATTTGCTGGCGCAGTGCACCGTGAACATGAAGAAACTGGTGGCGCACATGGAAACAACGTACCCCGACCAAGCCAACGTGCGGCGCTTGGTCGCAAATTTTGACCCGCAGCAAATCTGCGAAACGCTGCCCACCAGCGAGTTCACCGCGTACAGCGAGAACAAGGGCGAGAAGCTGGCGTTCTGCCTGAACACCACGAAGGAGGGCGGCAAGCTCATTGACTCCAACACGCTCATGTTCATCGCGCTGCACGAAATGGCGCACATCATGACGGAGAGTATCGGGCACAAGGACGAGTTCTGGCGGAACTTCAAGTTCCTGCTGCAAAACGGCGCGGAAATCAAGATTTACGAGCCCGTGGATTACAAGGCGAAGCCGAAGCAGTATTGCGGCATTGAAATCAACGACAACCCTTACTTTGACGCGTGAAGGGCGTGCATGTAGTTTTTCAGGTTGTATGTGATCGTCGTGGCTCCAAAAAATGTGAGCAAGATTGAAAAAATGGAGGTCTCGGCACGGTGCCCGAAATAAATCATGAGCGGCCCAATCAAAACCACGTCCAGCATTCGTATGGTTTGCGTTTTTGTGCCCGAAGTTGAAACGTGCCCTAAATACAGGCCAATTATCACCGCGATCAACGACAACGACATAGATTTGGGAATGTCCATGAAAGTCACGAAAGTATTTGAATTTATAGTTTTGATATAAAATATTAATTTAAATGTAATATACAATACAACCGCTATTTGGCGTATGAACGATCAAACAAAACACAAATCCAAAACCAAACATAAATTAATTTTAAAGGCCGCAAAATGCAAAAGAACACGCAAAATGAAGGGAGGGTTGGGGTGGAACCCGTTCAAAAAACCCGCCGCTGCTCCCATTGCTCCAAGTCAGTCGGGTGATGGGCCGATTAAATCATCCGACGTCATTAAAGCATCCGCAACAGTTGGCGCAATCACCACATTGGGCTCAATTGCCGCAGATTATTTAGCAAACCCTGCTGCAATAACAACAATTGGAGGGCTTGTAACAGCTAGTACATTTGGAGTAGGTGGTGCAATTATGGTCACACTTTTAGTGGCTGCCGCCGCATGGAGGGTGATAAAAGAAAAACAAAAAGCATACAAGGGATTGATCCTAGTCATGGATGAATTGTATTTAGTCATTCAAAAACTAAATGGCATTGTGGAAATTTCCATGCATATTGCGTCTGCATATGGATTTCCAATAGACACGCGCGATGTGCAGCTCGCGCTAGATGCCATCCTTGCAAATTTTGACAAATTATTGGATCCCACCACCGGTTACACAGAGATCAAGAACGAATTGTCCGATATAAAAAAATTGAAATCTAATTTCAATGCAGCCGAAGGTCAAGTGAAAGAGGAATTGGCTAACGCGAGCGAAGGTGATGATGCAGGAGACAAACCCACCATTAGTTTATGGACTAAAAAGGTTTCAAATAGCAACGCTGCCAAATGGATCAAACAGATCGTGTTTAGTGCACCTAAATTTGTGCAAGAGTTGAACGAAGCTGTCACGTATCTTGCATTGTATGTCGGCATATTTTCTGCATCGTTCTCAACCACTTACACCACGGTGGCACTGCAACTTTTGGTGAATGATAGAAAAGACGAATTGAAAGTTTTGCAAACAATAGTGTTTGGTGATAACAAATTCATTTCCATGATTGAAGGTGCATTTGTGTATCCATTGTTACAGTCTAAAAAAACGTATGAGACATGCATGGTAAAAACAGATGCAAATAATTCAAAATGTGATGCATTTTTTTACACCACTGCAGAAAATGTACGAAAGGGCATGATGCAATCATTTAATACAACAGCAAATGTGGTGACCGGTGAGTTGTTTAACAAAATGACCAATTTGAAGGCGGTTGTTGCCAAATATGAAACGCCAATACCGAATGCAAATGAGGCAACAAAGTTTGCCGACGAGGTTAAGGTCGCGTTTAATGCGGACAAATCAAATACAACGCCATCAAGTGCAACATCAAGTGCAACGCAATCAAGTGCAACGCAATCAAGTGTAACACAATCAAGTGCATCAAGTGTAACAAGTGCAACGCAATCAAGTGTAACAAGTGCAACGCCATCAAGTGCATCAAGTGTAACAAGTGCACCGCAATCAAGTGCAACGCCATCAAACGATGTGCAAAGTGTTGTGCAAAGTGCAACGCCATCAAGTGCAACGCCATCAAGTGCAACGCCATCAAGTCCATCAAATACAATAAATGCAAAAAATGCAAACCTAAATAACATGCCGGTCATGCAACAACCACCAGAAGCAGTAGCAAACCTATCAGAATTAGCAGCATCAGCCGGAGGAGCTGATTCATTATAATGTTATAATGAATGCCGGACCGGCTCGTAGTGCCCGCCGCTCCATTCTAGCGTGAACGTCTTATCGGGTGCATTGGTGGCATCATTTGTAACCGGCAAGAACTCAATGGTTTGCTTTTGACAAGAGCGGATGTCGCGCACCACAATGCGCGCGTTCCAAATGGCGCACGCGGCCTGAATCTCAATGGCGCCGCCCCAAGTGGTTAATGTGCGCATGGCGCCAATGTATTGATCCGGCGACGACCCAGAATCCAGCTGCAGCACGTCGTGCGTGGCCATGCCGTCAATGATCGGCGAATTGGCCTGCAAGTAGTCGCAAATGCGTGCGCGAATGGCCTGCGGGTCGGTTTGCGGGATGAAATGCGAGAGACTGTTGAACAAACAACTCATTGGATTAATTTATAAATTTATATATTTATATTATTTTTCATGTATTGAATCATTTAATGCATGAACTATGGATCAATTGAATGAATACATAAGAATGCGATTCATTTTATCAACAAATCCGAGGTTGCACGCCACGGTGCGCGCCTGCAGCTGCACAAATAACTCCAAATTTTTAGAGTAGCTAAATGTTTTGGATGCATCATACATGCGTTGCATTTGCGTGTAGTAGCGTGTCATTTCATGCTCTTCTTCTGAATAAATCCCATTTTTCACAAGTAGTCGTTTGGTCACGTAAAAGCAATTGTGTTTGAAGTCCCATTGAAACCAATGTTCATCCTTCATGCGCCGCTTTCCGGCATCAATGAATGCACCCAGCGTGAAAACACGTTTCAAATCCCCATCGCCGAGAGAAATGGGTTTTATCACCGCGTTTTTGATGTGCGGCTCCTTCATTTTCAGCAGCGTGACGGTGGACGTCTTGTCCAGCATCAAGTGCACCCCGTCCTCCATTTCAAATATGAGTCCGCAATGAAACGGCAGCGCTTCTGCGTTCGCGCGCAAATAATCGGAGATTGGTGACATGCAATGTTCTGATTTGTTGCATTCTAACGACATTTCACTGATCAAATGGTCCATCCGACACAGAGATATTTTATTATACAAATTCAAAAGCTTTTTTGGGACCCGACGATAATACAAACGAATGGCATTGATTGTCTTGTTCTTGTAGTGGCGCATGTTTTCATTCGTTTCGTTCAAATACTCGCACGAGGGCTGCAATGCAAAATACTGGAAGCCCCTATTTGCACATGAAGACATGACTCGCTTAACCAGGTGTATCATTTTATCGGACAAAATGGTGCTTAAAATGTTGCACACAGTCAAAGTGCAAGCCATGACAATGAGATACAAAATGAGGAGCGTCATAGTGTATGCGAATGACACCATGCTAAACGCATGTTGAAACACGTTTGTCATTAATTTTGTGGCCTCGTGGTGGCTTCGGGGTTATGTTAATTGCATACAATAATTTGCATGAAATGAACACATTATTGCGGATTGTTAATGGCGGCGGTGCGTGCGTTTTTGACGACGGGATATGCGCCGGCCAGTTTGCTTATTGTTTATTTTTTTGGTCTTGCGACGGTTAACATGGCGACGTGTGCGTCTTCCGCCAGCAGCTGTGCTGACAAGTGATTCAGGCTTATCAACTATAGCTTGGTGTGTTGCAATTGCACCTACCACGTCTGGATCATCGGCTGTAAGTGGTCCTTCACTTTTTCCTTTTGTAAAATAACACTTGTAATTCACAGATGTGGTGCCGGTTGGCAAAGGATACAAATACGGTGTATCCGAATAATGAATCGGTGGGACTGTTTTTTGATCCAATATGTCGTAATTATACTTAGGGTCTCCAAAAATTGTGGTTTTGAAACCACTGACGAACTCTGATGTTGTTCCGGCATCTTCTTCCAGTTTAGACTGTACAATCGGTGCATCAGGTTTCTTTCCAAATGAGAAAAACGACTTAGTGGCAGGAGCAGCGGCAGGAGCAGCATCAAGTGCACGAAGTGGCACCAGATCAAAAAATGCACACTTTGCATTGACGACACCATTGTAAAATACAATCCGCATCATTGTGTCTCCCTTTGAAACTTTGATTCCTGCTGCAGCTGCCGTTTGAACGTCTTGTGCTTCCAATCGTTCCACATCAAGGGTCACAATGGAATCCATGTCCACTCCACCCGCAAACATGATCCCACAATACGTTAAATGATAAAAAATGGAAGACATGCTGAATGTTGATTTTCGTTGGTCAGTGCATTTGGGGGCTTTTGAAAAATCGGCAGTCATGGCAGGGCGTTTTTTGCTTGCACATCGTGTTGACCTTTTGTTTGTGACAAATCCGTTGTCTATGTCGCAGTCCATTGTCACCATTGGACGCTCGTTGCCTTTGAAATCCGAACACGGGTGAGCATACCCGTTACCTTTGGGCAATGCAGTCACAATGTCCAGTGCTGTCACCACGCGCAAGTAAGCGATTCTTCCTTTAACATTTGAATCAATTTTCACGTAATTTGAAGCAGCCGGGTCCTTGGTGCATGCTCTTTCTGATTGAGTTAAACAACAAAAAAGCGCTGCCTCTTTTTCCCCAAATATGCGTGGTGATGCAATTGACCAGCAACCAATGCTGATGTCAAACATGGCAAGTTCGGTTCCATTAAAGTAGGGAGAAATTTGTTGAACATACTCTCCGGCGAATGCAGTTGCCAATGCGCCACCAAGTGAATGCCCCGTTACTTGCAACTTAATTGAACCTGGTGCAATTGGTCCTGGATTCAATTCTTTGGCAACATCCGCTGCCATTTGAATGATCATGTGAATTTGTTCCTGCAAAATTTTAAAAATGCCTTCCAATCCACTTTCAACTGCACTGAAAAACTCAATAAAAGTTGTTGGAAGAAGAGATCCCGGCCGAGTGTATGACATTGCCGACTTTGCATTGGCAGTTCCGCGAAACACAATCCATACCAATTTAGGTGCGCGTTTGTCGCCAAACACGTAGGTTGTGCCATAGTTTGAATCCGAAATGGCGCGAAACACAAGCATCGGGTTTTGTGCAAGCGGAAGAAGTGGTGCACAATTAAAATCTGTGTCGGAAATTCGGCGCTCGCCTAAAATGATGTTCACTCGTTCAGACCAAGAATTAACGTTGGGGTCTGTCGCCGGACCAAATGCATCCAATGCGCCTTGTGCATTATAATTGGTGACGCAATCCAACGTCAGCGTGGGCGTTTGCGGGGTGGAAGTGTTAATTCCATCCACTGGAATCACATTCAGACCCCACCGTTTTTCGCCCGGATTTGAAAGTCCCAACATGGTTTTATCATCCAGCAATCCCATGAGTCCTTTGGTTGTTGCTTGTGCCTGCATTTTAGAAAGAATGCTTGTGGTTGGCAATGCACCGCCGCTCATATCATTTGCAGTAGTGCCATCATTCACAGTTCCCATCGTTGCTCCAAATATTTGAGTATATCTTGCTAAAAACTGCTGGGGGTTTAAATACGCCAACCGTGCATAAACTGTCGCCCACCATGCAATGAAATAATTAACATCATATGTTGATGCCAAAGCCTTTGCGACGGCATTTGTTGTGCGTTCAAGTGCTGCAGACGCCGAAGCCTTTGCTTGATCCAATTGTTGTTGTGCAGCCACCACTTTGGGCGCATTTGTGCCGAAAAGTGCTGCAGACGCCGAAGCCTTTGCTGCAGACGCCGAAGCATTTGCTGCATTTACTGCAGACTCCGAAGCCGGAGCTGCCTTTGCTTCAGCCAATTTTTGTTTTGCTGCATCCACCACTGCGGTGGGTGTTGATGTTGATTTGAATAACGAAGAAAGCATTTTTATATAAATATGCACTTTATTTTTATTTATTAATTAATAAAAAAGTATAACACATTTCATCCATGGTTTCATTCCGTTCACATGGCCAAAAACTGCTCGTAAATACCTTGTGCCACCAATGATCCACGAGCACATGGCCGCGCGTCGTGCTTGAATCGTGACATGCGCATTATTTGTATTTAAAATGATTATATAATATCAATAATTATATAATTACATGGAACCGATCTACATTGCAACCGTGGACGGAAGGGGCACGCTAATTGTGTTCGGCCCTCAAACGGAGGACAGCCCGCCACCCGGCGAGCACGTTACATACTCCAGCCAGCGCATCCACCCCGACGACACCATAGAAACCATTAAGCGCAAAATACTGGTGGAGTTGCCGTCCGTGTCATACGACGAGCTCTACCTCTTTGCCAGCGTGCAGCCGTTTTTGACGGCGGAGCGCGCGATTCGCATTTTGACGTGCGGGCACCAGTTCCCCATTTCCCGCCACCGGTTGGCGACCCTGTGCCAGAATTTGAAGAGCCCCCACTTGGCGGAAGAGCTGTGCGCGAGCATCCGCACAAACCCAAACCCCAGCCAACCAGACCAAGATCAAAGAACGTATACCCCCGACGAGCTCTCCGAATTTTTGATGGCCGTTCAAAACAGCCGCGAGTTGCGCATGGACGTGGCGCTGGGTCAAACGCTGCAATACGAGTACCCCATGCCCGTGGACCCCGCTCAACCGGTGCTGGACCCCTTTTTGAAAAAGGCGCACCAAGACGTGGTGAAAACCAAGAACAAAACGGTGCTGCTAGAGTACGGCGTGATTCACGAAAACGTGATCCACGTGTGCTGTGCGGGGGACGTGTTGTCGTCGGATGCGGTTACAGATGCAGACGTGGCGGCAAAGATCAAGCTGTATTATCCGTACCTGCACGAACGGGGCATTGCGTCGCTCAAAGAGCTGGCGGAGCGCCGGCAGGAGCTGCTGGACGCGTCGCGCCCTTTAGTGGACGCCGCCTTCATGCAGCAAGCCGCGGCGGTCGACATGCTGTACCAAGTGTACCACGAGCGGCAAACGCCGGCGGAGTTGCGATACGCCGAGCGCGGCATCAAGTCCGTGCAGTTCACGATGCGGCCGGTGACGCGGTTCGTGATGCCGCTGGAGAGCTTGTTCAAGACGCTGCACGCCGCGCAGCACGCGCCGCTGATAAAATACAACCCGCAGGAGCAGCGGGAGAAGGCGTACCGCATGTACGCGCCCGGCGTTGCGAAAAACGGGAACCGCATTCCCGCCTTGTCCAAGGCCAAGGTGTTGCGCGTGGACGGCGAAATCGGCAAGCGTCGTCGGGTTGCGGTGTTCGCGGAACATCGGCTGGACGGCGGCGGCGGCGGCATGTGCGAGGTGGTGTGCGAGTTTGACGCGGAAGCCAACGTGCACGTGAAGGCGAACTTTCGGCAGGCGCTGCAGTACGACCAAACCTACAACAACGCGACGGATCGCGTGCTGCGCGAGTGCTTGAACCCCGTGCTGGCCGAAGCGCGCGACTTTTTGCACAGCACGAGCGGCAACAGCATTGACCTGTTTTGCAGCATTGCGGTGCCGACCGTGGAAATTGCGGAAATCGTGTACGTGGCGTACTTGACGGAGACGCCCATGATTCGGGCCCAGAGCATCATGGGCTGCGTGTCGTCCGCGTTTACCGTGATTGACGAAAGCGCCGACGAACTGGGCATGCGGTACAAGCGCGTGTCCAACTACGACGAGCGGTTCGGGGCGGAAGCGTACATTGCGGAACGCCTGCGCAAGGACGCCACGGTGGCCAGCATCGTGGCCGGGCTCGTGAAGAACCGGCTGGTCAAGACCGAAGACGCGGCCATGCAGCGGGTGGCCGAGTATCGCGCCGAAGAACAAGTGCTGGAAACCGCGCACCGACGCGGGCGCGCGCGGGTCAAGCAGCCCGGGTTTTTGACCATCCTGCGACGCGAAAACACGGAGCTGCACATTGAAGTGAGCGACATCACGCAAGTGTGGTACCTGCGCTTGCTGGAAATTTACTTGGACGCCTTGATTCGAATTGCAATGTATCGCGACCGCAAGGGGGAGCGAACCACCCGCGTGCCGCTGGCCGACATGGAGAGGGTGTGCGCCAAACGCGCCAAGCGCGCCGCCACCGTCGTTGAGCTGAAAGAGCTGAACGAGGGCGAAGTGCTTGTGCCCGCGTTCGTGTCCGACTTGTCGTTTGAAGACCGACTCGCGCTGGAACGCGCCCAAGAACGGGAAGCCGAAGGCGTGGGTGCAATGGAAGACGAGGCCGACGAGGACGAATACGCGGGGCTGGGCGACGTGCTGGACCTCGTGGGCGAAGAAAGCGAAGAAAGCGCGTCGCAGTCGGAGGGAAGCCAATCGGGAGGAGCCCCTCGCAAAGCCGCAGCAAGCAAAGCCGACGCAAGCAAAGCAGCAAGCAAAGCAGCAAGCAAAGCAGCAAGCCAATCCGAATCCGAATCCGAATCCGAATCCGAATCCGAAGCGGAAGTGGAAGTGGAGGAACGGAGCCGGGCATACGCTCCACAATCGCTGAAAAATCCCAACCCGTTTGAGCACAAGCTGCAAAAGAGCGAGCCGATTCTGTTTCTCTCTAAAAAATCGGGAAACTATGACACGTATTCCACCAACTGTCAGTCCAACATCAAGCGACAGCCGGTGGTGCTGTCCAAGCGGGAGTACGACGAATTGAATGCCGATCCGGCCATGCGCCCCATGCTGAAAGACGCGCTGGAATACGGGTCCGACCCCGATAACAAGTACTACTACATGTGCCCGCGCTACTGGAGCTTCAAGGACCGGCGCCCCATGACCGAGCAGGAAGTGCAAGACAAGGGCCTGGAACGGCACGTGATTGGGAAAAAGGACAAGGAAGTCACGCTGGACAAGTACATTTTTGAGTTCAACGACTACGGCAAGGAGCACATGGGTGCCAAGGGCTACATTCCGCACTATCCCGGGTTTTTAAACACGAGCGTGCATCCGGACGGCTTGTGCGTGCCGTGCTGCTTCAAAAAGAAACAACAGTTTGCGGATCTAAAAACGTGCGAAGACAAGCTGCGGGTTGCCAAGGGGGGCCCCCCAACCCAGCAAGCCACAACAACAGGAGCAGCAGCACAACAATCAGTCGCAACAGGAGCCCAGCAAGCCACAACAACAGGAGCATCAGCACAACAATCAGTAGCAACAGGAGCCCAGCAAGCCATAACAACCGGAGCAGCAGCAGTCGCAGCAGTCGCAGCAGTCCCGGTTCCAAAGATGCCGCAAAAAGCGCCGGACGAGTACATTGTGGGGCCGGACAAGTTCCCCATTCCGCTGGGGCGCCGCGGGTACTTGCCGCAATCCGTGCAGCGGTTTTTGAATTACGACAACAGCACGTGCCAGGTGAGCCACATCAACAAGGCGCTGAAAAAGGGCGTGAAGTGCTTGCTGCGCAGCGGCGTGCAAGAGTGGGACAAGGACGCCACGGGACGGGACGAAAAGCCGTCGCTGTTGAGCGAGAGGCAGTCGTTCATTGCATGCATGGCGGCCCTGCGGCAGGATCCCCGCCCGAAAACCATCGCGGAAATGAAGCAAATCATTTTGGACGGCATCACACTGGATTCGTTCTTGACGTATCAAAACGGCGCGCTGATTGACGCGTTTCAATCCGCCCCCGGCCAAGAAAAGGAAGTGCACGCGGCCGTCTACGGTAAGACCCAGTACGTGCAGAAAATGCGGGCAGCGATGAAAGAAAAGGGCGCAAAAACGAGGGACCGCATGCAGGCCGCCATGAGCAACACGATCAACGCGTACGAGAACTTCCGGCAGTTCATCGCCAGCAACGACAGCGTGATTGACCACACGTACATGTGGGACATTTTCACCACGTTCAACCCCAAAATATTCACGCAAAAGGTGGGGTTCAACCTCATCATTCTGGAAGTGCCGAAGGACGACAACAGCGACGCGCTGAACATTGTTTGCCCGTCCAACCACTACTCCAACAACTTTTTCGACATGCAGAAAATGACGGTGGTGTTGATCAAGCAGTACAACTATTACGAGCCCGTGTTCCAATTCACCGACAACGACGACGCGAAGAAGACGGACGTGAAAACATCGTTCAGTTTGCTGGCTCCGACGCTCATGCCCAACCTGAAAATCATGATAAAGCTCATAAAGGACAGCATTTTCCCCGACTGCGCCCCGTTGCGCACGCCGGTGAAGGCCTACACGTTCAAGCACAACCTTTCGGCATCCGAAACAATGGCCGTTTTGAAACGCCACAACATTGTGGTGAACGAGCTGGTGCTGAACTACGACTCCAAAGTCATCGGACTGGCGGCCGAAAAACGCACGGCCCAGGGCGCGCACTCGGGCATTGTCATGACGGCGGCGTCGCCGCTGGACGCCGACACGGAACTGGACGTGGTGATGATGGACGACCCCGACATTTGGGGGTCGTACGAAGACACGCTGGCGTTCCTCGCGTTCGTCAGCAAAGAAACCAAGGGCAAAATCCCCTGCCTGCCGCGCATCCGGGTGGTGGACGACGCGCACCTCATCGGACTCATCACCGAAACCAACCAGTTCATGGAAATCCGGCCGCACATTCCGGAGCACGCGATTCCGGTCATCAAAACCAGTCCGCCGCTGGACCTCGTTGCCTACAACACGACCAACCCGAACGCCGTGGATGCGGAAGTGCAGACGCACAGCAAGGAAGACGCGAAGCGCGCGCAATACGTGCAGCGCATTCAGCTGGAAACCGAAATGTACGACATGTTTCGCAACTCCATGCGCATCATGCTGAATAAGTTGAAACACGCCGGCCAAAAGAAGCGGATTGAAGGCGTGATTGCCCAAGAGTCGGAAGCGGGGTTCAGCGACCACATCCGGGAAATCATGCGCGTTTGCCGAGAGGTGGGCGATCCCGTGATCCACTTCACCGCGATGCAGCCCGCGGCGCTGGACGCGTTCATTTCCGAGCACGCGTTCAAACGCGAATCCACGGCCTTCATGCGCTGCATTTCCGCGGAAAACCGGGTGGAGTACGGGGCCGGCAGCTGCATGCGCGTCGCGGCGAATCCCGCCGACACGGAGTGCACCATCATTTTGCCCCACCAAAACTTGGTGAACGGCATGGACAACCGCACCTTTTATTACGGCAAACTGGCCGACGAGCTGCTGCGGTACACGCGCATTCGCCGCTTCATTTTATCGGGCTCGTCCGCGCTCACATCCCTCACTCCCGTCCAATACGACCTGCACGCCGATGAAATCATGCTGTTCCAGTCGCAATTGGAGGCGTACTTTGACGGGCTGGAACCGGGCGCCGGGTCCGCGGCGCGATACACCACGTACTACACCGCAAACCCCGCCTTGAATCCGGGAGAAGTTCCGTCCAACCGGTTCACGAATGCGGGGTTTGCGGGGGGGACGTGCGCTGCCGTCGCGACCAAAGCCTTGACGGGGCGCGCCTGCGCGCACTACTTCCCCGCATCCATGCGCCTGATGACGTTTGAAAACGTGGAGGGCGAATGCACGTTTGAAGCGTTCCTCTCCCTGCTGCGGGAGCAGGGGGACGAATACGCCGACACGACCGTGCACGACCTCAAGCGCGTTCTGGCCGTCAAATATGCCGCCCTCCTGCAAGCGCACAAGGTGCAAATGATGAATTACTACAAGCACTTGACCGCCAACCGCGCGGTGCTGGCGGCCAACTCGGAAGCGTTCCTCATGAACACGTTTCACCCCATGACGCACCTGGATCTGTGGATTTTGGCGCAGCATTTTCGCGTGCCGGTCGTGCTGTTTTCGGGGCAGGTGCAGCACCCGCTGGTTGAAACCCCGGGGAACGCGGCGCTCGTCCTGTGGCATGATGGCCGCATGCCCCGCGATGCCAGCGACGTGCAGGCCTACTACGTCATGACGCTGGGACGGCTGCGCGACGTTGCGCCCGTTTACAGTATTGTTCGCACCGGCGCGAACGACATGAAATTCTCTCTGGGCCAGTGCATGAACCCGGGATTTATCGGCCAAATCATGCAGCAAGTCGTGTTCATTGCGGCCAATCCTGGTGCCGACCTCGTCACCGACTTCATTGCAAACTATGCCCCGCGGCGGGTTGCATTGAAGGCAGCCGAAACCGCCGAAATGCATGAATAGAAAAATAGAAAATTTTTACACGCGCATTGGCATGTAAAAATTGGATTGGATTGCATTTTTATCGCCGGTTTGTTTTATTTGATTTGGATTTGGATTTGGATTTGGATTTGGATTTACGGGTGCCTCCAGCCTTGGGCGACTTGGGCGACTTGGGCGAATGCCGCGGAACCACGTTGGCCAATTCAAATGCCGTGTGTTTGCACAATTCAACCGGCATCTTGCACCGAGGCGATCGGCGCGATGCGGTGCAATTGCACGTGCGCACCAATTCTCTCGCCAATGGTTTCGGTTGATTCGTCATTTCGTTCACGACCAGCCGGCTCATTACGGTTAACCCGGGCCTCATGGTTCGCATCGCCATGCGGATCGCGCCGTTCACCTTTGCTTCCAATCTTCGCGCAGTTGCACGTTCGGCGTCGGATTCAAGCGACCGCATGTGAATTGCCGGAAGTTGATACTGACAACGAAACTGGGTTGCAAAATCAATTGCTAAAGGCATCAACCCGGCTTCGCTGCACTCTCGCGGATTCAATGCACACTCAATAATGATTGCATCTATCTCTCGGGATAGCGCCTTTTTTTGTTTTTCCATGACGCGATGATATTTGTGTTTATATCATATTGCAAATATTATTTATTGTTGCATGAATATTTGTTGCATCGGCGGCGTTTGCATGTTTTGTTTCTATTGCTTCTTTTTGTGCCACCACCCACGCTGCGTTCGCTGTCGCTGCTGTTGCCCGGGCTCTTCGCTCCGAGCGGCAGGGTTTCGTCGGGAACTCTGCACGACAGAACCACCACAAAATCGGTTTCTGGGTCAATTAATTTGCGGTCAATTCCAATCTTAATAAGACGAGATAGCCGTATTTTGTCACTGCCGCGTTCATCCGAAAATTCAAAATGCGAATAACGATCCATGCCTCGTAACGTGGTCTCATAATTTTTAATAGTCTCCCTGAGCGAATGCATTATGAACCCTTTTCTTTTAAAGTTTGCCGGGTTTGCATGCAGTTCTGCGAGCTCTTGTTCGGCCTTTGTTTTTGCCTTTACAATCGCATCAATTTGTGCATGATTCCATTTCTTAAACTTTTCATATTCTTCAACGGGCTTACCGAGGCTTCGTTTATCCACCAGGCCAAACTCTTCTGTAATGTAGTCCACCTCGCCGGTTTGCACATCAAACCTCACAATTCCTTCAACAAATGCCGCCCCTTCGCAAAATAACGTTACGTCTGCAATTTTTTTTCCAACCCGATGGCAACGAAACCGGCAGTCGTGTTGTTCGCTTGCTGGAACAACCGCCGCTCGCGTCTCGCAAAGCGCCCGTTTAATTATTTGTCGGAAGGCGTTCTTTGTTTTAGGTGGATGCGGGGCTTTCAGAAGAGTCGTCAGCGCATTCACGAGCATGACTTGAGGCGGGTCCTCCGTTACCGTCAACCACATCGGTTTTCCGAACTTGGCGGACGTGAACGTGTCAACCTTGGACGTCTTTGTGATGACGCGGTTTCTCCGATAACTGCGGGAGCTCACCGCCTCTCCGGATGGGCCGAGTGGATACCCCATCACTTGATTCGCGAATACCGGGAGGGCAGGGTCATCGCCTTCGCCTTGCACCACTGGAATCATTCCGTGTGCGTGGATAATAAAAATGCGAGGCGCACGTTTCATATCGGCAGACGATGGTCTTGGCGACGACGGCACGTGTCTTGCCGCCGCCAGTTGCCACGGCGGTTGTTGCAAAGAAAAAAGCTCTTGTTCCTCAATCCTTTTCAGAATTACATTCGACAAAAATAACAGGCCATCCGTCGTTACGTTTTGGCACACCATTTCATCATTGATCTTGAATGGCGCATTGGGCGTGGCATTGTATGCACGAATCGCGAGGATTAACAAGTTCATTGATGCGGGTTGGATGGGAAAGCCGTCGCCGAATCGTCTAGCAAGTTCACAAATTCCGTCATTAATAATATCCGCCAGGTCTTCGGTTAGGTCATCATTCAAATCACCGGCATCACTCCTCAAACGGTTGAATGCTTCCACTAGATGCGGATACTCGGCGTCATATTCTCCCCTAAAAATGGCCTTGCGCTGGTTCATTATATGCCGCACAATCATTTTGAGAGACAGGCCCGCCAGTTTGCTGTTAATGCTATCCATCAAAAACAATGCAAGCAAATGGTTATATACTTAATTTGAGTATAAAAATATTTTATGCTGAAATGATTTTACAATAACGTGCAATGCAATAACGTGCAATGCAATAACGTGCAAAATACAATACCGCAATAATGCATCTTAAAACCCGACGTTGTAATTGTCCGCGCCCTGACCCAGGTCCACCTTCTGGATGCTGCCCACGTTGGACTCAATGGTCAGATTATCAAACGCGCACGCGCTCGTGTCCATGGCAGCCGAGCCCATCGCCTCCGCAATCTCCGCCTGCTCGTTCTTCGCCTGGAACGCCACGTCCTCCATCTTGGCAATCATCTGCGGCAGGTCCAGCATCACCTGGAAGCTGCTGGTGCCGTAGTACCCCTCCTGCCCGCACATGACGTTGGCCGAAATGCCGCGCATTTGGTCCAGCTCCGCATGGCGCGCGGCCTTCAAGAACATCTCCGGCGTCTCCTCAAACGACGCCTTGGCAATGGGGCCAATGTTGTCGTTGTTGATGCCGTGCCGGAAAATGGACACCATGCCAGCGCTCGCCGTCATGCGGTCGCACAGCAGGCTCAAGTGGTGGTAATTGATGTACGTGCCGTCGTTCTCAAACACGCCCGTCATCTCGGTCAGCAGCGCCTCGCGCGCGGCCTCAATGCCCAGCACGCTGCGAATCTCCTGAATGTCGTCGCTGATCGTGCGTTTCACGTCAATGTAGTCCAGCGCCAGCACGTCCATCAAGTTGGTCCCCTTCGTGTCCAACACCCACGTGTCCCGCTTCACATACGCGCCGTCCTCCTTGTGCAGCGTATCCATCAGCTTGCGCAGCGTGACCTTGCTGATGTTTTTCAAGCCGCGCAGCACAATGTTGTTCAGCAGCTGGTCCTGGAACGCCTTCAGCAAGTAAATCTTGTCCGACTGGTCCAGCGGGTTCTCCTTCGGCTTCAGCGGCTTCTTGCCGTTGATGTTGTTCATGCGCAGACGGAACACCAGCTTGTCGGCGTTGTAGTCGGCGTAAATGCAGCTCACGTCGTCGCCGTGGCTGTTCTTGATCGCAAAGTGCACGTCGTCCATGGTGATGCGCTTGTCCAACATGGCCTCGCGACTCATCACCATGCGGATGATCCACTTGGAACGCGCTGCAGGGTCATCCTCGGACTCGGCCTCGGGAATGCCCGCGCACTCGTTCAGCATGCGCTGGTACTCGTAATACTGCAACATCGTGCTGCGGTCCTCCTGAATCAGCGTGTTCAAGTCGTCGGGGTCAAAGCAAATGGACACGCTTTCCACCAGCTCGCTCAGCTGCGTGAGCTCAATCTGCGCAATCAGCTCCTTGGCGCGCTCGCAGTCGGTCTCCTCGTCCTTCTTCAGGCAAATGGTGAGCGACGAGTTCTTCGGGTTCTCGGTGATGGACAGCAACTCCTCAATGCGGGGCACACCGCGCGTCACGTTCGCCTTCATGGCAACACCGCTGCCCGCAGTGTGAAATGTGTCGAACAATGCCATGCCATTTTCAACGATGAATGTGCGCGTTTCTTCAACCGTGAAATCATACATCCATTCGGTTGGGTTTGGAATTTCTTCAATGCTGACAATCTTGTCAAAGCGAACGTCGGGAAATGGGTTGGCTCCAATGATTGCGGCCAGTTTTTTGCGATTCATGTTTGTGTGCACCTTCCCGTTGTGCACAAATGTGGGAATGACATCATTCACTTCTGAAACATTTTTCAAACTGGAATATCTGGCAGCATGTTGCACCAAGTATTCGCTAGTGGAATCGTTTTCTGGCATTTCAAACGCCCTCTGGTTGATCGGAATGTAATCTCCAACCTTGAGGTCTGAACCATTCGTTGCAGCCAATTGGTTCTTGGCATCAATGGATAAGAATGATTTTGCCTTCGTTGCAATGACCTGTCTGCCATCTTCGGTTGTGACTCGCAGCACAGTGTTCGTTCCATCCACATTCACCACCGGGTGACGCGTGACTGCTTCAACGCGTTTCCAACTCGTAATGCCCAATGCATCAACTGATGGAACAAACACATCTTCGTCCGCATTGATGTATCCAAGCTTTGTGTCATTTGGATGATCTTCCATGCGTTCTGCCTTTTCAATGTATTGGTCAATGTACGCTCCGATTTGATGGACTTTGATTTGCCCGTCAATTCGCAACATCACGCGTGTGTCATATGACACGCTGTTGAGCGTCAACTGCGTTGTGGGCTCACCAATGCTCTGGGCGCTGATCATGCCCACCATTTCACCCGGCGCAATGAGCGAGTTCTTGTATTTCAGCACGATCATTTCCAGGAGCACGGTCAGCGCCTTCTTGTTGAAGCGCTTCACCATGAGCAAGTCCTTCGGCGACAAGTAGTAGAAGAACATGACCTTGAACAGCTGGGTGGGCGCACAGTAGTGCATGGTTTCCAGGCGCTTGTAGGCCGCCTCAATCATGGCAAACGCTTCCAAGGGGGTGATGTCCACGATGGAGTTGTTGCTGATTTGCTGCAGGCCCTTCACGTTGTTGATCGTGTGGGCGAACGCCACTGGCAGGAACACACGGTCGGTGTTCTTATTACGAAACACGCGCTGAATTACTTTTTCGCGCTGCTCAATCATGAAGTCAATCCACTGCTTGCACTTGGCGTCATTCTCGGCCTTCTGCTTCTTCATGCGCGAAATGACGCCCTTGGTGAATGCCGCCGTGAACACCACGTCCTTCGGGTCGCTGCTGGGCATGTGGTAGTGCGCGTAAATCTCGTCCAGCCCCAGGTTCACCAGCGGCACGATCTGGCTCTCCACTTTCACGGGGTCAATGCCGTCCTCGCCGTAGCTGAACTGAACGACGCGGCCCTTGTTGTTGCGCACCGTCATGTCGTACTCAATCTTCAAATCCTCCATGCCCTTGATGAGTCGGCGCTGGATATATCCTGTGGAAGAAGTGTCGCGCACTTGGAGTCCATTCGCCAATCCAAAGTTGAGCGTGGTGGGAATGGTCAAATCATACATCTTGGGGTGATTCACGGGGTCAACGTATTCAATGCTGACAATTGCATCCAGAACCACGTCGTTGAGAACACTTTGACCATCACGACCATCATCCGTGCATGTTGTGATGGATTTCAAAAGCTGGTCCTTCTCTGCATCGTCAAATGTAATTTGCTGTGCAAATTGGCTTGCGTTTTGCCCACGAATCGTGAGTTGTGAATACCAGCCAGCGCAACCTTGATCATCCACTATGGAAACCTCTGCGTGAATGCCTAAACGAGAACAGAGAAACGCAAAGTCTTCCACAAGGCGATGTTCGCCAAACGTGAATTCAATTGTGGATGATGCAGATGAAACAAACGCATTTTTTGAAAAGTACGACCCAATGAGACCCTGAATGTATTTGGTTCCTGCGATATATGATTCCGCTGGAATATGATTTTCAATGGAATTGGCAGCGTGTCTGCCGCGTTCAAATTCAGCCTCTGAATCTTCATCTGCACGGTAATTGCAAACATGCTTCGCCACTGGCACGAAATCGCCAACCTTGATTTCGTCCGTGTATTTCTCGCGAAACTCACCCAGTTCCGCATTCCAAACCAGCAGTGATTTGTTTGCAGTCACGGTGACATAGCGCCCAGCATGAGTCGTGATCTTGTACAATTTTTCTCCAGGGTCGTGTCTCGTGACTGCGCTCACGGTTTCCCAAGACACGTGGCCGTCGTAGTCCATTGTGACGATCTTGACGGGATGATCCAGCTCCAAATATTCCATGTTTTGCTCCGTCATGCGCTGCACTGATGAGGACGACGAAATGTGCGCATCAATCCATTCGCCAATTTTGACGTATTTGGGCTCATCGTTTTCAACGACGACCACGGGGGTTTCCCATGTCACGGATTTGACCGCGGTGTCAATGAGACCCACGCGACCACCCATGGCGTGAAAGAAGAGCTCCTCCGGCGTGAGCCCCGAGATGAAGGAGTTTTCCACGAAGCCGCGCGCGCCCGGGGAGTCGTCGTATTTCGTAAAGTGCGGCAGCGTGCGGTTCTCAAACCCGTAGGGGATGCGCTTGCCGTCAATGAGCTGCTGCCCGAGGCACGCAATCATCTGCGAAATGTTCAAGTCGCTGCCCTTGGAACCCGCCTTCACCATGGTGACGAAGCGGTTGTCCTTGCTCAAGCTCTTCAACCCGATTTTACCGGAGTCGTTCGTGGCCTTGTTCAAAATGTTGGTGACCTGGAACTCAAACTCGTCCTCGTTGGTGTTGCCCGTCGCGTTCTCAAAGATGCCGAGATACGTCTGGTCAATCAAGTTCTTGACTTCCTTCTTTTTTGAGGTGATGGACTGCGTGATTTGCTCGTTCGTGGCGTGGTCGGCAATGAGGTCGCTGATGCCGACGCTATAAGCGCTGCCCTTCATGTACTCCGTGACGATGTTTTGCAGGTCGTCAATGAATGCCGCGGCGGCCATGTTGCCGAAGTCGTTGCATGTGCGCGTGATGAGGCCGTTGCTGCCCCCGCCGAGCACGTCCTTGTCCAGCTGGCCGCGCAAATACTTGCCGTCCACGATCTCCAGCACGCCGGGCGACGTCGCAAAGTCGTCGTTTTCGCCGAAGCCCTTGGTCTTGTACTTCATGGTGAATGCGGGCATGATCTGCGACAGGATTTGGAAACTGGTGATGCGCTCCGCGTGAGAAGCGAATAGTCCTTCGTTGACGCCGCCGTACGCCATGAGCAGATTCATGGCCTCGCGCGGCGCAAACGACACGTTCGGGCGGGTCAGTCGGTACGACCCCAGCAGCGAGTCCTGGAAAATGCCGATGATAGACTGATTTTTCGCGGGGCTGATGATTTGGTACGGCACGGCTGCCAGGTTCTTCAGCTCCGCTTCGGCTTCCTCGTCCTGCGGCATGTGCATGTTCATTTCATCGCCGTCAAAATCGGCATTGTACGGCTTGGTGTCGCCGACGTTCATGCGGAACGTGTCGCCCTGGCGCATGATGCGCGCGATGTGGCACATCATGCTCATGCGGTGCAGGGTGGGCTGACGGTTGAACAGCACGCCGTCGCCGTCCATCATGTGGCGGTGCACAATGTCGCCGTTGTAAAGCACGATGTTCTCGCGGTCGGCGTACCGCAGCGAAATGTTCTCGCCGCCCTTGCGCTCCAGGATCTTCGCGCCCGGGTACTCCTCCGGCCCGTTGCGCACGAGTTTGGTTAAAAAGCGGCGGTTCATGTCGTTCACCACCACCGGCTTGGTAATGTTTTTCGCGATTTTGAGCGGCACGCCGAGCTCCTTGATGGATAAATTGGGATCGGGCGTGATGACCGAACGCGCGGAGAAGTCCACGCGCTTGCCCATGAGGTTGCCGCGCACGCGGCCGCCCTTGCCGTTCAACCGCTCCTTGATGGATTTCAGCTTGCGCCCGGACCGCTGGGCGACGGGGGCCGCGCCCGGAATGTTGTTGTCCACCAGCGTGGCGCAGTAATACTGCAGCACCATGTGCCACACGCTTGCTTGCGCGCCGTCGCGTATCTTCTCTTGGAGCGTCTTGTTCGCCTTCACAATGTTGACAATGATGTGCGTCAAATCGTCTTCGCTGCGCTGGTGCCCGTCCATTTTGATGGAAGGGCGCACTGCGGGCGGAGGCACCGCCAGCACCTGGCAAATCATCCAGTCCGGGCGCGAGAACGTGGGGCTGAACCCCATGAACGACACGTCGTCGTCGCTGATCCTGCGAAATACTTTGAGCACAATGTCGGGAGTGAGTTGCATGTTCATTTTTTTGGCGTCTTCTTCGCTCATGCCCTTGATGCCGTCGCTGTCCCATTCCGCAATGAGCGTGGCCAAATTCTCCTTCTTTATTTTTTTGGGCATGAGACAACCGCAGCCCTCTTCGTTTTCGTCGCCGCAGCGCTTGACCTTGCTTGCCACGCCAAACACGTAGGACCAGCGCTCATCGGGTGACATTTTCAGCGCCTGTTTGTGGACGCCCTTGTTAATGAGCAGCCGGCTGCATTTCAGGCACACGCAGCGCAAAATTTTGTGGATGGTGTTCAAGTGCTGGTAGTAAAACACCGGCATGGCAAGCTCAATGCGGCCAAAGTAGCCCGGAGTTTGCATGTAATCCAACCCGTCCGTGGGGCAAAGCATGCCGGGCTCGGACACGCCCATGTAGGGACAGAATAAGCCACCCAGCACGGGCTTGTTTCCAATGTATGTGTCGCGACTGGTGATTTCAGTGACCGCACCCTTTCGGATCTCTTCTGGAGACAGAATGCTAAATTGAATTCCAACGATTTTTGATGCCGTGGGTTTCGTTGTTGCCATTGTTGCCATTGTTGCCATTGTTGCCATTGTTGCTATGTGATGATGAGTTGTATTGATAAAGCTTCCTTATACTTACCAAATAATATTTAGATTGTTTTGCAAATCAATTTTTACTGAAATGAATTAACACACTCGTTGACCGATTTCAAAAAAAATTGAAATCAAAAATGGAATATAAACACAACTCATGACATAACAATCAACAATCAACGATACGAACGCCAGAATGCCAGTTACACTTTCCACAATTACCAAGAAATCAACCAAATCATCCAAGAAACAAGAGGATGCCGCGCGCACCTACAAAAGCAATTTGAACGGGCCTGGCCCAAATGCACCGCAGCCACCATCCCCCGAAAGTGACGCAACGACCGACAACGATGAGTCAGAAAACGCGATTACTTCTGCTGCTACTGGTGCTACTGGTGCTACTGTTGCTACTGCTCCGGCTACTCCTCCTCCCGCTGCTACTACTGGTGCGGCTACTGCTTCTGCTCCCGCTGCACCCAGCAAGAGATCAAAGGCAAAGAATTTGGCCCAACGTCTGGAAGTGAATCATCTTTTGGCGGATTTGTATCCTTCAAACCACATGACTCAAAAGGTGGCAGCACTTGAAGCACTGAGTGCAATGGTTTCTGCCCCAGCCGATGAAAAGAAAACAAGATCGGCAAAAAAAAACAGTGCTACCAAATCAGCCAATGCAATCAGTGCAATCAGTGCAGCCAGTGCAGCAGAGGATCCAATTGCCGATGCAATCATTGACAGTGCATTCAAAACTCCTCCGGCATCTCCTCCCAGCGCGAGCAATGCCAACGCAATCGTAGCACCCAATGCACCATCCCGAATCAAACCCACTTCTTCAACTTCAAAACAAGCAAAACAAACCCAAAATCAAAAGTACAACATCATCATCCACGTTGAACCCAACTCCAATGGTTCGGATATCTCAAAGCGTCTTGATTTTGGAAACAAGGAAAACAAGGAAAACAAGGAAAACAAGGAAAAAACAACCGCCGTGTCCAAATCCAAATCCAACCCCAAATTATCCAAATTAGAGGAGGTTGAGCACGAAGACAGCGATGAGGACTATGTTCCGGGATGTTCCGACGATGAGTCGTGGGACACGTATGACTCCGACGACGACGACGACGACGAATTCTATGATGAAGACGGCGAAAGTTACTATTCGGATTCGTCTTCATCGGAAAGCGACGACGAGGATGACGCCGCCGAAATGGAGGAACTGGACAAGCAACAACAACGGTTCACCGAAGAAATGAAGATGCTGCAGTCGCTCCGCGGGACATACGAAGATTTGCTCAACAAGGACAAGAGCAACCGCATCGTGGCGAAGCAGCTGAAGACGCTGAAAGCATCCGAAGAGAAAATCAAGACGGAACTTGAGGAACTCATGCAAAAACAAAAACACAAGAATTCCAAGAAGTTTCGCAAACTGCTGCGCAGAAAGAGTTCCACCAACGATTTGGAATACTTCAAGAAGCACCTCACGTTGTCCGAACAGCGCGCCATGATTGCGGAGATGAATGCAGTGGCACAAGTGACCGAAATTGCAAAACCGTACAAGCTGACACTGCTGCAGTCCGACATTCCGCGCGACATGAAGGCGATTGCCATTCGGAAAATCGGCATGCTGCAGTACATGGAGCCGGGTTGCGGCGAGTACTGCAAGTTGAAGAACTGGGTGGATGCCTTCATGCAGATCCCCTTCAACCAAAACAAGAATCTCCCCATCACCATTGCAGACGGCGTGGACAAATGCCACGAGTTCATGACCGACGCAAAGCACAAACTGGACACGGCAGTGTATGGCTTGAACGACGCCAAAATGCAGATCATGCAGATGGTGGGACAGTGGATCGCAAATCCCGCCGCCATCGGCACCGCCGTTGCCATCCACGGCCCCCCCGGCACGGGAAAGACGTCGCTGGTCAAGGAAGGCATCAGCAAGATTCTCGGGCGCGACTTTGCGTTCATTGCGCTGGGAGGCGCAACCGACAGCAGCTTTCTAGAAGGGCATTCCTACACGTATGAGGGCAGCATGTGGGGCAAAATCGTGGACATTCTCATCCGATGCAAATCCAGTAACCCCGTCATCTACTTTGACGAGCTGGACAAGATCAGCGACACGTCCAAGGGCGAGGAAATCGTCGGCATCCTCACGCACTTGACCGACACGTCGCAGAACTCGCAGTTTCACGACAAGTACTTTTCGGAGGTGGCGTTTGACTTGAGCAAGTGCCTCTTCATCTTCAGCTACAACGACGAGAGCCGCGTCAACCCCGTGCTGCTGGACCGCATGTACAAGATTCGGACCGCGGGTTACGGCACAAAAGACAAGACGTTCATTGCGCAAAACTACTTGATTCCGCGCATTTGCAGCGAGGTCGCGTTTGCAACGGGCGACATCGTCATTCCCGACAAGGTGGTGGAGCACATTGTGGAGCACCACACGCTGAAGGAAGCCGGCGTGCGCAACTTGAAGCGCGGGCTGGAAACCATTTACACAAAGTTGAACCTGCACCGGCTCATGCGCCCCGGAACGCAGCTCTTTGATGAAAAGGACAAATCGTTTGACGTTTCGTTTCCCTACACCGTGACATGCGATGTGGTGGACAAACTCATCAAAAAGAATGCAGACGGGCCCAACCTCAGCTTGTACCTGTAACAAATGAACAAATGAACAAATGAACAAATGAACAAATGAACAAATGAACAAATGAACAAATGAACAAAATAAAAGATAAAAAAATTGCAAATCCATTTTTTATCTTTTTTGTTATTGTCCTCAAAACTCGGTGGTCAGCGTGCGGTTTCCGCCGCGCTGGTTCAGATAGTCCCACTGCTTTTGGCTGGTGCACACGCAGCCGGTGCTGGACGAGTAGTAGCTCGGGCAGCACTCGGGCTTCACTTCGTTCTCGGCAAAAATGAGCATCTCGCCAGGGGGGAGGGGGATGGGTCCGCCCTTGTAATACTGGCCCGACTTGGTGTTGTCTTGATTGCCGACGTTGTTTGCGTAATCGCGCGCAGCGTTTTCCCACCCGCTGGCCCCGGGAACACCGGTGTCCATGCTGTAGTTGACGGGCGCGCCGTAGTCGTCCGAACCCAACATGGGCCGTTGCGCAAATGTTTCCTTAATTACGCTCCCCACGTCTGCGGACATTCCGTTGACGTTGAAGGACGTGCAGCTGCAGAACAAATGCGCCCCCATGATCGCGCCAATGACAACGAACAATAGCACGAGTTCAATGCGCACGCTGTATCCAATGAGTTTCAATTCCATATCGGTTCGGGTTATTGCGTGGTATATATAATAAAAATATAAATATTTTGCGCCGCGCAAGTATTTCTAAATCAGCGCGACGGAGGCGACGGAACCAGCGACAGTCCGTGAATGTGCAACGTTTCAGCCAAAACGTGCGCAATGGTGCCCAGTGGAATGGCGATCCCAATGTAAAATGCGGTCAACACCGCTCCCGTGGCTGCCAATATGCCGGCCGGTATGATTCCAAACGGGCCAAACGCGATTGCAATGGCCAGCCCAATCCACACCGCAATCAGCGCAGCACCGGCGGCGATCAAAATAATGACGATGATTTCAAATGTGGACCGCAGCCCCGACTGCATCGTGTCGTACATGCCGTACATGGTGTACAAGTACGCCGTCATCATGCCCATTACTTTGCCCAACATGTCCCGTATTTTAATTAAAATGATGACGATCGGCTGCATGATGTTCAAAACCCGCCCCATGATGTCCGCGATGATGGACGTGATTGCGTTCCGCACGTTGTTGATCAATTCGCGCACGTCGTTCAGCCCGTTTGCAATGCCGTTCAGTGTGCTGCTGGCAACGGTCTGCGTGTAATACAGCGGCTCCATGAACGACGACGACATGTCCTTCAATATGTCTTGAATGCAATATTCAAAATTGGTTTGCACGTACTCCATGTTGCTCTGGTTGGTTGGCTGCATAATCATGCCCGCAAACGGGATGTACGCGGGCTTGCAGCGATACGCGGGCCAGTTGCTACGAATGAAATTGGAATGCGTGCGCACTTTCAAGTACGCATTGGCGCACAAATACACAAAAATGATGAGGACCGACCAAAATATGTCTGTGATAATTTGATCAAACAACCGGTTTTTGTACATGAATTTCATCCATTGAATGAATGCGGCATCCGTTTGCGGCGCTGCTGCTGCTGGCGCTGCTGGCGCTGCTGCTGGCGGTTCCATTGCCCAAGTGTGTGTATCTGTCTATTAATAATTCAAACTATTTGTTTTTTTCAGCGCGTCCCCTTAAATTCACATCACAACATAATCATAATCATAATCACAATCATAATGCGCGCACCACTTTGCCAATCGGCCCCGCCCACGTGCTCTGCATGGTTTTCATGCCCGTGTCCATGGTGTACATGGAAGTGGTCATTATGCCAATGTTCTTTGAAACCATGTCCTTTATATTAATGATCATCAGCTGTAGTTGAACCAGCATGTTCAAGAACACGCCGAAGATGTTGGACACCCCGCCGGACACGTTCGTTCTAAAGTTGTTCATGAAATCCCGAACGTCGTTCAAACTGGACGTCAACCCGCCGATGCTGCTCGTTGTCAGCGACATCAAGTAATTCGCGGGCTCCATTAGAACCGTCATGTATCCGGACTGCATGTTTTGCATGCACTGTTGAAAGTTGGCTTCCGTGTCGTATCCAAAAAACCCGGCAAGCAGCATGTAATTGGTCTGGCACTTGTATTGCGGCCAATTGTTTTTTACGTTCTTAATAAACAACAACGTGGAAACGCCCACGTCTATCCCAACGTAAAATGCGATGATTGCAATCACGTCCACTATCGTCAATACTTTGGAAGGAGGATCGGTGCCGAAACTTTCGTTTTGTTCTCCTCCTGGTATTGGGTTTCCTGCGACTGCTGCTTCTCCTGCTGCTTCTACGTTTGCGGCTCTTCTTTCCTGCATCTCAACAGCACCATTATCAGCCATTGTTTCAGTTGTATGCACGTGCTTTCTTACTACAAAATCCAAATATAATTATTTTGCATTTGGATTGCAAAATTATGGCAAGCGGTAATCGGTTGGGCGTGCATTGGTGTTGTCCAAAGCAGCTTGTGCCGCTTGCTGCATTGCGAGATGATTCCCGCCTACACTGGCGGCATTCGCTGATGTGGATCCTGGAAATTGCGGGACGGTGACGGCCTTGACTGCTGTGGGCGTGGGTGTGGGCGTGGGCGTGGGCGTGGGTATTGATGCACCGCCTCTTTTGGATTTTTTGGATTTAGTTCGTCGTTTGGACTTGGACCTGGACTTGGACTTGGACCCACTTCGTTTTGTTCGTTTTGACTTGGACCTGGACTTGGACTTGGACTTGGACTTGGACCTGGACCTGGACTTGGACTTAGACCTGGACTTGGAACCTCCGACTCTGCCACCGCTGTTTGCTTGAACCAGCTGATTATGAGCGGCCGCGGAAGCGGCATTTTGACTTGCAAAATTCGGTATAATTGATACAGGCGCAGGAATCGGTGCCCCGGGTAACCCCTTCGGGACGTTTGGTGTAACAACCTTTGCAGCGTATGGGTTCGGCGTGGGCGTGGGCGTGGCTGTGGTTGGTGACATTGCGAAAATGCGCGTATACATTATGAACGCATTAATTAATTAATTATTGAGTTATTGAGTTAAAAATAAAGTCGGAGGTATTTAACATAATACCAAAATACAAACGGCATGAACATGAACAGCTCGGACCGCATTCAGCTTGAAAAAATGATTCAAGCCAACGATGCAGCGGACAACACCGCTCAAATTCGCGAACTGAAACACAGCGCCCTCATTCACCAAGACGTCGGCACTTTGCTTAATTTGAAACGCGACTACGCCCGGTTGGCCAAAACCAACCCCGACCAATTCGACATGATGTGCGTGAACCGCTGCACTTTTCTGTTCAACAACTACACCGACATTTTCAACAAGGTGAAAAAGGACGAAATTGATTTGTCCATTTTGGGCCGGCTGCTGGGCGTGCTTAAATTGATTGAAGACGGCAAGGTGGGGCAGCACGAAGCGTCCGTGGAAGTGGGAAAGCTGCTCAAGCAAATTTACATTGACAGCGCGCTAAAGAAGTCGGAAAAGCTGGACAAACAGCACGACAAGGGCAGCGACAGCAAAGGCGACAAGGACATCACGCTGCCGCCGGCCAAAAAGGTGTCGTGGAAGCAATACAAAATGTCGCAACAATCGCAATAATTATCGCACGTTATGTGTATGTATGACCATGCAGCAGCAATTTCATGTCATTTCCGTTTGGTTGCAACATCCATACGCGGGTTTAGGCGATTTGATTCGGGGCACGATGCATTTGTGCGAACTTTCACAAAAATACAACTTTAAATTGACGGTCGACACGCAGTTTCATCCGGTGTCCAAATATTTGATGGAGTCCGCGCACGAAACCCGCGAATACGTGCTTCAAAACAAGGACAACATCCTCCATTACATAAACAATGAAAATGGGGACAGGAATCAGTTGTTGGAGGTCATTCAAACCGCAATGCGCAACGGTCGGACGGAACCCATGCTTATTTTTACCAACCTAGCCGAGAATTTGCACGTCATTCCCAGCACCCGCTCCAAGGAGTTCATTCGCAGCATTTTGACGCCCACGCCCGAATTTTTGGCCGGATTCAACCAAATGTGTGCACAATTTAAAATAAAACAAAATTATTCCATCTTTCACATCCGGCTGGGGGATGATGACTTGGTGAATCACCGCATCCACATGGACCAATACAAAAACATGCTGGGTGTCATCGACCGCATGAGCGAAGAATTGGATCCGTCCACTTACATCATATCGGATTCTTACGGCTTCAAGCATTTTTTGTATCAAGTTCGTCCGCACTTGGCCAACCAAATCATTCGCACAAACCCCATTCATTTGTCGCATTCAACCGACACCAAACCCGACGCAGAAAAGGTGCATGATACGCTCTTTGATTTTTTCCTGATGATAAATGCGACAGCAATAAAAACGTACACAAATTACACGTGGGTATCCGGTTTTGTGCAATGGGCAAGTCACGCATTCAATCGGCCGTTGATAAACATCAACCACAAAATTTATCAGAGCACGCAAAGGATACAGTATGGGCAAACGGCACAAGCACTCCAAAAGGCACAGCCACTGCAAAAGGCACAACCACTGCAAAGGAGGGCATATCATGGGCTGCCACTGCAAAAGGCACTGCCACTGCAAAAGGCACAGCATGTGCTTGTCACGCTGCAAAATATGCGTGTGCCCGCACTGCAAAAGGCACAGCCACTGCAAAAGGCACAGCCACGTGGGCGTGCGCCCGCATCACACTTTGCCTTTTCGTTGAACTCCAAACCCATCCGAATGTCCGTTCTCATCTCAGCACAAACATAAGCATGCGAATCAATATAAATCCATCATGCAATGACAATGCATCACGGATTCAGATTCTCTTTCACGGATGTCCCGCAGCAGCAGCAGCAGCAGCAGCAATCGCAACAAAATCTTGCTCCTCGTGGAGTCTCCCGCCAAGTGCAGCACCATTGTGGGCCATTTGGGCGCGGACAAGTACGTGTGCGCGGCCACGTTCGGGCACCTCCGGGAGCTCGGTTCATTGGCCGACATTGACACCACGTTTGCCGCCGTGCCCCGGTTCCACGTGGTGGAGAGCAAGAAGAAGCAGATTGACAAAATACGGGCGCTTGTTGCGGAGTGCAAGGAAACGTACCTCATGACGGACAACGACCGTGAAGGCGCCGGCATTGCGTACCACGCGTGCTGCTTGTTCGGCCTCCCCGTTGCCACCACCCGGCGCGTCGTGTTCAACGAAATCACCAAGCCCGCGCTGGAGCGCGCCATTCAGTCCCCGCAGCCGCTCAACATGGACGCCGTGCACGCACAAATCGCCCGCCAAGCGCTGGACATGCTGGTCGGGTTCAAAATCACGCCCGCGCTCTGGAACCACGTGCAGTCAGCGAAGGGCTCGTCGCTGTCCGCCGGCCGCTGTCAGACGCCCGCCCTGCGCCTCATTTACGACAACCAGTGCGCCATTGACGCGGCCCAAGGCCGTGTGGCGTATGAAACCGCGGGCTACTTCACCCAGCTGAACTTGAAGTACGAGCTCAGCAAGGGGCACGACACGGCCGACGCGTGCGCCGCGTTTTTGCGCGCGTCCGCCGCGTTTCAGCACGTCATTCGCGCGCCGAAAATGCACGAGTTTACCAAGGCGCCGCCGCTGCCGTTCACCACGTGCTCGCTGCAGCAGCAGGCCAGCAACGAGCTGCACTTTTCGCCCGCCGACACCATGCTGGCGTGCCAGCACTTGTACGAGGGCGGCTACATCACGTATCCGCGCACCGACAGCCGCGCGTATTCGGTGCCGTTCTTGGAGCACGCCCGCGCCTACATCACCGAAAAAT